CCTCTAGAACCCGTGATATGTGTTTGTTTAGATATATGTTTTCACATCATTCCACATCTGAGAGAAGTGAGTTTCCCAGACTTGGTCTTTGATTTGGTTAAGTTGAGTACTCAAAGGGTTCTTATAATAATCCCTCAATTGAGCCATCATAAGTCCGTCTACCCCGTTAGAAGCTTTTAGGTAGGCAAGGTATTTCTGTACCATCCCTAAGCTTGCTAAAGTCCACACCCAGTTCATTTGCATGAAACTCAATGATTTATAGGTTGGTGGGAAGATCATTAACGATTGGTCTATCAGCAAGTCAATAGGGCGGTTAAACTGAACAAACTCAGTAAATGACTTAAGAGGTTCATTATTGAGATTATCGTTCTTCCACTCACTATACGCATCAATACCACCGATGTAGTATTCCAGAGCAAAAGGCGGTTTATCGATGCTAAAGAACTTCCTGCCTTCATTAAGGTAATTGAAGTTAACCAGCTCATTATGCTGCATATAGCAGTTCATCAGAGGAAAGTTCGCAATGTAAGCATGCGGGGAGTTACCAACCGTTCTGCCTGATTTTAACCACCGATAGAATCCAATCACCAAAGCGTAGATATCAATCTGAACAATGGTGTTGATTGGGGTTTCAGCTCTGTAGTCCTGAGTATCCATCAACTTGGTCAAATCCCAACGCTGACGGTAGTCAGTGGTATAGATAGGGAACAGAGGAATCAGTGAACTTAATTCCTTAGTGAAGTAACCATTTATTTGTGCACGACTAGGAGAACCAAAAGGAACAACTAGCAGTGTGTGGTGATTTGTTTCCGGATAAATGGATAACGGATGGTTTTTCCCTCTATTATATAACCCAGTGAGGTTAATCAACGAAGCGTTACTTTGAGCCGTTGAATCAATCACACTAATTAAATAGTCGGGACTCCATTCTACGTTCACGGAAAATTGTTGTAGTAAAAGTACTAACGGATTCTGGTTTTGAACTGTCCTGTTGCCCAGGTTTAGCCAATCTTCAAAAGAGTCATAGTTGCGTCGCATGATTCTTCTGAGGTTGCCTAATGCACCGTAGGCTCTAATCGGATAGCTCACTCCATTATCTTGAAGCTTTAGATATGACATTAATGGATTGCCTCAGAAGTGTAATTAAAAAATTAATCACATTTCTATTATATGTAAAATAAACTTTCAAGGACTTCCTTGAAGGTATAACGGGAGTCGTACGTTTATCTGGAGTTCTACATACGATTTCAGTGTAAATTTTTAACACTCCAAATTAATTGAAGTCTATATTATTAGAGTGTATAGAAGAACAAGTGTATCTTCAATATCTATTCCACATGTAAATTAACGTTAATCTATTAAGGAAATTCCCCATGTCTCTCGACAACGCTTTCGATACCAACAAAGAAAACGCTTCTTCCAACAACAACGGTGCAAATGTAAAAATGAGCAATAACCCTCTGTTCGAACTGCTGGGTTCAGCAAACCTGATCTCTTCTACTCACAGCGTAACTGAAGTTACTGAGATTGTAAAATCTCTGGAAGAGACCGTTAAGTATCTGGATAAGAACACTGCCAGCCAGGCGCAGAAACTGTCCCTGCCACGCACCATCCAGAACATCACTTCTGATATCAGCCCGCAGCTGCCAGGTATCACTCTGTCCACCGTTGTTGGCAACACCTGCTACGTAATGCCGGTTCTGTTCTTCAAATCTGGTGTGACCGAAGTCACCGAATCCATCTTCCTGGCTAACGAAACCATGCCGCGCGGCGTTGCTAAAGCAGCAACCAGCTTCATGACCACCGAGCTGATGGAACGTGTTAAAACTTCCTACGCTTACCGTGACTCCAAACAAATGGATCGCGTAATCATCGTTTCACCGAAAGTGGTGAACCTGGAAGCGAACCTGAAAAATGCACTGAAAGTTGAAGACGTCATCGTTGACGTTCGCAACGAACTGCTGAAAGAATGGACCACCGGTCTGTTCAACCTGGTTTCTCTGGAAGCTGTTAAATCCGGCGTTGAACTGCCAAGCATGTTCAAAGACGGTAAACTGTTCGGTAAAGAAGACAGCGCTGTAGCTCGCGTTGAAGCGGTTAACAAACTGGTTATTGATGGTAAACCTACCTCATACAACCTGGCCGTTCGTCTGTCTACTACCAACAAAAACAACACCCAAAACCTGAACAGCAACAACACCAAAACCATCGCTACCAACTACCTGACGGTATCCCTGGAAGCAATGAGCCAGCAGCAGTTCCTGCAAGCTCGCCAGAAACACCCAGGTCAGCCAGTCGGTCCACTGGTACCAGTAATCTCTACCGGTATCACGATCCCAGGCGAAACCCTGAACCAGAACAACAGCATGATGACCGCACTGCTGGGTCTGTACGCTTCTATCGGCGCAAACCAGCTGCAGTTCTTCTCTGAAGCTTTCCGTGGCAAAGAAGTTGGTAACCGTGGTAACATCGGTAACTTCAACAACTATCTGACTCAGATGCTGGGCCAGGCTTACGGTACTCAACAGGCTATCACCGATAAGAACATCACCAACGCTGCTGTAATGAACCAATGGCTGCAGAACTACGTAGCTCCGAACGCAGTATACGTTCTGGATCTGCCGACCTTCTCTGACGACGTTTCTAACGGCGACTTCTGGTGGAACATCATCGGTAAGCAATCCGGTTCTACTTACCACCGCACGCTGATCAGCCTGCTGGACTCTCTGTCTGGTCAGACCTTCAGCAAAGTTATCGCTGAGAACGCAACCAAGGGCCAAGGCCGTAACCCAGCTAAAGAGTGGGTACCGGGCGACGCAATCCTGAAAGCAACTCAGATGATGATCCCAACTGGTATCGCACAGGGCAAAGACGGCAAATGGTTCAACCTGGCCGAAGTCGATGGCATGTTCCTGCGTCAGGAGAACTACTACGGTTCTAACGAAGCAGCTGTCAACGAATACCTGTCTCTGCTGAGCGGTCAGTCTGGTGGCGATTGGAAAGTTCGTCAGTTCAACATCTACAACCGTCTGAACCAGCTGTTCAGCTCCAACGTCATCATCGATGGCTGGGCGCGTCGTCTGCTGTGGTCTGATGCGTTCTTCAACACTCTGGCACAAGCAATGGCTGGTGCTGGTATGCTGAGCATGAGCGGTTCTGTAGGTCAGGCTATGTGGACCATGCAGTACAGCAACGACTATCTGACCAACACCATTTCTGCGGGTATCAACCAGTCTATGCCGGTTGGCTCCATGCAGTTCAACGGTGGCTACTCTCACTACTAAGTGAAAGCATACAAATCCGGTAGTTAATTAGTAAACCGCATAGAAGGAGGGAGAAATCCTTCCTTCTATGCTTTTATTTTAGGAGTTTTATTTTTATGTCTACAATGGCTGAGATTCTCGATAAGTTTAACGAGCACTCAATGATTCCATCTATCCTCTTCGATAAGATGTTGCAAGATACCGGAATCAAACCAAAGCCTGATGATCAAAGTTTCTATAGTGCGTTGTATCCGGACTTCGATGACTATGATCTGAAGCATAACACTTCTGTGACTCCTCCTATCTATCTTAACGACTTTGACTTCAATATTGAAGAAGATCGTTTAGCTGTGGTAGAACTTCTTCGTACTGAATACGAAGGCAACAACTTCGATACGGTAGCGGCCTGTCGTTGTAAGAAATATCGTAGCAACAGTTATCTGGGTTCCAGTTTCATCTGTGATAATTGTGGCGAACCAGTGATCAAACCACTGACCAACAAAATCGAAACCAAAGTCTGGCTTAAGCGCCCAGCTCGTGTTTCAGGTTTCCTGTCTCCAGCAATGTACGCGGTATTCTTTAGTAAGCTGAATACCAAATCTCCAAAGGTCAATATCGTTGACTATTGGATTAACGAAGATATCCGTAAGGAAAAGCGTTTCAAAGATGAAAACAACAATGCGTTTAAAATTGCGCAGAAGTTGGAAGCTTTCCGGACAACTCTTGGGATTGAGTTCGGTTACAATAGCTTCGTTGAAAACATCGATTTAATCATTCGTGGTGCGATCGAACATGATGTTGGAAAGATTGTTGATTTGGCAGAATCAGATCGTGCAAACTTTTCTCTGTTCTGGGAGAAGTACCGTAAGAAAGCGGTATTCAGTTTCCTGCCACTTCCTAACAAAATCACTACGGTTGTAGAAAGCGACCAACGTGACCGTTATGTCAATAAAGAGCAAACCGATCTGGATAAGATCTACTTTACTCTGGCTGACACTTATCCTGAAGACGACGTTCGTGTTGATGAAAACGAAGTGTTGATGGGTAAGAATATGAAAGCGCTGGTTGATGCGCTAGCGGAAGTGCAGAAGAACATTCTGTTCGGTAAGAAAGGGATGATTCGTTATCATGCCGGTGCTGGTAAACTACCATTTACTGGTCGTTCTATTATTACCGGTGAATCTGGCGTGTGTCGTTCTGATACTGTCGTGTTACCATGGCTGTACGGAATCACCTGTCTGGATAAACACTTAACCAGTTGGTTGTATCGCAAAGGTTTGACACCTCTGAAAATCAAAGAGGTTATCCGAACTGCAGCATACACTCGTCATCCTTTAGTAGAGGAATTCTATAACTGGATTGAAACGAACAAGTATGCAATGATCACAGCGGGTCGTAACCCGTCAATCCAATACTTGTCTGCTCGTGGATTCTTCTGTACCTTTAACAGAGACCTCGATGACAAATCAATCCGTATTCCAATTACCACTGTTAAAGAATTTGGTGCTGACTTCGATGGCGACCAGATGTATGTGATCTTCATTCCGGATATGATGTCCAAGATTGAAGCATATTCTAGCTGGGGACACCATCAGATGTTGGATCCAAACAAACCGTTTAAAACCAGTCGTTTTGCAACCCATACCAAGACCAACCTGTTGAACGTTAACGCGTTGTTCTTGGATGAAGAAATAGCGGAATATTAATGTTAAATGCAACCAGTGCGTTCTCAAGAGCATGTTCCGGAGCGATGACCGAAGGAAGTGCAAATGCGTTTGACCAGTACATCGGAAACTTCTACCAGAAGTATGAGAATCTGACTGGATGGTTAGGCGATACCGTACAATCGGTTAAAGACGCTCATCGGAACTTTATGGATAGTCGGATGTGGGAATTTGGAAACCGCATCAATGGGAAGGATGGTCAGTATGTGGGTCGTTTCGAAATCGGGTATTTGTCTGAGGTTGGTTATCAACAACAGGCAACCGGATTCATGCGGGATTACATCATGGCTAACCCAGGCGCCATGGCTCTTTATGAAGTCGGGCGAATCTCTGGTTATGATGGAGACTTCAGTGAGTTGTGTAATGGTATCGGTCGTGAAAACTATTACTACAACAAAGCTATCGATGGCATGGTTCAGTATGATAAAGAGAACGAAACTCTTACTCGTACAGTTTATACCTCCAGTCGCGATAATCTCACTCACCTCACATTTGCTGAACGTGTTGATATTCATCGTACCTGGCAAGCCACCAACCTTCACCTTGCTAAAGAACTGGCTGACCCTACTCACATTGCGGGTGGGAACATGCTGACTCCAGAACAAGTAGAAGAGTTGAAAGCTAAAATGGCTGCTGAAGCCGGAGATTAAAAGTAAGTAGGGATCCTTCGGGGTCCCTACCCTTTATGTTCTTTATTTTTTTTTTACCAATGATTTGACTACTTCCACAACAAGGTAAAAACAAACATGTCTAATTTAGGTTATTGCGAATTGCAAGTAGACCTTGGTAGCGGAATGAAACTGATGCGTGCTCTTCAAAGCAAACTTGATGAGACCATCGACATCATCCCCGTTAATAAGCTTCATGCTACTATTATGTATGATGTCCGTAATCCCGACGTAACCCCAGACAGATCCAATAAGGTCTATAAGGCCAAGGTCGTTGGAATAAAAGAGATGGGTGAGTCGACCTCCCGTTGGCATGCTTGCGCAGTGATACTGGAGTGCGAGGAAGTGCAAGCCCGACATCGTCATTTACTTGACCTAGGGTTTGAACACTCTTATCCCGACCTTCTGTTGCACGTTTCGATCTCATATGGGGAAGCTACCGGCATTGTCCTTCCTGTGTTGGAGGAGATGTTTAAAAGCGGTACACTTCCTGGGACCTTAACGTTGTGTAATGAAACGTGGGATGCGTGCAAAGACTAAGTAGCATGTAAGTGCCGGGTGTGAAAGCTCTTGCTGTTCACTTATATCAATTTCAGACCTATATCGGTTAGACCCAGGTCTATCCTTATAGAGAGAAATAATTATGTCTATCTTTTCTAATCAAGTTGCTTTTGGAAGTGCGCTATTATCCGGTATTGTTGTTATGGCATTCGGTGCGTTTGTCGTTAACAAAATAAAGGAGATTTGGCAGACCTGCAAGCACAAGAACGATATGATGGCTGTACGTAACAGCAAATAACCAGAACTAGGGATCTCCTTAACCGGAGATCCCTATCTTCCACCCATTTATTTTTTTTTGTATCGAGGAAAGTATTATGCCAAAGGGCGTAGTAGGAACTATGGATACCGTGGGGTTTTTAACTGAACCCACTGTAAAGGCAGACAGAGCGATTACTTATTGGTTTGCTAATCGTATTGACCAGTGCATTATTCTTCGTGAAATTCACTCCTATCAATACGTTGTTGCCAAACATCAGGATGATAAAGGTTCTGATGAGAAATTCCTGGAAGATGTTCAAAATAACTTGAAGAGTCATCTATTGGAAATCTTCGATGGCGCATCTGTTAGTGCTCGCGCTATTCGTGAAAACGAAGGTGATAAGATGTTTACGCTTGCCATTTCAGCAGTAGTGTTTGAAGATGGTAAGGAATACGACGTGGCTCAGGCAGTTTATATTAACGGCTCGAACTATGAAATCATTGACAAAGGTAGAGGTTTACGATAATGGCTCATGTTCATCCTGCGACACAGCAGCTTGATAAAGCAAAGCACGGGAAACTTATTGATTTCCTGAACAGCACTTTCCGCTCTCATGAAGTGGGTGGTAAAAATATCATTCAAACTAATGAAGGTGAGTTCCTTGAATACGTTCTGATGGAAGAACAGTATTTCCTGGATAACTGGTTGGTGCAATTCGCCATTGGTCAACCTGGTGAAACTAATTACTTTAACCACCAGGCATGGTCCGATATGACTCAGGGGTTCACTAAGGGTGTAATTATCCTTAATGAAGAAGAACAACCAACCTTGATCATTCGTAAGTTCATCGATATGGACTTGGGTATCAACGCTCAGGCTTATCTTGACCACTATGCTCGTCAGGCCTCCTTTGCTCAGTACATCCCTGAGAAAGCAGAAGCTGATGAGATTATCAATCAGTTTGCAGAAGTAGCCGTAGCGGTAACTGGTCAGAACCCTGATTACGATACCCTGACTGCGATGATCCCTTATGAATACTATCTGCGCCATGGTGTTGATCCTACGGTCGTTAAACAGGTGATTCATATCCGTGATAACTTTACCTATAAAGGTGAGAAGATCACAGAAGAATCAGACGTTCTTCCAAAGATCGAAGAGATCCTGTATAAGAATGCTCGTAATGAGCATTTGACTAAAGCAGAAAAAGATCTCATCGTTGAAATTACTAATGACGGATTTATTTTCAACGACAGTACCAATAACGTAGATACCAAAGTTCAGGGCAAACAGCAAGAAGATATCCCTGACGATAAATACGACCCGATGGTAGATTAATAACCAGTGGGTGTAGAGGAAATTATGAAGAAAAAGTTTAAAGGTCTTTTTTCGACCGACCACCATACACTGCACCCACATACCCCAACCCGTCATATCCTTGCGAACTTAACAACCTTTTACGAAAAAGAAAATAACCTCGCGGATATTGATCTTAGTCTCTGGGGTGGAGACTTCTTCCATGATCTGGCACCAGCCAACGATACGAACATTCTTTTATGTCAACGTTGGATAAAACGCCACCTTCAGCTTTGTCATGACAAGAAAGTTCATGTAAGGGTTCTCGAAGGCACCTCATCCCATGATTGGGGTCAGCCAGAAATGTTTGATATCATGCGACCGAAAGGTAGCCAGTATATCAAGTACATCAATACACTTTCTATTGAGTACATTCCTGAGTTGAACCTCAACATCATGTATGTTCCTGATAACTTTGGTCATACCTCGACCGAAATTATTTATGAACAAGCATTAAAGCTCTTAGCAAGTAATAACTTGAAACAAGTGGATATCATCCTCCTTCATGGTGGGTTCGATTACCAGTTACCTCCAATCGCTAACAAGAATGGATCCTTGTACGATTCGGTTAAGTGGCAAGCCCTTGCTAAGAAAGTCATCTTCAGTGGTCACATTCATAAACCTTCCGAGAAAGGAATTATCAAATGTGGGGGTTCTTTCGATAGAACGGCATTTGGTGAGATGCATCCAAAAGGTGCTTATCGGTTTGAATGGGATGATAATTCATTCGATGCATCATTCTGGGAAAACAAAAACGCCCAGATATATGACAAGATCCTCATTAACAAAGAGATGGATGCTAAGAAGATCTCGAAAGAGCTTAACAACTATCTCGCTAAAAACCCTCCAAAGAACACAAGGATTCGATTGGTCGGTGGATTGGCTTCAGTAACCAGTGCTTTAATTAACGAGTACAAGGAACAATGGCCTCAATACTCCTTTGATGTGGATAATGCCAAAGAAGACAATATTGAGATCGATGATACTTTATATACTCCGGAAATGTACACAGGTGTTGCGCTGAACGCTGGGAACCTTAAGGATAGTTTGTTTAACTTTATGGGTTCCACTATTCACCAGAACGAAGACATCGATGTGGATATGCTGGAGACCTTATTAGCAGAGGTCATGAATGAGTCGTAATTTAGGTACCATTCCAATAAGCGTCGGGACGGCGCTTGCTTTGGAAGTACTGCCAGGTAATCCCATGCATAAGTATCATGCTCTCATGTTCAATCTGAGGACGATTATACGAAATGCCAGACAAGCTTACGATGATGTTGTTCCATCGTCATCTGAGCTGTTTGAGGCTGTTAAGGAAGACATCCTAGGGATAGCAGAGTTTATTGTTGGAATGAAGTTAAGGACGACCCTCGATTTAAAGTTTTACTACCCAACCTATAAATCGTTACCAAAAATATTTCCTTTAGCAAAACTGAAGGATGTTCAGGTCAAGGGGACCGAGCTTCAGAAACAACTGCTCAAGTTAGATGAAGAAGTGGCCGAGAAGATACTGAAACAGTTTGGGGATAAGATCGCTAAAGTTGATTCGGTTATTCCTAAGTTTCCCGGTGATGCGTTAATCATGACTCATCATCCAGTCGATCTCGTTACATCAGAATCTTACACGAGACTCCATCTATTAGAATCACACACCGGTAATATTAAAGGGTATTCTCTTTTCTATACCAAGTTAACAGGTTCAGAGAAGTTATTGAACATTCCCCTTAACAAGATTAGTATTCAAATCTTTGGGGATAACTCAACCAACTTCTATTCCTTTAACCAAGGTGTGAAGAATGAAATTAAACAATTGGCAGATGTGGCTCGTTGGAGCACAGCTTCAACACCAGCATTCGTCGCTAGATCAATCCGTTCTCTGAAACCTTCTCCAGAGAAAGAAATCCTCTTGAAAATGATATAAGGAATTAAAATGAGCAACTTCGGTGGAAACAACAACGGTAAAGAATTCGCACGTCGTCCACAGTCTATCTTCAACGATTACCGTTACCCAATGCCTACTTCTGACAAACCAGTTGAAGGTGCTAAATACCCTGCGCGCTGGACTTGGGAATTGGGTCTGTCTGGTCAGATCTTCTTCAAAGTTAACGATGGTGTCTGGGGTAAAGACGATCGCAATGCGAAGTCCAAAGAAGTTGAACTGTCTAACTTCGATCGTAACGCTATTCTGAACTTGATGCAGAATGCGATTGATGATGTAAACTTCACCAAAGCTCAGTACGTTGTTAAGAAGATCACCTTCGGCAACGGTAAACTGAACGACTTCCCATCCGTCATGGCAACCTTCACGATCATCCGTGACAGCGAAGGTAAAATCCATGTGGGCTATACCAAAGGCACTTACAAAGTAATGTTCCCGTTCACTTCCCCGTACGAATCTACCATCCTGGTAGCACAGAACGGTGGCGAACCAACCGAAGCCAAAGGTCTGATGTCTCGTGTCTTCTGTAAGGCGTTTATCGACTACTCTCGTAAATTCCTGGATCAGTACGAATACGAAAACTACAAACCAAAAGAGAAGAAAGAGAACGGCGGTAACGGCGGTGGTGGTTTCCAACGTGGTGGTAACGGCGGCGGTAACTCATGGGGTGGTGGTAACAATAACAACTCTGGTGGTGGTAATAGCTGGGGTGGTAACGGCGGGAATAGCAATGGCGGTGGTCAACAACGTCAGGCATCTGTTCCAGATTTCGCCGAAGATATCGACTTCTAATTAACGGACTAAACTAAACAACCTAGAGAGCTTCGCGCTCTCTAGGTTTTTATAACGGTCTAAAGTTTTTGAGGCAGATATTATTAGATTGTATAGCCATAAAAGTTTTACATAGAGGAGAAGGGCAATGCGCTATGACATTCGTATGTCGGGCAAAAAGAACATTGATGCAATCATTGTCTCTCACCTTGGAGAGTCTATCATCTTCAAAGGTGTGCAGAAAGTAAACGGTGGGGATGCGGACCAAGAACTGTTTGAATTCTTAAATGAATTCTTCCAGGGCATTGATCCAATGGTCTTGAACAAGTTATGGATCCAGATTAAGAAAGGCAAACAAATTCTGGAGCCAGGTTACTTTGATGAAGTAGACAGAGTCGAGTTGGGAGAACTCCGCAATAAGAACCAGGATTATAAATTCCTGTGTGGTAAACTGTATCCCGTCCTTCTCGATATGTACAAACTGATTACCCCAGCGGAAATTGGTTATGGTGCATTGGTATCTGGAAAATGTGAAGCACCTAAAGACTTAATGGCGATGAGTCAAATGGGTGACTATCCGGAAGAGACAACTATCGACGGTGGTAAATATGCTGAGCTGGTTAAGTTAGCATTCTCCGGTCAATTGATCTTCCCGATTATTAACCAGTTGCTGGATCATGTCTTCCAAATCGCAGGGAAGGATTATAAGGATGCAATTGCTGGCGAGCACTTAGTTGCTAAGCTGGAACCTTTAACCCAAATGCCTGGTTGGAGTATTCTGGATACTTATGTCCGAGCATCTTGTATGCGTCAGGAAGCTCGTCGTGGTTCTATCGGTGTAGTCAGCGAAGTGAAGTACATTGACTATATTGTATATAAAGGATTGTTCAACAAACTCTGTCTGACATTCCTGCCAAGCAAAGCTGCTGGCAAGAACTTGTCTAAAGAACTGAACAGTTTGGTGGAAGGTGAAATTCGTGGTGGAACTGATGTTAAGTTCAAAACCTATAAGGATCCCAAACCAGGTTCTGATGACCAGTCGATTCCAGAATCATATCGTATTGCTCAAGCAGTAAACGGTACGGATGAAATCGCGCAGGCTGAGTACTTCACTTTTGATTTATATGATGAAGTGGATAACGGTACTGAGAAACCTGATCTGGTTCGTAAGAACAAAGACTTCTTCAAGTATCAGTGTCAGGGCTTGGGTATCAAAAACCAACAACTGGCAGAACGGTTGTTTAACAATCTTCCTCGTGTTTGGAAGTTCCAGTTGAACAACATTCATACTAAACTGTTGCAGCTCACATTTATTAACGACATCAACTATTACTTGATGCCTGTCTTAAATTATGAGCAGTTAATGGCGGCAATCTGTTTAGCTCAGGTTAAACTGTATGAAATGGGATTCGAGCATCTGGCTGTGCTGATGACCATCGTTCGAAATAAAGATTATCCTTTAGCGTATCTGGATGACGACTTTAAGTTGACGACCAAAGACCGCGAAGCACTAATCGAAATGTGTGATATTTACATCGGGCAAAATGTGAATAGCACCGAAAACATCCTGGTTAAGTCAGTCTCTGATTTCCTGGATGAGCTAAGTACTTCTGGTTGGGATTCCACAATCGAACCTGGGTTACTGGGCAATGAGAAATTCGTAAACGCAATGAGCGGCGGGCATAGTTATCAGGTTGACATGGTCCCTGAAATCAAACGCGAACTCTTAGCGTTAGTCAAGTTAGCGAACACTATAGATTCTATCGAGGAATAAACAATGAGTATCACTCTGGTAAAAGCACGCGCAGGTCTGACCAACTATTATCACAACCAGGTAATTCGTAACTCGGTATTGGACATCGATTCCACAATCATTGATCAACTGACCGAGCAGAACATCAGCGGCGGTATTTCTGGCGCTTCTTTATTGAATGCGGCTGTAATGTCTGGTGGTCTGAATGCTCAGGCTTCTGGTTATGCCAATATTGCCGGTGGTTGGAATGAATCCAAAGGTTTGATGCATCTGACTTTTGTGACTCAGGATACCCCGGTTAACGTTGAATATATGAACGTTATTGGTTATGTGACCAACAATGGTTCTATGGAAGGTCTGACTACCGATGCGGTGTTTACACCAGTAATGAGTTGGAAAACTCATGAGACCTTAACCGGCTCATTGAATCTGGATAACCCAACTAACGTTCGTCGTGTAATCGGTGGTCGTTCTGACTATCTGCTGAATGATGGTTCTCAAAACCAGATGATCTCTCTTCGTCCTAATGACGTAATTGATTATTCTATTGAGCGCGCTAACCAGCAGGACATCATGCAGCGAATGCAAGATGAAGGTATGGATGCATTTAACCCTACCACCACAGTAGGGGCTTCTGACATTAACCGTGTCGGTGTAGTCGCATCTAAACGTTCTAACCTGAACCCATCGTTGTATGCAGCAGACATTCTGAAAGCCGGTACTGGTTATCAGCGTAACTCTGCAATCAGTAACAATATGCTGGACAGCATGGGGACTAATGAATCCGCATTTGACGGTATGTTTAACGAACTGGCCAATATTTCTTATCAGGCAAGTAACGTTGAACCAAACCTGATTCGTGATGAGTTCTTCCATGAAATGATGGAAATGCAGGGTTCGTCTCAGATGCGTGGTTTCCGTGGTTGGTCTGTCATGGACTTGATGACCGCATTCGAAAACCTGAACGATGTATTGGACTTGACTCTGATGGACCAATCTCAGTTCCCATCTTTAGACTTTACTCAGAACACTGAAGTGCTGGGTACTTCTGCTCCTGAAGATATCATCTCTCAGGAAATCACAATGAACATCATGGACCTGATGATCAAATACGGTTTGGGTGCAATTAACTTCCGTGGTTCTAACTGTGATAACTTCGGCGGTGATGGCGGTCTGGGTAATATCGTAATTGTTCCATTCAACCCAGCTTCTCTGACTGATGACGATTATAATGTCGGTCAGAACTCTGTAGCATTTACCGAAGAGCTGAAGTCTCAAATCTTTGCGAAACTAAATGGTGTTCGTGTAGGTCAGATGACTCCGGTTCGCTTTGATGTTACAGCCGAACTGTTCGGTACCTGTGTAATCAACATTACTACCGTTGACGAACACAACCAGGGTATGGGCTTCTCCATGAATGATGCTGGCGGTATCGCAGGTTTGTTCGCTCGTTCATTCCCGACTTTTGCCATTAACAACTTCTCCTCGGTGGTTGGTGATAAAGAAGCTGCACAAATTGCAGGCGCAAACTTCTACACTAACCTTGAAACTTATTTCAAATACTAATATAGAAACGGACACTGAACATGAATAAGCTGAACAAACTGTATGAAGCAATGCTGAAATCCTGGGGTTGTACTCTGGATGAGCAATCTGCTATCTTCCTGAATTTCTCCGGTACTAGTGTGCCCGTTAAAGTGGATGATAAACAGGTCTATCTCCCAACCTCAGAAAACCTGAACGGCATCACCATCGGTAAAGTGTTCTTCCACCCGGCATGTGAATCCATCATGTCCAAGGAAACCGAAATCTTTAAAGTTATCCGCAAACTGTCATCTGCGAAAATCTATGCTGTATTCCAGCCGATCTTCGAAGTCCTGGTAGCGGTAGCCAATAAGAAGTCTGGTAAAACTCTGACCGGTAAAACTCTGGAACTGCTGGAGCCGTTTAAAGCGGTAACCAAATCGGTGAAAGAAGAAGTCATCAATTTGATCAAAACCATTTCCATCACACTGGAAGATACAGGTCTGGATACTCGCCTGATTACTTTCAGCATGATTAAGGGTGGTAAAAATGATGATGACCAACCTATCTATTACACTGCGACCCCAAGCTTCCCGTTCTATACTGAACTGTATCGCACCGCAGCGCAGAACGAGCATCTGAAATCTAACGAGCGTATTACGTTCAACAACCTGAATGTTTCTATGCAGGCTGTTCGTACTGTGATTGCTCTGTTTGAAATTGCTCTGCCTGCCTGTACCGATCCAAGCCGTAAGAAGTATTCCGTAACGACTTCTGAAGCTGCACGTCTGGTAGCCTACCTGCATTCTTATAGCCTGGTAGTATCTGACATGAACAGCCTTATCGGTAAGTTCCGTAAAGAATTCGATGCGATCGGTATTTACGGTGTTGATCTGGATTGGGTGTCTGACCTGGATGAAATCGGGGAAATCAAAGGACTGATTCCGGCGCTGGATTATAACAACTATAATACAACGTCCGCTCCTGAAACTCCGGCAGCTAACTCTGGTGCTCGCATCAGCAGCTACAACCCAATGGCTAACGTTATGAACACGGTAAGCCAGCAGGTTGGATTCCAGGCTCCACAGGCGACTACAGCTGCTCCTGTTAATGCTCCTAAAGTTCCGGATGCACTTCCAGGTGAAGTTTATCAGGGTTGTGACTATTCCCCAACTAACGGCATCTTCGAATTCAAATTCCAGCAAGCTAATGGGATGGTTCGTATTCGTCGTCTGGCTGAAGATGGTCGCTTCGTATCTGAAGACTTCCAGAACCCAATGCAGCAGGGTCAAATGAATCCTGCTATGATGAATACCATGATGAATCCAGCAATGATGATGATGATGAATTCCGGGATGATGAACAACGGAATGATGAATCCAGCAATGATGGGTAGCGGTATTCCGATGGTGGGTATTGGTCAGCAGCAAGGTCCGGCAGGTATGGTGTGGGATCGTTATACCAACTCCTGGATTCCAGGTAACGGTATGAACCAACCAGTAAACAACGGTGGTTTTACTAACAACAACTCTGGTATTCCAAACTCCATGGATATGGGCTTTGCCGGTACTAGCAGTATTAACAACATCTAAGTTGTAAACGTGTAATAGACTACCTCCAACCCGCAAAGGTTGGAGGTAGCTTTACTTTCTTTTTTTCTTTTTATTCTCGAATAACCCTGTTAACACGAACTAATGAATCAATCAATGAACGAGTAGGAATATAGATCCCTTCTTTGTTTGACCAATCTGAAGTAGGGTCTTCGATATCGTTAATAAAGGAAGTAACCCAAATCATGTCTTCAGGTACCTTCTGACCGTTATCTTTATTTCTTAACTCACGCAGGAATTTATGGAAGTTGAACCTATACGCAAAAACGATGTTCTTTTCCACAAATGGAGCGTAACTTGACCCTGCAATCAAAGTTTCCTTACACGATCGCATGATCGTTTTAAACTCATCAGTATAGTAATACTGATTACCATCATCAACGCTAATGGGCATGTCTACTCTCTCTATAAAAATTCAAGCCAAATGAGTTTGGGCAGATATTATCTATATGTTACTAACATAGAGGTATTTACACAATGAGCCAAAAGAACCAAATAACTCCAAATACCGCTGGCATAGCAATTGGTATGAATACCAACCGAGCGACTAACTCAGCATCTCGTCTTTACATGCTGGGTAAGAACCAAGGTAAAGCAGCTGTAATTTGGGGAAGTACTAACCGCAAGTATGTGTCGGGCGACGAGCAAGAGTATGCAAAGACTGCACGTAAAGTCGAAGCACTGTCCGATATTGAAGTTGAAGAGGTCCTGTTCGTCAAGAACATCCTTAACGATAAAGCTCCTAACATGTGGGGCGTGTATTATGTTATTGTTAAGGACCTTGAAACCGGTTATTACGATGTAATCGAAATGCCTCAGTTCAATGCTCAAAATATGGACCTCGGGTTTGAGTACAAGTACGACAAAGACCTGATGCGTTCGGTTAAGAAAGGTGCTCGCTTTAATAAAGGAACTATCTTTGCATCTTCCAGCCGTATTACTGAGAGTAACGAATGGTGTCCTGGTATCGAAACCAAAGTGGCAGCAATGTCACACGTCTATACCGAAGAGGATGCGGTTTTCATTTATGAAAGCTATGCTAAGAAGATTGGCGTAACATTCAAACGTTCTCACGACCACCAGTGGAATGAAGATGAATGGATTCCGTTAAACCTTTATGGTACTGTGGATTCCCCGCAACCATTCCCACTGTCTGGCGAGAAGGTTCGCGATGACGGTATCGTAATGGGCTTCCGTCGTAAAGATCCCGATGCGGCAATGGCTGGCTTAACTAAGAAAGCCCTGATGACTCCGGATCCAATCTACGACACATTGTTCTATAGTTCTCCTAACTGCATCGTTGCAGATATCCAGGTAGAAACAGAACGATACAAAAACCTGAGCAACAATAAACGTGCTGAAAAGCGTAGTCAACCTCATACCTTGGTTCTGGAAAAACTGGAAGAGGAACAGAATGCCTTTGCAAACAGTATCGTAAGTTGGTATAAGATCAAGCAGCGTCAGTATATCGATAAAGAACCACCGATTACTCCTGCACTGTGGAACCTGATCTGTTTCAGCGGTCTGGGTGGAATCACTCGTGATTTCAGTACCCCACAATCCAACGGTCGTTATACCAAAGTCAAACGTAAAATGGGTAACATCCAGTTGAAAGATTGGCGTGTACAAATTCATTTGCGTGAAGACGTTCAGGGTCAGGCTCGCTTTAAGAACACCGGTATGGATGGTAACAAATCTGTTATCATGAAGATCCTTCCTGATAAGTGTGCTCCAGTTGATGATCATGGTGTACGTGCTGATATGACCGTAGGTAACACTCCGGGCTTCCGCCGTCAGATCTTTAACTCATTCATGGAGCTGGACGTTAACTTTGTTAACATTCACATCTATCCACTGATCCAGAAAGCTTTCAAAGAGAAGGACTTTAAGAAAGCATGGGATCTGGCGTTTGAGTTCTATGAAACCGTTTCCCCAGAACAAGCGGGGTATATGGAGAACTTTACTGCCGATGAGAAAATGGCTCACCTTGAATGGATTATGAAGGACGAGAATGAGTTCTCTGTACTTGGTAACCCAGTTGGCGATATTCAGGGTATTAAGATCATTGAACGGTTAGACAAGAAATACGGTCACATCAAACCAACCCCGGTAACTTACGAGAATGAGTTTGGTGAAAAGGTTCGTACCCGTTTCCCAATTGTGATTAGTTCTGTTTACTACATCATGCTGGATAAATTCGGTGACGATATCTCTTGTCAATCTACCCCACGTCTGAACATCTTTGGCTTACCAACCTCGTTATCCAAACAAGAGCGTGCTCGTGATTTCTATCGTGCTACTCTGAACCGAAACGTGGGTGAAACGGAAGGTCGACTGTTCATTAACCAAAAAGGCGGTGCTGCTGCAGTTCGTATGTTAGCACTGGCTAACTCGGCTGAACTGTTAGAAGAAGCTGTGAAGCGATTGATTCGTGCGGATAACCCGTTCACGATTCCTCGACTTGTTTACCCAGGGGAAGAAGAGAAAAACCACTCCCTCCAGGTAATTTCCAACATGTTGTCTGACTTTGGATTAGTAATAAGGAAAGAATGTGAAGAAGATAAAACTCCGTGATTTTGCTAACCTGAACTGCTTTGATATGCTCAACGAAACTGAGCGTCGAGTGCGGTGTCAGGTTACCGACGACGAAGGTGAGCAAGTATTAACTGATACCTGGTCGATGGCATTATCCTGGTTCAGTCTTATCGTTCACCGTCACTTTAACGAAGAACCCTATCTTTGTGATGAAGTGATTGTGTTGAGAAGTGCGGAAGGTCGTCAGGCATTTATCGATGATGATCTCCTGAAAACACCAATCGACAACTTCCTTGAACGTCTAATGCCGAAGTATGATGATCCGAAGTTTTATGATTTCATTAAACAACTGGTCTTCACTTGGCACAACCAATGTCATAACTATCTGGCATTGAAATCCGAAACTGCTGTAGTATCGGCACGTTCCATTGACGTTCTGCATGTCTATCAACATCCAAAGGTAGCCGACCTTAAACAGCGCGTGATGGACCACGTGACTTCTTTAGCAGATGCTGCTATTGAATTTGAGAAGATCATGATGACGGAACCGGCTTTTGATAAGTCAGTATTCGGTCTTCTGTATCGTACTCGTTCAGTAAACCCAACCCAGTCGTTCCAGCTGGTTATTTCTCGCGGTGACGTATTCGACCTGAATAACGTTATTCTTCCTAACACAGTAATGACCAGTTATGCTGATGGTATTACAAACCTGACGGATTCCTTAGGTGACTCCAAAGCTGCAGGGTTCTCCCTGATCAGTAACGGCTCAGCACTACAGGACTCCGAATGGTTCCATAAAAAGATCCACAACGTTGCACAGGTTGTACAACAAGTTCAGTATCAAACTGACTGTGGTTCTTCACATGGTCCAATTATTAAGATCATCAGTAAAGAGTTTGCTAAGTCTCTGGCAGGGAAGTGGCAAATCAATCCCGATGGATCGAATACACTCCTCACGTATAAGGAAATCAAAAAGCTGGAAACAGGTCAGGTTATCAAGATTCGTTCTGTTGCCTGGTGTCACAATTCAAAAGGTGGTAAGCCGTGTAGTAAGTGTTTCGGTAAAATGGAATCTGCATTGCCATATAACCCGTATACTGGAAAGTCTGCGGTACCTGGCGTGTTCTATGGTTCTACCTTTGCCGAACCTATCGGTCAGTCTATCCTGAAAACCAAACACCGTATCGGTTCGGCAACAGCCGTAGGGTTTAAGGTTGAACGTCAGGATAAAGACTATATTACCACCGATGAGTCTGGTGACTTCATCTATTTCCACAAAGGTATTCTGAACGATGAATCCGATCCATATCTGATTCTGGATAAAGAAACCCAGCAGGACTTCTCGGACTTCCAATTCATGGACGGTATCGAGGATCTGGATGTTACTCGTCTTCGGACTTATGCATCGATTAAACTTCGTATCAACATTATTAACCCGATGTTCGATAATAAGAAGGCGGTCCATTATCCGATCATTGTAACCACCATTGCATCTCGTGATGCTCGTATGACGAAACCGTTTATCGAGTATCTGTTAAGTAAGCCGATGGAAGAAGAAAACCGTACCTTTAAGATCAGTCTGAAAGACTATGATTTCAAAGAACCTGCTTTTGAACTCCCACTGGTTAACGAAGACTTGGATGCCTATCGTAAACGTGTAGAAGGTATGCTGAAGTTCCCTAACATCAACCGACGTTGGGATATGAAAGTAACCGAAGAACTGCACGGTGAAACAATGATCGCGTTCTGGAAGGTTGTAGATGAGAAGTATAAATCTGCAAATATCGTCATGCACGATATCTTCCTGTGGTCATGTATGGCACGCAATCCTGAGAATCTCGATTATGGGCTTCCAACAGGTAGTGAACCTCGTAACTTCGTATCCTTGCACGATGCAATCCTGAACCGTGGTCTGGGTAACACCTTACTGTATGGCTGGCAGGCTAACGCATTGTTAGGTAGCCCGCTGAACTTCCTGATTAAGAACCGTCAGGGCGGTGTGCTCGAATCCTTTATCCACCCGATCGCTCGTTAACCAAAGGACAAGGATGTCCAGGAGGCATGTATGATCTACGCTGGAATTATTGTGGCAGTCATGTTGGTTTTATGGGTAGCCTCAGAAGCTATTGATCGATCAATTCCGTGAGGGAATAATGTCAGACAAAGAAGAATATATTTATATCATGAAAGCTGGAGAAGAGACTAAGGTTGAACTTCCTCCTTTCTCTGGTTTTCCTTCATTCACTATTACTAATGTGTTGATGAATAAACTCCCGGTTGGTACTGAGTACTTCCCCGGAGCTAAAAGCATTCCATCGACTCGTCACCCAACTACTATCCGTCTGTTGAATATGAGTTGGAACAACATTAAGGTAATGGCTGAATATGATCATTCTTCAAAAATGTTGAAAGTGATCAGCGCTAATGTTGATTCCGTAACTATTAAGGTAAAGGCATAATGTTATTTACAATTAAACAGTTAGTTGAACATGTCCAATCTACCTCAGGTCTGGTCGGTAATCGTTGGGTCCCTATCCGTCCATTGCAGTTAACTGGGTTGGGTGGGCTTAAGCAACGTATCGTTCATGCTTACCGTGTATTAAAGGGCGAGTTAGATGTTGTTGATTGGAAAGTTGGTACCTCAACACCTCGCGAATTACGGGCATTACTTAGTGCTGATTCCTCCCAGGAACTTAGTGCTGGTTTAAGCCCAACTTCTATCAAAGTTATTTCTGTTGGAGTTGGTGATTCTGCTGCTCAAAAGCCTGTTAAAGCAAAAATGGATTGGGTTAAGCATTCCGGTACTAATCCATTCTGGACTGGAAAAGTCCAAACCGACGAGGGGAACATCACTCTCAGGTTAGACCAAGATGCACGGAAAGTGATTTTGTCGAGTAGCAACATCAGTACTGCTGTGGTCACCTATCTGGTAGAATAATTTCTATGGTATGAATAATCATACCTAAGGAACTACCGTGGAAATCAAAGATATTCCCGACATGAAGCCAGGAGAATGCTTCCAAGTATTATCCAACGAAGGTGGAATTGTCAAAGCCCCATGTGTCAGAAAGATTCTTGCTGTGGGGACTAAAACAGTCGCCTCGACAGAATTCAACGATCGTGGGTATCACTACAAACTGAAGATGGAAAACTATCTTCGTAGTGAAAAGATGAAAGATGGTAACATCGTTCATATATTCAGCAAATAAGCTAAGGGGGTCTTCGGATCCCTTTAGCTCTATGTTTATTTATAAGAGGCAATGATGGAAGAGCAACTGTACGAAGTAAGAGAACAAGATAAGCGGGGCAAAGAAGAAACAACCTTAGCTATTAGCGGGTATGTGGCGAGTGTTCTTGATCAAACAGCTAACGAAGTTCTTACTAAAGCTGGACCGGTCAAAGCTACTGAAGAATTGCTGCGGGCGCAGTTGAATATGATTGTTCCCACCGCTGGTCATATTGCTCGTTGTGCGGGCGTTGATGAGCAAGATGTTATCGACTCTTTAGAGATAGTAATGGATAAATATCTCAAAGAGAAACTAACCAACCATCAATGGTCAGCTAAAGGCGGGATGGTTCTAGCCGAATTACTCCTAAACAGCTCTTACTCTTTGAGCAGCGATATTTACCTTTCTGGCACTGAAGCAGAAATTGATGTTGTCACTCTGGATTCCATTACCGGTCTGGATGGTGAAGAAATCGAATTTACCGAAACCGGGGGTAGGCGTTTCGTTCCTTCATTCGACAGTAAAGAAGATGGGAAGTATATCCTTCATTACTTCGTGAAAGATACCGAAGATAAGGTTCTGCTGAAACTGACTGCCTCTTACGACCACAACACCAAAGTGGTTAAAGCTGACGGCTTCGGCTGGGAACGTTGTGTAATTCGTATCGACCTTAAATAAGTTCAGGTAGATATCATTTAAGTGTTATTCTAAAGGGGACGTTATAATTTACTGCAGAGCTAATTAGTTAGTGAAGTATTCTTTGGAAACCCAGCGGTAGCGGGATTCACTAACTATGTGAGAGGTTTATATCAGATGAGACGCACACTTGTGGTGCATAAGGCGAGCACCTACGTTCGGCTTACTGACTTTAAACCTGAACTCGTACAGCACATATTACGTCCCTTTTGTAAAAGGCACTTTTATAGAGTTCAGAAGCAGCCTATACCAGGCGGTGGCCCAAATGCTTTTAAGTGGGAAGTCAGTCACGTATTTGCTCGGTTTAATAAAGATCAAACAGAACTGAGATTTAATGCTGAGAAACTTCCTGAGCTTATTAAGTTTATGGAAGAGAATGGGTATAGCAAATCTCGTATTCAAATTGAGAATGAGCCGGTTATCGAAGCAGCTCCAGCTAAGCTGAAGATGAAAGATCCCAGTATCAAACCTCGAAACGAGATTCAGATAGACTATACCGAATTCATGGGTGGTCCTAAGCCGCTCGTAGTCAACAACATGGGAACAGGGCAAGGTAAGACCTTCTGTGCTATCTGGACAGCCGTACAACTCGGTAAGCGAGTTCTGATTACGGTATTACCACGTTATGTGGATATCTGGATTAAAGCATTTGGAGAGTTCCTTGATATCCACCCAACCGACATACTGGTTGCGGATACATTTGGTATTGAGCGATTGCACCAGACCATGAAAGACGGTTTGATTAATCCATCAATCATCATCCTTCCTTTAACGAAAATCGACGTTTATATCAAACGTATGAAGGATGAGCCAGACCTTCCTGGATTGGATGAAGTGTTTGCTGATTTGAAATGCGGTTTCCGTATTATCGATGAAGCTCACGAATCTATCTATTCTGTTTATATGTCACTAATGTTCGGCAACCATGCTAAGACCGCAGCACTGTCTGCTACATTGCAAGGTGATGACGAATTCATTAATGGTATCTATAATCAGATTTTCCCTTATCACTGTTATCTGAGACCTCCTGAGTACACGAAATACATTCACGTTATAGCGTACAGCCATCGCATGGATGTAAACCGGTACAGAATTAACGCCAAGGGATTTGGCGGGTATTCGCATGTTAAGTTCGAACAAGCCATTATGAAACGTAGTGACGTGTTTGAACAGTATTACCAGATGCTTAAAGAAGCATTCGTGGTTTACTATCTGGATACCTACAGGGAAGGTCAGAAAGCGATGTGGTTCTTCCAGACTGTGGAAATATGTGAACTCTTCCTGAAAAGGTTGAAGAAGGATTATCCAGATTTGGATGCCATCGTGTTCACAGCCGAGCAGTCCAGTAAGAAAGAAACCAAGACAGCATATCGCGAGCACAGAGTCGTTATAACGACACCTGGTTCATGTGGTACAGGTAAGGACATCCCTCAGCTGTATATCGTGTTCTGTCCCGTCTCAGTGAGTTCTACGCAAAGGAACGACCAGATGGTTGGGCGTACTCGTCCGATTGACAAATGGTGGCCTGACTTGGATCCTATCTTCCTTTACTTTGTATGTCCTGACGTACCGAAACAGGTTGAATATCACAGGAAGCGTAAAACAATCTTTGATAAGAAGATGAAGAAATTCACTCTTATCGACAGTGGCTCACGTATTTAAAAACTAAACTCTGGGGACTTTGTAGTCCCCAGAGTTTATACGTTTGGCGGTAACCATGTTTATTGAATATGTAACATTGAACTTATCCTTTCCAACCATCCAGAATACCAAAACCCTGGAATGTCTAGGGCAAGGTTTGATGGTACTGTTGGATGGCCATTTTAATAACGGTCTGGACATAGACGACACTCTTCTTGTCCATAATGCAAAATTAACTATGGGAGATTGTGCTTCAGAACTCTGCATGAATAATGATGCAGATTTTGACATCATCTACGATAATGCAAGTAATGCTCTAACGCTGACTCTAGCGACGTATTGCGACGATATAAAGAACTTTGCTCTACAGCTAACATCTATAGCTGATATCATGATGTTCGAATATCCTGGCATGCTACGGTTTTGTGTGAGAGAAGGAGTAACCCAGTTTGGAAGTGGTGTCTTATACATTTAAGAATCCCAAGATTATAAACGCTATTTACTCTAATCAGAATTATCTGGTTGAGATCATTGCCTTTATGCTTGGTGAGAAAGTCATTGTGGGGCCGAACGAAGAACCAGAGTTCCATAGTGACATGTATGACTACTTGTTAACTATCTTGGACCCTCTGGACATTCCATCGGCTAACCTGATTATGGAAGAGATAAACAAGCACATTAAACACTTGACCAATGATTATGTGTTTAAAAGCTTGCATCTCACTGGAGAGGTCTTTCTAAAGTATGACTACCGCATTGAACCAAGATTTAGTAGGATTCAGTTCTACTCCATCGATTCCGATTGTTGATCTTTACGATATCGTAAATAACAAATCCATTAACACTTTAAAATCCGTTGAGGAATATTTGAACATGTCTTTGAATACAACTGCAAACGCCGCTGCTATTGCTCCTGAATCCAATATGGTTACTTATCGTTTCAAGTCTGCAGATCTGGGTGATCTGTTTGAAAACTTTTCCGGCGAGCAGGCTCATGTTGCACTGGAAGGTGCATTAAACGTTATCTTTGGTCGTGGGAATGCCCTGGCTGTAGGTGTGCCTGATGAAGATGGTAGCATTCTGTCAGAAGACGACGAGAAAGCAAACCACGAAGCTCAGATTACTTCTGAGGTGGCATTTGCTCTGGCTACCTATCAACTGTCCAATGCAGAACTGGACATGCCAGAAGACATTACGCTGGATCCTATCTACATGCAGATGGAAGATCAGTTCCGTAATGTGGTCACCAAGCTGTCTAATGACATCGCTGCTGATAAAGAAAACCAAGATGTGATCACTCTGCTGGGTGAAATGGAATTCTTTAACCGCATCGAGTTGTTTAACCATAACTACGATTCCAAAAATGAAGTACTGATGGTTACACTGACCAGCCTTAACGCATAATGCGATCCTACCTACTCCTTCGGGAGTAGGTAGGGACTATGTTCCTTTTTTATTTTTGGTTGAATGATATGTAGTAAATTGACAATGGCCTATTAAAACCGGGTAACCAAAATGGAACAAGCATTACAAGACGTAGATCATTATGCTCGCATCGTATCTGGATGTGAATCTATTAACCACGTATTGAGTGGTAACGGCTCATTGACCGAAGATGGTCGATACGCCCAGTCAGTATTAAAGCTTCGTGCTCAGGATGAGTTCGGAGCATTAGCAGGAAATGAATCTCTGCTGGAAGGTATCAAGAAAGGTGCTCGTAAATTGAAAGAGTGGGTCATTGCTCTTGTTAAATCAATTGTTGGTTACCTGACTGGGTCTACCAAAAAAGCTAAAGATGTTATGGCTCGCCACGCTGATGTGGAGAAGAACTATAACAAACTGCAAGCTGATCAGAAAGAAAAGATCGAAGAGAAAGCCAAACCAGCAATAACCGCTCATGGTAAAGTCTTTGAACGTATCATTGATAAACTGACTTCTCTGCAAGAAGAAGGCAAGAGTTTCTCTCAAATCGGACACACTGTTTCCATGACAGACGTGATTCAAGAAATGAAGAGCGCTCTCAATATGGCTGAAGCTGGGACATGGATTGCAATCAACGTTCACTTAAAACGTGCTGTTGATCGTTTAAATGGTCAGATTAACTCAGTTAAAGATAAACTGAACTCTTATGCCAATGGTGAAGAAACTACCGAGCGTAATAGTTTGGCTAGCAAAGCAGCTGCCTGGGAAAACAAGGCAGTCGCCGTCAGTCATTCAATCGTAATGAACATGGACGGAATCACCAAGAAAGGTGAGCAGTGGTTAGACGACTTTATGACCAATAAAGATACTGTCTTGAAATTGTAATCATATTTTAATCCTTACCCTCTTGTAGGGTAAGGATGTTATGCTCTATTAACACACTTTGGAAATTAAAAATGGAAATCAATTTCGACGATATCGAACACTATGCCCGTATTGTGGCAGGGTGCGAGTCTATTAATAATGTGTTTGTCAATGGCGGTAAACTGACCGACGACGGTCGTTATGCACAGACAGTTCTTCGTGTCCATGCTCAAGACGATCTGGGTGCGTTTGCTGGTAATGAATCTGTTGGCTCGGCTATCAAAGCCGGTGCCGCTAATGTCATCAAATGGATTAAGGAATTCATTAAATCCATTAGTAACGCTTTGGAGAGCCTTGGGGCAAGCTTCAGCAAATCTAAACTTGATGCTGCTACCAAACAAGTAAAAGAAGAAATCAAAAACGATTTTGATGAAGCATGGAAATCGTACACTGGTCCTCTTGAAACCGCACTTGCTGCAGTTAAAATGGCTAATGATAATAAATCAGAAGCATTAGGTCAGTTAAATAATCTGGATCTCGCGATTAAGAATCTGCAAAGAACTCTTGACTCTGCCAAAGAAAAAGATATCTCATCATTCCACAATAACCTGTGGTCTGCAACAGAAATTCTGCGGATTAACATTCCTCGTTGTAACAAAGCGTTGGAAGCGTATGTTACCAAAGAAGGCAAGAAAGATGGAGAGGTAACTCAAGCTACTTCTAACATCAAAGGCCTTACCCTGGCTTTAAGCAAACTTAGCTTCGTCACTAAAAAGTATATTGACGATGCCGGTAAAATGTACGACAAAGTCAAAGCTGCCGAAAAGAAAGATAAATAATCATAGCTCCTCATCTCTCCTAGTGGGGGATGAGGGTTAAGGAACAATCATGTCAACAGAATTATTGAAATCTATGTATGCTGGGGTTGAAGATATTAGTTCGGGCGTTATGTCTGAAGACTCTATCTACGCAGCAGCTGTTATGGGCGGTGAAGGATTCCTGGACAGCGTTAAGAAAGGTGCTCAAGCAACCATTGCTTGGATTAAACAACTTTTGAATAACATCCTTGATGCCATTCTCTTTTGGTTCGGAGGTCGTGATACCGTTAAACGTAAGTTAGATGAACTTAAGCGCAGTAAGTTTTTCTCTATGTTTAAAAGTGATATCACTAATAAAGTTGAAAAGGTAACATTACCTGCCGTCGCTATTGCCTGGAACTTTGTTGAAGATATTATTGAAACTGAATATCAGGATTTCCATAATGATAAATTAAAGGAAACCCCAGAGATTCGCTCTTTCTTTGTGACTGTTAATGCGCTTGCTGATAGTTTAAGTAAATATTGTAAAGCAGCTAAACACAGTCCTAGTGAGGATCATTTAAACCTTGAGCCACACCTTCAAGAAGTCCGCAAGTGTGTTGAAGCTGGACGTAAATTAGTCACGGCTTTGGATAAAGAGAAAGAGCCAGACCAGGGGATTATTAAAAATATTAACGGATGTGTTGTCAAATTAGGTAAAGCCACTAATGTGATGATATCCGCGATGAAGACCGTAAGCAAAGGTCTTGACGAACTAAGTAATAAAGCAGCCGCTAAAGCTATTTATAGTAGGTCAATGCAAACCGCCATAGAAAGTGGTAGCAATAATCGAATTAAATCGGCCATCCAAGCAGAAATAGAAGATAGTAGAAAATCTCCAGAAGAAATAAATGAAATCATTGCTCTACTGGAAAAAGACATGCCCGATGTATTTGATCCTTATGAAGAAAGTACTCTGGCAAAAGAACTTGCTCCTAAATCAGAGTGGAGCGGTAAAACTTATGAACTCCAATCTGCTTATTACATGATGAATGGATCTAAGAAACGACTACATCATTTAAGAGACATCCGCAACTACCTTCACGAAAATAAAATAGACGGATTCTAATCCCCTTAAAAGATAAATATTCCCTTACCCTTCCTTTCGGGAGGGTAAGGGTTATATATTATTTTAAAATTTGTTCTAAGGTCATGGTGATAGTTTTCAGCTGAGACACGTGCATTGCTTTCATACGCGTTAACATGAACTGTGTAAAGATATAAACAGTTTCAGCTGAGACACGCTCACGGATAGCACCAAGCTTTGTACCACAGCAAACTTTGCACAGGTTATCTTCGCCCTGCTTACAGAACTGAGGTACACGCATCTGTACAGAAGTCCCAATAAGATTTTCATCTTTCTTGGTTAGGAGAGTGGGCGTCCCGCCTTTCAGAATGTAGCCACCAACCCAACCTTTGAAGTTGTATTTGGTTAACTTCACTTCTTCAGTACGAGGAGAGTTACAATCTTCACCACCAATCATAATACGGTTAGTTAACAAGATCGCTAACTTAACTTCTGCACCACCTTCACCTGTGGCATTACCACGGTCGAATGATGCGGATATCGCGGTGTTGATGTATTCAGGATAATGATCAGGATCCCAACCTTCATCCAAGGACTTACGAAGCAACTGATATTTGCCGGTGTTAAAGTCAGGAACCATATCAAAGATAATGAACATCTTCTTACGGGCGTTATCAATAAACTTACCGTTAATGAAGAAGTCTTTAGATGGTCCGGCGTATTGAATCTGTGCATCCAGCGCAATGACTTTATCGATCGCTACAGCTACCGCGGTTGGATCACCTAGCTTGCCTTCATCCTCAAGCTCTTTAAGAAGCTTATCACGAAGCTCCAGCACTTTAGGGTGTACCGTAAGGACATCCACAGAAGAAGCCTTAACGAAGACCTGGTTCATCCCCTCAAGGTAATCCAGTTGCTTGGTTACCTTCAGACACTCATCCACAGAAGCTTTACCTTCTGGAAGTTCCTGACCAGGTTCTGGGTTATCAACCATTAACCCATCAATAAGCCCCTGGATTGTTCCACCACCGATCTTGCCATTGATATAACTAACACGTTTACCAAATGACTCGAACAGAGTAACAATGTTAACCAGGAAGATACCAATGGTGGTCTCTTGTTTCTCAGTAATGAAGTCATGATGTTGGACATCGACAGTGATCTTCTCATTCTTATTGAACAAAGGAGCATTAAAATCATCGTATCCAGTAACGACAACTTTAACACCTTCATTATAGAAGTACATCTCTTTGGCTTCTTTATCACGGAAGAGAGCGTAAGGAGCGTCCTTTAACTTGGTGTTGTTCCCCGGAGTATCGTGGACCAAAGAGAAGATCGACATCAAGAACGTTTTACGAGTGTAGGCTCGGTTCTTAAATGCCAGGAAAAGATAATCTAACTTATGCATCGATACTTGCCCCTTTAATAATGGCAGTTGCTTTATATACTTCTTCCACAGTCTGGCATTGATCTTCAACCAGTGCATGGAATTGACCGCTTATCTGACCATCAGTAAGAGAAGAGATAATCATCAGACTGAGTACTTGTTTAAGGTAGTCAAGAGGATTGTTAATAAGTGCTATGGCCAATCTTGAATGGAAGAGCTTCAGGTAATTTTCAATATCAATACCTAAGCCGCCTCCGTTAGCGATATGCTCATTAGCTAAGGTACCCACCAACCAGGCTTTGTTATTCTTAATACGCTGACGAAGTACATGGTCGACATATTCAGTATCATCTTCATCGATGATATTTAACCCGATCATGATACCACGAATGGTATTAGTGGAAACTTCACGAATATAACTTTCCATGTCATCAAACGGGAATTGACCGTGAGTCATACGAACCACTTTAATAAAGCGTTCTTTACAGTCCAGGTTTTCGTTGTTTAATGTATCAACCAAACCAATAAGATCGGTCATTCCATCGAACAGATAAATGGTATCCAGAATCCGCTTTAATGCTTCTAGCGAATTCATATCCATAAAGTCTTTATCTAAGAAGATCCCCATCATCTGTAACGCGTCGCAAATCGTGTTGATAAACAACAGTCTAACATGCGACATGAGATCAGATGTATCAAGGCCTTCATCGGCAAAAAGGTGAGTTAATGTACTGTCGATGAAACTATCTGGGAATGAGATTGCAATTAAATTATACGACTCAGTGAATAGTTTAGCTTGCTCGGGCGTACACCGCTCAATGAAATCTTTCCACATTTCACCCAGGTTTTCAATACCCAAGTCGGCATTGGTTAAGTCAATCATGTCTGACATAGATTTTACCTATAATTCATTTATTTAAGAAGAGGTCATAAAATGTCTAAGAAAACTACTGCTGCTTCCCAGAAATCTGCTGCTAAACGTAATGCACGTGCTAAAGCTAAATCAGCTTCTGCTGCTAAAGCCAAGCAGACACCTATGGCTCAAGCTAAGCGTAAGATGCGTGGGTTGAATATCGGCGGTAATAATAACTTCGACTCTGTGTTAGAACAGGCTGTTCGTCAAATCAACAAAGGTGGCAACGTATCCGGCCCGGCATTTAATTCTACTGAAGAAGTCATGGACGGTATTGTTAAAGCTGCTGGTGAAACCTTCAAGTTGTTCTGCTACAACGCAGTAGCAAAAGAGCTGGTAGATAAAGGCGCTATCGAACACAACTTCCGCATCGACATCAATATGATCGGTGAAGGTATGATGTTGATTGATAATCGTGTAACCACACTACGCGCATACATCAACTCTCCAGAGGCTGATGAAGGTGTAATCGGTACCGAAGCCCTGGAAATCGGCACACTCATTCAGAACTACGCTGATGAGCTGTATGAAGAGATCGCTCGTATGGAAGAGCATTCTCTGATCATCGAAGAAACCGTTGGTCGTCTGGCTGCTGAAATTACAGAAGGTAGCGAGTCCGAACGTCGTGCACGTGTACTGACCACTGTTGCATACAAACTTCTGGCAGCTATCAAACTCCAGCTGACTCCGGCAGAAGTTGCTGCTGAGAATGAAACTCCAGCTGAAGAAGCTGTAGCAAAAGAAGACGTATCTGAGGACGAATCCTTAGAGAAAGCAGAATAATCTTTAATCCACTCTCCTTTATAAGGGAATACCGATGTCTGAAGAAAAACAAGTTCCTGTATCAGAAATGGCACAGGGTATTGCGCAGGAGGCAGTGATCAGTACACTGCGTTCTGCTATTATTGGTGATGTTGATGAAGGTGAACTTGCTTTACCTTTATTCCTGGGTACCGATCAAGGCCCACACCAGATCATCTACCAAACTGCACGTGCTTACATGGGCTTTGATGAAGCTGTTAAGCGTGGTGCTGAACGTGAAGCGGAAGTTCTGAAAACTCAATTCGAACAACTGCGTGAAGAACACTTCCCAGGCGTTGATGACACTGAGCTGTCCATCATGCTGCAGAACTACTTCAATTTCTTCTTCCGTACCTTTGACCGTGCGATGGTTCGTTCATCTACCATTGATCTTTGCGGTCCTAAGAATTGGACTAACAGCACACCAGGTCGTGGTGAAACTCGCATGGGCTTTATCAATGCGATGAAACCATCCGTAGACGCTAAGATGTCTATGCGTGACCGCATGCGTCGTAACTTCCTTCAGGCCTACGATCAACCAGACAGCTTTAACATGATGCTGCTGAACTCCATGATCTTCCTGAAAGTGAACATCCCGACCCCTATGGATTTGATTCGTCTGATTAACGACATTCAAACCAAGCTCCGTCAGTACGGTGAACGTTTCCAGGTTTCTTCTTTACATCTGGAACGTGCGGGCATTTCAGAACTGATCGTTGACTTTGTACTTGACCATACCAAATACTGGTCGGTAAAAGATATCGAAGATCCTCGTGACCTGAAACCGTATATCCGCTCAAGCGATATTAACCATATCGCTCAGATGCTACTGTCAATCTCATCTCCTCGCGGTGTTAACTTCCGTATTTACTGCCTGGCTAACCAGTGTAAATACAGTGCGGTTAAAGTTATCGATCCTGCCAACATGGTTCTGACTGTTGAAGAGGACATGCCAGAAGAACATCGCAAGATCAAAACCGAATTGATGACCACACAACGCAAACTGTCTCGCGAAGAGCTGGATGCGATTGTGCCGGTATATCGTGATAAAGAAGGTAAACCAATCGACCTGGATATCCCTCTGAGTAACGGTACTGGTAAACTTGTCCTGGGTGTTCCTTTCCTGGATGAGTACTTTGGTGCATTCGTTCGTATGGCTGAACGTATCAACCCACGACTTCGTCAATTGGCAGTGGATTTCCCTAACCCGAAAATCTATGCTGATAAACGTAAAGAGTTTATGTCAACTCTGCGCATGGGCGAATACCTTCAGTGGATTCGCCAGTACGTTGTCTTCCCAGCACCAGGTACTGAGGGTGAAGATGATGTGATGGATCGCGATGAAGATCCAGAAGGATTTGAAGAAGGTCTGATTGACATCTTTAACAAAGATGAAGATCTCTTCGGTCGTACTCTGGAGAAGGTTCTTTCTATCACCCCTCGTCTAACTTATACCTTTATCGGGGTAATGGAAGATGAATGCCCAAGCTGTAAGAAAAAAGCAGAAGGTGTTCGTTCTAATGAACTGGCCGGCTTCACCCCTATCGACCCAGTTATGAATTTTTTCGACCATCGCCGAATGATGATTGGCTTGCAGGCAAGCCGAGCGAGTTTCGTAGAGGACAGTCTTTCTTAAGTTCTTACGAGCCAGTTAATCCTGGAATCGCCCCTAAGCTAGATGAGCTATGGATTAAAAATGCAGGAGAGAAGGACTCTCTCCTAATCCAGAAAGAAGAACGTCGTCTCTTCATGTTGAAGTATGGATACGTTAGCATGGGTGAGAACTTGTCTTCTTATCTTGTCTACAATGATCAGTTAAAAGATTACCATCATCCTTTATCTGGCCGAGCTTTTGGTGAAACATTCGGCCTGCGCGAATATAGTAAATGGATCAAGCTATCTGACTATTTACATATGCCGGTTGACGTTATTGACGATATTTTGGAAGGGGTTGCTAAGGGCGAAGAGAAGAATGCTAAACTCAAAGCCGAAGCAGCCAAACGTGCGGCACAAAACGCTGGTCAAAGTAATGACCCACAGACGGCCGCAATCCGTAATGCACAAAAGGGTAAAAACTAATGGGTAATTCCTATACTCCTCCTCAGCTTCAAAAGCAAAAAACAGCTGTAGAAGAACTGCAACCTAAAGAAAACCTGATGGACAGTTCCATTGGTCGTCCTGCTGAAAAGTCAGCGGTTGTCATGCCAGTCGATATCTATAAGAAATCGATTGATGAACTGACCCTGTTGCTGAAAGACGAGCTTACCGGTTCTCTGGAAGAACGTACTAAGTTCCAACAGAACTTCATCAAAAACCTGGAACCAATGTTGAACCTCGATGAACCACTGGTTAAACAGATTCTGGATTATTTCATTATCACGATCGTTAAGAACCGCGATACCTACAACTACAATAACCTACTGCGTCCGTGTTATGTGCTTGAAGGTAAGATGAATGCCAGTGATCTGAACCGCTATAAGCGCTTCCTGGACTTCATTACCTGTCTGGCCGATAATGCCAAAGATCGTACTCGTTTCATCGCTAACTTTGACATTGTCAAGTTCTCAGCAATGTTCGGCGCTAAAGCTAAACAAAACCTGACTAACTACATTTACCGCTAATCGTATCCTGGCCTTCCTTCGGGGAGGTCAGGGTATTATTTGTCTATTACAACAACAGGGCTATCACAATGGATTTTCAAGACGATCTGACTCACTACAGTCGAATCATCGCGGGTTTAGAATCTGTGCATGAGCATATTAACTATAACGCTGGCATCGATGTTGATGGAACATATGCGTTAACCGTGCTGGAGCTTCAAGCTCAGGACGAAGGTTATATCGAAGGTACAGAAGGGTTTATGGATTCTGTTAAGAAAGGTGCTCAAGACATAGTTAAATGGATTAAGCAAGTACTTACTGCGATCGGTAATTTTCTAATAGGGAAAAAGAAAGCCCAGCCAATATGGCAGGATAAATGGAGCGAGATTAACGTAGAAGAAGTGAAGAAGAGCATGCATTCACTTTACGGTAATGCGCTTAATGCCATTGCAACCCATTTAACTGATGATAAATTTGATTCAGTTCGCCCTTACTTTAAATTTATGGATTTAGATAAACTTTCAGAAAAAGCCACTGTGATGCTTAAGAAAATTGATGATCCCGATTCTTATGGGCATAGTAGTTTATTCCATGATGTCCGTCAGTTGAGCAAAGATATCCTTGCTGAGCTTGAGCGTGTTGAAAAAGCTATTAAAGGTCTTGATTTAAAAGCCACTGGTTCAGGGATCGCTGCCAATAAGTTAACAACATTGGCTGGAGCATTAGGTCGTGCTGAAGATGTTTTGATGACCGCATGGTACAAACATACCGAGGCGTTAGCTGAAGCTGATCTAAACACAAGCCGCCGCAATTATAAAGAACAACAAGAATTTTACGATAATCAGGGTAAGAAATAAATGACTCCATTTGACGATGTCCAGCATTATGCGACTATTATTGCTGGTTGTGAAAATATCAATAAACGTTTAGAAGGCGGTTCTAAACTTAGCCAGGATGGTCGTTACGCTCAAACGGTACTAACCCTCCATGCTGGCGATGCCGGGTTTGTTGCAGGGACTGAGGGTTTCATGGACTCTATCAAACGTGGGGCTACCAACATCTACGAATGGATCAAGAAAATGATCTCTGCTATTCGTGATTGGTTCCGCGGTAATAAGGTCGATAAAGAAGCAGAACGTCTTGATCAGTTATCAAAACAATTTGATCTCGGCATCTCTGGCGCTGAAATCAAGCGTATGGGTGCTCGTAAGTTTGTTCAGTTCTTGGTGGCTAGTAAGCAACCACAACGTGCTGGTAATGAACGTATCAGTATTGACACTGTTGCTGAAGAAGTCGAGAAGATGTCACCTGAGCAGTTGAAACAGGTTGAACTTTATCTAGCTAGTATTACTGACGATCCTGAATTCAAAGAAGCAGTGAAAGAAGAACATGACTTTGTTGTTAACAAAGCTATGGCGGCTATCAAACCTCGTCTTACTGAACTTAATGGTTTGTTAGAACAAATGAAGGAAGCCGACCCTGACGGTGAAGCGGGTAAAGCACTGGGGATCGAACCTGATCGTGCGTTCAGTCAGTTCAGTGATTTACTGACTAAGATCGATCATATCAGTGCTAGCACGCTTACTTCCACTACTAACCGTATTGGGCGCGGTGTCGTAGATGCTAACAAGCTGCTCAAATCAGCAACCGATAAACTCGATTCGCTGAACAATACAAACAAAGTGGGTGGTGGTCCAGTTGTAAGCAAAGCAGCACGCATTGTAAGCCTCTTGACAACGTTTGTTGAAGTAGGACGTAAGTTAGTAGCCCAACTGGTTGTAATCATGGAAAAAGGCGAATACAATGCTCTGTCGGTATTCATCTCTCGTCGGTGGTTTGAAGCTCGAACTCAATTTGCAGCAATTAAATAAGGTAATATAATGGATATTAATGATGACCTCGTGCATTACGGCAACATGCTTGCTGGATGCGAATCTATTAACGACGTTTTAGCAAACGGCGGTAAGCTCTCTTACGAGGGTCGCTATGCTCAAACGGTACTAAGCCTACATGCCCAGGACGCTGGCTTTGTAGCTGGAACTGAAGGGTTTGTCGAGAACGTCAAAGCCGGTGCTGGTAAAGCCATTAAGTGGATCATGGACTTACTAAAAAGTATTCGTGATTTCTTCTTTGGTAGTCATGAAGAGCAAGTTAAGAAAGCCGGTGCTAATGCAGAAAAGGCTGCCGATATCATTGCTAACCCAAATAAGCTGTTCGGTGCTGGGATTACCCAATCCCTCGACATCCAGGCTAATTTTACTGTTAGCAAAAGTGCAGCAGAAACTGCCAAGAAACAATTCAATGCTTTATCCCCTGAAGCTAAGAAAGAAGCAGAAGAAGAGTTTAAAGCAAAAGCAAAAGAAAACTCTCTGAATGAAACAGGTCAAGCGACCGTTGATAAAATTAAAGCAGCTATCACTACCGGTGCTACAGCTTTAAAACGTCCAGCATCTGAAATTGCCCGTCTTAACGCAATGGAAGACGGTGGGCTTTCTAATCGCCTTGGTCTGGGTGACGGTAACGCTTATGAAACTATCATTGGCGACATCCTGGGTGACATCAAAGGTTTGAAAGTAAGTACAATCTCTAACACTGTTAAGTATCTGATCAAAGTAGCGGACGGTGCGAATACCGATCTTAAAGATGCTGTCAAAGAGTTGGAAGGTTTAACCAAAAAGATTGGTGAAACCGGTAACCAAGCCGATCAACGTAAACTTAGCCGCGCTGGTATGATTGTTAACGAACTGGCCAAAATTGTTAAGGGAACTCAACAGTTGGTTATTACGGTTAACAATGCATTAACTCAAGCTATTCGCTCTGAACAGGATAAGGTAGTCGCTGCTATCCTGAGAAAGAATAAGATCACGGTTGCCGGGGTTCTTAATAAAGACGATGACAGTGAAGCTAAAGAAAAGCTGACCAAATAAACAAACATATTCCCCTACCCCTCCTCACGGAGTGGGTAGGGGTTATGCTTATGCAGCGCGTTTTTTGTTCAGGTAAGGTATAACAGACTCTTCATAGAAAGAGTTGATGTCAGTAATCTGTGGCATACCAAAGATGGTGTTGCACAGAGTGGTTGCGTTAGCAATTGGAGATGACGCGTAGTTAACCCCTACACGACGGAACTCGAAACGGTCCAAACCTTCAATCTCACAAACTTCCAACTTGGTAGTCTTGTTGGACACGTTCAATGAAACTGTGATATGCGGATAAGCACCAGTTACGTCAATGTCATCTGTATCACCACGACCACGACTACGCCATGATGGAAGACCGTCATAGATAGCTTTACCTTTATCTTCGTTCAGCTCAGCATGAAGCAGAGCAATCCAGTCACGCAGGTCTGGCTTAATCTCTTTCAGTAGATCTTCTTTCTTACGGCCAACAGTACCCCAGACATAACCGTGTTCTTTTGCAATGAACGACAGCTTATCTGAAATCATAGAAGGCTGAGACTGATAAGACTTCAGCTCAGAAGAAGTCACCAGAGATGGTAACGAGATAGAGTAGTCATTTGTTTTACGGTTCAGGTCTTCAATTACCCAGTTATCTCGGATGTTATACATTACGTATTCATAAGGATAATTGGCAACCATGAATTTGTGCCACTCAGGAGAACCTGGTTGCAGATGTTCAGCTTCTGGAATGTACAGCTTACCTTCCACCCCTTCAGCGATAGCGGTGTTCTGCAACGAGTAAGATTCTTTCTTACCCATAGGAGCACGTTTAATCGCATAGAAGGACATCCCATCGAACCACTGCCATTTAGCAGGTGCCTGAACAACAGGGAAACGTTCCTGAGGTTCTAATGGGGATTGTGAGCCATCTACCTTACGTTTGAACTCACGTCCTTTAAAGTAGAAGTAATCTTGATATGGTTTCGGAATAGACGGGTCAGAATAAACCTGAGCTAAGTCATAGTTTTCATTCTTCAGTGCATTCTCGTTTTGTTCCATATCGAAGTTTGCGTTCCATGAAACGATGAAGTCCATTCCACGTTTATGCCAGAACTGAATGTTGTTATAAACAACTTGACCTGAGGTATCTGCTAATACCCAATCAATAGTGACGCCATGCTTTTCCATATAGTCTTTGAGGTGAATTGCTGCACACTCATTCAACTTACGGATAATGATCGCATCATCTTTCTGATCTTCTTTAGGGAAGTAAGAACGAAGCCCAGACCAATACGCTAGTTCTTTGATGGTAGTTGATGCCATGTTAATTGGACCCACAGAACCATCTTTCAAGATGTAGGTCTCAACGTCGTATGCACCAACTTCAAATGTTTCAGCAGGCTGATGGTCAGGATACTTATCATAGAACATTTGCTTATAGATAACAGGAACTGTTTCCTGACACCCAAACAAATAAGGACTGTTCTTCATCTCGGCTAAGAAGGCTTTGCGGTCTGGACGACCATATAACGCTTTGTGAATGTTATTCGCCAGGTTAGCTTCGTTAGAAGTATGACGATCACATTTAGACATTTCAATGTAATCGCGTTTATCATTGAACTTACGCAACTTAGGCTTGACGGTATAGAAGTCACGTCTAAAGTCTTCAATTTGGCGCAGTTCTGTTGTGCGTGTTCCGTCTGCATGAATGTTTGTAATCTTGGCCGTAAGAAGATCGTGACCAGGATTAAATTTGTTGAACGATAAGTACGCATGCTTACACGCGCGTCCAACAATTGGATTCTCTGTCTTATCTGTCATGAAGCACCCGAATGTTATGACGTCTTGAGTTAGATTTTCTACATAATCGAACTCGCCCTTTTATTTTACTCCCGGAGTTACAATAATGTTAGGAATTGATTTCGCTAAGGTCCCGGCCGGACTTACTGGAATCTCAGGTATGGAGTTCATGGATTATCAAAACCCTGACCTCTATAATGAGCTTCGTGTAGTCTTTGCTAAATATATTGGTGAAGATAATGTACTTAAGATAGACGATGCTGGCGAAGAACAGATTCAATCTATCGTCATGGCGCACACTGGTATGTTGGTTAACATCAACATCGGTGATGAAGTAGGTAACGCTGCTGTGGATACCGGATGGTTCGCACCAGGTCACTTACTCAACATCAAGGGACTCGATCAGTGGTTGGCGGCTAAAGATACCAATATTGGTAAAGCTTTCAAAGCACTTAAAGTCAATGTGTTAAAAGGATGGGTCGATACCTCAAAAGGTCGCGTAGGCGGTGACTTCTCCAAAATGGCTATTGAACTTTATGTTCAAGAACGTCTGAATATGTTCATGCGTGAGAAGTTCCTGCAACGCTATAAATGTTCAGCTGCTGATGCATTAGCGATGATCGTTCTTCATGAGTGCGGTCACGCGTTTACTGGTTTCTTGTATGTTGTTAAAACCTACATGGATTCCATGATGACACTGTGTGCTGTTCGTCTGATTGATGATAACAAAGTTTACGGTAAAGAACGTGTTACCGTTATTAAAGAAACTTTATCTATCCTTGAGTGCGATACTAAGGTAGACGAGAAAGATGTTGCTAAATTAGATAGCGAAGGTCTCACTATCTACTTCAATAAAGCCACTACTAACCGTGACTATCGCCGTACCCTTTCTTTGGGAACAGCTGATCGTGGTTCTGAAGTCTTTGCTGACCTGTTTGCTATCCGTTATGGTGCGCCTAAAATTCTGGTTGCGGGTTTAGCTTCTCTTCCTACATATTACAGTTTCTTCTTTACCCATTCGGTCATCTGGGTTGCGGTAACAGTCTATTGTGTTCTTGCAGCCGCTCCATTTGCAGCCTTTGCTGGCGTCTTCTTGATCGGGATGACTCTTCTGAACGGATTGGATGTTTTACTTAACCCAAACAGCACGTACGATTCTGCGTACCGTCGTCTGAAGAATATTCTTCGTGACCAGGTAGTTCGTCTGAATGAAGATAAACGTATCCCAGCTAAAGACAAAGTTCAGATGCTGAAAGATGCAAAAGAAATGGAAAAGATCGTTGATGAGCAAAAACCTTTCCTGGAAGGCACTGCTATCCAACGATTGACTGGATGGATCATGTCCGGTTCCGATTTCAAACTTCAGCAGTTCGAGCACTACAACGAAGAGTTGCTGGCCCATACTCTGTCACTTTATAAAGATGCCTTTTAAGGAATAAACAATGTCCCATCTTGATCATACCGTTAAGCTGAAACAAGAACTGATCCGTGAAGAGATCATGTCTCCAGAAGTTCAGGCAGAAATCGCTACCGGCGCTTACGTTAAAGCGCTGATTACTCATGCATGCAAACACGACATGTGTGAAGACGAGCGTATCGCGTTCCACAAGTACATTCTGTCTTACTGGAATGAAACTACCCCTAACAAAGGTCATCTCATCCTGGCTCAGGTTGGTAACTTCTTCCGCTCACTGCGTAAATGCGTAGATGGTGTATTGACCGCTAACGAAATCAAGCTGGAAGTTGTCCCAGCTGTTAAAGGCGCTGGCGAAAAGAAATATGCCGAGCTGCCCGCTTACTCCATGCTGATCGAAACTCTTGTTGCCGATGCTGACAAGAAACTTCCTCAGTTTAAAGCAATCAACTAATAAAGAGAATCGTCATGTCCGAAGAAACCAAACAACGTACTGACGATGAATCCGTAGAGCTGGGGTCTGTACTCCAGCTTTCTCCTCACACGCCAACTACTCGTGAAGCCGCAGTAGAACAGCCTGAGGATGGTAAAGGATTTATCTCTTTAGATGAAGTTTATGAAAAGGGCGGATTAGAAGCATTCTCCGTTCTGGGTAATAACTGTAAACAGTTTATGGATACCCGACGTTTATCTGCTGCTGGGATGACTGTATTAAAACTGAGCGGTTGTGAAAGCTTCATGCCTGGCTTTGACCGTCAGAATGCTATCATGGGCGGAGAGAGCTTTGTAGACTCCCTGAAGAAAGGCTTTATGGTTGTTATTAAAGCCATCAAAACCATGATCATCAAAATCCTTGATTGGGTGGTTAATAAAGTCCGTGTAATGCTGGGCTTTGAAAAGACAGAAAAAGAACTGGCTATCATCGCAGAGAAAACCGATGAAGCGCAAGGTTCTTTAAGTCGAGTCTTAACCAAGATCACTGAAGGTGTGGATTTCAAATGGGACTTTAAAGAGTTCTATGCTGATCTTCCAAGTAACGTGACTTCAGGCGAACTGTTCAATATCGTTTATGCACGTAACCGTAATACCAAAGAACAGATTGAGAAACTCTCTCAGTCCAAGTCTCTTATCGGTGAAGCCAACCGTGTATTGATGTCTGCTGGTCAAACAGCACGACGTGCTCGCTCTATCTACAAAGAAGCGGTGAACGATCTCCGTATCGCGTTTGACGGTGGTAACTTCTCTCAGGCTGATGTGATTAAATTCCGTAACACTCTGGAATCAGAAGTGGCGGGATCTTTGAACCCAACTGAGATGAACAAAATCACTGAACGTCTCCTGACCGAAATCTATAACCTGGACCTTAAAGGAACCGGTATCGATTCGACCATCAAAGGTCAGATGGAGAAGCTGCGTCAAGAGGTTAGTCAATCAGCTCCGTTTGTTATCAATCCAGAAATGGTTAATAACATCATGGGACTCAAGAAGAACCTGGTCAACGTTATGGCCGGTCAAGCTGCAACGCGTTATGATCCAGAAGAGATGAAACTCCTCAAAGATCTGATCAGCGTTCAAGATGCAGAGCTTCTTGAAGTGATGAGTACCAAAACAGCAGAAACGGGTTATCTCCAAATGGGGTACACTCAGTATTCAGCAATCATCTCTGAATTCGTTCAGCGTGCTGATCTCCTGTCCAGTATCTTAACTCAGGTTAAGAAGACGTTGGCTTCTTTGGTTAAATGGACCAATGACGTTGATAAGATCATGCTGGCTTATGTTGCTGGAGACGTTTCTAAAATCGTTTCTGCGCAAACAGAAGTGCTGGGTGACAAAGCCAAAGACCTTTATCATGAAGGGACTAATAAACCAAACACTATCGTTGATTACGATAAGTTGTTTATTGCCCGTCATCCTAAGTTCTCTGCGGCAGTTACTGTGTGGCGCGCTGAAGGTGCTAACTTCTATAAGAAGTATGCCGGTGCGTTCCGTGAAGTTAACAAACTTCTGGCATCTATCGGTGTGAGGACGATCTAATGTTAAAAGAAGAAATCATTAGCAAGATTGAACTCCTTGCCGAAGATCAGGAAAAGTACGAGAAGTTTAAAGACTACATCTTAGAGTTCTCTAACGCTCCCCGCTGTAAAAAGGGTGTGCTGGAATTCGTTCGTGATTTGTATAACTCACAGAACGTTGAAGGCTTGAGTGAGATGGCTATTGAGCTGTTCACTGATAAGAGTATGCGTAATTCTGAACGTATGCGTTATTGGATCTTTGAACACCCAATCTCTCTGGGGTACAATCAAGCGTTGAAAGATCAACGCGAAGTTGTGATGTGTGCGATTGCTAAATACATCATGGATACTTCTGAGCGTATTCAGAACTCTGATTTGGATGACAAGGCTGAACGTCAGGTTTACCTGCGTCGTGCAGTAGCTCGTCTTCGTACTGTGATGGGAACCAAAACTCACATTGAGTTTGATACCCTGGACTGGGCAGAAGTTGAACCTGCTGATTATTACGATTACCTCTGTTCTTCATTGAGCGAATTGATCGATCCAATCTGTGATAAGCGTGTTATCCAAGAGTGGGCTGATTCATGGGGTGATTGCCAGAGCCTGTCACAAGTAAACATGCTGCGTTCTCTGCGGTCTTACTTGAACTATCTCGATACGTTCTACCAATACTAACAAACATATTCCCTTACCCTTCCTTTCGGGAGGGTAAGGGTTATGTATTATTGTTCTGGCAGGTGTTTACGGAACTGAACTTCAATATCTTCCTTGATAGAAAGATAACGGTCAACCGTCTGATCAATTACTTTACGCACACTGAAGCCATTAGTGGTATCAACGTTAGTAATAATCTCAACAGGGTTGTTCCCAGCCAATGCATTAACACGCACATCAATAAGATCAGTACCAGCGTTAGCACGCAGGTTAGTGATGATCTCAGATACAGAAACCGTATCTTGACGAAGCAGATTGTTAATGATGGTGTGGGAAGAACTGGTAAGGTTATCTTTGAGGTTCTCATTACGCAGACCTTCTTTGGTAAGCGTATAGATAACAGAGAACGACAGATCCGTTTTAAGGTAACGTTCAACAGACTCATCAATGATGACGCGAGTGAAGCCCATAGTAGAGCGAGGTTTAAACACAAGCTTGGTTTCATCAAGAGTAATAGCGTTATACGAATCAAGCTGGGAGATAACTTCATCTACAAAGAAGTCATCAATGCGATTCATATAGTCGGTATCGTATTCATCCTGAGATACCATATAGTTAAAGTCAAACGCAATGAAGTCAAAGTAATACTTCATCTTGCGTGGTTCTAATGGGATTGGCTCATTTTGATCATCATACATGGTTTGGCCAGCGAAGAACCGAATAATCGGTTTACCATTACCATCCAGCATTGGATCACCTTTACGATGAAGCAACACTGCTTTGCCATCAACAATCACCAACTGGTTATTTTCGTATTTGAACACATCTTCTTTATACGTCTCAGGAATGTCAGTGGTGTACTTCTTATACTGAGCTTCCCCGACCATTGGGCGGATACGAGTATAGAGAGATTCCAGAGGGCGAGCAAACTCCATGCTGTACTCGGTTTCAATAATAGCGATGTTAGTCGTATTAAAGAGTGTCTGGTCAATACGAAGATCGGAAGTAGATAACAGAGTTCCTGAACCACCGCCATAAGTGAAGATGAAGTTAGCTGTTTCGGTCAGACCAACACGGACTGTGTCCTGAGGACGTCCAAACTGATTAAACCCAGCCAAATCAATTTCATTGATATCACTGATGTCAAAACGAGAAGGCATGCGGAACTGCCACACACGTTCACCATCTTCCTGTTTACCCAGCAAGGTCCCTTTCATGGTTACAGGAGAGTCACGGTCAGATCCAATACCAAATGCCAACTGGAGACCTACAGTCGCGTCACTAAGCTGTTTATAGTTATCGCTTGACTTGGTTACCAGAGTGATGGTGTACCCTTCACTATCCGCAGTGGTATTGATTTGCGCAATACTTACCTGAAGGCCCAGGCTCGTGTTCTCAGCACGGAAAAGCTGATACTTGATGTCTGGCTTATTCACACGGTAAACACGCACCACGGCTCTGTCGCGCGTTGTATCGAACACATACGCAAACGGGTTATAGACAAGTGTCTTGTTTGCTAAGGTATCGATCTTACCTTGGTTGGTTGAAGCCATCAAGGTATCGTAATCATGACGAGCAATAAGCTTAGGAGTCTGCTGAGTGATATCAAATACAGAACGTTGTAACAACGTCATGCGAGATCCATTATCAATCCCCCAACCAGTTCCAATCATCTCCTCCAGGGACGTTAGAATAGATCCAACATGTGTGCCGATAGAAGAGTTGAAACGAGTGGTTGAATCATCCTGATAAATCTTATCTTCCTGAAGAGGGAGATCTTTGGTCACACGGTAAAGACGTCCGGTCACAAAGTCGATTGACTTAACAGAAGAATATCCATTACGCAGCAGGAACTGAGACATGTCAGAGTTGCTGACAGGAATCAGACGTTTACGATGTCCATAGATAATCATGTCTTTGATTTCTTGGAATGTAGATGCGTTACGACCACCGGTGATTGGCTCGATAGAATCGATCAATACATCATTAATAGTGGCGAATGGTTTTTCATACTGGTTAAGTGCACCACGATCATTAAAGTAATCGTAGTACTCGGCTTTATGATAATGAGACTTCAACGTGGTCAAGTCACGGTAATACTCACCTTTAGTGGTATACACCAGAACAGTTACACGTCCTACACCTAGACCGTTTTGGATATATACCGATGGGATTGAAATCTCAAAGGAGTTATCCGTTTTTAAATCAACAACCAAAGTTGGCTGATTAGGGTCGTAGATATCATTGTTAAAGACAACAGCCATTTCGTTACGGCTAGTATCACCGTCAGCCGTAATAAAAGCTCGAACCGCGTAAAGGTTATCTTCATATTGAAGAGTCTCACGAAGACCAACAGCAATGTTAGAAGGACGGTTAGCGTACTCTTTAATAGAGAGCTGACGAACTGGAAGATGAATAGCCATATAAGAACGGCGATCAATATCCATATACTCCACATCAGGAGTGTTCGTTGTCAGTGGGTTAAGCGGCGATTGACGAGCACTGTCATAAACAACCTGATACCCACCGTGGTCCATCACACGAATTTCAACTGCATTCTCAAGCAGGAACTGAATACCACCTACAGAAAACTCTGTGTCCGGTGGAATGACCAGCTTGCGATACGTGTTGTTCAAGTTACCATCCACTTCATCGAAACGGATAGCTACTGATTTTAATGTCTCTTCACTGATGATGAAACGGATTTTGGTTTTAGACGGATCACCGTAAACACCATACCAATCTTCATCAGACATGTTGCGAGACAGGTCACCAATGTTGCGAGCATGTTTCTCAAAGCTTTTAGCTTCGGTATCGCCCAGAGTGGAAATAAATCCATATCCAGTTGCCACAACAAGATCGACCATGTATGCGAAAGGATGACTCCCAGAGTTTAACGTCCCACCCCCAGCCAAGAAAGCGGATTCAACATCGTTGAAAACCTTTGCTATGACACGGGAGGGGTTGTTAGACATTCGCGTTAGTTCATCGAAGTCCATTGACATATATTATTTCTCTACCCACCAAGTTAGTTTAATACCAGACCTTGTTCTTGCTTTACCATTCTCACCAACAACATCGGCTTGACGTGGTAATAGTAAAGGATAGGCACCGTAGTTATAAGTGATGTACTCTTTAGAGTTGAGTTCGCGATAATACTGATCACGATTCTCAGGACGAATGCGTGGGTTATAAAGGAAGCTGTGTTCATTGAACGCTTGAATCAAACCCCATTCATCCTGGCGCTGTCCTACAGAACTGAACTGTACAGTAAAGTCATCCTGCCCTTCACCGCGCAAGTTAGTCCCTGAGTTATCAATCGTCGCAATCGAACCCGCAGGGTATGTCACTGGGATAGACTGAACAGAAGCAAAGATGTGTTCCAGGAACTCACTGTCTTTGTTCATGATAAGGTGATAAATACGGCAATCGTAATCAATACGGTTACCCATTAGGTATTCATCACGCGGACCTACCTGACGGTCGCCGGAAACAACCTCAGAGATGTAGTCTTCCCAAATCTGGAACAGACCTTGAATCACTGAAGGTTTAGGGTTATAGTACGCTTGTTGAATTGTGAAACTACCATTCTCTTCAAGCTTACTTGATACACGTTGATAAACCTGATCACGAATACCTGGTTCTGAGGTATCAATACGAATTTGTAAATCACCAAACCCAGTGGACGTTTTCAGGTATTCCGTTAAACAGGTAATAAAGGGTATCTTGTTATTAAGGAACAAAGGACTATTAGCAGCAGCCCAACGTTCATCTAACATCCCTCTTATATATCCTGCAATGCTGTATTGACCAGCTCCATAAAGGGATACCAGCTTCTCAGAACGACTGATGTTATCGTCAGTTAAGTTCAGCTGTGGGCGGGTGACCAGACTCAATCCTATGGTGTTATCAGCCATAGGCATCATTGCCGGGCCTTTACCTAAGATCCTTAATCCCCTTAGGGAGTTCATCAATGGTGAAGTAAAACCAGGAGAAGTACCCGCCAATTGGGCAGCATTAAAGATTTCCTGCCTCTTTTCTAGGTTCTCCCCTGAATAGTCTGTAAAATTATTTTCATTTTGATCCATAAACAAACCTCGAACGGAGCATATTTAATGATTCCTCAACTTCTCTCATTTGGGACCTTGATGACCCAATTGGCTAATAACTTTGGGGTCGGGGCTAGCGTTGCAGCCGACGCTAAGAAAGTTATTGATGGAGCAAGCACGACATACAATGTTCTCACGACCGGCAGTCTTTCTGCTTCGGCCGCAAAGACTTTGATTGCTCCGATGGTAGCTATTGAAGACACGCTGATTCACGCTGAATGGGCTACGGACATTATGACCGTAATCAACATGCGCGATATCAAAGATGCACTGACTCACCTTGCTATGCAGGGCCAAGTTAATGGCATCAAGATTAGTCAGTTGGTCGAATCTATCAACCCACGTCGTGCGGGCTTACTGGCATTACGCGGTGCAGAAGCTTTCGGTGTTACTGAAGGTTCTCGCGCAGTTTACGACGGTATGGAAGCAGGCGGTTCCGTTAAGGTTGGTACCGTACCTAACCTGAGCGAATATACTCCTCTGGCCGTTGGTCGTACTGTAGAAGCATCCGTTATGCTTGATGGTACTCAGGTAACCTTCCCACTGAACTTCCGTCAAGTTCCAATGCCAATCTCTTCAAACGATCTTCAAACGATTTTCGAGGCAGCTCGCCCAGAAGACGGTATGTTTGCTCGTTTCATGATGTGGCGTGCTGGTGAACTGACTAATCCTGAATTCCTGATGGGTACTGACCAGATTAAGAAAGAGTTCAACATCCGTAAGGATGACATGTCTGGTTACTACGCCGAAGCTACAGATCGTGCAGCTAAGAACCGTAAAGCAGCCCTGACTACTGGTATTGCATCTGTCAACACTCAGGCTAACACTATTGTTATGTCTGCTGACACTGCTCGCAATATCGAACTGGAACTGGGTGTTCGCTTTGATGGTAGCGGTATTGCTAAAATCCGTAAAGCTGTTCTGGCTAACACCATTGTGGTGTGCGATGAAGGTATGGGTATCTTCACCTTCTATTCTTCTGCGACTAATATTCCAGAAGTTTATACCCGTCGCGAAATTACCGTAGCATCCAAGAAAGATACTTCTATGGATCTGCAGTCTCTCATGAAAATGTTTGGTGGGCGTTAATCCATGATCATCATTAGCAAAACTCCAAAAATGGATGTGTTGGCAGCTATTGACCGTGAGCGTAGTCTTTGCCAGGGTCTGCTGGATACCATTCAGCTGCTTAAAGATTCAGGCACCGAAGCCGTAAACCGGGTCGAAGGTCTGGTCGAAAAGAATGCTGTCTTTAATAGCATTCAGAAAGAACTGAAACGTACGATGAGTCCACGTGCTACTCTTCTGCATGAAACAGAAGAAGCATTGAAGAACATCGTTATGTGGCTTCCTAAACTGCGTGTACGCGTTGAGAAGTCAAAGAGTTCTGTGTTCGATAAAGAAACTATCTCCTTCCGTGAGAAAGGTGTTCTGGAAACGATCTCTTCCGTTAACTTCTATACTCGCTATGCAAGTATGGTTTATGACGTTCTGTTAACCCAGGCTTATAAAGAAACCCCAATGCAGTCTTACCTGTCTAAGGTTGACCTGCAGTTCATTAACGACACTGCCAAGTACTTCATGCACTTGACTGTTAAGTTCAATGATTCGGTTTCTAACCTGGATGGCATGATTGAAGACCTGTCTGAAGAACTGTATGACGAAACGTCAGCCGGTATTCTGAAAGGTTCTCTGGGTGACAAAGCTGTTTCCCTGCAAGGTCTGGGACCACATGAACTGAACCCACTGTACTGGTGGAAAGTTGGTGTGATGAAGAAAGATGTTTCCTCTATCGCTTCTTCTCATGAGAAGATCGAAATGCTGGCATCTAAAATCGCCCGTCTGAACAACCAACGTACTGGTCAAGAAGATCCGGCTCTGGAACGCGCTATTGAAACGTACCAGAACGAGATCATCAAACACCAGGCCCGTATCATGGACATTGAGGCCCGCTACAATGGCAAGTGAGTTTAAATATCTGAAGTTCGGTCTAGCTCCTATTGCCCTGGACGTTGTGGGTAAAGGCAATGCCGAACAAGTATTTAAAAGCTTCCTCGCTTCCTATGATAACTTCCAACTGATCAACGACTCACAGGCTCACGCTGAAGTGTTCGCTATGGCTAAACGCTATATCGGAGCTAACTTCCGTAACTGGCTGATTGTGAACTTCCGCAATGGCGGCGGTGCACGTAAAGAGTTGGCTCGCAAGATCGTTGGGTTTATCAATGGTCGTATCTCTGGTCGTATGGTTATCAGTCAGATTAAGATCGACTTTAACCGTATTCAGAACCTGAGTGTCAAAGGGGAACCTATTACCAGTTCTGTCATCTATGATGAGTATGACTCAGCACGTGACAAGTGGTTGATAGAAGATGTTGATTTCTCCACTATCGAAGATCGTCACATGTACGATTTCTTTGCATTGATCGGTCCTGAGCTAACAGCCAAATTCTGTTTAAGTATGGACGGTATCTTCTATGACCACAAGCGTGATTAATGACTTGAAAATGGCCGAGATCTCCTTGGCCAAAGTTCAAGATGTTGCAAAGCTCGAAGAAGAAGCTAAAGGGATCTTATCTAATTACCGAACTTCGGTTCGTGTTAAAGAAGAGGTCTCTTCAGCTCTGGCTTCTATCGAAGCTGCTCCTGATTACAAAATAACCCCGGCAATGGCTGAGCAAGTTGATAACACTATTAATCATGCTGCTCAGTTAGTTGTTAAAGACGGGGATGTTGCAATCCAGGTTCATGGTACTGAAGCTTTCGGTATCTCTGTTACTCCAGCGGAATGGCGTAAACTGCGTACAGCAGCCTTACAGGACATTTTGGCTGACAGTTATAAAGATATCAAGCGTTGGGCTAACGCGCTCTCTGAGAACTTCCAGCGTCGCTGGATTGAGCTTATGACGTCAACTGAAGTTCTTGAGTCTCGCTTAGAGTCCCTGGACGGAACTATTGACATCATTGGTTCGATTAAACCAGGTGCTAAGAAAGTTGTTTTGTCTGAAGCGTTATCTCGTGCCATTTCTAAATCCGGTAAAGTCTTTACTAAAGACATCGGTAAAAACATTCAGGGTGAAATCAACTATATGTTTGGTTGCCTGAAAGTTTGGGAAATGGAACAGATCAAACTGAAGAACTCGATCATCCGTTATTTTGGTAATGCTCGTAATACCGACATCACTGAAATCAATCGTGAGATCCCTCGGATGTTTGATGTGAAAGCACCATCACCTGTTGAGAACCTGGTTGCCCGCCGTACTCGTGAAATGCTTGACGGTTATGTCTTTGAAGGCATCGAACTGGATCCTAAGTGGGTAGCGAAGTATAAGAAAGAGAATCCCGATGGGAATCACACTGCTTATGCTGAAATGCTTTCTCGTACCGGTTATAGTGTTTTGCTTGGTAAAGAAAACAAAATAGGTAAAACAGAAGTCGATGTGATGTCACTTTCTGAGATCTACACTTTACGCGACATCGTAGAGAAGATCATTGAACGTCTTAAAGCTATGAATGAAGAATTCGATCCGGTTAACTTTAACCCGGATGATGTTAAAGACGTTCTTGCTACTCTGAAAGAAACAAACACTTCTGAAGATCGAGCTTACCAGTACGGTATTGTCACTGCTGATTATCAATTCGACGTCAATGCATTTAAAACCGGTGTGTCAAATATGCTGACTGTTACTGCCAGCCATTTGCTCGCCCTAATTAATATCCATTTGGAGTCATACGACGTTGAACTCTGAACTGCGTGATGCAATTCGGAACCTGGATTCATCGAATGTCGCCTTTGAGGGATGTGAGTCCTTCATTGGTGACGCTCTTTCGAGTATCGGTTCCTCAATTAAAGCGGGAGCCATGGCAGGTGGACAGGCAGCTGTTGATAAAGCAACCAGCAGTCTTAAATCTGTAAACACCGCGCTTATCAAAACCCTAGGTACTCGTCGGATGCTCCTTTCTAACTTGCTGAGTCGAGTTAATAAAGGTGAGAATAAAGAAGAAATTACTTTCTCTGGTTCTTTACTGAAGAACTATTCCGAAAATGGTAAACCCAATGGGCTGGCAGGTGGTGTTGCAACCACCACAGAAATGTTCAATGACATTTTGAAGTATTGTAAAGACTTGGAAGCATACTACCATCAAGAGTTAAATCTCATTGGTGATGCTGCAGGTATAAGCGATACCGAAGAAGCTACAGCTCTACTGAGGCGGTTTGATAATCTCGTTTATCCTACCCCAAAAGGTGCTGACGAACATAACAAAGAAAGTGTAACTTGGTTGTTACCGGGTGGACGAGCTATTGTTTATCACGTTAATAGCAAGAAGTTTACTTTCGAATCTCGTGACCATGAAAAACAGGTTGGAGAGGTTACTGAATCTTTTGCTCAGAGTGAATTCAAGGAACTCATTGCTAAGCTTAATGAAATGGTCTCTGTCTATAAAGGGATCTCAGATGCCAATGCTCGCTACAGTGACTACCTTAAGAAGTACAATACTGTGGTAGGTAAAGCATCCGAACATCTAAGCTCTTTGCGTGGTGAAGTCTCCGCTTCATTACTCACTGACCTGGGTAACCGTATTGAAGGCAATACTTTGTTATTCACCTTCTACACGGGGTTCCTGGCGAAGGTGGTGATTTACCTTGACGATTATGTGGAGACATTGTCGTCTCACCTGAGTAAACAATTTAATTAAATCGTTTTAAACATCTCTTTTGAATAAGGTATTACTATGTCCTCTTTAGATCTGATTTTCGCAACCATCGCTGGTCAAGAATCCGCTGAATTCGACCTGGACAAGGTTGAGCAAATTGCCGAAGTATCTGCAGAAGAAGCAGCAGAAGCTGTTGTTGAAGCAGAAATCAAAGAAGTTGAAGCTGACGTTTCCGAACTGGAAAAAGACGTTGCTGCAACTGAAACCACCGTTGAAGCTCTGGAAGAAAAAGTTGAAGAACTGGAAGAGCATATCGACGGTATGGAAAAAATGGCTTCTGGCGAAACTCCGTTCAACAGCCAGATGTTTGCTTACCACTTCCAGAAAGGTTCTAAACTGGCTGCTCGCTTCGGTGCTCCAGTTGAACACGTTGGTGCTGAAAGCTTCGCTGACGCTTCTACCGCTAACCTGGCTGCCTTCGCTGGCCTGGAAGGTATGAAAGACGTTGTTGTTAAAGCTGGCGGTGCGATTAAGAAATTCTTCGTACAACTGTATAACCAGTTCATCGCTCTGTTCACTGGTCTGTTCAATCGCCTGAAAGGCATTGAGAAGAAAGCTGGCGTTCTGAAAACTTCCGTTGCTAACGGTAAAGTGAAAGAAGGTAAAGTACCAATGAGTGGCGCTGCTGCTAACCTGCTGGATGCTAAAGGCTCCGCTGGTTCTGCAATCCCTGCGATCGTTTCTGCTGTTGGTGATATCGTACAGATCGGTGGTACTAACCCTGCTGCTGGCGTTTCTCGCGTAATCGCTGACCTGGGCAAAATGGGTAGCAAATCTACTGGTGCTGCTGGTAACGATGTTGTTGCTAATAAAATCAAAGTGGGCGCAACCACTGTTGTTCTGCTTGAAGCCAAATCTGAAGCTGGTCTGAGCAAAACTTCCTGGACTCAGACTACCGACGCTGGTGCAGCTCTGAAAGAAGTTGACGCACTGGATAAAGGCGCTCTGTCTTCTATCTGTGATTCCGTTGCTTCCAACGCAGCTAAACTGCAGTCTGCTAAACTGAGCTCTACCGCTCTGACCAAACAGCGTGACGCAGCTATCGCGGCTGCTGAAGCTAAAGAGAAGAAAGCAGGCGGCGAAGGCGAAGGTAAAGAAGGCGGTTCTATCGCTTCTGTACGTGCCGGTCACAGCGCTGTTCTGAAGATCTCTGAGAAAGCTGTTAAGTTCGGTGGCGACATCCTGGCCGCACAGCTGCAGTTCGTTCAGGCTCACCTGGGTGGTAAAGCACCTAAAGCTGAAGACGACAAAGGCGCTGAGAAGAAAGACGAGAAAGACGACGCTAAAGCTGAGTAATCTCTCTGATTAAACTTCCATGAGAGTAGGAGCCTTCGGGCTCCTACTCTTTATGTTTGTTTATTTAGGATGTTATGATCTAACTAGAGGAACCATTATGTCAAAAGTCCTTCCAGATCCTAAGACTCCTAAAGTTTCTGCCGATTACATCTATGGCGAAAGAATGAAAGAGTACGAGGATCGTCAGAACTTCTTTCTCGATGAGAAAGTAGAAGTTAAGAAAGACGATGTCAAGGAAGAGGACAAAGAAACAGTTGATGGGCTTGAGGCACTTGTCTCTCGTTTTGTTTCTTATTCTACCGTAAAGATTCCACAACTCCCAGTGGAGTACGATGGAACTGAAGGGTGGGCTAAGAAAGGTATTGACTTTATTGTCCAGTTGGCTAAAGACTTAGTCGACTTCATCGTGAACCTTGTTAACAACCGTTTGGGTCGTATTGAGTATCGGTTAAACCGGATGTCTGTTGCGCGTAAGACTGAAGGACTCAAACTAAAAGAAGTGAAGTACCCATTAACAGTCCGCCGTTTAGTGACTCCTATGAACACGTCCACTAACCCTAACTGGATTGCTGGTGCTATCAAAGAAGCTACTGACTGGTATAAGAATATCATTGAAGCTCACAAACTGATTAATGCGATCGTTGATCGTCCTTGGTCTGAAAGTGATACTCCTGCTTCCGTTGTTACCTCGGTAACTCATCTGCTTGGAATGAAAGGTTCTAACAGCGGTACTCTGCAGAGCGCTGTTCTTCCATCCAACCGTAGATTCGTGCTGGAGTTCAATGACGATAACGTTAATGGATTCAAAATGTTCTTCCAGAACAATGACGCCATGGCGAAATTGAGATCTGAGACTTGGCTACCGTCTTCGTTCATTATGGACAACACGCTCAAATCCATTTCTGGCTCTATTAAAGATATTCGTTCTAACCAAAGCACGGTATCGCAACTGTACCGTAAGTTTGAAAAGAAAGTAAAAGAACTTGAGAACACTCGTGAAACGATTGAACCTCAACGTAAGTTCTATTCATGGTTGATTGGTTTTGACCGACGGTTACTTTCCACTAACTTACAGTTTACTATGTCAGCATTAGACGCTGGACTTGACTTTGTTAAATCCGGGGTGAAAGAATGACCGTAGACGTATTAAACATCACACTGGATGACGTCAAACGAGCCGCGGTGGATATGCACAATCAGATTAATAACCGATCTGAGAATATCCCTATGAGTCATATGACTATTACCAAAGCTCCTATTGAAGATGCCTTATACCTGAACACCGGTTCTCGTGGCGTCGGTGTAATCATGGATAAGATCCTTCTTCAGGACATTTTACCTTCTGTGGTTGATCTTCGTCCTTTCTTAACACCATCAGTTTCTGTTGGTAAAGAGTTTGGACCTGAAGATGTAGATGTCTTTAACAAACGTTATAATGCTGAAATGCTAGCCGTTGAAAAAGATATCCTTCAAGCCGCTACTACCTTTGATGTTGATCTTTTAAAGAACTGGGTTCTCTTCTGCAGAGTACTGGGTTTCTTTGAACTTGATGTCGGTGACGTAACTCTGTTTATGGCGGAGGGTAAGATGTACGTATCTGTTAACCCTACTAACGCCATTTACTCTGGCTATGTCGAGGTCCTGGTATGATCTATGAAAACAAAGATCGGTACCTGTTGGTTAAGCAGACTTTAGTCATGCTAGAAATGGCTCGCTTAAATGCGGTTGTTTCGATCAACGGTGTCAGTACCGATGTAAGTAAGCTTGAAGGCACTATCATTAACGCTCTGGCTGATATCGAGAGAAATTTCACACTCCCCCGTGAAATGATTGAAGATTCCCCAATCTATCTTGATTTAAGTTATGAGGCTGTTCTGGTAAATGGAATGAACGAACCTGTTAAGGTGGGTGATGACCGCCGTCGTCATATTCCTAATACCCCGGATGAAATGCACGATGTTATTTTCAAATACCCATCGTTCGAAAACTACGTTGCTAAATACAATGAAAACTTGAAGAACCAAAGTTTCTTTGACAAAAGCCGTAAGTTTGCTGGTGATCTAATCACCGCCAGTTCTTCAAGCATTCAGACCATCCGTAAATGGGCAGAAGGTCGTGGTGACCAGGAAATGAAACTGGGCCAGATCCTTTTATTGGTAAACATGGTGGAAACTATCGAATGGTTATTCGACTTCACCAATGCAACTTCTCGGAGACAGATCCTCAATGTCGACAACGATCCAACAAATGGATGCTGAGTTTGATATGATCGACTGGTTATATGGCGGTTTAGAATCTGTGCTTTGTGACAAGTACAACTTCGCCGCCATGTCCGGTAATGAATCATATTACTGTTATCACTTTGACATTTGGAACGGTATGGAAGCCGAAGCCACTTCCAGCTCTTCCACAACCACCACTACCTCTTCTTCAGGTTCTTCTACTGAAAAGACCACATCTACTAAATCTTCCAGTACTACTAAACCGAATGCAAGTTCCGGTGGGAAAATGAAGGCTTATGCAGATTCAGTCAAGAAGGTAGCTCAGAACCTTTATAAGAACCTTATAGACATGCTTAAGCGTGTACGTGAGTATTTCTTCGGGGAAGGTGAACAAGCTGCTGTAGAGGCTGCTAAGGACGCTACAGAGGCTGTTGAAGGTTTGAATGCACTGCAAGGTGCAGCACCTGTGCCTGATGATGCAGCTGCTCGTGATCCTAATGTCTTTATGAAAGCCCTTCAAGGCGGGGAAGAATTCCAGGAGATTCTTAAAGAGTATCCGGATTTGGCTTCTGCTATTGATAAGGTAAGCAAAGCAGCCCAGAACATCGGTAACTCTGATACCGTGGTAAAACTTCGTACTAACTACGCTGAACTGGTTAAAAGTGCCAATGCTGGTATTCAGTCTGTTGGTGGAGCTTTGCGTCGTTGTTTATCTGAAGCTGAGAAAAAGACCAACGAACTGAAAAACCCTAAAGTTCCTGAAGAGGGCGATACCACTGAAGTTAAAGAAGGTATCAAGCAGGAAAACTCTCAGGTCATTGAACAGGCCAAAGAGAACACCAAGAAAGCACGTTTGATTGGTGGGGTTCGTAATAAGCTGGTTGCTGCGTTGAACGCTGTTTCTGCTCAGTCTAAAACAGTCAAAGATAAGCCACCGCAATCTAAGTTCAAAGGTTAATATGTATTCATTCAAAGATGAACTACTTAAACAACTTCCCGAAGGTTATAAGTTCACACGTATCTACGCAACGAGTGAAACGGAAACTATTGTAGAAGCTTCTGTAAACGCTTCTAACAAGGTTTTCACCCTTCCGAAGATGGATATCTCATCTTTGTTCAAAAAGGTCCCTACGATCGCCGTAGGGACTGATTGGACATATAACGATCTGTACAAAAAGATCAGTGATATCTATTCCTTAGGTTTGGAACAGGGAATTGACTATTATAACAATGATGCGGTAAAACCTTCTGTATCGCTCAGATACGAAGAACTACCGTTATCGGTAGACAGTTATGGCTATTATGGGAATATCCCGTGTCACGTCGTTATAGGAACTCTTATGGGTATCTCTAACGAAGTACAGCGAGATCTCCGTAGTAACATGGCTCCTTACCTGAAAGCGCTCAAACTGCAGTCCTTCCTAATGTCTAAACGTTTTGGATGTGTCAGTGGTTCTAACTTCATAGGAGACCGATTCAGTGGGTCATTCATTGAAGCTATTAGTGAGCAAGCAAAGCAAGAGCTCGATGAGACGGTTAGCCATCACCTTAGTAGTGTGCTCCGTAATTCTGTCATTGACTTTTTCTTTAGCGACGGGTTATCTGATATTTGTTCTCTTAAGAACTCTTCTAGTGAGGTTTTCTTAATCCGTGTTAAAACAACTCCTAATGACATTCCAATAATTTCTAACGAGACTATTGATCTTGAGACTAGTAACTCGAAAGGGTTGTTAGTTGGAATGAGATTGAGAATGTCGGAGAATCCGGATGAGGGGAAGGGGGAAATTAATATACAGCAGAGCGATAGCGATATCTCTGTTCTATCTGTTCCTCCAGAGGAGAGTACTGAAGAAGTTACTCCCGCTCCAGTTAAGAAAACAAGAAAGAAGAAATCATGAACAGTACAGAACTAGTTTAAACAAATCCTCTTACTCCTTTAATTAGGGGTAAGGGGTTTGATGTTATGATTGTCTTGGAAGAGGAATTACTATGATCAAAGTTAAGATTCCTGCTTATGAGAGTTATCGCAATGGAGTTAGACCTGCTGTATTAACTTCATTGAAACAAATGCTTGAATACATGGATATAGGTACGAATCACAAAATCTATTTCAATGGGGAAGCAGAGGTTTCGAAACTCTTAGGCGGTGAATATGACGACAGGCGTGGAGCTGATACAGGTACGGACTATGGGTTCGATAATAAGATCTTTGTCGAATTAGATCGTGAAGCTGGGGAATACAACGATGACTTGGATGGATTAACCGGAGACGGTACCGTTCCACCAGTTTGGGTGTGTCCAATTACCGGTTCCCGTATTACACCAAAGTTCAATACTAAAAAGCTTCGTGTCACTGTCAACCACTATTACAAAGATCGAACTACCGCTCAACGTAACTGGAATAATATCCGCGCTAAAACGCTCGGTATTCGTCAGAACAGTTTATTTGAGTGTGAGACACACTACCCTCTCATTCACGCTCCTATGGAGTGTTACAAAGAGATCTTTGACCGTTTAGTGAAAGCTAACCAACTCCCAGCTGATAAAGACTTTATTGACTGGATGTTTGAGAACACAAAAAACAGTTTACCAGCTATTATCAGGAACATCATTGGTAACAACCCAGCATTCGTCTTTAAACAGCGTATTGCAGAAGTTGGGATCAATGTGGAAAACCCAAGTAACGCTTACGTTAACAAGGGTGCCTATATCGGTAAGTATGAAGTGAGTTGGTCTTATTGGTTCTACTGGTCGGAACATACTGAGTGGATCTTTGAATATCCCATGCAGATCTTCCAACAGCCAATGCCGCTTAAGTTTATTCCTGAAAACTTTACTCAGAATAAATTTGATTACGCGACTAACCGTTTTTATGAATCTGCTGTTTCTCAACGTGTCTTTGATTATGCGAAGAACCAGGATCCATTCTACCACGTACTTCCTGACATGGATGACTACCGTCCACCAGTGATAAGTTGGATCAGTAACCAACTTCAGGTGATGGTGGGGATGGATGATGTTGATGATCAAGTGATCTTTAACATTACCGACATCCAAGGATTCGATTGGAATCCAACCGTTCTTCACTACTTACTCAAGTACCATGACAAAGTCACTACCCGACATAAGAGTCCATTACAGATTCACGTGTGGTCTGACGACACCCAGGTGTTAGAAGAACAAGTTGTCTTGGAAGAGAACGGGGATTTGCGGTTAACACGTAAACCGAGAATGGCGAGTATCTATCGTGTTACTATGGCGTTTGACTATGCACTTCGTCTGTATGATGAAGAAGCTATTACAGACATCACCAGTGACCCAGAGTTCGGTAAATGGATTATCGGCATACTCTTCCCACAATACCCCCTCCCCGATGATTTCGGAGAAGGAGGCTTTAATGATTGGTGGGATGTTCATAACGGTGTTGAGGTAGGAGATGGGGACCCAGTCTATCCATTCCCTAATGGCATGTTGGGTTCATTGATTATCGGTCATCCAACTGAGTCATACGCTAAATATAAATCACTAATGCAACAAGGTACTATAGATGGCACAGACTATTATCGGCCAAACTCCGGCACCTACTCCTAAGGAAACCATACTTCCTGAGTCATACCGACACACTCTCGTTGAGTCCAGGTATATCCCTCATACAAGTATGTTGTCTGCTGTTCCTGGTGAACCGGCACTCACAGAGTACTATCGTGGGTCGTATGGTCAAAGCGAAGAACAACTTGGTTTCCAACCTGATTCCATTGAAACGTACCAGTCGTATAAACGTATCAATAACTTCATTATGAAGGTGGATGACGGAAAGGGTAGTTTTAACTTTGATCCTGAAAAGGCTCAATCTATTCACATTCTTCAAGCATATGTCTTGTTTGACTTAACGCCAAACATTGGTGATTTGTTCATTAAAGATATTGGGGATGGTAAAGCTGGTTTGTACATGATCAATGTACAGCCTGAAACTATGACTATTCATGCTGATAAATGTTATCGTATTGAAGCTCAGCTCCAGTGTGAAGTTACAGCCAAGATCTACGGGTATCTATCCAGTCAAGTCATTGAAGAGTTGTATTACTCTAAAGACTCTGCCATCGGCGGTGGTAATGCAGTACTGACCAAAACAGACTTTGATCTGAATGGTCGACTGTATGACATGATGGCAGCTATTGTTGATGACATTCTGGGTAACTATTACTTCTCGGAAGAAAGCACTATTGTTATTCCGAATGAAGAGAAAGATATTCTCTATGATCCGTATCTTGCCAAGTTCTTGAGTTACGTTATTCCGCATAACCTTTTGGGTGCTCGTAACAAGATCGAAACCATCAGTGTGAACTACTACACTGGTGACCGCAAGATGCAAGAACCGTTAACCATATGGGATATGTTCTACCGTAACGATTTCAGTAATCCGAAACGTTATAAGCAAGAATTCTATACTCATACACGTTCATCACTTATTAACACTCGCTATTACGGTAACGTCTTCTTCTCCAAAATGGACCGTGCTATTCTGGTTCATAAAGAAGGTGCGTCTAAATATCCGTACATGTATACAGGTGCTGTTGTGCCAATTGGTCCTAATGTGGTTCCTAAACCTAATCCGGAAGGAACTCCACATACCTACTTCTTCGGAGATGATTTCTACGAATTTGGTGGGACCGAAACTCAACAGTTTATTTGGAAGATGTTCAAAGATAAAACAATGGATAAAGCCGGACTGATGAAAGTTCTGGAAAACTATTGGAGTCTTGATGAACTGAACAAACTGTATATGGCGGGTATTTATATTGGTGCGATTAAAACAGCACTGATCACTAACAGCCAATATACCTAAGGTAAACTTAATGGATACGAATCGTTATATGTACGTCAGAGGTGAACTGGTTAAGCTTCACCGTATCTTGACAGAAGAACACTTCATTGTCATTATGCCAACCACTTCGTTTATGACTCTCAGACAGTTGGAGCACTATAAAGAGCACCAACCTATCGTTGGGTTCGAGTCATTAGAAACCCCGATGGAACGACCGTATTCCATTATGAAAATCTTAGAAGCATTCGTACATATGGGGGATGAAGCGCAAGTATACTTCCGTTATCCCAGAAAGGACATCCCCCGTATTTATGAATCAATCCAGGATTGGATTCGGTATTGGGTTGAAATCAAACGTAACTCCGGTTATCTTAGAACACCTCCAATTGAAGAACTGGAGTTGATCGAGAAGTTGGCCCGACATATCTTTACAGATTACTCCCACTACCACTACACCAAAATTTTCGATACGCTTAATGTTAAATCTTCAGAGTCCATGACTCTGCTTGATGTGCTTAAGGGTAGAATGATGTACGGTAACGACATTGACGAACCGATCTCGTACATTTCATATCTTGACGAATACAAATCCCAAACAGGGTACCACTCCACTGTCGCGTCGCAAGTATACAGTGGATTTGGCGGAGGCATGTAATGTTATCCACACAGATAGCGGCGCTATTAAGTCAAGCGTCATTAACATCAAAGATCTCCAATGACATTGCGGAGATTACCGTTCTATCGGCAATCATCATCACCCCCAAGAAACAAATTAAAGTTATGGGGGTAGATGGATTACAGGAGCGTGGAGACTTTGTAAAGAACCGTTGTGATATGGTTCTTGCAAGTTTCCGTATCCAGCCTGGTATCTACAATAATGACATTGTCCCTTACCGTGATGATTTAGAAGTCCATCTCTTTATTGAGAGCGGTGGGAACTCTAAGATGCGACAGTTTGTTGGGGTTCCGTTACTTGACAAGGATGTTCGCCCAGAATCCAATAATACCGATAACAACAACATGGCGGCACAGGACTTCATGACAATGATTCCTTATTCGTTCCAGTTGATCGATAAAGGGTTCGCTAAACTTAAGAACATTCAGGTGTCTAACATCTACCAGATGAGTAACCCTGCTGATGTTCTCGCTACAGTCATGGAAGAGGAAACCAAGAAAGCAGGGTTAACTGGGTACGATACTTATAAAGGTATCTACATGCATAAGCCTGTAGATAATACCAACAAGTACCGCCAGATCATCCTTCCTTCTGGAACCCGTCTGGTCGACGTCCCCACTATCCTTCAAAACCATAATGAGTACGGTGTCTATTCAAAAGGTCTTTGTTGTTATTATAAACAAAACTATTGGTGGATGGTTCCGTTGTTCAACACAACACTTGCCGACTCTCATAAACGACCGATTGACATTATCAGGCTTCCTCAAAATAAGATTCCTGATTTGAAGTCTACGTTCTATGCTTCTGATGTCGCAATCACTATCCTGGCGGCAGGTGATGCGAAACACCACGATGGTGCGGATATCCGTAAGCAGAACAAAGGTTCTGGCCAACGACTAATTATGGGCGATGCCGTCTCTGGTGATACCGGGTACCATTATAACAACGGTCGTGCGATCACTACCCGTGCTGACTCCATGCAGGAATATAAGCTCTCTGACCGTCGTGACGGAGAAGAGTATGTTCCGCTTAACCCTAACCCTACTGGAAACGTTTGTGCGGCTCTTACAAGCAACGCAATCAACGAAGGTGAGGTAATAGAGGTAGAGTGGCGTAATGGCGATGTAGGGTACTTAGAACCCGGTCATCCTATTCGTTATCAGTACATGGAGAATGATCAATCCATGAAAGTTAGAAAAGGCGTATTGCTTGGGTATAAGTGTGACTATCTCCCAATCACTTCAGATACATCTCCTGACATGAAACGCACTACTATCTTGTACCTGTTCTTAAAACGAGCAGCAAAATACAAAGTAGAAGAAACAGCATAATACCTAACTCTACTACCGCGAGGTAGTAGAGTTAGTATTCACCTATTATGCGACCATATCGTCAAAGTCTGAGCCACCGCCCATTGCTTCACTTCTGTGTGATAATGATTTACGGAATGTCTTTTTCTCAAAGTTAACGTCGTGTACTAAACCGTTATGTGAATCAAGAGGATAGATAAAGAATCGTTGAGATTCCTGAGCACCTTCACCACGCATCTTACCAACGTAACCGGTAAAGAAGCATTCGTTGTTTTGGAGCTTAGCTACGTGAGCACCAATAACACAGTCTACTTCGTTCGTCAGTTTGGTTGAACCTTCTGTCATGGACTTACCGCCAACATCACGGATGAAGTATGCTTCTGAATCATCATCCTGCTCACGGATATATTTCTTAGCATCCGGGTTAAGCTGGTGTGGTGTGATAAAGATAGAACCACGAGAGGTAAAGAAGTTACGAGCACGGTTGTAAAGGTTCTGTAATTTATCAGAACGCGATTCACCAACACAACCGGTCAAGTCTGCCATACCCAGATAGTCATAAGCGGCACAGATGATTTCGTGACCTTTCAGTTCTAAGGTACGAACACGCTGGCAAATCTCATGAATGTTATCGTGGGTTGGGTTAACGCGGTAGAACTTAAATGCCCAACCGTTCTCGGCAAAGGTATCAATGATTGTTTCTACTACGTCATTGGTGGACGCTTTAAAGAAGTCTGGCTTGGTGCCAGTCTTCGCAGTAACAAACAACTCATACATACGTTTGAAGATTAGACCTAAACTATCCTCAGCTGACATCAGGACAACAGTTGGAATCTTAGTCTTGTTACGAAGCATCGGTTTGTTATATAGAGGAATAGACGCGATGATATGAGCCAGGAAGAAAGACTTACCGCGGTTGGTAAGTGCTTCGATCATGTACATCAAACCACGACGTAATCCACAGTCAGGCCACAGTGCTTCGTTCAAACCTGCCAGACCGGTTTTGATAATACCTTCTGGACTGATTTCGATTTTGAGTTGGTTGATGACGTCTTTGATTGAATCAGGGTTATCTGACCCTGTAGCTTCGACCACAGCTTTGTCGTAATTGTTTTCATTAAGATCGTTAATCTTAGCGTCAATCAGTTCACTCAATTTAATCCAGTCATCTTTACTTAGATCTTGTTCACCTTCAAACATGACTGGTCTAACCATGGTTCTGAATTGGTTAGCGAACTTACCTTTGTTATCAACGTCTTTTAACTCTTTAATAATTTGAAAGATGAGTTGACGTGAGTCTTCTGAACCTAAATCGGTTTTGAATGCATCCCCTAATACTTTCTCTAATTCCGGAGAAAGAATAATAATCTCTGCTATCATAGAAGACATCAATGATGTTATGATATTAGAGTCCTCGGGCTGTTCGCTTATCCACGATAGCAACTTACGCAATTTTGATTCTGTCTTCTTGTCATTCTGTACAAGACTTTCCTTGCTCTTAGGAATTTCTTCAGCCAGCAATAACAATTCGTCCATTAAGTCCTTGTCTTTTAAGCGCCATGCTTGAAACATTGCCGTGGCGATTTTGACCAGACGAATCAGGTTGTTCATGTAAAGCTCCTCGGTTTAAAATTTGTTAAGGTAATGTATATGATCTTTAAGTTAGGAGATAAAGAAGTCGAGGTATACTTTTTACAAGCTCACCACCTCGATCTTTTGAATTCTTACAATATCGATCTTTCTCAGTTGCCATATTTGCCACGCTGCAAAGAGGTGACAGATGAGGATTGTCTCGACTGGCTCAAGTACCAAAGGGCTGTTGAGAAACAATACTGTGGTTTTAAGAGTACAACTTATGATTACGCCGGTAATATTAAAATCGGAAACATTAATCGTGAAGGTGTAATCTATAAAGCAAAATATGATGAAGTATTGAATGGCGACTTCAGTGTTAATTTAGATAGTAAGTGTTACTATCATGAATTCAATGGGAAGCTTTTCATTCTCATTAGTAATAATACTGTGAACAGTACGTTGTTCAAACCAGTACAGGGGAATCTGGCCAGTTCTCTTTATCAGTCCCTGCTCCAGGCCTTTAGTATGTTTGAACTGTACTTCCGTGAGAACACTACTCTTAAGGAGACAGTGGCTGAAAGGAAACACATTGACCTCGGTTTTGTGCTTTCTAAAGTGTTGTAGTATTAGTAATACTTTGTGTAACAGTGATGAATCCAGCGCTGAGTCTATCTTATGCGTAAAAATACACACTGACGCGAACAAATATATTTGTTTTCAAAAGTCTTTTCGTTAAAAGGTAATTATCAATGGAACAGAATAAATTCCGCTTCAAGACTTCCAAAGCTGGCGGCGATCTTAAAGCAATCATTAATGGTATCGCGTCTGGCCGTCTGACTGAAGCTAAAGGCGATCTTACCTCGATCGTCGGCAACGAGTCTATGACCTCTACGCTGAAAACTCTGCAAAGTGGCATGACCTACGGTCAGCAGGCAGCAGTTGCTTCTGCTATCGAAGGTGCTAGCAACAACGGTAACTTCCAAACTCGCGCTGAACAACTGCGTGACATGATTAAACACGGCGGTATGGAATCCTTCTCCATGCAGATGGACGCTGGTGCAGTAGCTCGTCAGAAAGCTGCTACCATCGAACTGAACGCCCGTTCTAACCGTCAGTGGGAAGCTGCCGAAACTCTGTACCCAACTCTGGTTGTTCCTTATGACCAGGAAGCGCTGGTTCTGCCAATCGACATCGCTGGTGTTGGTGCATACAACAGCTCTGGCAATGCCAACGAAGCTTTTGAAGATCTGCGTCCAATCGCATCCGTTCTGTCTGACAGCAAATTCAACGCTGGCGACGATCTGAAACTGGTACCTGTGTTGCCTGCCAACCCGGCTGATGCTAACGCAGCAATGTTCGTTCCTTCTGCTGACTTCACTCCGTGGGATGCTACCTACGATGCGAACGATCTGCTGAAACGTGAATCCCACAAAACGAACTACCTGGCGATCCGCAAAATCAACAACCTGCTGTCCCTGTGCCGTGCACCTGGTTCCGCTGCGTTCGAACAGAACGATGAAATCGAATCTTCTTCTATCCGCCTGGATAGCCTGCTGCTGAAAGTGAAAACTAAAGACGGCGAAGGTTTCGTAACTCTGGACACCAGCAACATGTCTGGCGTTGCAGCACGTCCTTCTACTGGCGTGACTTCTGACGAAAAACGTCAGATCAACTTCGTTCTGAACAACCTGGCTGTAACTCAGCTGAAAGACGCAGCTGGTGCATCAACCACTCTGTTCAAATCTCTGCAAGACGCTGGCCTGAAAGTGTTCGTTTCCCTGGAACTGAGCGCTACCTACCATCGTTCTACCCGTACCTGGTCTCCAACTGTATCTCCAGTTGCTATTGCTTACGTTATCAACCGTGACGGTGATCGTCTGGTAGTTGGTTCTTCTGCAATGCCTGAAGATGTTGCGACCCTGATTACTGCTCAGGCGCTGGATGCAAGCATCCACGGTGTTCTGCTGAAAATGAACCACGCTAACACCAACCGTAGCCGTTATGGTACTACTGTTGTATACGCTAACACTCAGAAAACGTACAACATTAACCGTCGTCAGCCGATCTCTGTTAAGTACCCAATGCTGGATACTGATAACAACGCTGATGTTCTGGCTATGCTGGTCCAGCAGATGGACATCATGGTTACCCGTAACATGTCTCATGACGCATTCAAAGCTGCCAACGCGCACTTCGATTACGTTTACGACAACAACGGTATGAAGATTGTCAACATCAACGATGACTCTTCTTCTGTACTGCCTGGTCAGCACTTCCTGGGTACTGTCGGTATCGAAACTACGATCGATCTGATCAAAGAAGTTTCTACTCTGGACAGCAAAGACACCCTGGACAACATCCGTGCTGCCCTGGTTAACAAAATCTACGACATCATCACCGGTCTGCGTATCCGTTCAAACCTGTCCGCATTGAAAGAGCTGGATGGTCGTTCTGAAGAATACGACATCGTTGCACACGCAGCGCTGGCTCCGTTCCTGATGACTGTTGGTGATTACCGTACCTTCGGTACCAACATCAAGTTCAACATCGTTGAAACGAACATCGATTCCGAAATCGGTCGTATGTGGGTTGTTCCTAAGTCTCAGACTAAGAACGGCGACATCGACATCTTCGGCGGCATGGGTATCTGTGTCACCAAAGAGCTGCTGGTAATCGAAGGTTCTGTACAACAGTCTGATCGTCAGTACCGCATGATCATCACTCAGCCTGCTTACCAGCACCACTCTCTGTGCCCGGTAGCTGGTCGTCTGACCATCGCTGACATCGATAAACTGATGGGCGATGACGGTCTGATCTCTCAGGTGAACAAACACCTGGTTGAAGTGACTGGTACCCTGGACACTGGCGCAGCTGCTGGTTCTCAGGAAATCCCGGTTGAGATTCCATAATAGAATCTTTCCCTGGTAAAAAGCATTAAAGCTTGAATCCTCCTACCTCACCTTCGGGTGGGGTAGGGGGTTTTTGCTGTTTTGGTTTTAGATCTCTATATAAATTTAGGCAGATATTATCTACAGGTAGGTATACGTATATTTATTTAAATGTATTATAGAGGATAACAACTTGGCTACAGTGTCCGGTGATACCTGGCACCCAGACCGTCATTCCCCTTATATGAACGCAGTGGAGTACTTCAACTATACTAACAAGGATATCACACTGGTCGATGATTTCGGCTGTGAGACAGAATTGTTGGGAAGAGAAGAGCGCCCCTTTGATGTTAATGATCGTGGCTATATTATTATCCGCGTTACTCGTTTGGTTGATCCCCGTCGAGTGCGTGTTACTGATAATAAAGCAACACATGAGATCGATCAGATCTTCCTTAATGAACTGAGGAATCAGATTGCATCTCGTCGTGAGAAGATCACTGAGGGTTTGTCTGGGTATAACCAGTGTAAGTTAACGGTACAGTTTGAAATTAGACTGTTTCCGAAAGGCAGTACTATTAACTACAAGTCCGATCTTTTAGGGATCGTGATCAAAGAGTCTGAGGATTATAATACTCCGACTTTCGTAGCAACCCCGCAAGGTTATATCGATAACGTAATGGTTAAAGATCTAGCTGAGCTGGACAGTAAAGATGACGGTGGAGTGGACAAAGGTGTAAGAACCATTTGCTCTGCACGTCTTGTAGACAATCACAGACGAATTGGTACGCTCTGGACCAACATGTATGGTACAGCGACCAAAGTCGAACCAGTAATCGATGAGGAGCAACAAGAAGGGCTATACTTAGCCGGTGGACATCATTTAGAAATCAAGAAGTTTCTTTCAATAGAAGAATTATTAGATAGTAAAGTGCTCATAGCCCACGGACTCTTTAGTACCGAGCTTGAGTGTCGAAAGAATAGCACAGGAGAATACACCGCTTCGGTTATTACCGAGAGAGATAAGACAAAGAAAGAGAACCGTTCTCTCAGAGACGAGAACACTAAGCTGTCTAACAAAGTGACTGTCCTAGAGATGGACTCTAAAGCAGAGAAAATCAATAAGGCACACAGTGAGTACAAACATACTCGAAGTTACGATAGCATGAAAGATTACTATGACAACAATGTTCTAGCGTCAGGTAGTAGGATCATTGATAAAATTATCCTGCTAATCAAATCGGGAATATCGTTGTTAACTGCATTTAAGTTAATAAAGGCATTTATATAGAGGAGTAGTATATGGATCCGCAAGTTCTCAAAAGAACCGCCAAAGCGCGTGGTGGTTTTACTAAGGAACTGTTCGACTGGCATAAGCGAGATATGGATCGGATCATACCTCATCTTCAACTTTCTTTCAGTAACATGTTTCGCTCCCTGAAAGAAAAGGGATATCACTTTGATGGCATAGAACCTGTATGTCCGCTGGAGTTCTTTAACTCTATCACGCGGTCATCCAGTAGTGGAACTAAAGATTTTGAAATCGCTAAGAACTCGTTCTTCGGTATCAAGATCAATAACCACTTTGTAGATCCAATAACCGGCGTTCACTCCGAACTGAAATGCCCGTTAATGTTTCTGCCGTATACCAATAATCATGGTGACATCTTTACACGAAATAGTACGTATTCACTTCAGTATGTTTTATCTGAACGTGGACCTTCTGTCGATGGCGGTCGAGAGAAAACGATCTTTATTCGTGTGCTGGGTTATAAGTTTAAGGTTACGAAAGAGATTCACACCTTTAACCGTGTGTATCGTAACGGGATGAACATCGGTACGTCAGCTATCAACATGACCTTACCAGCTAACCGTTTCTATAACTCTCGTAACGATCGCAAGATCACCAGTAAGAAAGTACCAATTCCATTGCTGGCCTGGTATGTGTTCGGTAAATATGGATTCACCCACTGCATGCGTGAGTTTGCGGAATGTGAGTTTATGATCGACACCATGGATACCTTAGTTGACATCTGTCCTAAAGATGAAGGCTGGGAGATCTATGCTAACACTGCGTCAATCCATCCAAAAGCTTTTGACCGTCCAAAGGGAACTCCATTACTGGAAGAACCGGCGATCGCAATTAAGAGCCGTAATAAAGGTGGTGAGATCAGTAACCTGGCATTGCAGTATGCTGCGGGACTGTTATTCATGTTTGGTGTGTTCAGCCATGAGCTGGATGTACGCCGCCTGGATGATATCAATTACTGGCGTTGGATTATCGGTCGTTGTTCCATACGTCTTCCAAACAAAACTGCCCCAGATGTTTATCTGCGTCAGATGAATGAGCACTTCAGCTCAGTGGAAGAATATGCGGACGATATCACTATCGATAAGTATAACAAGTTCGACATCGAAGTTCGTGACACATATGAGTTGCTGAACTACTTGATGATGAACTATTCCAACCTGATCAAACTTTATGACCCAGCGGATATGCTACATAAAGAGTTGGCCTCTATGGAATTCCTCGTGGACTTCCTGATTCACCAGGCGAACGACTTTAAGTTCATGATCCGTAATAAGTCGAACATCACACCGAAGATTATCAACCGTGAACTGGATGCGCACTTCCGGTTATTCAACGCTGATAAGTCGGTACGTGAAAACAACACCATCCTCGAACAGACCGGTACTGATAACCCGTTCATTGACTATGGTGCTGGGATTATTCTTCAAACCAAATCGACGGTTAACCGCGGACCTGGTAAGAAGAAAGAAGAGTTCGATGCAAACCACCCTGGTAGTATGATCCATGCATCACAGCCGTTTGTGGTGTCTTATCAATACGCCAGCAAACCTAACCCGGATGGCCGTGGTATGTTGCAGCCTCGTGTGTATTTAGTACAAGGCCGTTATACCTCACTTCGTCCTGAAGACCGTGATCTTTACGAATCCGTTAAGCACCGTCTTAAGAATAGAGAAAGCTTCGGCACTCCCCAAGTACTTAAAGGGGGTGGTAAAGCAGAATAACCAAATTAAAAATATAGAGAGAAAGCAATGAACCCGAATCCACAAGTACTGCGCGGCGCACAAACAAATACCCAAGTTAACCAACCACTTGGGACTACTCAACCACAACAGCAAACCGCTCCACAAAACCCACTGAATAACTTGGCGGCACTGGCAGCTCGTTTCTCCGGCAACGCTAATGGTCAAGGGACTAACAGCAACCTCTATAATTTCGCCGGTAACAAATCTGGTCACATGACCGGACTGTTTGCCATGGATGAAAGTATGGCGGAAGAGCAGATGAAAACCCAAGCCCTTACAGAGGGTGGTCAATATGCAGGTAGTATTGCCAATATCCTTCTGAGGCGTTCTGGTAAACATCCGTTCTATCATTCCCTTCAGGCAGCAATGGATCGTTTCAAAACTCCAATCAAAGGCGGGAACCAAGAGCAAGGGTTCGTTGACTTTGTAAACGAGTTGAACTTCAACCAGGCACTGTATAACTTTGTCTGTTTACAAGTTGCTATTCAGTACGGTATTGAATTTGCAATGTTGGTAACATCTGGCGATGATCGGATACGAGACCCAAGTGCTCGTGATCTTCAGACAGGTCTTCTTTATCGCGTGGCTTGCGATACAATTTGGATGCAGTATTTTGACTGGATTAGTAACAACCCGGAAGGAACACAGTTGTTCCATCGTCTGAGCCAACGTGCTCGTGAAAGTGCGATTAAAAATGATCAGATTATTCCGGAAATGATCATGCAACGTTATACCTGGGGATTGCAACAATGTCCATGGCGTGGTGGGCGTATTGCAGAAATGCAAGGTCGTCAACAAGCTGGTTCCCCAATTCTCGATGTTGTTACTCCTACTGACTTAGGTTTCGGTGGTTCATTCCATAACCCTAATAGCCTGTTCGGAGACAACGGTGGTAATCAGGAAAATATCGATGTAGAAGGTACTCGCGAAATGTGGGCCTACATCCATCGTAAAGCTTCTGCTAAAATGCAGGACATGCAACAAGGCGCTGGCTTTGCTCATGCTGTAGATGCTCCACCTGCTGTAATCTATAGCAACTATGACAAGCCTGAGCTTCGTCTTTCTGATATCACAGTTGAGAACCGTCATCAATATAGCTTGAATGATTATGGTGTTCAAGTTCCTGGGACGGATTGGTGGATTATCAAGAATGAAAATATGGCTTACATCGGTCGCGTATTACGCCTGCCAGATGGATCCACTCTTCGTCTCCTTGATACTCGTTGCGTTGGTACGGTTCCGGTCTATCGTATTAACTGGCATAGTGGGTCGCTTGAATATAAGCTGATTCCACATAAACTTCAGATGGTGGATGTGATGGAAGCTTTAATTAGTGATCCTTCAAAACTTCTTCCTTATATGTATGAGGAAGATGGTATCCAGAAAACTACATTCGATCTGAATGTGATGGAAACCAACAAATTTATCAACGACGGTAAGATCATCCCAGTTGGTGAATTAAAAGAATTGGAGCGTCAGCCTAATATGTTGATTGCTTCCAAAGCTGCAGATCTAACCCGTGAAAATGATCAAGTCATGGGAATCATGACTACCCTGGTAAAACAGCACGATCCTAAGAACAAACTGGACGCGTTCGTATTACCAACCCTGCTGAACCGTGATTTCAAAATGGAAGACGATACCAATATGGATTCCTTCTATGAATCATTCGGTCGTATGGTAAAAGGTGGTAATGAAGGAATAAAAGATACCGGTCGTATTCTCCGCTCCATTCGTGTTGCGCTGAATGATTATCAGGATACTGAGTTCGCTGGTTTCGTAGTGCCGTATGTAACTAACCTGTTCAACCGTTTCCTGGTAGAATGTCGTGGTTATCATGAAACTCGTGATGACTTCAATGCTGCTAACGGTGAAGGTTGTTATCTGCGTTCCAAACATGTGTTTGATGACCTGGAAGAGATTATTGAGCTGCTAGGCGAAAAAGACCCAGCAACTCTGGCTGCATTCATGTCATTTGAAACAAATGAGTTCTTCCGTGACAACCTGGAAATTCTGTTACCACGTGAGAAAGCTCAGTCTAAACTGGAAGCTCTCTTCGGTAAAGAAGATCCTGAATTACTTCCGGCATTGAAAGCTAATGCTGACAAGACAATTGTAATGACTCGCGAAACCGTGATCATTGAAGTTAAGAAACAAGTTCCACCGCGTCAGTGTGAACAAGTTATTCTGAAAGCTTCTGGTAACCCAATGTTCTTTGCTGTGGTGAAAGAAGCACTGAAGAAATCGGCCAAGCACTTTGGTCCGACCCCACAAGTTCTGATTCGTTTCCATAACGATACTGACCGTAAGATCTGGGTGGCTACGCCGAGCGATTTCGATCCTCAGCATGTTATCCATTTGCGTGCTGTAGATCAGGTTTGTAATCTGGTTCATCCATACCCGGTTGTAAGCTAATCCAAATGAGAGAATCGGGCGAAAGCTCGGTTCTCTCTATGCTTACTAAAGTCACTGTAGTGGCTTTTATTATATAGATAGATAATGTTCTGTCTTTATTGTAAAAGCTTCTGAGAATGCTTTATATTGCGCTTAAACTATACACAGGAATAACAAATGAAAACCTTTACAACTTCTATCTTCGTACCTGCTAAATTCAAAGCTGAATTGAACGCCATGCAGGAAATGGAGATCTCTCGTAAGTTGTTTAACCGTGCAATTCCGATCACTGATGATCTTGGTACGGGTGCTTTAGATGATTTAAAATCAGACGAGGAATTTATCCTTATCGTTAACGGTGAAGTTGAGAAACATCATCTCAAAATGAAAGTCTCAGCTCACGGTGCCGGTAAACCTCGTGTGATGTTTGTGGAACCTGAACTTCCAGAAGTTAAACGTTTTATTGAGTGGCGTATTGATCAAACTAAACGCATGGCTCAAAAGAATAAAACACAATACCAATTACGTAACTTCACTACTGTCGATCTTCGTCGTCTCATTCGCAGTGCTTTTGTTGGACGAGAATGTAACCACGTTAACTATCGTTGAGGTATTATGAACGCTATAGATATTACCAAACAAATAGGTGTGCTTATTCCGCCTATTAAATTAGAGAAAGAATCTACTCTTGTTGATAATTATCTCCACTATCCACCTAAAAAGACATTATGGCTTAATGACATAACTCAGGACCACAAAGATTTATTAACCCCAGATGAGTTATCAGTTATACTTTTATTTATTCATCTTGGTGGGTGTGGCGGGGATGCAGCTTTGAAAGTGCAAAATAAAATGTGGGATAGGTATCGTGGAAAATCTATTAGCATGTTAAAGACTGCCATTAAAAAGTGCGGCTGGAAACCAGAAGAAGTTTTGTGGGATATGTATCCCATCGGTTATAAACCTAATGGAGGTTCATCATGCCTATCGTAACCAGATTAGAAAAGTTAACTCATACCGCCATATCAGCAGATGTATACTACTCTTTATCAAGAGAAGCACAACTCGCTGTAAACGCCTTTATTGATTTGGGTGGTAAAGGGTGGGAGACTGCATTAGAAATGCAGGATCAGCTCTGGGAGACTCAGAGAGGGCGTTCTATTGGTCATCTGCGTTGGGCTTTAGAACTGGCTAAGATCGATGAATCAACCCTCCTGGTTTGGACCCGCAAATATAATACTAATGAGAAAGTGATATGTCAAGAGAAACCGAAGTTCTCAATAACGAAGGTTCTGAAGAACATCTTATCGAAGTAGAAGAAGCTCAATGGGAAACCAACTGCGTTGAGGGCTCTCGTAAGTTCAGAGCCTTTATAATTGAGCTAGCAGGCGGACTTGCAGATACCGGCCTAATAGAAACCCAATTTAACGACATGTTGTTTGTATATAAAACGCATATCACTAATGGGGTAAGTGTTGAAGAAACAATGCGGCATATCTATGATGGATATGAAGGTGATGAGCTCCTTCCACTTGAACGTAAAGATATCGATAAGTTATTTATTCTTTACTTCGAATCTATAGGGTTTAATCCCAACGTCTGGATAAAAAGTAGTTCAGATTTCAGTTGAAAAGAAAGTCAGACCTATATTACTAAAGTGTATAGAAGAACAAGTATTTTCTATAGTAAACAATAACCCTTAAATCACATAGTTAAAAGGAATATATCATGTCTAACAAAAACAACTCTCAGAACCACGCTAACAACGGCAACAACAATGGCGCTGAAGTTAAAGTTGATCACATTGCTCCAGCAGTAGCTGCTGGCGTTGAAGTTATTGAAGCAGCACCGGAGAACAATGGCATGAACGTTGATGAAAAAGCAGCAGCAGCAGTATTGGCTGCAACAGCAACTGAATCTGTAAACCTGGGTTGGAAAGATATCGGCGTTGGCTCAGTACTGGGTGGCTTCGCTACTTTCGCTCGTCGTACCGCAACCAAACTGATGGTTGAAGGTTACAATGAAACCACTGGCGATACTATCGAATCTGATAGCTGGGGTTCAATCGCTGCACACACTGCGGCATCTGCGGTAGCTACCGGCGCAATCGTTGGTGTTCTTCAGAAGACTGTAATGAAAGATATGCACCCGATCAAACAGGGCGGTATCGTAATCGTAACTTCTCAGGCTGTTAACCTGATCGACGCAATCGTTGGTGATATGGCTGCCAATGCAATCGTCGGCGGTAAAGCTAAGCTGACTGATATGTTCAGCAAAGAAGAACCAGTCGTTGTAGCTGAAGAAGCATAACAGCATAAACTCCTACTACCCATTTGGGTAGTAGGAGTTATACTTAATTACTTATTTTTTTTTGTTTAGTCAGACCAAAGGTCGTCAGCTTTATTACTTGGTTCAGTACCAGCTTCTGTAGCCTGCTGCTCTAACTGTTGCTCTTCAGAAGTTTTTGTTTCAACTTCTTCTTGAGGGTTCTCTTCCTGAGGAACTTCCTCTTGAGGGACTTCTTCCTGTGGAACTTCTCCACCTTCTACCTGAGGTTCAGGGAGATTGTCGATATTGAATTCATCATTACCAGGCTGTACTTCACCAGGTTCTTCAGGAGTATCCAATCCTTCTTCTTTATCGACTTTAGCTTTAAGACGTTCCAACATGCTACGGTTTTTCTTGGTGCCTTTCAACCATTCTGTTAAGAAGCGCAGAACGTTGTTTTCCAAGTCAGCCGCATGATTAACCATGTTCAGAATACCACCATTAGAACCATCGTTAAGGATAGATTCAAATGGCATTGGTAAGTTGAAACGTTGGAATGCTTCATTCAGGATAACGGCTTTGATAGACCCAATTACAGAATCGGCATCCATACCTGCATCGGTAGCACGTTTCTTAAGCATGTCAGCACCACCACCCAGATCCAACCAGTTGGAAACCAGTTTCTCAATGGTAGCCAGTTTGTCATCCAGTTTGTTCAGGGAGTCGGTAATGGCAGGAGTTGGTAAGGTAACAAAGAACGTGTTCAAGAAATCAGTCAGGACAACTTTAATCATGTCCATTTCTTCTGGAGTAACATCGTCATCGTTGGACTCTGCAGCCAGTTTCTCTTTCAGTTCTTCATCAATTTCCAACTCGCCGCTTTGGTCAGGTTTCATGTACAGCTTCTTGTTCTCTTTGATGGTGTCAATCAGTTCACCAATCAAAGGTTCATTAACACGCATGTATTTGCGCATGGTGTCAGTGAAGAAACGAGAGAACGTACGTGAGTAGTCGTTAGTCTGGTTACGGAGAAGCTCTTGCTCAGCCAAAGCTTCAACAGCAAAGTCGTTACCTTCACCCGTATCATCCATCCAACTACGTTTCAGACCAAACATCCCGGAGATGGTATTCAGTAACCCTTCACGTGTATCACGGTCAATAGACTTAAGTGGTTCACGGTTCATCTGTTGCGCATCAATTTGAGGAGCAACCATGTTAGGGTTATCGCCTGGGTTAACTTTAACGGTCAACGTTTGTTCTTTGAAGCGATCGAGAACCGCATCAATAGAGACGTTGTTATAACCTAAGATATCGTGTAAGGTTGGGTTATTCGCAAAGTACTCATCACGAACCATGGCCACCGTATTACGAATATCAAAGTCTTCCGTTTCAGGATCGATTGTCATCAAGGTATGAGAGATAGAGTTCTCAACCTGAGCCAATGCATCAGCAGTATCCAACACAGCCAGACGAGTGATGTGAAGTTTAGCTTCATCAATCAAAGAACGACCAACACCTAACTTAGAGAAGTCCAGCGCAATATAAGTAACGTATTCAGCTGGAACAAAGATAGCACGGACACCCTGGTCACGTAATGCACGAGACATATAAAGTTTCTTGTTCTCTTCAGTCAGAGAAATCGTAACATCTTTCTTAAGGTCACCATTCAGTAACCCTTCGATAAACTCTTTCTCTAAGTTGGCAGAAGCTAACTCGACCATCCACCCCATGTCATGTTCGCATTCACCACCTGCAGCAACTTGACGAATATGGCTGATGATGTCATTCATCGATCCCGTCATTGGACGTTGATCAACTTCACCTGCACCTTTGCTTTTCTGATAGAACTTAACATCAGAAGTATTCTTCAAAGGTTCGCCAGTTTCAGGGTCAGTCAGAAGAATGTGTCCAAATGGTTTACCTACTTCACCGTTTAAACAAACGTTGATGATGGCTTCAGATGGCCAGTGATAAGTAATACCGATACCACGACCATTCCCACTGTAGAACTTCCCTTTACGGACAGTTAAAGTTTCGTTCTGATCATAGTTACGATCAGGGTACATTCCTTTAATGTCTTCTTCTAACGTTTCTTTACTAACAATGTTCAAATGGTTCTTGTTAGTTTTCTTACGACCCTTGGTCTGAGTAAAGCGATTGTTGATCCAGTTATCCAGAGATTCATTACCAGACATCTGACGAAGACGATCTTCACGAAGCTTCTGAGCTAACTCACCAGCTTTAATAACCATCGGGTTATCAGTGAACGTCCATTTCAGAGATGGATCAACCAGGTTGTATTCTGGTTCACGAGGACCACTGGTATACAGTGATTCAAACCCAACAAAACTACCGGCGTTAGCATTACGTGTTTTACGAATGTAGCCCAGGTTAAGTGCTTTGCTCCAGTCACCACCAACAAAGTGTTTTTGTAACACAGTTTCGGTGATGCTTCTAAATGCTTCGGTGCCTGCTACTGATGCATTCTTATTCTTAGGATCATTCTTATCTAGCGGGACTTCCATGCCATTAATAAGGTGATCAAGAACAGAGTGAGACAGGTGTACTAAAGCGTATGAACCGGTACGGAACATCACATCTTTAATAATTTGAGGGATGATCTCTTCAAAGGGGTATTTTGTTGTAAAGTGGTTTTTAACCACAGTCAACAAAAGCTCATGTAACTTAGCATTTTTGATGTCGGATTGCTGACTATCATAAATGAGAAGATCAGGCTGGTCACCGTTAGGTTTCAGCAGAAGAGTCGTCCAAATTTGTTCAGCGCGTTTGATGTAGTGAGTAATGGTACGCAGGTCATTAGTTGCCTGGATGTTATTACTGATTATATCTGACAGGCTTTTAACTTTAGCGATAGGGGGCTTGATCTTTTCTTCTGCGTCTTTATCGTTACGGATATTAGTATCTTTTACAAGAAGAGAACGCAGACCTTGATCAAGAGGACTGGCATTCTTTAGCCTCCCCCTGATTCCGGTTCGGTCTACAGGTTTATAGCCGTTGGCTAACTTGGACATTAATGTGGATCTCCTTAAGGAACCGATATGCTTAATAATGTTGAGTTCAAGGCTTACATTTTAAACACGATCTCGTTCGCAAGAACTATTGTTATAAAATGCGAAACTTTGGCGACAATGGATAACCGGTTGATGGAACAACACTTCGGTATCCCAACACCTACCGACAAAGCACAATGGCGTTATTACCTCAACCTGAATGGACAATACCATTCCACGGATGTGTTGATGCAAGTGCAGTCTCTGGATAATGGTGACACAATAGACTTCACAAAAGCTAACTTGGATTTGCATCCTGCAACCAAACGAGCTTATCGTGAAGGCTCTTATCACTATACGAGGCTAGTCGAAAAATACCCAGGCCAGTCAAATCTTATTAGTGGGATCATAAACCCAATTCCGCAATCGGAATCGATCCCAGCAAAGGATTATTCTATCCTGCGTTATAACGTTGACTATGTGAAGTGGAACGAGTACCAACTTATTCCTGCTTTGCAAGAACATATTAACCAAATGGTGTTGGGTTCGTTCAAGACAGAATATCTTTATACCGACAACTTAATGATGCCAGCATTGCTTGCAAACCTGTATGGGTCATTAATCTCAGCCATCTTGTCTATCCGTAAACAGGCTGATGGTACTCGGTATGCTCATGACTTTTATATTTGGTCACGACTCCAATCATTAGGATTATCAAGCGTTTATAAAAACGTCCTTGATAGAAATCAAACGATGTGGTTGTATCGTAACTTGAAAAAGGTATTAAGGAAACTTGGTCGGCGAATATCGTTCGATGAAGTACTTGATGTCGTTTTGACTAGTCGCAAGATCCCTATCTCTCGTTATCAAGTTATTCAGACAACGGAAGATATGATCGATACCCTCAAACCTTCTCCACGTTTATTCAGCCAACCAATTAACTTGATTAAAGAATTTGGCATGGATACTCGTGTCTGGACTGTTCCAGAAGTTATCAAGAAAGAGATCCCTCTTGCTTTGGATAACGTTGATGAAGAACCTTGGGGTATTGCTGACACAAGTTATGCGATCACCTATGGTCTCCATGGTGCTGCACCTTCTAAGGTGTTAGAATCCACCATGACGGATACCACTGATCGTAACCCGGATAGTATCATGAAGGTTCTCCACAACATGTGGATCTACCTGACGTGGCAACAGTTGTATTCCATTAACCTTGATGTTTCAGATGTTAGAACAGGTAAACACTTCCGATTAAACATGAAACAAGCTGTAGTGCTTTGGCATTACTTAATAGACCGCGCTCGCGGTATTTCTCGTCCTGATAAGATCCCAGAGTTTAACTACTGGGGTGTTAAGAAGATCATCCCACCAACTTGGGAAGAACTTCGTTTATTAGGTCACAAAGAAATCTTGACGGAAGAAGTCTGTAAAGACATTCTGAAAATCGATGTTCAATTCCCTACATTGATTTCTCCTGATGCTTTCTATCAGAAAGGCTTTGAAGTTGCTGACGCTAAATGGAAGCACAAGAAGCTTTACTCTGCCCATACCAACCTCTTCCATGCATCACGTCGTCAGAACGCCTGTGACGCTCTGTATGAGAATGGATTGGCTAAGCTGACCGATATTGAGACTTATGATAAGTTCTTGCTCTCGGTCGATCTAGAGCTTTGGGATTATACCCCTGATGAGTGTTTAGATTTAGCTTGGGCTATTTGGGAAAAAGCAACAGGCTGGGAGTTTAATAACTCCATTAGTGTCGGGGAACAACAACGTCTTCTGATTAACCTGATGAAAGATCTCACCAGTTATACCGTTCAGTATATCGGGTCTACCGAAACGCTGTCGGGGCAATATAACTTACCTTATATGATGTTGGTCGATGGCGACAAATATGATAAGGATGGTGAAACAGCATTGGTCTCTGACAACCCAGGTATTATCATTCCAGCTCATGGACGTGGTATCCCTGAAGCAGAGTCTCACGCTAAAGAACTTTCTGGTAGCATCTCCGGTGAGAAATGGGGACGCGGTTATGCAGAGTCGATTGGTTGTGGTCGTATCTATTACAACATGTGCATCTCACAGATTGATTCTCCTCCGGTAGTTTCGATGAACCACATCAGTAACTTCATGACATTAAAAGAAGCCAAACCTGATGAACCGATTACTCCGTGAATATGAGGGCGAGAAAGTTGACGTGCTTATCAACAATGAAACTAAACTTTTGTTGTTGGTGTCGGCACGTCATGTCGAATATGAAAAGACGGTTGCTGGTTATCTTATCAACAATAAGAACCTCAAAACTAGTAATACATCTCTTCGTCCTTCTGATGTTGTCGAGATGGTAAACCCCTGGGTTAACCTTTACACTACCGATATCAAAGAGATAGAAAAACGTGATGATCATTACGTTATTCATATCCATCCCCATTGTTTGGTCTACACTGGGACATTCCAAATTACAATCGCTAAGTAAGGTATTTAAGAAATGGCAGATTCAACCGCGGGTCGTGATGCCCAGAAACTTCCTAACCAGTTAGTCTCCCCAACTGGTATGGGTCTTATTATCAACGCTGCAGTATCAACCGGTCGTACTGTAGATATTCAAGAGAACACCACTCTGAACCAGCATTACGATATCCTGAAAGATGAGTCCATCGGTCGTAAGAACGGTAAAGACTTTACCCTGGGTTATTACGGTATTGGTATTGGTGGTTCTCGTTCTATCGGTACTGACAGTAACGGTTTGGAAGGTCGTCGTGTTTATCAGCACAAAGCTGTTGACTTCAATGGCTTCTATCCGATCCCGTTTATTATCCGTGAACTGGGTGATGACCTGGATCCAGTAACCCGTGACAAGTACCGTATGCGTGTGGTTCGTAAAATCGGCGACACCATGTACGTCATGTATTACCTGAAAGGCATTGGATTCGACGAATTCGATCCAACCATGAAAGTGGGTGAACGTGATCCAGCAACAGGTAACGAAACCGAACGTCCGTACATTCCTCGTGAAGAAGATCTCCAACCTAAGCCATACGAACTGGTGAACGTGAACTCTGTACCGATCACTAACCAGTACATCAACGGCACTGGTAAAATGGATCTTTCCCTGGACAGCAATGACCTGGAAGAAATTCGTAACGTTTGCCGTATTCTGTTTAACGACAGCTCTAAAGCTGCGATTAACGAAATGTACCTGGCTTATGGTATTGAAACTACCCACCAGGGCGAAACCACTACCGGTGTGACCTTCCCGTATAAAGAGCTGATCTCTGCTGCGGTATCTTTCCACATCACTGAAGCTTATGCTCGTGATGCTAACGCTAACAGCAAAATGCCATGGTTCTTCTGGTACGGTAACAGCTTGCCGCTGTTGGTTGCTCCTGAATCAATTGGTGTTGCATAATAAACGAGGAAGGCAATGGACGATACCCAGACCCTTCCAGCAAAAGAACCGTTACAGATTTCATTAACTAAAAGGTCGACCGTCAGGTCGGCCCTTATTACGGCTAATGAACTGTATAACCTGAACGCCACTCCAACTGACTATGAAGATCGTATTACCTACAAAGATGCAAACGGCGATCTGTCTTTGGATGTTGTCTCTGTTCATACTGGGGAACTTTGCTGGATTTTAAAAGACCGTTATACAACGGCTTCCAAATCTACTAATTACATGCAACTCGAGCATCCAAAGGACTTTGGAGCTGAAGAAGTTGTAAATAACTTTTCTATTATTATTGGGACCGAAGGGGAATTGGATTTCCTTAAAGGACTTCCGTTGAATGAACCCAACGAGAGTAACCCATTTAACTTCGTGGCCAGAATGTTGGCAGATTTGCTTAATGTTTACGGAGTCGGTGATGGGTGGAGTACTCGACCTAATACCGGATTAACTACTGCATACTTCGTACTTCGGTACATTGGACCTGGGGCTGATGCTCCAGAAGTATATAACTTTAACCGCAACACAAAGTGCCTTGCTGTGGTGGAGTTAATGATGTATGGGGAATATAAAACCCATGCTCTAGTAGTGGGATAGCTGTTATGAGTGTACGCGTATTGGGGATTGACCCCGGCATTACTAACCTCGGTGCTGCGGCTTTTGAAGTGGACCCATATGAACAAAAGCCTTTTAAGCTTGTTTACGCGGATACACTCCAAGGTGAGTACAACGAGTTTGGTGTAAGTAAGCAAAACCCTACACAGGTACGTGCTTTAGGGTTGCACCGAGCTTACAGTCATATCTTTGAATTGGTGGAACCTCATGTCGTTAGCTGTGAAGATAACTTCTTAGGCCCATCTGCGCAAAGCTTCAAACGACTGATCGAGATCGTTTCTTTCTTGCACCTGCATAACTCTTTAACGGGTGACCGTGTTGGATTTATTCAGGTATTGCCAAGATTGGCCAAACAGATTGTGGGTGCGGACTTCAAAGGAACAACTAAGGACGACGTAACAAAGGGACTGAAAGGTTGCAAGTTCATTGATCTGAATGGCTTCGATCTCGACAAGTTGACTGAACACGCGAATGACGCAATCCTTCTTGGCCTTTATACCTGTGTGCAGTATTATAAAGACTTAGGATGGGACGTTAATAATGGAAATACCAAATCAAGTTGAATGTACTCGCGTAGACAAACTGTTTGACAAAGCTGCTATATTCTTAAGGAATATCTCTGGCTTTAGTTCATGCATGTCTGTCTGCGTGATCAGCATGATATTTGTTTGGTCGGTTCATATTGGAGTCAGTCAATATCATCGGGGTTACCCTGGGTTATTTGCAATGACTATCATGATCATTGGACCGATCATCATGGCGTGGAATTTCAACAATGCCAAATCCATCATCTCTACCATCCTCATTAGTGTCGATGGTGATACAGCTGATGTGGAACAAACCAAAGTAACCATTCCTAAAGCCGCTCCTATTATTACAGAAGAAGACATCGCTATTGAGCGAGGTGTAGTAGGGCGCTTAGGTATTGCTTTGCGCTATTTTGCGGGATGTGTTTCTACACACGTTATTTGCGCTTGCAGTTTGTTGTTCACCTGGACAATTCATTTAGCATATGCTAATGGTGGAACTCTTCCATCTAACTCTGAATTGTTTATGGTTGTTATTGGTCCGATTGTTACATCATGGAACTTTGTTAGAGCAACGGCTACTTTGAATACTGTTATTCAAGGTGCAGGTCAGCTTGACAAATGGCGATCTAAGTTGTCTGGTTGGATAGCTCCAAACAAATAACAAGCACATCCCCTACCCTTCCTTTCGGAGGGGTAGGGGTTATGTTGTGTTTTTATTTTGTAACTGCTTTTGTATCCGTAGCGGAGATAACATCAATCACCGTAGAAATATTACCGGTTAAATGATCGACCACCTGGTTAAGGCTATTGATCAAGTCATTACTGGCATCAAGTTCTTTAGTAGTAGCGATGAGAAGTCTACGAGTCTTTAGGTAACACTCATCTTTCAACTCTGGCGCTACTTCCAAACAGTTGTTGTTTGCAAGGAAGAAGTCAAGCTTTTTAATATTGGCTTCCCTGACCTTCCAATCTTTGTTGTAAACAACTACCGGTATATCAATGAGACTGTTCTTTAACGCCGCTACCTGCGTTCTTGCTAGGTCCAATCTTGCCAGCTCCGTCTTCATTTCCACGTACGTCCCGCCCACCGACACTTTCGGTTGGTTGCTGCACGCTGAAACCATAGAGACTATCAAGATCATTAGTCCCCATTTCATCACTGACTCCATACTTTTTGTAAAGCTCACCATAACCTTGTTCTCGCTGTTGCTGTGACACCATAACAGAGTTGCTCAGCCTCAATGTAAACTCCTGCTGGGCTTTAGCCAGGTTGTTCATTGACTCTGTAGCAGCACTGAATGTATCGACTGCGTTAGTTAGTTTATTAATGGTTTCTTTATCCAGGTTATCACTTGGTTTAAGAACTAACCAAGAAACAACGGCAAAGGCCACTACCCAAATGGCGATAGCTTGACTTGCTACCAATATGTTTTTAATTTTCTCACTCATGATGTTTTCCTAAGTTCGATACCATGAATCTGTAACTGATAACCTTTCATGAGGTGACCAGGGTTACCTTGGTTAATGGCTGGGTTAAACACCACATTACCATCACCGGTTCCCGTAGACATCTGAGGATAATAGTTATAGACACGGACATCATGGTTTAACAAGCGTTGCTTAATCCCATAACTTCTTATATACGGAACAGGCAACATTCCACTTTCCAATAAGAGAGGATGCTGGAAGCGATTCTCAGTATGGAAAGCATTTGGGAATCTGAATGTAGTTAACGGCGTTACATCCAAACCCAAACTTGGATTGTCAATAAGAATAACAAAACTGTTATGCATCAACAGCGCTTCTTTCTTATAGACATCAAACTTAGTTAAATTGGTAAGTGTCGGAGTACGAACATATTTACCATATTGTAAATGATGGCGAGTGACGTCAAAACTTGCTAAGTTAAATACAAGACGATCATCAGCAACACGGTAGACAATATCGGGATCAACAAGTAACTGACCATTGACAACTAGCCAAATGGTTTTGTTAGCCATATCAACGTCGTCACCAGGTTGGTATTCCCAATGTTTAACGGTACCAGCAACAACCTCAGCAAGTTTATCAGCTGTGATGGGAAGTGTTTTCACCTTACCTAACTTCTGAAAGTTCATGGCTCCCAGACGAACATCTTCACGGTTCTGAATATAGTCTTTACCAGCGCCCATCAGGTATACACCGTCAGAACGGCCTACGCCCCGAACCATGCATCCGTTGTATGACCACAAGCAATAATCATTAATATTGTTGTAGTCGATATTTTGATAGCGATAATGCGCAACACGAATATCCGGAGCGGCATCTGATGTAAGCTGGTCCTGTCTATCTTTTGCGAGGTTTAGGTCAGCCGGATAATGGAAATAGCCGTAGGTGAAAAATCGTTCTAGTTTCACATATCGGTATTTGTCACCCGGATAGATGTCAGATAACTTAAGGTTATTTCCATTCTGACTGGTTAACCATTGGTCAATGTTCATGCTTGGGTTTTGAGCAAACTCTAATTTATAATCTTCGAGTTTGATTGCGACATCGATATCATATAAGCCATCGTGTACAGCAATGTACAGAATGTCAAATAGTTGTTCGAAGTCTGCAACACTAACGCCTGTTAAATCCACGTTGTGGTACCCAGGTCGATAGTTCTTATATCTCCCCACTGCATATTTATAAGTGTACATAACGAAACCTTATTCAGAGGAATAGAACTGATGTCAAAAGATTCAAGGTTAGCTGTGTCCGCCATACTTACTTGGCCTTGGAACCCGTTCCAAGATTTGGTAAGTAACCGTGTCGTTGATGAACCAGCTCACATTAGTGGCACTGGCAACCTTATCATCGTTCCACGTAACGGACCTTTCTTTACCCGTAACTTTAAGATCAAACTTAAAGCTACTGGGCGTGAGTTATCAATGGCCGCAGGTGAATACTCCTTTGTTCACCCATTCGGTAGTTTCATTGAGAACTACAGTCGTCTGGTTTACGGTGCTGTATTAGTCAAAGGTGTTTCCAGCCCTACAGATTATGTTATTGAGTATGATACCATCGGTGGTAATTTCGTACTGGACGACATAGCTTATGCTGAAGCTGTAGCTAATACATTAACCGCAGCTCGTACAATTGATTGGTCCGAGTTAGTTAATCTCCCAGATGTCTGGCCACCAGATCCACATCCACATCCTGCTTCAGACACCATGAACTACGGTGACCTGATTGTCTGGATGCAGTCTTATCTGGATGCTATTACCGACACTAACTCTTCTGTCACTTGGAAACAGCAATTTGAAGCTCACTTGGAAGCTGATCTTCAGAATGCTCACAAAGCCCAGCCGTCTGATATTGGATTTGATAATCTAAAAGACTGGCCAATGTGTACAGAGGAAGACCTTCAAGGTCAGTCCACCGAAGTGTTGATGAACGTCTGGGGTGTTAAAGAACTGATCCGTTCCTTCTCTCGTGGTGAGTGGCGTTAACATTTAACCTTAACTGGGGCTTTCGGGTCCCAGTTAAGTCTATAAAGGTTTATTATGATCAAACAAGATATTCCTCTTTACAAGTTAGATCTCACAGGAAAGAGTGAGTTTAACCATGTTAAGTTGCAGGCAGGATCTCGTTTTGATGTCGCTCAACACCAAATCGTAATTCCACCAGGAGCACCGTTCTATCAGAAATCGATGAAGATTACTGATCCGGCAGGTAAGCTTTTGGTCTTAGGTGAAGATTACGAGTTCTACGGCATCATGAATAAGCTGACGGCGTTTACAGCTCAACCCGTTGGTTTGTTCGTTCGTTTCTTGAAAGATGAAATCCGTGAGTGGGTTTGGGATTATCAGGTAGTAGGGAACTTTAATAAGTTAACCACCGAAATCCTGAACATGCTACACTCCATTTATGAAGATGACCGTTATGTCCTGTACGAGAACATCAAGAATAAACCGTTGTGGTTTGATCCTGAGGTTCACCAACACGATTTAACTTATGATATCTTCGGCTTTACTGATTTGGCTCGTGAGTTGACCCGTGTTGCAAATATCCAGGGGACACAGAAATCAGCCGCAGTTGGTTTCTTAGAAACATTCCGAGATCACATTGATTTCTATTGTGATTCTTATCGTGAATTACTACAGGGTATCATTACTAACCACGCCAGTCACAAATATGACCAGCATGCTGTTCGTAAAGAACACATTGGGCTTGCATTAGTGGATAACAACCTCACAGCGACTCTAGAAGAGACGTTAGAAGGTTTACGTGATGATCTATTCATTACTCCATACAACGCAGCCTTGGCTGTTACAGCGGCAGCTGGACGTAACGATAAGTTATACCCATCAGGTAAACTTCCTTTACTGCGATACGGTTCTGATACCTTTATTCCTCCTACCATTTCTGGTAGCTTTGAAGGACTAGGTGCCCAAACCCGCCGTGTAGGTGGATTAGTCGAGTCAGATGGTACGATGCTGATTCTTCAACACCGCAATAACGGTAAGTATCGTGGGTTGTATTTTGTACGGTGTGCAAACTGGATGAGTCAAAGTGCCGAGTATGAGTTTACTTCATACATGTATACTCACCCAACAGCTACCGCAGATGGAGCTACCCTAGATACTATCATTAACGGGTCTAACCGTTACATTATGGTTGTGGGTGATGCAGTTAAAAACATCTGGTACTACGCTGAGACACACGGAACGTTCAACCCGGATCGTCATATCCTCCGTCGCATTAGTGGACCTTGGGTAACCGAAGACCTGGCTAACCGCCCAAACCAGTGGAACCTCAACGCCGAAACTAAATGTGTGGTGCTTGCGGATGAAAACTACGCCGAAGGCTGGTCAATCATCCAGACATACAACATCAGTACGTTTAATGAACGTCGTACTCTTCCACATACACCAAACTGGTATTGGGATAGATCGATAAACATCGATAACGCAGGGTATTCCATCATTTACTTTAAAGGGTTGAGTGCTCTGGGTGTTCGTTGTCGTATTGATTATACCCATGAAGTTTTTGGGAATAAAAACGATCACTATTTCACGCCTTGGTGGCCAGAAGTTGATGATGACGGTACAGGTGGTAAGGGTGCTAATATTCACAGTTTATTTGCGCGGTACACTCGACCAACTAAATATCTTTGGATGCACCGTTCCCTCCATGCCATGTGGTTAAAGTCTGCGGCAAACACATTTAACCTTCGATTGACTATCACGGGTATCGATGATGCCGGTGTGTCTGGAAGACGGTTCATGTTCCCGACATTCCGTGGTCAATTACGATTTGAACAAATTGGTGCTGAGCAATGGTGTCATATCACTCCGCATGAAGATATGACCATGCCATTGATAAATCCAGATGACAGGAACGATACCAATCCGACCTATAAAAAATGGATAGAAAGCATCAACGCATACGAATATCCCGATAGTGCGGATCGTATCGGTTCTTTTGTGGTTGATAGAGAGTTCTTGCATTTCTCGGATGGGTTTGGTAACTCTATTTTCCCTTCGGTATATTGCATGTTGAAAACACCTTACCTTAAAGATGCTGATGCAATATACCGTCAGCCTCCTCCAGGATCTGTCACTCGTTTCTATAAAGAAGGTGATGGCCGGTTAGTTTTCAATGAAGCAAACCCATTGGGAATGACAGAGTCCTTTGTACTTCAGCGTTGGTTAAGTGCCGATACCACTAACTACGCTCAGACAGGGTTTTTGATTAAGCAGAATACCCCTGATGGTCCTGAATGGATATTCAGGCATTCCAGATTTGCTAATAGTAACTGGACCCACCTCCGCCCTACTGTTTCTTCTTCGTTTGGCGGAAAAGCGTATTCTCACTGGCCGTTCTTGTCCTCAGTTCGTAAAACAAACTTAGGTCAACAAGTCAGGATGTCTCAATCGGTTCCACCTCCTAATGGGGTATCTGCAAATAACAGTTATACTCATTTATTTGGTGCGTCATGTAACACAACGGTGATGGGGACCAACAAAGGGTTTAACTCTGAAGGAACACGTGCTGACTATCTGTTGCCGTGGACCACAGTAACCTCCATTGTTGGGAATGATGTTCAATTCCAACATCAGGAAGTGTTTAACGTTAAACGACTTGTTGAACAAGATCTTCTTGCCTTATTTACGCCGTTTGGTTACACACTTAGTGATATACGCAAGACCTGGTCAATTAGTCAGACCATGGACCCAAGCGGAGCTATTAAGTTTGTTGCTGCGGTCAACCGTTTGGTCGGGCGTGATCTCCGAATGGCATTTGTTATTGGTACCGTAACTGGCCAAGGTGCAACAAGCACTACCGATGGTTATAAACTATGGGCTGATGCTAAATGGACTTCGCTGTCCCCTGTTACTGATAGACTGATCAATGACGTTGTTGAGTTAGGAACAGGATATAGTTATTGGGACCAGAACAGTAAGGACTCTGCTAAGTTAAACCATGGGCTGTGCCTAACAATTCCTTGGGAGAGTCGATCCCCTGACGGCTCGGTTGCAAGCGCCAATAGTTATACCATTTACCTGAGACAGTGCCAAGGATACTTCCCATCTGGCGGTGATGATATGGCCGCTGTTGTTATCGAGGTAAGCGCTGATTCAAGAACTATTTTGAATCATCAAAATACCTACGGTAGCATGTGGACAATGACCAACTCTTTGGAACCAATCCCAGAAACTGGTATTATCCGTACTCAATGGGCTATTGAGGTATTTGAGGGATCTGCCATTGCAGGCGGTCCAATTAACTCAACCCGTGTCTATGATGGTATTGCTGGTGATACGTACAGTCAATCTGGCGGATACATCGGGGCGACTAACATCATCACTCCTGCTTATACTGTTTACTTTAACCAGATAAAGAACATCCTGCTTGCGGGTAAGATGTACGATATCCCGTCGACCTATATCGACATACTTGATCAAGATCCGTCCCCTGCTGGTAAGACTTATTACGTCTACGTGTATTACTCCAACAACGTTGCTGAATACATTATTAGTCCAACCGTCAGACCAGAGTCATCAGTTCAATCGATGATTGCCACTGTAATTTGTGGACCTACTCAGATTGACCGCATTATTCCATATAACCGTTTCTCTATGAACGGTGTGGTAATTTCGGCCAAACGTCAAGGTTCTGCAATCCTTGCATCCAGTGGTTCGTCAGAAGGTGTTGGAGATACTTCCACCATTTTACTTGATAACGATTTTATTCCGTAAGAAAATGAAACTATTGGGGCGATCTTTTGATCGCTCCAATATTTCTATTATGAGGCTACGATGAAAGATATTGAAATTATCGACATCGACTATTCCGCCAAAGATCCTACTTTTAAGAAAGAGGATAAGGTTGTAGTCGCCAAGATCTCCGGACCTTGGATAATTCCTGAAGAGGGTCCCGTTTACGCGGATTCGGTCAGGGTTCTTAAAGGTGGGTTAGATCTTATTCCTGGAACAGACTTTGAACCAGTAGAAGAAGTCACAGACTTAACTTTAAAGACCGGTAAGAAAGTTGTTCTTTATATCCAGTTAAAACAACACATTATCAGCGGTGGTGGTGAACTGGATATGATTTACCAGCGTGTTGGGTTGCCGATTATTTCTACCAAGAAACTTATTGATACCTTGGAAGAAATGGTCATCAAAGGGAAACCTGTTGATTGGGATACCGGGGTTACTAACAAACCCGCTACTCAATATCCTTCCTGGCATAGTCACGATATTAAAAACTCTGCCGAGATGGTTGGGTTTGGTGGATTGGTAGAACTGTTTTCTCGTTTGACTTGGGAACAGAATACCGAAGGCAGTAAGATGCAGGCTCTGTTGACTCAACTTCAAACAGAGATGTACTCCAAACTGGATTACACACGCAAGTTAAAGTGGGGTGCGATTATGACGCACTCACGCAACTATCGGAACCCCCATGGTGTAGTTCCTGGCGATGTAAACTCCGGTAACATTAATAACTTTGCTACCGCTACCCCGCAAGAGGACAGCGAAGGTCGTCGTTCTGATTTACGTTCAACCCCTGCTGGTCTGAGTCGTTTGATCTCAGAAGCCTCCCCAGTTACCGAAGACTACCTGGTTCAAAACGAATTACCGTTTGGTTATTACGGTTCAGGTATTTATCTTCCACCACCAATTACCGGCTCTTTCGAAGGCTTGGGTGGGGATATCGAAAACTCCGCATTTGTGCGTGAAGGTAACGGTTGGACTGTTGGACTTATTCGCGGTTACGATGGCCGTGTTAAAAACCTGTATTACGTATATACAGAAGACGTCAGAGATCGTTCCAACAGTTCACCATGGATCCATACTTATGTTCAGTATGTTCACCCTGCTATCACTGGTGCGGGTAAGCGTGCTAACATGGTTGTCTCTGGTTCAAACCAAGATGTGATCTGCCTGGGCGATGTTGCTTGGGGCGGTGACAGCATGGTGAAGGGGCGTGACCAGTTATGGATTGGTGTGACTAACTCCACTTTTGATCCAGCTTCGCACACCCTAAAGCCAATTGACATCGTAAACAAAGTTGTCGATAAAGCCGCTGCTGTTGGTGGAATATACAACATGCAGGCTGGCATGGGAACAATTGCTCGTGTGGGCGATTGGGTCTATTACATCCATTCATTCTCCGGCGCTACTGGTGATATCCCTGGCAACTACTTAGGTGGTGATCAGAACTGGCAGCAACACTTCTGGCGATTCAAGTATTCTGATTTAACAAACCCTGCTGTAACATCAATAGTTCTTCAGCCGGTTAACGTTACCTTTGATAACTTAGACCGTGAACGCCGTACTAACCAACCTGCTTTCTTTATGATCAAACATAAAGGAACCGGTACCAATGTTATTTCTGAAGGTGCGTTGAAATTCAGTCGTCCAGTTATCACTGCGGATAGTCACCGTCGTCGTCAGTTTCTTGTGGTTCCTAACCCGAACAACAAACGGTATGCACGAGTAAGGATACTCTTTGTTACATATACCACTATTAGAAACATTGGTGGGGATGGTACTCGCGGTTTGTGGCAAGACTTGATTGTCGACTATGATTGGGATGTTGAAACCAACACGTGGACAATTGATAAAAACTGGCGCAAGCCTACCTTGGACATTGATGGTCCAGGGAACGGAACACTGACAGATATCAATGCGCCCTGGAACCAGTCATATAGCCATGCTTCTCATACCAACCAGTTTGTCTTTGTATCAGGAAGTTGGGTACCTGGTGTTGGTTACGTTTCAATGGGTTCTGTCCAGACAGGTGTACCGCCGTACATGATGTCGGTATCTTTGTTCAATGACGAAAACGATCCTACTCGTGACTTCTATTGGGCTAACCAACCGCCGTCTCGTTGGGACTCCGTTGGACGCTTTAATAACTTCAGATTGAAAATGGTCATGCGTTCGCCATTTGGTGTTGCTGGCTTCCCGCGTCATTACTCTGATCTTTATGCGCTGACTGACGGAACTCGCGCCACTCCAATTGAAGTTTTCTATGCGGAAAACGAAGCACAGAACCAACAGTACTTTTATCGTATTGCGGAAACGGTTGCCTCAGATAACGGATACGATTACCGTGAAACACTACAGTCTGATTTTATCGACAGACCTATCTATGGTCGTAAGACAAACTCAAACTTTGGTGTTGTAAACGGGATGACCCAGAACGTTGGTACTACTAACCGCCCAATGCGCAAGAATGAACGATCATTCACCGCAGGACACATGAGTTATACCCGCACCAAGTTAATTGCTAACCCAGGTGCTGCACCAAGCTTCACATGGAAGATTAACGAGAGTGGGCAACAGGTAGCGCACTCTATCGAATCGAATGGTGACGTGATTGTTAACTTGGCGTATGACTGGCGTTATGATACTCCGACCAAAGTGTTGTTCTGTCGTCCGAACGCTAATAAGCAGGTTCGTATTCCTCGTTCATTGTGGCAGGATATGGTCCATAGTTCCATTGGAGCAGCAGACTTAGCTAAGACTTTGGATTACTCGGTATCGTTCTATATTGCAGATCAACCAGGTGGGGGTGAAACACCATACTCCCATTGGTGTGTACACTACCATACCACCGACGCTCCATCAATAACGCGTACTATCGCTGGTATCTTTACTTGGTCTGTTGTAACTACCATCAATGGTGTTCGTCAAATTAAGTTTGATGGAATGCAATATCCATTCAACCAGTCAGGCAACAAACAACGCCCATTAAGACCTGGTGTAACCACAAACATTTCTGCAGGTCCTGACCACCACGCTATTAACGCGGACGGTACATGGACTGGTGTGCTGTTTAGCACAGGTACTGATGTTAAGCATACTCACATGGAGATTCTTGACAAAGGTGCAGGTGGTACGTCTAACATTGAAATGTGCTGGCAACCAGGTACTCAGATTAACGTAACGGGTAACATGACCGGTGACAAGTTCTTCCTGCGTATCCAAAACGGTGTGGTAATTGAGGGGTCGTTAGGTTGGTCCTCTAACCGTGCGTTTAACGCCGAGTTTAGTAACCAGGTGTTTGCTAATGCTCAACACGGTTGGTTGAATGGTGTTACGTCTGCAACCTCTGGTGGTGCTATTTGCTTACTGTCTCCATGGAACGGTCAGGAAACACCATTAGGTGCGGTAATGGATAAGTACATTATGTATGGGGCAACGTACGTTGAAGGTAACTGGTCAGTGTTCATTAACTCTGAAGTGACTGTAACCTTTAACGGTTTCTCAATGATGGCAAAAATGCAGAACTGGGATCTTCGTGATCTGTCCGATGTTTATAAAAATCAGACATTCTACATTTACTGTTGCGCCAATGGTTCGGGTGCGTACTATGAAGTTACAAAGATCTTGCGAGGTCATGATGCTAACAAGATCCTTGTGGCAACTGTTAAGACGGATGACTTCGGTATTGTAACCATTGAACGTCGTCAAACCTTTACTATCTCCGGGTTCCCGATTACTCTGGCCCGCGACATGGGTGTTCCGGCATCTTCTGGTGCTGTAACTGAACAAGGTAACTACAAGTTCTTAAAACGCAGCGAACTCTTTAGTGGTTAAAATGGTGGGGCCTTCGGGCCCTTCTCATTCAGGAGATATTGATGTATACTGATCCTACTAAACCGCTACCTATAGCTACGGAAAAGAAAGATTACATTGGTGTTGTTTATAAAGCGATCATCGAAATTGGTAATGCTCGTTATAACAATACCGGTAACATGGAATCTCTAACCGAGAAGGTAGAGGCGGAGAAAACTCTGGCCGAGCAGCGTATCGCTAAGTTTGCAAGCGATACCGATATTGACCTTAAAGCTCACACTGATTTGCGTGGACCTGTTCACGGTGAAACAAAAGAAAGCGTGGGTTTGGGTAATGTCGATAACTGGCCTATGGCAACTGTAGCCGAACATAAAACAGGAACAGTCAAGAACAAGTTTGCACACCCAGAAGGTTTGGCCGCGCTTGTTAAAGATCGATTAACGATCAACCCTGACTTATATATCAGATCGCGTATTCTTCCATTGTCTTCTGGTGGTAATCTTGGATCTGTTCCTCAGATCGATTATCGTTGGACAGATGGTGATGTTGGTGACACACTTCTTGATCCATCTCAGTACTATGGCGACACAGGCTTCTCATTTTCCACTGAGAACGGCGTCCGTGTTTATCCTAGTATGACTGGGGCTGAAGTGCTTACGCAGGTTGTGGCGAATCCTGGACAGCCTAAAACGGCTATTACTCCGTTAGGTGGAACACAGGTTCGTGTTTACAACCGTAACATCGATATTCGTCGTATGCGTCCATCGGTATTACGAGGTTTCTCAGATGTTGAACCTCAGGGTCGACTAATCCAGTCTTCACGTAACCTATTCGATCGTTCTGCACTTTTCTATATGGAAGGCGCTAATACGATGATTCGTTCCTTTAACAAGATCCGTCTTCCTTTTGATATCTTAAAAGCACCTGGTCGTGGCAAGAACTGGGATGGTATTGTTGAGAGCCGTGAGAACACGATTTACAACATCCGTAGCTATTTTGTAAACCAGGATCTTGGTTGGGGAAATGACATCTATTTGGTTATTAAGACCGATGGGTTTAACTTTACCGATAATGGATTGGATTCTAAGAACGGACCAGGAACAGCAGCAGAAGTTATTGCCACCCTAGGTCAGGAATTTACCACCAAGAACTATACGCTTCCTGGTAACGGTAAGTTCCATACATTTATTCATCCAGAAGGTGGAAATGCCATCTGTATTAAGCTTCGTGATATCATTGCCTATACCGATGCTCAGAAGGCTGATTTGTGGGATGCACTAAACACCCGTGCTGGAACATCCATTTCCTTTGCCTGGTCTAACCGTTTAAAAGGTGTCTTTACTCTACGCATCCCTGTTGGGTTCTATAGTAAAGATAAGACTAAGTATACCAGCTACTACGTTGACCTCATGTACAGCTGTACAGAGACACCAGCAACCAAAACACTGGCAATCAATATTCAAACACTGCGTACTCTGGATGACAGTCTTCAGATTCTGTCTGCTAATCTCCAGGTTAATAAAGCAGGTCGTTTCATTGAATATCCAGCAAGTGTAGCGGCTAACCCATTTGACCCTCGTGTCTTCAATGGGTCTTTCGATTCAAACGGCGGACATGTTCGTGTTTACACGATGTACAACCGCCAGTATGTAGGTTATTACCAACACAACGTGGATAGTCCATTAACATGGATTAATAACGGTGATACGATTCGACCTAACCTTGAGAAGTATCTATTCAAGCAAATGTCGACGATCAACAACGACGGTTTCTATGGAGACCATCTTCGTCATATCCCTGTTCGTCAAACAGATTCAACGAATGAATACATAACGTTGACACGCGACTGGTTGAACGAATACCGCTGGTGTTATACCACAGTGGCCTTGGATACCGAAGTTGCTCCTGTGACTGCCGCTGGCCGGAATATAGGACCTAAGCGTATCACTAACGAGTGGTTCGATCCACCGAGTGGAGGTATTCCTTCATTCGTTATTTCCAATGAAGAATCAGCTGATGTGATTAGCTCGCTTCCTCATGTGTTTAACACCCAGAACCAGTTTAAAGGTTACGGTGTTTACCAGTTATCCAGCGATACTAAAAACCCGATTTCATTTAGTGGCGTTTTAGATATCGATGATGCAATCTTGAACTGGGTTGCTATTAACGGTGGTGGTTGGGCAACGAGTCATAAACAGCTATTCTATTACCGTAATCAGTTGTTCTGGTTCTCTCAAACAACATCTCCTGCTGAAATTAAAGCAGATGGTACTGATTGTTACTATGGTGTTATCACTAACATCATTATTGATACAGTGGGTACAAAGACAGTACTGAAAGTAAACGGTAACGTTGCTACTAATGCGACAGTTAAACCGCTCAAGGTAAACACTAAAGCTACCTTGTCTGTTGATCGTAAAACAATTAACGGGCTTGACTCCTTTGATGCGACTGATGTTTACATCATGCGTACTGGTGTGGCGGCTGGTGTGACTACACGCCTGTGTATGGTAAACCTTGGTCCTTTCAACAACATCTATTTACCATTTAACATCACCAGTAACTCGGCAGGCGTCTATGACATCAATCCAGTCACTACAGGACTCCTGGATCCATTCTTCACTTATGGTGCTGATGGATTTGCTGTGGACTATGATAAGCTGATTGGTTACGGTGTTAAAAGCCCAGACCGTCTGCATGTCAATATGCAGTCTCCAGTTATGTTGAATAAGGTGATGTGGACTTTAGGTAAAACCCCAGGTAACTACCAACTGTTCTCTGAAACTCGTGGTAACTTGATTGCCAATAACGGCATCATGAATAACTACGAAGGGACATGTATTTATCCAGTTGGGTCAGTTGTTACTGTGGGTGGGTCTAACGTACCGATTAAGAAGCCATTGATTGCAAATACGTCTGACTATCCTGATGATGAACTGATGGTGACTCTTGATGGTTCTATTCCTGTCTTGTACAGTAAACAGAACAACCCTAAAGCTTATCCAATAGAACCAAACTCTGGTTGTGTTCCTGCTGGGTTCCTTCAGGGAAGTACATTCCGTTACTTTGACGCAGATGGTTGGAAGAACTCACTCCTTCCAGTGATTGATGGGTTTGCCATGAACTTCTACGGTTATGGCTCATCCTTCCCTGCATTCATGGGGACCTTTGGCGCACAAGCTCCGATCAACCGTTTCTTCCTCCAACAGAAAGCAACTGTTCTTACTTGGAACACCTCAGTTGGCAGACGAATCAATATTGGTGCAGGTTCTAACGTTACCATTAAAGTTAACAGTGCCGCACAAACTTACGATGGGTCTGGTATCTTCAACATCCCTGGTTCCTTCACCGGAAACGTGACCGTTGAGATCACTGGTATGAGTTCTTATGTTTGGTCTGCTGGTCTGGTGGAGATCATCCAGTTTGGTTCATTGATTAGCTCTCTGAACTTTGCAGGGTGTGCCGCATTTAAATGTACTCCTACCCCTCCTGCATCGATTAAGAACTACTCTGGGCTGTTTGCAGGATCCACAGCTTCCGCCATTGATGGAATGCAAAACTGGAACGTATCCGCTGTAACGAACATGTCGGGAATGTTCCAAGGTGCGATTAACTTTAACCAGAGTCTGAACAGTTGGAACACCAGTAACGTCACCAATATGAGCGCGATGTTCAGAGGGTGTACGGTATATAACCAGCCAATGGGTAACTGGAACGTCGCTAAGGTAGAAACCTTTGAGAACATGTTCCGTGATGCACAGGCCTTCAACCAAGCACTTCCTTGGAACACTGCCCGTTGTTGGGTGTTCAGAAGTATGTTCAGAGGTGCATTAGCCTTTAACGGCAACATCTCTAACTGGAACGTAGGGTCTGGCGCTGACTTCAGTTACATGTTTGAAGGATGTGCTGCATTCAACATTGCACTGCAATCCTGGCGTCCTGCTTCTGCCACAACAATGAAAGGTATGTTTAAGAATACCACAGTGTTTAACAGCTTACTTACTGGCTGGTACTTCCCTGTGCTTCTCGACGTATCTGAAATGTTCATGAATGCGAAAGCATTTAACCGGTCATTAGCGGGATGGGTTACTACAAGTTGGATTAACACTGCATCCATGTTTGAAGGCACAGTTGCCTTTGGCGCAAATGGTGAGTGTCCTCTGTCCAGCTTCAACATGTCTAAAGTTACCAATGCTTATCGCATGTTTAACGGTTCTAACTTTAACTCTGCTATCAGTGTTTGGAGTTTTGGTTCTGCTGCTAACATTGCTGAGATGTTTGGTCACACTACTAACTTCAACCAGTCTGTCGCTGATTGGGATGTTAGTAACGTTCTTAATGCCGCTAACATGTTTAACCACGCTGCTGCCTATAACAAAGATATGGGCGGTATGAATTGGGTTGGATGCGCTGACTTCACAGGTATGTTCCAAGAGACAACTGTATTCGATGGTGATTTGTCAAATTGGACGTTCATGGAAAGTGGTGAGATTGTTACTGAGAGTATGTTTGCCGGAGCCAAAGCCTTCACAGGTAAAGGTCTCGAAACCTGGGACACTATTAGCTTTGTTAATATGTCCGGAATGTTCAAATCAGCCCTTGCCTTTAATGGGAATGTGAGTTCTTGGAATGTCTCTAACGTTATTACGTTCTTTGAAGCATTCTACGAAACTACGGTATTTGATCAAGACCTTAGTTCATGGACTCCGGTTTCTGGTGTTAACTTCAGAAACATGTTCAGATTGGCAATTGTCTTCAATTGTGATCTGGATAGTTGGAATATGTCCAACGCTACAGACATTTCGGATATGTTCCGTGAAGCTGCTGCGTTTAATGGATTGGTCGGAACGTGGGATACTTCTAACGTAACTGTGATGAACGGAACGTTTGTATCTGCGGTATCGTTTAACCAAGACGTGAGTGAATGGGATACTTCTAAAGTTACCAACTTTACTCAAACATTCGGTGGTTGTCCATTATTCAATCAGGATATCTCTGGTTGGGACACAGGTGAAGCAACTACCATGGAAGGAATGTTCAATGGTGCTGCTGCGTTCAACCAGGACCTTTCTGGATGGAACGTGGCCAAAGTTACTAACCATATTAACTTTGACACTAACACAACGGCTTGGGTGCTACCTAAACCAAACTTCGTATCATAACAAACACCCTACCCTTCCTTTCGGAGGGGTAGGGGTTATGTTTTGTTTGTTATTCAGGTACGGATGTTTTACTTCCACCAGACTGTACGTTACCATGACGGTGACCGAGGTAACGAATGTTGTCGATAGTCCAGCCGCCTTCAACGCTACCGGCACCACCCATTTGACTGAAGGAACCTTGAACTGCAACAGGACCTTCAACAGAGTAACTACCTTTCTGGTTATAATTACCTTCGTGGGTTATATTCCCTTGAATCAGAATTTCAGGAGACACCCAAGTGCTTTTCTTAGTGTTGATCTTAATGGAGTTGTCTGCCTTAATAGTAAGGTCAGTGCACTGCATATCAATCTTCTCTTTGCCTTTGAGCAACATGTTGCGCTCACAAGAAAGAGTAATATCTTTCTTTTCAATATTAATGAAAGACTTCTCATCATTGATAAAAGAGAAAGCATGTTCCATAGAGTTAATGGATAGGATATTGTTCTCACCATCTACAATACCAAACTGAGCATTACCGGTATCTAAACTGATTACATAACTGGTTGGTTCACCATTACCCTGACCGGTTACTAACTGAATCATTTTCTTATGAGAGCTAATCATAAAGATATAATAGTTCTCAGGAGTAACTGGTGTGTTCTCATTAACCTTAGGAGAAGCAGAGAAGGCGTAGATAACAGTTTCAAGACGTAACGTACCGTCCATACCAAAGTAAGTCCACAGATATTTATTAGTACCTTGGAATTTATAGACGACTACTTTAGAACCTTTACGCACATCTGGAGAGGTTACACGGTTAGTATTTAACGCCATCCATTTACATGGAACCGAGTTACTCTGTAAAGTAGTACTGGAGGATGCATCTCCTGCAGGTGATTCAGTATCTACTTTTTTAGTTTCAGCTGTGGTTGTAACTTCGCCATCGGCTTCTGGGAAATGCAACGGTAAGTACACTTGTATTTCGTCTGTGTCAGTGTCTTTATCCATTGCAACTACGCCAACGCCGTAGCATTCTAAGACATTCATTATTGAGCCCCTTTAGAGGTTTTCCATGATCACCAAATTGATCGTAAAGAATTTGACACCATTAGCAAAGAAAGGTGTCACCTACGTTGAACTAGATACCAAAGATATCTTCAACGTAGTAGTGGGTCGTAATGGGTTTGGTAAAACCTCTCTCCTGAGAGAACTTACTCCATATCCGCCTGACAATGCCGATTATGGTCCAGGTGGTTATAAAGAAAGCCATCACGTTATTGGGAAGGATACTTATATCCTTAAGTCCACTACCGGTAAGTCTTCTGAACATGAGTTCATCCACAACGGTAAGAACCTGAATGAAGGTAACACATTATTGGTTCAACGTGAGTTGGTAAAGATTCACTTTGGTGTTACGCCGTTTATTAAAGATGTCATTACTGGGTTAGACGTACGTGACTTATTCACTACTTTGTCCTCAGCCCGCCGTAAAGACTTCTTGATGGCTGTTAACCCAAACGATACCACTTATGCGTTGAAAGTGTTTGATAAGCTCAAATCGAATCTGAACGCGCTTAAAGGTGGGTTAAAAACTCAACGCCAACGTTTGGTTGTTGAAGAAAGCCGTTTATCACAATTAGCTGGAATGGAGCCGGATAAACTCCAGCAAGAAATCCGCGTAATGGATGATCAGATTAAGAACGCTCTGATTATTCATGGACAACTGCAACACGTTCAGCGTTCTGATTTACAACCGATTAAGAATGAGATAGCTAACATTATTTCATTCCTGATTGGCGCTAACCATTCGGTTAAACACACTCGTAACACTCTGTACTCCATGAGACAACGTCATGAAGATTCATTGGGTTATTATAAGGACAACGAGATTCGGTTAACAGCAATGTTGAGTGAAGTTACTACTCAGCTTGCAGGGTTGGACGGAAAGAACAACCTGGATGGTTACAAGAAAGCTTTAGCAAACAGTGAACTGTCTTTAGCCTTGAACATTGATGAATTAGAAATGATTGAACGTCGTTTCAAAATGCATGAACTGTTTAAGGATGTGTATAGTGATGGTAACTTCTATCTACAAGTTGAAGAGTTAATTTCTTTGCTCTTCTCTGTGGAGCAGTGTTACGATAAGGAAATCACATCTGACAAGTATCGTCGTGCACAGACTAAGCTAAAAGAGTTTCAAAATGAGCTGGAAACTAACAAGCATCACGCTAATGAAATTCGTCATACCTTAAACCACTTTAATAAAGCGGAATCGGTAGACTGCCCTAAGTGTGCAACTAAATTTAAAGTTGGTTTTGCTGACGTTAATATCCCTCAGCTAACATCTCGTTTAGAAGCTCATGACAAACGTGTTGAAGAACTCCAGGAGTTAGTAAAACGCGGAGAGAGTTACCTGGAGCTTAACCAAGGTTGGTATGAAAGTATGGCTGGTCTGATGCGTTACGCCCAACGCTCAGATTACGGTAACTTGATTGTCAAACTGATTAGTGAGTATAATGTCGGTAAAGGTGACATTATGGTTCTCATTGATCTACTCCGGAGCACAGCTCAGTATGCGGACATCACGAAGACTATTAATGTTCTCAAAGAGGAAATTGAAAACGTCTCTAAACAGATCAAGTTTTTGGAATCCAGTGATATCGAAACCTTGTTCAAACGGGCAGCTTATATTGAGCGCGAACTTGCAGCCAGTCAAGCAGGTGTTAGACGAGCACTCAACAGTATCTCCGACGTTGACTCCCAGCTCGGAACCATTACTCTTGATGAACAAAAAAGAGACCGCTTAAGTATTCTGCTGGATGAACTGAATGAGAAGTTAAATGAGAATGGGAAATACCGAATTAAGAACAGGGTTGAAGAAATCATCTCTGAACTGACTCCGCGTAAAGACTCATTAATCAGTAACCTTATTCGATCTGAATCTCTAAACTCAGTAATTCAATCTATTAAAGAAAACATTGCTGACATGGAGAAACGTGAAAAGCACACTATTTTATTAATGGAGGGACTATCACCTGTAAAAGGTTTGATTGGTTATTTGATGAACGACTTCTTGAAGTCAGTTGTAGCGAACGTCAATGCAATCATTCAGCCTATCTGGACTAACCGTTTACATGTACTCAACTGCTCCACCAGTAAGTCCGAAGAAGATGTGGATTTAAACTACAGCTTCCCAGTTCTGTCCGGTGGTTCAGACAAACCAAATAAAGACATTGGTATGTGTTCAGGTGGTGAGCGGGAAATCATTAACTTTGCATTCCGTTTGGTCCTTCGTCGTTATTTGGGTGACCGTTGTGGTTTACCATTGATGATGGATGAAGTGGGTGTGGCGTTTGATGAATTACACCGTGGTCGTTTCTGTGCTTATATTGCTGAACAACTTCGTTTGGATAAAATGCCTCAAGTCTTTATGATTTCACACAGCCATAAAGAAATCGCTGCCGCTGTTAACGATGCAAACTTTATTGCATTGAACACAGAAGGGTTACGTTTAGGTTTTGAACTGAACAAGAAAAGTAAATTTAAATAACATGGCGGGTTCGTCCCGCCAGAGGAATAGCCGAAATGAAATTAATCCCTGTCTTTAAAGATTCAGAATCTATGGACAAGAACTTGTTTGTCCCCACAGCCATCAAAAAACCAACAAGATCTCCATTCCCAGAAGACGGTAAATATAGCCGAACTTTCTTTACGTCTTTTATTAAGCCAGGTAAAGTTCCTAACCTGCTTAAGTTATGTAGTCTCGATGGGGTAACTTGGGGATCTGCTATCTCGGTAGCTGGGGAAGTAAAGGTTACCAGTCTATTGGTTCGAATCACGATGGGTGATAAAGCTTATTACGGCACTATCAATGGAGATCCGACTACTGGTTTACTCAGTCTTAAAAAGACCAGTGGTAGCGAACGCGTTTACGCATTCAGAGAAGACATAATGCCTGAGAATGCATTGGTCATTTTTGAATATCCCGAACCTAATTACGGATACGATATTAGTGTTCCTCGATTACCTCTTGACATCACATTTGACGCTACCAGCTATACTCTTACTTTAAAAGAGTCTGCAGTTGGAACGGTATCTCTTGTGGGTATCGCTGTTGAAATTGAAACTGTAGAAAATAAGGATAACTCATGAATAAGCTGTTCCCCATCGCTAATAAAACAACCCGTCATCTGTTTGTTGATCCTGCTCTTGCACGTCCATCTTTCATTTCTGGTGAAGGGTATGTTAGCGGTGAAATGACCAGCTTCATCAAACCAGGGAAAGTTCCTAACCTGGCGTTACTGTGTCAACCCGAAGATGTTAAGTTCACCGTTACGGAAGAACCTAGCGTCGACACTATGAAAGTAACTGATATCTTGTTTGGTGCTTTTAACAGTGATAACCAATGGACGGTGTGTCTTCTTCGTGAAGTTAAAGCGCAGTTGGCTAAAGACGGTCCTGCACGCTCTGTCCTTGATGGTCATGTTGTTATTAATCCTGACCATAACAGTGTCGTTGATGGGATCACAGGAGAGCCTGTCAATCTGGGCGATGAACCGGTAATGATTCCAATCGACCTGTTGTATGAGCGTGGTACTCGTGGTCTTACTCTGAAGCCGGTTGAAGGTGTAGGTATTGATACTGGTAAGCCTCAGATCCTGGGGATTAAACTCGATCTGGACTGGATCGATTCAAAGTCTGTTTAATAAAACACATGGAGGCTTACCAGGATTCGTTCTGGTGGGCTTCATGACCTATGTCGGGATAATGGTAGGTTTTTCACAATCTTTTGTTAAAAGCCATTATACGCCGTTTCCAACGGTGTGTAAAAAGCTTGGCGCGAGATAAATACAGACCGATATTATCAGTGTGTAAAGGGTCCTACCTTTATCTTCCGACTAACTAGAATAGGAAACCAAAAGAAATGTCCAGACAACTTTTTGCAATGTGCCTGGTTATTGCAACCCTCTTAGGGTTTACAATGACTAACGCAGTTGCATCCATTGGAGCAGCACCCAACGAGTACACCACAGCAATCGTAATGAAACGTTTTGACAACATGAAAGCCCACCTTTATGAAGCCTCCAAAGTGAGTGGCTTTGATATGGCTGACCTTGTCGCAATTTCAAGTATCGAATCGACTTTACGTGGTAATGTTAAATCCAGGCATTCTAATGCAGCTGGGGCACTTCAATATACCCCAAGGACATGGAAGCAAGATCGTGCGTTATACGCAAAGCAGTTAGGACTCCCTACTAATGTAGATGTCTATAATACCAGAGCTAATCTGTTAATCGGGGCCACCGCCCTCCGCAATCTTCAAGAATTACTCATAGAAAAATCGCATTTAACCAAGGAAACCGTTCGTATAGGCGATCTTTATATGAGTCATTTGGTTGGGACGAATGGAGCCCTTGCCATAATTAACTCGTACAGTAATAAACCCATTAACCAAATCATCAATGTCAATAATGGCAATCGTCCAATGTATTTTAAGCCGAACGGTCAGGTGCGTACTGCACGTGAGTTCCGCTCATATTTGGATACCCTTGTCAAACGTGAAAGATCGTTTTATCTGAAAGCAGTGTCAAGTTATCAAATTGCCAAAGCTTCCGCCCCCGTCTATCAGCATATTGGAAACGATTCCGATGCCAATGACGAGATGGCCGTTGCAATTGCGAACACAACTCGTTGGGTCGGCTACGATTTTAATAGTTAATTGTTAGGCGGGCAGTGATGTTGTGTAAGATACAAACTTTAAACTTAAGGAAGTAAATCATGCAACAACAAATCACCTGCCTTGTTGATGGCAACTTTGTGCTCTCTCCGGCAGCTGGGGTTATTAACGCTCCTAATGCAGTTATCGCTTTGGTGACTAAATCCACAGGTCCCGATGGATCCATTACTGGGATCTTAAGTTGGGCTGGAGCCGTCCGCGCGTTCTTAACTTATGACATGACGGGAAACCGCATTCTGAGTTACACAATGGCCGATGGTACTCAACAAGCAAACCAATCCGTAGAGAATATCTTGCGTGCTATGTAAACCAAAACCTAACCCAAGATGGCTCAGGCTGTCTTGGGTTAGGGCCCTTATGACTATAGGTGAAATATGAAGGGTGTAAGAACAAGTTGTATAAGTGGGTTTAGTGTTTTGAGGGATACTACCTTTTATATGAACCTTAATGTCCTTCAACACAATGAAGAACCTTGGGGTGATAACTGTTACTGGGTAACTGTTGAGTTTTATTTGCATTACAAGAGTGGTTGTGTATTCATGAACTCCCGCCGTGTTCAGGTGGATGTTTGGAAGAGTTTAAAAGATGTTGTCATGGAAGAGTTTGTTGATGAGATGTATAAAAAGATGTCCATTGATTTCATCTCTAAACAGGAAATTATCGACATCGTTGACAGGATGTTTAAAAACGACAAGTCCCATAGTACGCCGCTAATGTTAGCCGCCGAAAGCGGTGCACTTCACACTGTTCATTAAGGAACGTAAATGTCTGACGGAATTAAACGTTTACTTGAACTGCAAGGTCAGCTTAAGTATCACGATCACCTGTATCACACTCTGGACCAACCTGTCATCTCTGATTCCGAATATGACATTCTGAAACAAGAGTACGACGAACTTGCTGAGCAATATCCAGAAGTCGTTGATCCAAAAGTAACAATTGGTTTTGTTGACCCGCCTAAAAGTTTAGGAAAGGTTACTATCACTGAGCCGATGATTTCGGTAGATAAGAAAAAGGATGTCGAGTCCTATAATAAGTGGATTGATAAGAATGTTTCAACCGAATGCGTTGAGGAAATCAAACTCGATGGGATCGCACTTCGCTTCATTTATAAAAATGGTATCCTTGCTCGTATTCATACTCGTGGTCGTAACGGCATTGGGGGAGATGTAAGTCATCGCCGCCATTTGCTGGTTAACATGAAAGACATAGTGGAACTTCATGAAGATAAAGATGAAGTCTTCTTTACTGGTGAGGCTTTCTGTTTCCATAAAGACTTCCTTGAGTATTGCGCTCGACATAAATTGGATCCAACAGACACCGATCCTCGCTCAACGGTATCTGGGTTGATGAAGCGTGCTGAAGCAGGTAGTCGTGACGACCTTCCTATCTATGTGACTGTCTATGGTGCCAGCCGCAATGTACGCGATCAGTTTGATACGTATCTCGAACTGCGTGAACATATTAAGGAATGTGGTTTCGACGTCCCTGAGCTGATTACAGAGCCAATGCGTGAAGAAATGTTCACTGCGGGTAAATTACCTGAGTGGGATTATCCTATCGATGGGATTGTCGCTAAAGATAATGATCTTCGTCAGTGGGAAAAAGAACAGACCGGTGAGTATTATACTTATGCCGTTTGTTATAAATTCCCAACCATTGCTTTGAAAACTGAAATCACGGGCGTCGATTGGTCGCTGACTAATACTGGTGAGTTTGTTGGGACTCTGATGTATAAGGAAGTTGACTATGGCGGAACTAAACTGACTCGTTGTAAGTTTGATTACATGAAGTCGTATATTGATAAGGATATCCGTATCGGGTCCAAAATCTCTATTACGAAGTCTAATGAAATCATCCCTAAACTGATCAGCCTGGATGAAGTGGGTAAAGGAGAGAAGATCTTGTTACCAACTAAGTGTCCTTTCTGTAACGGTCCAACTACACCAACCAACATCTCTGTCAAATGTACAAACAGTGAATGTGAAGGTCAGGCTGTAAAACGTCTGCTAGCTATCTTTAATATTGATGGTTTTAACATTCATGGCTTGGGTGAGAAACGTGTTGAATCATTGGTTGCAATTGGAAAGTTGAACGAACCTTCCAACATCTTTGACTGGGATGCACAGGACTTGATTGAAGGTGGTGTTGCTCCTGCTTCTGTGGATGGTATTCTAAAAGCTATTGAGCAAGCTAAGTCTAATGACCTGTCTCAATGGTTGATGTGTCTGGCTATTCCATCTCTGGGTAAAGTTCGTGCTGTTGAGCTGAGCAATATGTCAGCATCCAACGGTATGAATGATGGTCTGAAGTTCCACAACCTGACTGACTTCATGACAATCCTTACCAATGCTCAAGCACTGTCTACTATGTTTGGAATTGAAGGTGCCAAGATTGCCAATCACTGTAAGAAGAAAGCGGATGAGATTACTCGCTTCTTGTCTCACTATGACTTTGGCCGTCAAGCGCCAATTGGAATGGATGGTGTTCCAGTAGCCATTACTGGTGAATGGAATGGGTTGACTCGTCGTGACCTGACCGCAGTGTTGCGCCAACATGACTTTGTGTTGTCTTCATCTGTAACCAAAACGTGTAAAGCACTGTTAACAGCAACCAAACCAAGTCCAGCTAAAATTGAAACGGCTAAACGTTATAAGCTTCCGATCTTCGAAATCAGTTCCATCTCTGATGTGAATGGCATCGTTGCTCTGTTGAGTAACATTGGTCGTTAATTAATACAACCCTATCTATATTAGGTAGGGTTTAACTTTCTTTCTGGAGAATCAAATGTTTAAGACTCAGAAGCTTGTATTCAACCGTCGTTTGGGTGGTGACCAGCTTAAGAAGATTGAAGCAATGGTTGAAGATACCCCTGGTGTGTTTATCACCGATGTGAAAACGCACTCGATCGAATTGATCGTTGAGTTCAATGGTACACAAGGATTTGTACCGGCTTACAGCGAATTAGTCAATACGTTGTACCGTGGGCTTAATTTCGGTAATGCCATCCATCTGGACGGTGAAGGTTATGTGTTGGTATTTCAAGCAAACACCACACTGCAATCTGAAGACATGAAACAAGATCTTCAGACTAAAGGAAGGAAACTTTTCTGATGGATGTTAATATCAGTTATCGCAAGCTGGTCGCTCATACCCGTTATGGTGATTTTGTTTGTGAGATTACCGAACGTTCTATAGTGAAATTCGGTAGCTACAGCGATTCCGAATACGGTTCTGTTCTTTACTCTGCTAATGACACTGATAAACGTCATTTGGTAAAGGTGAACTGTATTAGCGAGCCAAACATCATTCATGGTTGGGATGCTATCCTGGCACTTCATCTGGAACTGATGAAGAAGAATGCTTTACTGGCTGAGGTGGAAACTACTGAACTGCGTCAAGCTGTACAGTGTTATTTCCACGACATGAATTTCGAAAACTTCAAACCTCTAAACGGGAATCGCATTCCTCTTTGGAACGGTGAATGGGAAGTTAAAGGCGAAGATGGGTGGGTTTACACCATCGAACGTTTTAAGAATGAAAATGCGTCTTACCATAAAGACCTGGTCACTCGCAAACGCAGTATTAAAGAAGGCGACATGAATATTGAGGAAACTCAAAGCAAACTCATGTCTCGCTTCACTCGTGAATTTCCACTGTACCCAATAAGCCCTGAATGTATTGTGGCTGTCTTTAAATAGGAGTTCATTTGATCTGGCACATTTACACAGATGGGTCGTGCCTTGATAATAACCCGGCAGGAGGTCCAGGTGGATTTGCCTGGGTTGCCTCTTTTGGTGATTGCGTGGTTGAGCATAGTAAAGGTTACTTCAAGACAACCAACAACCGTATGGAGCTGATGGCGATTATCGATGCCCTTGGTCAATTACAAGAACCGTCCGTTGTCAAGATTTATACCGATAGTCAATACTCTATTGACGGCGCAACCAAATGGGTCTTTGGATGGATCCGTAAAGGCTGGGTAAGGACTACCCAATTCGGCGCAACCGAAGAAGTTAAAAATAAAGACCTCTTCCAACGCCTCCATTTACTAACACGTTACCATAAAGTCGAATTCATCAAGGTTAAGGCTCACTGTGGAATTCCGCTCAATGAACGATGTGATGTTCTTGCGAAACTTGCTGCGGCTAACCCGACTGATGTTGATGAAGGCTTTATCCCCAAATTTAAATAAGGATCCTTAAATGACCAAAGCTCTGATTCCTCTGTTCAATGCAACCACCGAATCTTACTTCGTATCCGCACCACTGCTCGCTCCTTCCGAGGTAGAGTTTGACAACGCCGATATGTTTGACCGTGGGATGTATCAAACAAGCGATCTGTCTGTTGGTGTTCGTCTTCCTCTTGAATTGCTGTGTAAGCTTCCGTGTTCCCACTGGACAGCTAATGACAGCATTGATCTTCAAACCCTGGCTTTGAAACACATCACCTTCCTGGCTGAAAATACAGTAACTGGTGAACGTCAGGTTCTGACCACTGGTGATCTGTTTGGTATTTCTGGTGGTAAAGCAGTACCTCCGGTTGATAGTCCTTTTAAGAAAGCGATTATCGATTTCCATATCAAGCATTTCTCTACCCGTCTGTTGAAAGCAGTAACCGCTGAACCGGTTACTGTATTTGGTAACAACGAAGGGTTCCATACTCACTTCAATCTGAAAGTGACGTATTCCCCCCACACTGACATTCTGGACTCTGTTGGTTTGGTAGAGAAATGTAGCAATCCTGATGTGAAACTGAGCATTATTGGTTTTGCTCTGCATGCCGAACACGAACGTGTTAGTTTAGCTGCTTAACTGGATGAGTCCTGGGGTAATACCTGGGACTCCTCTATTTATATCTTTTATTTTCATTTTATGTCACCTAACCGAGGCTTGCATTATGCAATTAGTCGTGTCTGCGACTCCTGGTACCGGTAAATCTACCATTACCAAGAACGCTGAGAAGTATGGACTGAATCACTGCCATGTTCATTATGACAATCACACCCGTGAATATGAACTGACGGTTCCTAACAGTCCGCTGGTACCAGTATTCGATTCCGATTCATCTACTTTTGATAAGAGCGAATTCCCTGGTAACTATATTAAACACATCAAAGAGGTTCTTGCTAAGTTCCCTGATGTGGTAATCTTCGTTTCCTCTCATGACAATGTCCGTGAAGCAATGGCCGAAGCCGGTATTAATTATGTACTTGCTTACCCAGAGCGTGAACTAAAGGGCGACTATCTGGAGCGTTATAAAGAACGCGGTTCCCCGGAGAAGTTCATCGCCCTTATGGACGAGAAGTGGAACGATTTCATTGACTCAGTTCAAGCTGATAAAGCTGAACGTCATCTCGTTTTATCTGAAGGAGAATTCCTCGTGGATGTATTAAAATCCGATCTCGAAGCAATAGGTAGTCAAGTTGATAGCGTCTTCCCTACTGCGATCATTAGTGGTACTGAAAGTATCGGTGACGTAGTTTGCGACGATGTAGGTCAACCTGTTGCTGTTTGGGGTTCAAATGGTCTGGAACCTCTTCCGTCTACAGAACCTGTTGCTGACGTGGTTGTGGTCACTGATCCATTAGCGGTTGCTACCCCAGAACCTACCACTGTGATTCCTAAGGACTCTGATCCTGCAGCTGTTGTTCCTCAACAAGATTTCTCCACTGCTATTATCACCGGTAACGAATCAATCGGCGAAACTGTCTATGACGACATTGGGACTCCGGTAGCAATCGTGGGTGAGGTTGGTCTGGAACCTTTGCCGGTTACGGAAATCGTTCCTATTGAGGTTATCGTTGATGTCAACGCTGAACCGGTAGAAGAACCACCTGCAGCTATGGATCCTCAGGACACCCCAATTCCGGTGACTTCCATGCCCGAGCAAATGCAAGCTCCTGACCCGGTCCCGCCAGTATCTGGTCAACCTGCTGTTGATGCACCTGAAGTACAAGCTCCAGCAGAGGAAGTAGTTGTGGTGGTAGATCCAGGCGCTGGTACGGTTCAGGTAGATGGTCAAGAAGATAACGATCTTCCTGTGCCAGAAAACAACATCCCTCCTGCTTTACAGGATATGGATAAAGCTGAACTGATTGAAAACTATCATGAGCTTAATGACGACGTCACTGTTCTTGAAGCGGTTATTGATGTTTGTCAGACTGATGATCGTGGTGGTCTGGAAGGTTATGAAGATAACGGCCCTGTCTTCACCAAAGCTGTTGAACATCTGAAAGAACGTTATGGTGCAACAGTAGAGCCTACTTTGGCTGGCTTGGAATCTTTCTTAGAAGAACTTAAGAAAGTTGGGACCGCAGTTAAACGCGCGTTCTCTGATCCAAAAGCTGCTCAAGCTAAAGTTAAAAACGCCCTGTGGGAACTTAGCAAAGCGAAAGATGAGTACAAGTCACCCGCTTGGCAAAATAAACAGGATTGGATCAACGTTGGTAAAATCCGCGTCGATGTTCCAAGCTTCTTAAAAGAAGCCAATTCTCCAGAAGAAGTAGGTACTGCGCTTAAACTTGTAATTAAGCGTATTGTTGATGCTTCTGAGAAACACGGTAAGAACGATATTGCTCGCCACAAAGCAGCTATCAAAGTGTTCAACGCTACTAAAGGTTGGGATCCTAAAGAGAAGACCGCAGCTGACGCTAAAGAACTCCTGGATTCTATTCCTGAACCTTTGGGCGATGCTGTAGGTGACGCAGGTCTGAACGAACTGAATACCAAATTGGTTTCTGTTGAACTTCCGGCTATTCCTAAAACGAATGTGGTTAAAGTTGTTGAACTGATGGATATGCTGTCCCAAGCTTCTTCCGATATGTTTAAACACGAAGATGCTATTCCGGAACATCTGGGTTGGGAACAATATTCTAAGAATAAATTCCTGACCGATATCAATGCTTCCAAAGTTTACAACATTATCAGTTCCGAAGCAGACGAACCAGCTTGCTCTGTAATTAGTTCTGCCTATTACAAACAGTTCTTAAACGTGGCCAAGTTCCTCGAAATGTGGATCTTGCGTTCTACTAAGTAATTAATAAAAACTACAACTTGGAATAGGTGGGGGAACCTGCCTATTCTACTTTGTCAAAAGTCTGAAACGGCCGAGCCTAATTGCTCCGCTTACACACGCTTAAAAAGGAAATTGTAAATGTCTCGTGCTTCTGATATCCGTACTTATATTGTTGCTCGTCAACCGAGTATGACCATTGATGAACTTTATGTTCTCGTTGCTCAATTGCATGCCTCTGTTGATGCACTGATCTCTCTTCGTCAAAATAACGAAAAACCACCAATGACGGTAGAGGTTAAAAATATTGCGCTGGAACTGCGCGGTAACAAGTTACACACCAAAGAAGGAATCGTGTTTACACCTTCTTCTCTGCAAACCTTTACTGAAACTCTGCTGTTAATGAAGGGTGCAATGGGGTTAGGGTCTCGTACCTTCGCAACCCTCATTCCTGAGCTCTATGGCGACCTTCTGCTGGCTTGCGCTAACGTCGAGACAGATGTGGCTAAGATCAACAGTGAGATCTTTAGCGGGCTTCTGAAGCGCTATCACAATCGTGCTCGTGTAGGGGCTAATAACGACTATCAGTTCAAATACCGTCTTTCTACCTGCAAGAGTCGTTTCATTACTTTCGATCTGAAGAACATGACGTTTGATGATAAAGATCATGTAGATTTTGATATCGAGGTTAATGACCCTATTCTACAGGAAGCGCTGGGTGGTCATCATCGTTACCCAATGCCTACTGGGAAAGTTGCATCTCAGCGTATCAGCGATAAACTGAAATGCGCATTCACCGAAGTCCAGAGTGAAGATGCTATCTTGTTAATGGTCAATAAACTTCGTAAATACGGGATGGAACTTCATGAAGTGTATGACCTTCTGGAAATAGTAGCAGGTTGGGTATGTGGTAAGAAGCTGGCTCTCACAGTAGTGTGTCAGGATTTCGTATGTGGTCACCACCATGTGAGTTTTGCTCGTGCGGAACCTGACTTCGATAAGGTCAGCGTCGTTATCCATGATGAAGGTCGCAGTATCATTCTCGGTGATAAGTTCTCTGCCAAAGAAATTGTTGATTACGTTAATGAACCGTTTATTAAAGAGCGTGTTCGTAATACGAGGTATCTCCCTAACTCAGTTATCAACTCTATGTTGATCATGGATAGCAAAGAACGTGAGATCTATTTCAGTTTGATCGAGAAAGAAATCAATCCCGATCACATTGACTTCGCTACCCGAGCGGCCCCGGTTGAAACCCGTTTAGTTGTGGTCGCACCAATGGTTTACACCGATGATGTATTGTTCCGCTTACACATGTTCAGTGATACCTCTGTGATGACTACTCTTTCACTGGTCTCTCATCGTGAAGCGCTGGAAAGTTCTAGAACCATTCGTGCTTTGATGTCCTCAATAGAGGCTGATAAACGTGAAGTTGATTGGACTAATGTGATCACTCCGAAGGTTGGATTCTGGGCTAAAGTAAAACGTCTTTTTAAAGCAGCATAATGTATGACACCCAACTACCTCCATTAGGGGTAGTTGGGATTATACTTTATTTTTATTTTGCATATAAATTTAAACAGATATTATCATAGTAGTAGAGTAATAAATCTAATTTATAAAGGAACTACCATGCCCGTTCATAAAGTAAATGTTCCCAATGCAATTCGGAATGCAATCGCCGCACCTATCTATGATGAGATGCACCAGCTGAAGAAGACATCTACTTATAAAGAGATGGCTAAGATTTTCGATTGCAGTCCTTCTACCATTAACTGTATTGTCAATGGTGACATTGGTAGTGTGAGTATTGATAAGCTCATTCCCATGGCTGATAAACTCGGAATCGAAATCAGTGTCGTCACTAGTCAAGCCGGTGAAGAGACTATAACCAAAATAACTAAGTGAGAAAGCAATGACTGTTAAAATTCATACTCCAACTATTAACGAAGTAACCCAGGCGGTTTATAACCTGAATGCTACCAAACATTTGATGACTTGGCATGAGCATATCTTGGCTGGAACAAAACCATTAACAGACGCTCTTCAGATGTGGAACTTTGATCCAGACGCACCGCGTACAGCAGAGAGCCTGTTAGATAATTACGTTGAACATAACCCATTGGCTCATGCCCCTCGTCCTTTGGATATTCTCGATAATCCAGGCGATCTGGTTCTGGATGATGTGCCTATGACAGTCCTGCATGTTTGTGATAAGGATGGTAATCCAGTTGAAATGGAAAGCACCATCAGGCCATGGGTACCTATGCCATTTAAACTTATCCCTCCGGATGAAGGTGTTTACTACATGGTTAAAACAGAAGAGATTGATGGTAAGAAGTATTCTTTCTTCCGTCCTTGTCACCCATCTGAAAAACCTACCGAAGGCGAACGTCTCGAACGTTATGAGAAACCTCTTCGTTTACCTCCACAGGGTCAAATCGAAGAAGGGGTACTGACTACTCTAGCGACCGCTTACGGTATTCGTAAAGAATTGCAAGAAGGTTCTTTCGAACAACCAACAGTAACCCAACATGGTTGGGGTCCGGCTAACTTCCAATTTAAATTCTGAGGTTGTCATGTCTTATAAGTTTACCCATTCCCCATTCGTCTTTGATGTCTGGGTTCCCTTTAATGGACATCGTTTCAAAAATACTTACATGATCCGTACTCGTGACGGCCGCGAATTCGAATCGTTCCCAAATGGTGGCGCTTGGTCACAACCAAATAACGAATGGCTGGAAGATAGCGAAGTGTTGGAAATTAAACTCCTATCTAAGCCATTGGGTCGTGACTTCCATCATGGTGCTGCCAGGTTGAAACGCGATATTGAGTATTTTGGCCGCCGTTATCCAGTTTGGTGTGGAGATACTTTTGTTTGGGAAGATGAACTTCCTCCTGGGTTCCGTATTAGCCCCACAGAGGTCTATGGAGAACGTATCACTGCTGAAGGTGAGACATATACTAAGTTATATATTGCGCGCGGCATAATCGTTCCTGAGCTCTCTCATCACCATCGTCTTACTGAGATTGAAGGGTATGCTCAAGATCCATTATTCTGGTGGGATGATTCTACCAAGATCTTTAGCCATGCTGATATTTGCAATGGGATTCACTTTGTTCACCTACATCGCCAGCACATTCTGGAAGACAAAGAAATGTCGGACCGCGTTGACGAACTTTGTAATAAGATGTTCAAAGATAAAAGTGAATGGGTTCCACTTCGCCACTTCTTGGTAGACCTGATCAAACAACAGGGATTCGATCAAGTAAAAGCAAACTTGCAATCAGCGATAATGCTTCAGAACGATACAACTAACCAAACGCGCTGGAAGCTTCTTCAAGAACAAACTACTCTATGCAAAGGTGGTAGTTTGAAAATTGATAAGGGAAGACTTATGAACGAACTTCGTGGAGGACGTGCTCATCACATCCCTCCAACGTACGATTTACACCACGTATTGATTCGCCCTGATGTCCGACCTGATGGCGGTAAAGCTAAAGACCAGTTGGATAAAATCATTAATGGGAATTAATGATGTTAAATCGCAGGTCCACATAAGTGGGCTTGCATCCGTGATAGACCACGTCGATTATGCGGCGTTAGTTGAAGATCGTTTACGTAAAGAGTTTCCTTACAACGATCAACGTGTTTATCGCGGAATGATAGCTAGCCTGGTGAGCGCAAAAGCTTACTTGCTATCATCTCAGGACTTTAAACACACAGTCCACCTTAACCTAATTAAAACCGCCAAATTGATTTGGCCGGAGAATAACTATGATTCGTCGAGCAGTCCCACACTCATATACCAAGCAATCCAAACCTTTTTGGAAAAACGTGATGGACAAATTAAAAGCTATCGCAGCTCCCGTTGATTATCCGATTGATAAGAAAGAAATGGAACTCGTTGAAATTACCGACCGGTTAACTCAAAGTGAATTTAACCAAGGTGTATCGGGCTTGTGTAAAGAGTTCAATATTCCTCAATCATTGGTTACTGCGCTGATTATCGGTAATGTTGCCAATATCGTAAATAAAATAGAATGCAAAGATATTCGATACAACACTTTAAACGATTTGACTAAGTCACTTCGTGAGGGTGATGGTAACTGGATGCAGTTTATTCCTGAATATAAATCCGATAATCTCATTTATCTGGACAGATTGGATATTGGATTAATCAGGGCGTTCTATAGCTTTGCCATTTCTCAAGGTCTGGACCCTATCGATGCATTTAACGTTACTAATGCTCGTGGTAAAGATGTTCAGGAATTCTTAACACATGCATCGGCTGAGACTGGCCGATTAGCTGGAACGGTATCTTCTATCTGGTACAACTACGGCGATCTTTATGTTTACGCTGGGCGTAAAGTACTTGGCAATCCAACCAAGCCAAGTGATGTTGAAATCAAATATACAAAGAGCAAAGGTTTGATTTTAAGCTAACTTTCAAAATTAACATAGAAGGAATAAAGTAATGAGTATTGAAAAAGATAAAGATGGTAACATCATCTTAAACGTTGGTAAGTCAGGTGAATTAAATCATAACGGTCGCGTTTATCTTGACGGTTCCAAAATCTCTGCTAAACACGTTAATGCTATTCCCCGCATTATTGATGAAAATATGATGCCGGTTCCTTCAACTAAGATTGTTGAAGATGAAATGCATTTCGAAAAATGTGTTGCCATTCCGCCAGAAAGTGATGTAACCCATTATGGTTACGACGGAAGCCCACTCGATAAGCTGGCCATGAAGAACGAATACAAATTCGAATCTTGGCAGAAAGCGATGAAAGAGAATCCTGGTGATGTACTCGAGATTGACTCTTTGGGTGGTGTTACTGGTGAAATCAAGGGCGTCCAACTTAATCACACTCAGAAACCGGTCAAGATTCTCTATACTGGTCCGCGACCTACTATTTCTAATCAAGACTGGGGTCGTATTCTGGACGCTGGACGCAACATTCCTGTCGAGGATATCTTTGCAGCTATGGAAGGCGATGTCCAAATCGTCCATATTGATGACGTTCATTGCGATATGAGCTCTCCCCGTAAAACTATGTTGGGTTTAATGCACGCTGGGTATTCTCCCGAGCTTGCTCGTTTCTCTGACATGGAAGGTTATAGCCGTCATTACTTCCCTGTAAAAGAAAAGGAAGTTACTCCAACTGTCAGCACCAATGGTCGGCAGAAAATCATTGACAATGGTAAGCGTCAATGGCCTGAAGCAAAACGTCGCAAAGGTCACCGCAAGGGATGATCTTTTATGTAAAGCCTGGCGAAACTTATTATAGTCCGTCAGGTACACCTTTTAAAGTTATAGAGATTGTCAAGCATGGTCAATGTTGCATGCGCGATATGGTTCTCTATGAAAACCTTGAAGACACCAAAGATTCCAAAGCGGGGACTCATTGGGTTATAGATAAGGGAATGTTTCTAAAAGCATTCTCAGAGGAAAAACCAAATGCCAATAATAATGACGTATATAGGGGAATCGGAAGACTTCCCTAAAGCTAAACAAAGAGTTGAGTTGTTTAATGGTAGGCCTGTCAGGTTAGTTGTGGGTCAGCCGTTTGGTAACATCGCTCGTGTTATCAAAGGTATTCAGGGTACATCGGCTTTCACCGAAGGTCGTAATACCAAAATCCGTCATGGGAAGGCTGGGGCTTGGCCTGTTCCTAAATCAAAAGGCAACCGTTTTTAATAAGGTATAAAAATGATAGAATGGATTATGGGGCTGTACCAATCGGTATTAGACCAAACTGCACACATGCCACAAGCGCAATCTGCTTTAGTAACAATCAGTTCTGTTTCTATTGCAGGTGGGATTGCGTTTATGCTGATCAAGTTACCACGTGCTATTGGTGACTTCTTCCGTAAACAGTGTATCACCAGTTTGGTCTTTAATACCTCGGCTACCTCTTACAGTCAATACAACCAAAAGCAATATCTGGCATTCCTTCGTTGGTTCTCTAAGAACGCCTGGTTTGGTTGGAGTCGTATTATCACTCTTGATGGTGAGCAGTGGTCGGATAAAGGTGCGGTAGGTCCCGGTGTTGGGACTCACTTCTTTGTCTATAAAAGACATTTCTTCTTCTTTAAAATAATGGAGCAGGAATCCCAAGGGTCTGATTTCTCTAAATATAAAATCTCTATCTCTGTCATCGGTCGTAACAAACAACCACTGTATGACTTGATGGAAGAGTTTATGATAAAGTCAGACCGCGATAAAAATATCACTGTTTACAATGCCAAAGGCGGTGAATGGCTATGGATGACAGAAACTGAACATCGTGTTAAAACATCCATGATCATTTCTGAGAATGTTAATAATGAACTTATTAAACCTCTTCAGGAATGGCGTGATAATAAACAGTGGTATGTCGACCGTGGATTGGATTATAAGTTTTGTGCTTTGCTGTACGGACCGCCAGGGACGGGTAAGAGTTCATTAGCCCGTGAGATTGCTTTCATGTTGAAACGTAATCTCTATCTGTTAGCTCCTGACGGGACAGTTAGTTATCAGCAACTGTTCCAGCAAGCTAAGGGCGGCCTTATCCTGATGGAGGACATTGACACCTATGGAGTCACTCGTAAACGTACTGGTGATGAAGTGGATGTTAAAAGAGGAATAATTAAACCTATCGAGAAGAAAGATCAAGTTACCGGTAAGAACGACATTGGTAAAGAAGAAGATAAACTTGGTGAAGCAATGGCTGAGTTTATGGGCGGAAACCTTTCTGATTTGCTTAATGCGCTCCAGGGCGTAATTCCTCTCGACGATCTAGTCATCCTGATGTCAACCAACCATCCTGAAAAACTGGACAGTGCTTTAATCCGTGACAGTCGTGTGGATGCTCGCGTTGAAGTTGGATATATGTGTTCTTCTGACATTGCTCTTTACTTTGAGCGGGCTTACGGCGTTACATATGAAGGTCCGTCTTTCCCTTCTCTTCCAGCGGCAACGGTTAGCGATGCATTCCTGTCTAACAAGTTTAACCCTGAAGGATTTATCAATAAGCTGATTTCCAACAATTTGGAAGAACAAGCTTGCGAGCCATTCTTGTTAAAAGACGTGGCTAACAGTTAAGAGGTGTGAAATGAAAATTGCCCCCAATTGGATAATGATAGTGTTGGGCATTATCCTTGCATTTGGTTGTGCTTGGGCTGTTTGGATTATCTATAACGACTCTCGTGTAACTCCCAACGATGCTGTCGGTTTATGGGTACTCGCCAGTATTTGTGGTGTATTCTCATTGATTGCAATTGTTGGTGAACTATTTGGGGGTCGTATCTTAAAAGCAATGTACGGTGATTTTTCTAATCGTAATCCATGGGGGCGGTGATGACAAAAATTCATCAACGCTCTGAACTGGATTTCTTTATCTGTAAACGTTTTGAAAACAAGAAAGCAACCTTCTACATTCGTGATGGAAAGTCTTTCATGTATGTCGGAAATGAGAAAGTTGAAATGGATGAAGTGGACCCCAACGAACCTGAGGATCCTGAATATCCACGTGTCGTTCTCAGTAAAGACATTAAACTAGAAGGGTTCATGTACTTCTATCAAAACGAGCAGTATTACGGTTTAGTGTTTATTGATGGTAAACGTAAACACTCACCTATCGCTATTAAATTTGGAAATGGGTTGGAAGAGTAATGGCTATTGAATTTGAAAGCGTAGATTATGCTGGTTGTAAACTACTGGTCAACTCCCAAGCAAAGGTTATGATTCGCAAAGGGAAAGCGTTCGTTTATATTAATGACGTCAAGTATGACCTTCCAAATTTGTCCGACAATGAGCGTGCTGTTGACGAAGAAATTAAACCTGGTGTAATGACTCAGAATCTGGATTACTCTAAAGACTTTACCTTCGAAGGGGTCTTTATGATGTTCCAGAATACAAAAGGTTATGTTTGCTTTGTTATGAAGCAAGACCGTCGAGAGTTGCCTGTGGTAATTCGCATGGCAGAACTTCCTACTATTAATTAAGGGATTAGCAATGGCAAAGTTTTATGGCAAGAATGGGGATTGGGCTATCCCCATTGCGGCGATCCTTATCTTTGGTATGTTCTGGGGTGCCAAAATCGCAACTGGAGATAAGAAGCTTACAGAAAACAGTAAGATCTTTCTGGAGACTTATGGTTACGAAGAAATCGTAGTTAATCCAAAAGCCATTGGGTGTCGGTTTGACGATGTGATGTCCTTCGATGACCGTGGTCGTGCCTTTACCGCAGTGATGCCGTCAGGTAAGAAAATTGGGGGTGTCGTTTGTACTGCAAAGAACGACGTCTCTGTATTAAACGTTAACTATCAGGAGCAATGATGACTGAGCTTGAAAAGACTGTACGGGGACAAAGTGCTATTCAAATCTTGGGTAAAGTAACTGATGTTGTTCTGGACTTTAAAGATCCAGAAGGTAAAACCTGGATAGAACACCAGCAAGCTCAACAGAAAGCATTTGAGCTGAATGAACGTATGTGGGAACTGTATAAACAGTTCAAAGGGATCACTGACTTCAAAGAACGTTTTGATTTCCTTGAAGTTCACGGTACCTTTAACCACAGTAAGTTCTACTCGATGTCCAAACGTCGTCAGAAGCGATTCTTGGCTAAACAGTTTGGCTTCTACTATCATGCTGAAAGTGAACGCTTAGTTCCAATGTATCGCCGATTTGGTAAGGACATCTTCTTACTGAATCCTGTCTTCAAATTCGAAGAACCATTGGGTAAACCATTTGTAAAAATGATGGAAGCCTGGGCTGATATATTAGTGGGAGAGCAAGGTTGATGTTAACAGCTGAAGATTTAATCCCACGCCCTGCCGATGTTGGTGCGATTACTGAACCGAGTTATCCATTCCCAATTAATCACCTGGATAAATTCCCGGTGATGTTGGTCGTTCCAGATCGCGTATGGAAAATCTTTACCAAAATTGGTACTGATGAAACTTATACGTTAATAGCTGAAGCTCTTTATCGTGTATCGTTGTCCTTCTGTATTACAGGGAACCGTACATACATTAATAAGCTGGGTTTGTCTGACAACGATGTTAACTGTATCGCTACCTGGTTAGAGAAGGAAGAAGGGCAGTTAAAAGACGCGGTTCAGAATTGGCGTAAACATGTCCTGAACACGTTGTTCAATAACTACAAGCAACCAAAGACCACGTTCAGTGAATACAAGGCGAATCAGTTTATTCGTCTATGGTCACGTTCCTGGTTAGACGGCTTGCGCCAGAAAAACAACACAGTTCTATCAGCCAACGAACTTGTTGATCATCTCATAGCTTCTCAAATCAATCTGGATAAAGGTTGGTTAAACTTATGGAATCGTTATCAGGTTCCAGGTGAGAAAGTTTATGAAGATCTGGTTATGATGGAAGCTTGTGTAGATGAGAAAGTCGAGGCTTATGAAACAGAACCAGAACCACGTGGTGAGTTTCTAGCTTCTAATGGTCTGCGTGAAATCATTACCGGTCCACAAGGTAATCGTTATCCGTCCCCAAAGCGTCGTAAAGGTTCTCGGTGAGAAAGCGTCGTAAATATTTCCTTATAGTACTCGTTGTGCTATTTGGATATACCTTCTGGTCTGGTACGCAGACCTTTATTAACCATTATGAAATTCACAGAGGTGAAAAATGATCTGGAAAGCAATTAAGTCTTTCTTCTCTTTACCGGATGAAAGCAAAAACAAAATCAACCGTAAAATGAAATATGCGACTCGTCCCGCTGTTCCTGATACGGCTGAAACAAAACTTCAGAAAGGCCAAATTCATATTAACTATGAAAAAGAGATCAGTAACATTTTTGATGAGATCTCTCAGGCCGCTGATCAAAATGGCGCAGCTGATGCAGTTGCTTTTGTTAAGTCTCGCCAAATCACCGGAACTCCGTTAACCGCAAATGAAATTAAGTACATTGCCGTTAACTGTGATTTCAGTTTGCAGAACGGCGAACCTGATCCGCGTTTGGTTGAAGCCATTAACTTCGCTGTCAATCTCCATGCGATCAAAACTCAGGATAAAGTAAACGATATCTTGAGCAAATTTGAAAAAGAATAACTCCAGTTACTAATTACTGGAGTCCTAATTGGGTGCTAATAACAGCACCCCTTTATTGAGGAAAATGTTAATGTCCACAAAGAAAGTACAAAACTCTTCGCAATCTGGTAAGACAAATAAAGGTTTTGGTGCTGGAACCAAACCTGGTGTCGAAAAGGTACTGACTAAATTGAAAGCCGTCAACGAAGAGCTTGATGCTGAGCTGGCAAAGGTTGCTGTTAACACTACTGGAGGTGTGGTGGTGGAAGATAACCCCGCTGCAGTTGCTCCGGATGTTGTCAATTCTGTTGATGACGAAATTGACGTTGACTTTAGCTTCGGTCGTACTAAAGCTTATGGCTTGACCCCACCAGAACAGCGTACTCGTCGTAAGCGCGGCACTGACTATAAAGACGAACCTATCATCTATATAGCTGGTGTTAAGCAAGAAGGTGTTAAGCTGGACAAAGCACCTAAGAACGCCGGAGGAGGCGAGTACCGTTACAACAGTAATAACCCACTGGCTGTAAGTGGGTCTGCTGCTCAACGTTTCAACCCAGGTGAAGTAATCACTGAGGAACCTATTCAGTGGTATCACGTTGTCTTGCCCGAGATTGATATCTATATTACTCAGGGTTCCGAACTGACCATCGAAGATCGTGTTAACGCACATTCCGGTTGGGAAGGCGAAGAAGGCGACTGGATTGGTCAGGCTAAAGACACCAAACCTGAATTGATCATTATTGGTTCTGTCGTTCGTTGCAGCTCTATCTCTCTGGGAAGTCTGGCTCGTTTCAACAACTCCAACGTTGAAACCAATGGACACATCGATACGATAAATTCTCGCATCCATGGTTGTCGTATCTTTGCTTATAACTCTATTGATCTGTACAACTGCGGTTTGTACTCCAGTCGTATTGACAATAATAACCGTCTGATCATTCGTAATTCTAACTACCTGCGGAACTTACATATCAGTGGGTTTGATAACGTTGACCTGCTGAAAGTCCACAACAGTGGTGAGTTCCGAATTCATGCTGGTTGGCAGCCAACCGCTGGTCTGGGATTGAATATTGCTGATTGTCATTTGACCGATTTCAGCGGAGATTTCCGTGGGTCTGTTGAACAATATGCTAAAGAGTATGGTGATAAGAAACCATGGCAGGGTAACGGTATGGTAATCCGTCGTCGTACCGACTACGGTTACTTTGCAGGTTCTGCCCCTGTTCCGTTTGTGCGTTGTGGAGATTATAATATCTCCACTTCTAACAACCTCTACCTGGCTAAAGAAATTGATCAAGTCTCCTTCCCTAAAGAGAAAGCCCCATTGGCTTATCAACCACAGTTCGGCGGTGGTTTCCGTTCTGACTATCAACCACCATTGAGTATGGAAGATAACTCTTACACCATGGGTCTGCGTGGTGGTAAGTTATGGGAGAAAGCTCGTAAGGATTGTTTCACTAATCCTAACAACCACGAACAACACAAACGTCCTATCGGTGCAATTGGGGATAACTTGATTCAGTCGCTGGTTGAACAAATCAAATCTCGCATTAAACTGTACGTCGAATTGAGCGTATTAACCGAGGTGTGAAATGGACGAATTAAAACATCCATTAAGTGAGCACAATGCCCGGATATCCACGAGTATAATTGAACTCACTCATCGCTTGGGTAATTTGCTTATCCATGTGAACGGTGAAGGTAGATTAGACTTCCGTGGCGCTGGGCAAGGTTGGTGTGGGATGATTAAGAACATCATCTCTGGAGATATCGGTTGCATGTCCCCTTATGAGGGTTATGACAGTTGTGCTCTATCTCAGGCTTTGAATATGTTGTACGGTTTGGATAACGTCCCGCATCTTAATCTGAGCACCAATGAACAATTTGTGGTTGATGATGTTAACTGGAAAATCTTTGTGGATTCTATTAAGGAACACTTTGATGACCTGGACCCTCACAACTACAAACCAAAATACTCTTTCACTCTGAAAGGCGGTGATGACGGTAAAGCTACTGTCTGCACTGTGGTTATTGAACCTCTCTGTAATACATTCGTCGTTGGCGAATTTAATGCAATTGAGAAGTTTGATTTCCTCGGAGAGATAAGTGACTATGACCAGCCAGGTATTAAATCCTGCTGGATGGTTTGCGATGGTCAAACTTATGATATTGATATGAATCGCTTGATTCATTTCCGTCATCGTCGGTACCAACCCCGCAAAGGTGATTACCTGCTTTATGCATCGCAGGATGATTACTACGTAGTCCTTCCTCAGGAAGATTATTCGATCCACTAATAGGGTGAGGGAAGCTTCGGCTTCCCTCCCCTCTTTTCATTTGTATTTCTTTTTGGTTCGATATTATTACAGTGTATGAGAAACATAATTAACTTAGAGGATTAAAATTATGAGAATCAGAAATACTACTCGTGACGGTTTGCTTCATTACTTAGAGACCACCCGCGTTCAGGCTAAAAGCTTCAGCATGATGGACCTCACCAACTGGTGTATATCCACAATTAAAGAAGTTAAAGCTGCAGGTGACTTTGAAGTTTTTGCTTACATTCGCGGTATTAATAAAGCGTACGATAAACTTCCGGCAGCACAACGTAAACTGCCCGTTGTAGACGTACCCTCCAATATCGTTAAAGAAATGAAAGCGTTAGATCAAGCTTTCAAAAACCGTTACTAATTAACCATCCTAATAAGGAATAACCATTATGAAAAAGACTATCGACCTGACTAATGTTTGCCGCCTTCGCCGTAATCTTAATCAAGCTATGTCAGAAATGCGTACTGACGATGTTCTTGCCCTAACCGAAGAGTTAGAGAAAGCTGCCCAATTAGCATGCTACGAAATTACGGGACTTGAACATATTTGTGTTCCAACTACCTGGAACGAATTCCTGGAAACTCTGGAAGAACGTAACAGTACAGAAACGGCTATCCGTGGTAATGAGCGTAATGTGCAATCTATCGGTCGTCTCCGTAGTTCAGCCGTAGAACCAGCAATTGTTCAGTACACTGGTCGTAAACGTCATCCGATGGACACCATCATTGATCCAGAAGTGGATACCTTTCTTGCTGAACAGCACATCATCGGTGCAACCAAGTATTTGTCCCGTGAAGTAATGATCAGCCAGTTAGGAATGTGGCAGATCCAATGCAACTCTTTAAAGTTGGTCGCACAAGCACTCATTTTTGCTAAAGAAATTGAAAGACTGGAGTCTATGTCGGACGAGGTCTATGACGCGTTGGATAAAAAGGAGAACCCTGATGTGATTAATGCGGTTGTCTATTTGTCCAAAGTACATGCCAAAAATGCGCGGGCCGCGGATTTGAAAGGTGTTGTTCAGATTGATATTCCAGAAAGCGAAATGCCTCAGGATATCTACGGGAAACCTGCCGATGTCCAAATTGGGTTTAGTGGTATTACTACTAAACCTGGTAATGGGATTCCTCTGCTGCGTGATGGTTGCAAGAATGAGAAGTACCATGATAAACCTTTGATGGGTTCTTATCTCACTCCTCCTACTCAACCTCAGAGTACCGCTCAGATTAATGCCGAGAAAGAAATGTTTCAAACGTTCTGTACTATTCTCAGCAAAGAAATGGCTGATCGTTTAGCACGCGATCTTGAGCATCTTATCAATATCACTGATGATGCTGAGTATGCTGAAGCCATTAGTCAGGAGGTACGACGCATTCGTCTGTTTGCTGAAGGTCGTATCAAAACTCTTAGTGACGTTAACTTTGCCTGGGTGTATCATGGTGAGTAAATGTTTGATTCGTATCGAAGAGTTAGAAGATAAATTGGACCGGGCTTCGATGCTCGGTGATAACCAACTCATCTCTACCATTGCAGATAAGCTTGAAGTCTGTAATGCGATGTCAGACGAAGAGTATCTGACATTTGAGAAAGTAACAAAGATGTATGCAACAGCATCCGTCAAAGCAATACCCCTAACCATTTAACCATTCCATTAAGGAAAATAGAAATGCATAAAGTAGAAAACTTTGAAACCAAATTGTTTTCCAACGATGATGGTTGGAAAATCTGGTTGTGTACTGAACGTGATGAGATAAAACTCTCTAGCTTCTTTAAAGTTCAGTATCCTGTCAAAGGAACTCCGCAGCGTGATACTAAAGTAATTCCTATCACTGGTTATTACGACACCACTAGCGCGATCAAAAACCAATTACTTTCTCGTCGTCAGTTTGTTCATTACGCTGTGGGGACTACTTATCTTGAAGATGAGTATTCAAAATGGTTCTTAGAAACTATGTTTGCTCTTATTGATGCCGGGACACTTATCCCCGCATTAAAAGAACACAATCGCAAAACAATCCACCGTTTGCATCTCATCCCTGGCTATTCCGGACAAGATGAAGGTAGTCGTACTTATACGGTTTATCATGATACTGTTTCGGCAACACTGGCTAAATTCACCATCACTCCTAAAGAGGATGATGGGTATGAGATGGCTGTACTGTGTATTGGCGATGCAAAAGGGCGTATGGTGAAAACAGACCATGTTTACACCGAGCCTATGACTCGTCCTGAATCTTTGTCTAATGCACTATTCCGTGTGTTCAATCCACTCCTGGATGAAATGCAAGTTGATAAAGAAGAACGTATGGATATCGTAGCTGACATCACTCATCACTTTGAGAAGTGTCGCTTTGGTTTCTGGGATCTCCTTAACAAAATCAACAAGAAGTAAGTTTTAACACCTCAATCCATAAACTGTCATTAACCATTCTAACCAATATAACCAAGAGGCAATACCATGACTACTCAAATCCGTACTCCGAAAGCAAAAGCCACTGCACCATCTGCTAACCCAATCCGCGAAGCGTTTATCGATAACCGCAAACAGCTGATCGAAGAAGTTAAAGTACTGCGCGCTAATCGCGAAAAACTGCGTGGTGTTTCCGGTACCCAGGTTGAGTGGCGTGAACTGACTGCTAAGATCGCAGAAAAGCAAGCCACTATTAATACCATCAATGAAGGTCTTGGTATTAAGAACAAAACTTTCCCGCCTCTGAACAAACCAGGTGCTGCGCCAGCTGAATCTCATCAGGTTCCGGCTAAGAAACCATCTGGCAAACGTCGCTTCACTGGTAAGCGCAAACCAACCAATAAAACCGAAGCAGTAGCGGCGTAACAAACTAACCAATTAACCAAGTTAGCCTGGAGTGACCGGGCTAACTCTATAAGGAATAAAACAATGGCAATCCGTAACGAATATACCCTTCCTAATGGCACCAAACTGCGCGTAGCAGGCAATGATTTAAAAGACATTGGCGTTGTATTGTCTGCCATTGGCGATCGCTTACAGGACCTCCTGGAGCGTCGTTTGACGGGTATGGATTACGTTCACCAGATCGATTTCGGTAACCAGTTCCTCGACACCCCAAATGTGGTGCAATGCAAAGAAGCTCACCACTTTGAGTCTGTTAAGAAACACTTCCGTAATTCTTCCCCTGTATCTAAAGTTCAGATTACTTTGTGTACTCTGTTTGGCGGACGCCGTGAAGGGATTCTGGAAGTTCATGAAGTCGATGGTGCTCGGACTTGGGTTCGTTTCTCTCCTCATGTGGAAACGATGTCTAAGTTAGCTGTGTTCTTCCAACGTGCTGGGCGTAAAGCTCAGTATGGTAAAAACTGTCATTGTCAAGTATGCCAGGCTATTGTCCTGGATGTGTTCCACAAACCTCATCACATTTGTGAAGAATGTGCATATACGGTTATTAACTAAGTAAGGGAAGCGCATGACTAAAGATCAATTTATCATGCGCCTTCGTCACGGGCTGGTTGGTAAGCCCAAGGCGGTGGCCGAAATGATCGACTTGGAGATTAATAAGATCTCTCGTATGAAACCAGAAGAGTTTGATGCTTATGTCCTTCAGACCGCTGGTATGCCAAACACCACTAAGAAGGAAGAGAAAGTCAAAGAAGAACCCGCACATGGATTCGGTCGAGTCATTAATCGCCGTTAATCTTAAGTAACACCTCGCTAACCATTTAACTAAAGAGAATTATTTATCATGGCTAATACTAAAGCAACTCGTAAGAAATATTCCCCACTCCGCAAGAAAGCTGTGCATGTTACCAACGTCCTGAATCGTGTTATGCACAAGTTTTACATGATGGGGGATATGAACCATGATCCAATGTCATTCCATATCGCCGACCTCAAACTCCACCTTAAAGGCGCTGACCGCGACTTGGCTCTACAGGAAGTATGTAAGTTCCTGTATGCTGAACGCCGTACCTGGGTTTTAGCTATTTACCATTTCTTCAAAATCGATGACAAACTGGACGTAGTTCCAACTGTCATAACGTTGAGCGACTCCCTCTTGAATGAGGCCGCTGACTCTGTAGAAGAATACATCCGTGCCAGTAAGGAAGCCGTAATGGATCCTTCTGATGGACATACTGAAGAAAACCACATCTTCTATGGTTACTACATCAACTACGGTGATAACTTGCTGTTATCCGAAATGGAGCAGGACATCATTTCTGCTCTGATGAAAGTCAACAAAGACTTCTCTGATGTAAAACCTGAAGTTTGTGAGTGCAACGCTGAGAAAGTCCTCCGTGCCATTGCCGGTGAGAAGTTCAGCCTTGTCAATTCTAAAGCCCTAACCAGTGACCTTGTGGAGACCGAATAAATGAAACCGACCATTACGTTTACCGACCTGATTGAAAACCGTGACAGCAACATGTACTCTTTGGAAATTCTAGCCAGAGTTACTCCTAGCAGTAAACCAATTAAAGTGCTGTCACCTCCAGTTGCGCTGGAAACTGCTGACAAAGGTAAATGCGATGACATCTTCCGCATGTCTTTGAATCAGCTTCTCATTGCGGCTCATTCACTTGCCACAAGCGCCGGTGTCAAGTTACCACCATCTGCGTTTATGCCTTTGCCAGATTTACTGTCCTTGTTTGATGTTCGCCAAACGGTTCAGTTCAATAACGATCTGAATAAAGCAGGTCGTGACACTTCCGTTATCATTGAGGCCATCTGGTAATGAAAAACAAACCGGAATTACACTTTCTTAACTTTCATTATAAGTTGATTCCGGTACTTGGTTTTGCGGAAGAGTATTACTATAAGGTGACTTTCCGAATGGAAGGTCGCCAATATAGTTTTGTTTATCGTGATTTTAAACCAATGACGATAAATGACTTCTTCAGGCAGGTTGCTATTGTTACCAAGTGCCGAAACATTTTAAAACTATGTTCCCGTTACCAAGTGACCGCCAGTAAAACTTGGTTTGATAAAGGTGGGAACAAGTTCACTAACCTAAAAGAGGACGTGGCATGCGCTTACCGGACAAACTCCGTGCTTGGATAAAAAATAAGAAATTTCTTCTCAGAATAAAAAAGGATAGTTTGGTCTATTTCTTAAAGAAGAAACTCAATATCCATTGCGGTTCCACTCGAGCTGTATTGGTGACTAAACGTTATGCGTTTAAGTTTCCTCGGTTGAAATCTCTGGATCAATTCTTCCGTGGGTTATCGGCTAATCAGAAAGAACGACTTCATTGGAAAGAAGCACCTGACTACTTCGTTCCGGTGTTGTTTTCCATTCCTGGGTTATTAGTAGTCATGCCCACATTAAAACCATTCGGTGAAAACTGTCCGATGGTAAGAGCATTTATGGCCGATCTTTGGCATGCCAACAATGACAACTCTAATACTGGTAACGGTGCTTGGATTGCAAGGCGTTACTGCGAATACATTAATGAAAATTATGCAATGTACAAAGGAAAACCAATGTGCATTGATTACGGAACTTATGTCAGAGCGGATGTCAACGAACAAGACTTCTTAAAAGAAATGAAGTGGTTGGTCGATAAGCTTGACGGTAAATTTGAGGTAATAGATGAGCCAGGCCAGTCTGAGGTTCAAGTTTTTGGAACATCCATTCAGATGGATTTGGAGTTACTTGATATTCCAGTCTTTACCGCTAATGTGGAAAGTAAAGGTAGCGAACTGGCACATGTCGTGGATGATCAACAAACGACTGTGGAAGGACAAGTACCTGGGCAAGCAACGCGTGATTATCACCGAGGTCGTCTCGGACTGGGAGACTATCAAGCTCCCACACGGATCGTACAAGTTAAGGGATATCCGTTACTTGATCAAAAGGGAGCGTTTGCCCCTACTCTTACCACGATATATTCTGGGAACGCAACACTTCGATGAAGAAGCAATCCCATTTAAATATGGTAACCATCTAACCATAGCCGAAGGGTTAGATAACGCCAATCGAATAATTAAAGGGATCAATTCCCGAATTGTGCAGATTAATGCTTTTAAGAATCCAACGGAGATTAATAAATGATGTATGACATTCCGGGTACAGTACATGGCGGTCAAATGACCGTTGGTGGTGAGTCTTTACAATCGCTGGATATGGGATCCCCAGTAGTTGTTGATGTTAAAAACGTCAGGACCACCACTAAGTTGGTTAAAACACGTATCCGTGTGGAAGCATGTATTAATGGGCTTAATTGCTCTATTTATGTTCCTCTGCGTTCTAACTTTAAAACTAAAGTTAAGCAGGCTGCTGTGGGTATGGGGTTGATTGACAAAGATGCGGCTTTGTATTTCAACTTTATCGGTAATACCGAACAACTGTGTAAGAACTTAAATGTTCTGCGCTAATTAACCAAACATCGGAAGAGAATAAACTTATGATCGTAGGCAAAAAGAATTTTATCACAGTTACTGATATTCGTCTGTTTAATGACAATAACGCGCCTGGTGTTGAGAAATATTTCAAAGTTCAATATCTGGTTGGGACTAATCCAGGTCCAAAAGTCGCGCAGTCTGTTGATACCGATATGTTCGGTTTCATGAAAGAAATCATTGCGGCAGAATTTACCGAAGACGCAAAAGAAGAAAATCAGGTTAAGCGAATGTCTTATGACGAATTTGCTAAATCGAAATACTGGATCAGTTTTAATGGCGTTGCTGAGCCATTGCAGACCGTTGCAGTAAAAGATCTTCGTCGTGTAGTGGATACTATCAAAAAGTATTCAGAGCAGTGGCAGACCATCCAGAATGTGAGCGAAGCTTTCCGTCAGATGTATCTGGCTGCTGATCAGGATGAAGAACAAAACCAACTGTCTCGACTGGTCGAGCGCATGTTCGATAAATCAGTCAAGTGGGAACCTAGTAATCAGGGTCAATCCAACTACTCTGGTATTTGCTGGGGCGCTGAGGTTAACTTCCGGGCATACACAGCTATCGGTAACTGGTTCCTTGAAGGTTACATCGAAGACGTAATCGTTCGTGTGTATAAGGATCATGCCAATCTTGGTATCTTTACCACTTTCGATAAAGCTAATTGGCCGGAGCATTATGATGATACCTTCCATGTCGAAGACAAGGCTGGGTTCCTTAAGTTCCTGAAAGACAAATGCCAATGGCGTATGCAGATAAAAGGATAATAACCATGAGCAAATGTTCCCCAAGCATTCCGGTCCCGCCAGAAGCTTTAGCCAGAGTGAATCTGGTTGAAGAAAACCCACACGAAATGGTTGAAGCTTCTTTATCAATCGAAATCCACCCTTGGGATGACAGCGATGTTATCTTCATGCATCTGGCCGACGGTGTTCGACTTCATGAATGGTTGGTGAGAGTCATGCACTCCAAGGGAGAAATTGGACCATTCGTAGTTAACACCAAACCGATCATGTATAAAGAAGGTCACGTGGTCATCGTTCCTGATTTCTCCCGTGCATTAAGTCTGGATACCATGATTCGTCTCACCAAACGTATTGGTGAAAAAGTTCAACAGGTCAAACAGATCTGTAATGCTTTAGTCAATTTCTAACCAACTTAACCATTCTCCAATAGAGGTAGTATAAATGAAACGTGCTCTTGTTCTCGTGGTAGCTATTAGTATGATCCTTACCGGTTGTTTTATGGATAATGAGAAGACTAATGCTGAGATCAGTGCTGGTAATCATTATTTAAAGGGTCAGGTAATCGCTCTAGAAGCCTGCTACACCAACGCGACTGAAACAGGGTCTACTTGTGTGGGTGTCATTAGTTATGATGGTACAAAGCGTTCTGGACGCATTATCGGGGAAGTTCAAATAGGAACTTCGGTGTATAAGGAATGTACAAATAACGGGGAAGTAAAATGTGCTGATTTCTGGCGCACCTCTGTTGGAGAGACATATCTGAATGGTGGAGAGATCACTGGCATTCAGTAAAGTAATAGTTGTTGGTATTAAGTCTGACATTTTAAATATGTAAAGACATAACCCCTACCCCTCCTCACGGAGTGGGTAGGGGGAGTATGTTACTTATTTTTTTTTACTTATACGAACTGAACATCGAAGCGATTAGTCGGGATAGAACCATCGTTGATGTTAGTGGTCAGAGCCACTGTAGCTTGCAGGCTGAACGGCACACCTGCATCTTCACCAGCGATAGTAACCACAGCGTCAGCAGTGATAGTTTCAGTGGTAGAAGACTGGATAGATTTGAACGTCCAGGCCGTATTTTCCAGATCACTAGTGAACTCGAACTTATCAGCAATAGCTGTTGGTTCAACGGTAACACTGGTAACAGAAGGAAGAATATCGTTCTCACCTTTAAACACCTGGAAGCTAAACGCTTTACTTTCCCACAGATTCATGGTCAGCGCGCTGCTAGCGTTTTCAAGACGAGCAACATCAGCGGCAGTTACGACGAAGCTAATAGTCTTCGTGCTCTTACCCCAGTTCTCTACGTTCGCATTACCGCCAGCATCAGCATACTTGAAGACAACAGTGATGTCTTGAGTACCTGGAGCAACACCAACGAAAGGAACGTTAACGATACCTTCTGCGCCTGCTACGAAGGCATTGACAGAAACCAAACCTTTAAGGTCTGAGGAATCTGGATCAAAGCTAATTTTACCAACGGGAACAGCTGCACCTTCAAACGTAGGTTTAATCTGAAGGGAGGTCATCTGACCTACGACAACTGAAGCACTTTTATCCGCCATTTTACAACTCCTGGTAAAAGGGGCCGAAGCCCCTTATGTTAAATAAACTCAATATTGAAACGGTTGGTTGGAATACCAGTGGTGTTCGCAACTACTGTCGTATTGAATTCGATAGGAAGTACGTAGTCATTACCGTTGTAGTGTACATTAACGTTCACTTTAACCAATAATGTTACATCCTCCAAAGAATCGGCAGAGATCGCTTTAATACCCCATACACCTTCACTGATAGCATTGAACTCCAGGTTAGAGGAGATATCATTGTTCAGTGTGAGTGAAGCGTCAGATGTAATATCTGTATCGCCAACCATGACTTTAAAGGCTATTGGTTTTTGTTCCCAAAGCTGTAAAGACATTGCTGTGGTTTGTTCGGTAACTGCCGGAGCAGCGGCTTCTTCCGCATTCAATTTAAAGCTAAACGGTACAGCACTCCAAGTGATGTCATTAACAACAGGTGAGATTTCTGCGTTAACAGTGACCTCGCCTACATTACCATCACCCACTACGGTAAGATCAAAGATACCGTCAGCGTTATAGACTGTTGACACTGTTACAGCTTTAGCAGGACCTTCTACTGAAACAATGCGAAGATTACCCGCCTCTGGAGCATTAGGGGTTAAGTACTTATCTCTGGTCAGCGTCAGAGTGACAGGGGTAACCGCATCCAAGGTAGAATCAATCGTGTCAACAGAGAGTGCTGACTTGATTGGAGACCCTGGGTTAGTGAAGACCATGTCAGTCAGTTTGTAACTGTCAGTACTACCAGGTACGGCCACAGTAAGCGATATCGTAAATGTACCAGCGGTTTGACCGAGGTTCATTGAGAGACGATATTCACCAGGTGTGGTTGCACTGTTATTGGTAAGTGTGTTACTGTACCCAGCCAGCACAGAGCGCCATTTTGGATTTTCAGTAACATCCAGGCTCACTTTGGTTGCGTTGGTAATTGGATTACCTTCACCGTCTTTCAGCGTAAACAGAATGAGATTGTTTTGCGCTGCAACAACAATAGTGGTATCCTGAGTCACATTAATGACATAGTCAACACCAATTTGCGTAATACTGATTGTACCTGTCGTATCCAAGCTCGGAGATACAGAGTTATAAATACGAACAGTTTGATCACCTGTCACATCAGAAGCGATCTGTCCTACGAAGCGAAGTTTGAAACCTCTTTCCGTTACAGAACCAGGAACAACTTCAACACGTCCGCCTGTAGTTTCAATAACCACATTTGGATCGCTAAGATCGACCACACTTCCGCTGTTAACAACAGAACAAGAAACCGCCAACTCATCCCCATACGTACCTGACAGAGTTCCTGTCATTGCGGAGATAACATAGGACGGCGCACTGGTCTGATAAATCGCAAATGGAACATCAATCGTTGCAGAGTTAATTCCTGGAAGATTTCCACTAGAGCCGGTGAGCAATACTGGAACCTTAATAACCCCACCACCTTCATATCCAGAAGTTGTTGCTTTAGCACTATAACTCAACGCTAAACCAGAACCACTTGGAAGAGTGACACTGAGATTAGGAACAGTTGCTGGTGACCCATAGGCTTGAATCGTTGTCGGTTCGCCTCTGAACACACCCACAATTTTAAACCCACGGTCTGTGTTTGTTCCTGCGTCTGGATTGTTGGAAACCATCAAAATTCCATCAACTACACCAGCAAAAGGATTTTCCAAGTATGGTGTAAACTCAGCACCATTATAGTCGGCAATGATGAACGTACCAGAACCAGTACGGACCAAAGCTTCATCGTTAAGACGATAAGTAAACTCAGTTAACACTTGAATGGAACTGATTGCTGCGTTAGCGACAATCTGCCACACTGAAGATGCTTTCTGAATCACGTACGTGTTAGCGGTGACTTCAAGGTCTGTAATCAGGTTAGTAACATCCTCCGTTCCTGCTTTCAGTGTAAATGGAACACCAGTACCGATATCCCAAACTTTAACGTTAATAGGAGAATCGGTCAATACAAGGTCTCGAGCCGTAGCAGTGAACTTGATTGGCTGAGCGAAGGTAGTGGTAGCAAACAACCCATCGGTGTATTCATACGTCACGGTGATATTGGAACTATAATCACCGGTCGGGTTTGTGTTAGCCAGAATGATCTTGTAATCAAAACCACTTGCTGTTTTGGTAACTTGAATACCGCTATCAGCAGTGATCGTAACTTTAGGGTCATTCGTAGGGGTGATATCTCCACCGTATGTCAGCGTCATTGGCATTGAACCAGTGTCGTTAAACTTGCCAACAATATTACTGGTTTGACTCGCCACCAATGGAAGCTTAGGATGAAGTGGTTGCTGGATAAACGTCAGTGTAACCACAGTTGTTTTAGCGACGGTATTCAACAAACGTACGCTATAAGCTATGGTTGTCGTGGTTTCTTCTTGAACGTCAGCGCTGAACTCATACTGCATGAGTCTAGGTGCAATCGGTTTAAGAACCCCAAGTACTGATGATGCAGCGGCATTCGGGATAAAGTTGATAAAGTTTGGCGACACGTTTGGTCTGTTTAATTGGACCGCACTTCCTCGGTCAGCTAAGTTAAGCGTATGTGTAAACACATCACCGAACTTACCGGTAAATGTCGTTGGACTGGATACGATTACCTGAGCAGGGGTCTCCAACGTTGTGCTGTAGTAGAACACAGGAATAACAAATGTCGCTGTATTCTTACCCACTACTTCTGCGTCGGTACCGTATTTCAACTTGATACTTAAGTTATTAAACTGTACGGCATTGTTACTGTGTTTAAAGGCATAAGTCCATTTACCATCAGTAGCCATTGCACTACTCTGGCTATTGAACCCTGAGGTTAATCCAGAGAACGTTGCCGTTGTAACAACTCGGTCACCACGATAATAACCATACACTTGAGCACTACAAATGTTGTTAACATTGTTGTTCTTAACAGCAACTAGACCATCATAGTCAGTGTTGTAGGCTACAGGAACAATCCAGAATTCAGACCCATCATCTTTATCAATTGTTATGTTGATTGTCTTATTAACGGTATAATCACGAACACCATTATTTACAACAACCACAAATTCAACTTGAGTAGCGACAGGACCAGTTACCCCACCTTTCTTACATTGCCAGACATTGTTAAGCGAATCGGTAGAGATTGCGTCAATGTAGTCGTTAGTAGTTACCTGAACATTTTTAACTGTTCCGGTTAGCCCGTTTACTGTAACACCAAATGGAAGAGTACCTTTACCCCAGTTACGGGTATTGATATCCGTTACATCTGTAAACGCGACCACATCAGCATTGGTTCCATCCCCAGCGATTGTAAAGATCTGGGTGTACTCCATGGTGTAAGTAACACCGTTAGCTAGGTAAGAGTACTTAATCTTAACCGGAACATCCACTGCGTCAGAACCATGGTTAGCTGCATTGATTACCGCATTCCAGCTATTAACAAGTCTCGTTCCTGGTGTGATAATCCCACTTGGTGAAGTAGTGATTGTAAGCCCACCTGAATATGTTGGTAGAGCGCTATCGTCTCTATAAACAAAATCTGCTGGGACTATAATAGAATCACCCTTAGCACCTGCGATTGGACCTGGTTGAGTGCCCGATGTGAAACGAATATCGGCATCCCAAATCCAAACATCGATCTCATAGGTTTGCCAGTTCTTATCCTTAGTTCCCACAGGCCAAAGGTTATAGTTAGTGCCTTTGTAATTGACAGCGGCATTGAACTTAAATTTACCCGCTTTAAGACCTTTAAATGTAACGTAAGGTCTATTAGCCGGTGAACTGGTGGCATCAGAAACCCATTGAACAACACCCTGTGACTGTGCAAGGATGTATGCCGCATCGGACCCCCAGGTTCCTGCCTGATAGACACTGACTTTACGGAATGCCTGATCGACAGTTACTGCTACCGAATCTCCAACTAAACCGTAAACCGTGCTCGCGCCAGCAGGGGTGGCTGTATATTCAACACCATCCCAAGGGCTGACATTGATTGTGGCCATGTGGGTGTGGTTTTCAGCAACACCGTCGATAGTGACTACAAAGTCAAACTGAACTTGGTAAACACCACCCTCTAAAGGAATGGTCGGTTCAGGACGCCATATGTTTCCGTTGTTACCATAAATGAACGTGTTACCGGTAATTTTAACGCTGCTAGGAGTAAGAAGTTCACCCGACGCATTACCGACGTAGCATTCAAACGGAATCACTGTGGAAGATTGCATTACAGTGCCAGTGGTTGGAATGTCTTTGATATAGAGCTTACTCACATCAACAGTTTGGAATGTTAATGGTTCTAAATCGTAGACGATACCGCTCTTACCGGTTTCGTAGAACTTACCAGTTAGCGTAGTATCCCCACCGCTACCAGAAATGGAGCTATTCCCAACTTTCCATGCGTTATCTGAAACTAAGGTAGCATTGGACATTGTGGTTTGAGCACCACCTGTCAATGCAATCGAGTTAAAGACCCCAAGCATGGGAACAGTACCTTCATAATGAGGGATATCGACAGTAAAGATAAGATCAGTTTTAGTTGTCCCTTTAACTTCAAATCGAGTAGCACCAACTAATTTAACAATACCTTTTGCTTTCTTAACTGTCACGGCGACTGGGGAAGCTGGCGCTGGAGCAGCAAGGATAACATCTGGAGTTGACGCATTAGCAATTGCACCTATTACAGTGAAACTATCACCACTATGCCCAACTCCAACATTGACCGTCCAAACTCCATCACTACCCATCACTGCGGTGTAACCTTTAGGTTCTGCTACAACTGCATTACCTATGGCTGGAGTAATAGTCGTTTTAAGTCCTTTAACCACCTTATCCAACAGAACGACACTCTTCCCTTTTTCACTGATCGTAAACTTGAATTGGCGATTACCAGCCGCATCAAGAGTCTGACCAGAAACAGGAACGATGTTGTACCAGGTAAGCGGGGCGTAGCCAGAACTAAACTCAACGTAGATTGCCGCAGCTGTTGACGTGCTGCCATTATAGGTCGCATTAATGTTGTTAAACGCACCGACGTTATTCGCAATGGAGGTACAGAACAGATACATCGAAGTCTGATCAACACCTAAATTACTCATGAACAGCGAAACGTTACCAGCCAATATGTTATACGTGATACCTGGATCATCAGTAGGGATAATTACTTTATCAGAACGAATTTCCAGAATAGCACGGAACGCAGAGTTGGGACCCACTTTAGGATAAGGGGTCTGGTTACTCAAGTTATAAATGGACGTACCGCCAGTGCGGTAAGTTCTCATTCTAACCGCATGGGTTACCTGGGTGACATCTTCAATGTTGTTAGCTTGACCATTAAGGAACTCTGGTTTCAGCGTGTAAACAATCGTTGAATTCTGATTGTGGTTGGTTGCGTTGCCGGTAGGACCATTAGTGTTAATGGTGTAACCCGCATTGCTTTCTACAGGACCACCTGCAACAATAGTCATGCTTGGACTGTTGGTTTGAGTGCTGTATACAACCTTATCACCAGCAGGCTTGCCACGGAAGATAGGATAAAGAGTGTAAGTGTTGATTACCGGAGATGCTCCGATTGCACCTAACACAGTTTTCTTATCTGTATCGGAATAGTTGTATCCGATCTTCAACATTTTACCATCCCAAGCAGGGAGAGTAAACGTTGCTTCGTAAGTGAGCACTTCATCATTACCATTAGAGGTAACAGTGAACTGATACATTACTTTAGTTGTACCGCCTGCGGTTGGACCTGACCAAATTTCCCAATCACTTCCACCATGAGTGATAACATACTGATTAGGAGTGATGGTAACATCTTTAACTGTTGAAGTAATATCCCCAGTCGTATCGTTAACCGTAAATGGTAAACGAGTATCCCGTTCAAACATCGCCACGTTAAATGGAGAAATACCTACAACGTGAACGACACTATTATTAACAGTGGTGACGTTACCTGAGAAACTGTATTCGACGGTAGAACCTGGTTCGGTAAAGATGCCAGAAATAGCAACAGTTCCGAATGACGGACTGATTGTCACAGGGACTTTGAATTTATTCCCGCCAACATGACTAACAGAACCATTAATATCTGCCCCACCTGCAACACTGATCGACTTAAACACAATTGCAGACAGATCCGCAGGGGTCTGTTTGTAATGCATCATCGCCAATGAGAACTCGATATCGAGATGTTGCCCACCCACTGCTGGGATATCAGTAGCTGATGGTGTAAACGTTACAGTAGACCTAGGAACTGGAATTGTAACAGTAACACGGGACCAACGGCCACTCATTCCGGCATCTGTGATTCGACCATCCAGTTGGATTGAATCTCCAGTATGTCCTGCTGCAAAATCCAGGATAACTTTATTCTGATCGGCAGGATCTTTGATATACGACCACGGTGAGTCTGGAACTATTGCAGAACCGTTACCTGGAATAGGTATCACTTTAACAATAAAGGCTGTTGGGTTGGTTAATGTTCTTCCACTTTGCAAGAATGTAAAATGAAGTTCATTATCATCAGCAGAAACAGCCGACGCGTCCAATCCACCCAAAGTGGTAGGTGCCACACTTCCAGTGCCCGAATATCTTATCCAGAAATTCCCGTCAGTACTTGTGCCGTCATTTTTAGGTTCAAACTTATACGCGGAGTTTTTAGTCCAGTAAGCGGTCAGAACGTTGTGGTATCCGGTAGAGGAATAAGCCGCACTGATCTGTGAATAGATCGTTGTGCCTTGACCATACACCATAGATTGAGCAACGTTATTTGGGGCGCTGGTACTAAACCCAGTTCGAGAATAAAAATACATTTCTTCCAATGGAATACGAACACCATTGGCTACGGCATAGATCACAGACATGGCAGCGCCAGCTGTTGCATCAGCTCGATAGTGAGTTACCTCACCAGTTAAACCATACAACCCACCCGCGTAACCATAGAGACTTAAGAAGTCGCCGTTGAAATAGCCTTTTTGCGCTGGTTGAGTAACATAGTCAACATTGGCTGTAGTTCCTGGCGAACCGGTCAACGTAAACTTCATTCCTGTAATTGGAATAGTAGACCCTTGCCATTGGTTCAGCTTACCGGCATTGGGGTGACTTTTCCCCATGAAAGTAATTTTCAGTTTGGTGTTATCTTCGGAAGGAGTTTGGCTAACAATGGTCATCCATGTTGCCACAGAAGCTGGATCCATTAAGACCTTATCAGCCGCTGCTTTACCACGGTAAACAACTTCCACTTCGAATTCACGATTAGTCACAAGAGAGCCAAACAGGAGATCATCTTGTTTGGTGACCTTTAACATCAAACCGTCCCAAGCACCAATGTTAAATGTTGCAACATACGAGTGCTCTTCTAGTTCACCATTATAACCAGGAACTTTGAATGTATAGGTGATTTTCTCGGCAACGCCTGCGGTTGGAGCAGTCCAGATTTCCCAGTTAGTGCCACCAGAAGTAATAATGTTAGTTGTCGGAGTAATAACCACATCGGTCATCTGACTCGTGACATCCACACCTTCTACTTTTACCTGGAATGGGATATCGGTTCCTTGTTGGAATACGTTTACATTTAACGGAGCATCAATATACTCTACATCAGTCACACGGTTAAATTGAACAGCAAACTCAACCGGATAGGTTACAGCAGTACCTGATTCATTAACGCTGACTGTACCAGTAATCGTTGCTGTACCAGTAACTGCCGTTGGTGTGACCAGTGCTTCATAAAGACCATTACCTTTATTGGTAATCGTCCCAACAGCGGTACCCTCTCCAGTGATAACCATATCACTAAAGGTAGCTGTGGTGACATCAGTCAGAACGTTATCAAACTGAAGTTGCTTCAGTGTGAACTGTACAGGAACTGGTTCTGTTTTAGAAACAGAGACTTCGCCGGTAGTCACACCCACCATTGGAGCTTTAGGGACAACGATCTGGACATTACGTAAACCAAGGATATCACCGGCTGGAGTCTTAAACGCCCCAGACAGCATAATCCCGGTACCAGTATGACCGTTATCCGTACTCAGCGTCAACGTACCCACTGCTGGGCTATCGCTGATAGCGATATCATCGTAATACTTAATCAGCGCTTTCGGACCGTTAGAAACGATTGAGGGCTTCCCTACAAGGGTAAGTCCTGGAATCTCTTCTTCAGTATCAACACGACAAACAAGCACGGAAATATCGTTATGGGTAGACGGAGTGATTTCAGACGTTTGAATTGGGACGAGGGTTAGGTTCTCACCAACTTCAGTGGTGTAAGATGAGGTCATTAATGACCAACCTGCATACCCAGGAGAATCAATATACGTTACCGCGTTAACAAAACTTCCAACGGTTTCAAATAAGTTCTGCATCCAAATCCCATCGGTATCAAACCCAAGGATTGCCCGTGATGCTTGTGAAGAACCGGTGATGACTAAACGTGGATCCTGAGGGGTAATGATTTCATGACCAAGACGAATCTGGGTGATTGGGAACTTGTACGTTTGATAGTACTTGGTATCCGTTCTAGCAGGAGCGCCAGTTACAGTAATCGCTTTAGCCCAGATTTTAATGTAAAACCACATAACAAAGGAAGTTGGAGTTCCGGTGGTGATTCCATCTTTATAGAAAATGATGCGATTATAAATCGCATCATTTACTGTCGTTCCGGTAATGGTTACAACCAACAGTTCTTTTTCAAGATCGTCCGATTGACTATTGATAGTTACTCTGATGTTTGCGCCAGTAGTAGGGGAGATCTTTGTTCCAGGGGAGAACCGTCCCTGGTAAGTAGGTTTAAAATAAAGTTTGCTTGGTGTGTTAAGTGTGCCTTCAGCGGTCCCCACTAACACTACTTTATAATCAATACCGTCGTATTGAGCGATATTGAAAATGACCTGTCCTTTACAATGATAAACAACACCACCATGTTCAACATCGAAAGTAAAATCGACAGTAGAATTCATGGATTGGGTTTTGTTACCGTTAACGACACGCCATTTGGTATTATCGGTTATAGTTATGTACTCGTTTGAGATCATAACCACATTGGTAATTGAAGCCGTAATGTCTTCAGCGGGATCAGTTCCCAAGAACATAACTTTAAACGGTATGTCGCCCCACGTTCCTTCATCCCAAACTTTAACTGATTTGGTTGGCCATGAGACCTGAATTTTTGGATCGTTCACAACGTGAGAGAGGGTAACTGGCATAACCAGTTTGTGAAGCTTTTTGTAAACGAATGTCAGGTTCAGCGTATACGTGGAATCCTGGGTGATATCACCCAGGAATTTGTACGTAATAGAATCCTCTTGGATGGTATCGATTTGGACGCTCGGGTGAGCGTCCAGTGTGATAACCATATCCTTATCGAGGTTGCTGATTGCCTGACCATCTATAGCAAGTTGTTGCTTCAGAGTGGTCATGTAACCATTTCCTTTCTTAGTTAGGTAAGTAGACAGACTGATTTAACGTCACAGGATTATCCTGGTTCCCACGACCTGTTGTTTCGAACCCGTCATTTGAAGCCAACGGAGTCGGAACCGTAAAGGTAGTGTTAACAACAGTGAGATAATCCACACCTTCCACAGTGACTACCATACTGATTGGGACTGTACCATTGGTCAAGTCTCCAGCCTTACGGGTTACCACCATAGAGAAGTTATCGCCTGGATACTGTTTCACATTAGCTACTGATTCCACAATCGCGCTGTTAAACGTAATTGTTTTGAACCCGACACCTTCGATGTTAGCAATATCAACAATCGGTCCACCGTTAGTTCCACGCACCTGAGTCAGATCAAAGAACACTTCAACTGGGTCGTTACCAACTTCGTTAGTGATATTTTTGACTGTCAGAGATTCTTGCGGGATGGTTATTTGTGTTGCATTGATGTTGTACCAATTGTTATCAACTCTAATGACACCTTGAAGAGTGACAGTACCACCAGTCCACCCTGTTGTCATTGCCACGTAACGCTTTCTATTTCCGCTTGGATCGTTAGGTGCTTGGTTAGATGGAACATTAAGCACCGGCTTTTGGCTACCAGTAGGAGTGATTACTTCAACGTAGTGTTCATAAGAATCACCAAGTCCATAACCTTCACCCGCTTGGTTACCAATAGTGCCAATCCATTTGGTATCTGCGTTTTTGGCCGGAAGAGATGTAGTCCAGAATGCGGAAGTCCAATCAGCTTGTGGTGGTGCTACAAATTTGACGAACACCTGCAAGGTGGATTTCTTCCCAGGTTGATCAATTAACTCAGCAGTGATGTTATTACTACCCACCACGCCAAGCGCCTGGTTAATACCAGCGACCCAGAAGTTTGTCTGGTCTACAAACTGACGACGCAGAGCAAGTGAAATAGTACCAAAGGTGATGGTCCATTTGACATTCGGGTCATTGTTAGCCAGTAACTGGTCACCATACATTAAGGTAAGTGGGAGTTTAGCCGGAGAAAGAAGACTAATATCCACTGGAGCAGCCGAACTACCACCCACGGTACTTGTGAGTTTCAGTTGCGGAGTCTGCAAAACGACATTGACCGTGTAATTCTGGTCAATCCCGTTAATGCGGATAATACCGGTAAGAGTACCTGCTCCCACATTACCAGTCGGAACAATATCGATAGAGTACGGGAAGTTAGCGTCACCACTTGCGCTGATAGGACCAGCAGAAGCAATTTCACCACCCGTAACAATTTCTCCAAATGCTCCGGTAGGGAATGATACCTTAGAACTGCCTTGCATTTGCTCTAACTTGAATTTAACCGTGATTGGTGTTAACTCAGGGTTATACTCTTGTTTCTCAGTCGTACCAGTAACTGGAGCTTGTGCAATATTGTTAAAGGTATTATTGACTTTCCACCAACCTTTATAGTTAGCATCACCGGAAGCAATAAACCCTGTGATGTTTAAGCCAGTACCTGTCCAGCCGGTAGTGACATCAGCACCAATTAGTTTACGATCAGATGGCGTTACATATTGCATTGGACTCTGTGTAAGTATAGAGTTTCCATTAGCGGGAACGCTGGTTAATTTCAGATCGCTAAAGTTATCGATGTTCACTATTGTCGCAGCAATACGAACCTGGAACTGAAGCTGTTTAGCCTCATTAGCGACTGCCTGAGTTGTTGACAATGCTGTTGCGCTTGTACTAGTATTATCAGAAAGAGTAGTCGTCAGTGACGATGTCTTAACTGTACCAGTAGGTACGTAGGTAATGGTTATTGGTGAATTAATACTTCCTTTACCATGTGTAATCGCAATCAGTATGTTGTCACCGACTGCATCAAAAATACTTGATGAGCGGGTAAACTTAATATCAGGGCTTGTTGGACGAACACGCTGAGTACCGTACCATGCAGTCATTGCTATAGATATGTACTGATTGGTGTGGTATTTGTAGTCTATTCCAAGGACAGGTAACGGCTCAAGTACAAACCGAGGAGAGCTGGTAATAGACAGTTCCTCTCCGTTAGACTTATCGCTTTCGAAGTTAACAAACACCTGGACATTATCGAGAGTGTCTTCATCCACTTTCTTAACGAACTTAAAGTTCATTTTTCCAGAAGCTGAGTTAACATACTCGATGACACCAGCAGGTACAGTGGTAATGGTCACGCCTGTTTGTGTTACGTTAAACGTAGTTCCGTTATTGGTGCAGGTATAAGGAACACCGATTGCCGCATCACCGAAACCACCAGTAAATGCTTTTCCACCAGTAAAGGTTAGAACAAGATTATTCTTAGCTTTAAAGGTTACCGAAGCAGCTTTAGTGATATACGGCGTCACATTACCCACATTTTGCTTGGTCAGCTGGAATACAGCATCACCTACAAATTGTGGAGAACTCGACGTGTGGGTGTACTCTATCACCAACTTACCGTCTTGTACCACGGCCTCGCTAAAGCTTAGCCCAGTAATCGTCGGTGAATTAATGGTGACTTCTGTCACACCCAACCCAGCCCATTCCAGATCAAATTCAATATGTCCTGTTTCCCCTGGTGCATAAGCAACCGGAGTTGGGGAGTAATTAACAACCCAAGTATCACGGTAAGTTGGGAAGCCAGGTCCTGCCCAATAGAACATTTGCTGGACAGGCATATCGATGAAAGTATCGCGGAATGGAATTTTCAGAGCATATATGAGGGTCTTAGTTGCGGCCTGGCCACTCACTGGACCGTTAACAACCCAGAACCATTTACCCACCGCTTTATGTTCCTCAGGAATTTCAAGGATCCAGTCATTAGCTGTAACGTTAGTGACTTCACATAAAGTAGAAATATCCGTAGTACCCGACATAATCGTCAAGGTGTTTGGGGTGATACCATACAGATATTCTCTTAATCCAAATGTTGGATTAGCGGTAATACGCGGATAGTCAGAAGGATCGGTAATTGTCATTGGCTGATCGAACTCACCTTTGGCAACTATACCAGGACTGACTTCATATTCCACTTTAACGTTTACAGTCTTAGGACCTTTCTCACCCAGTGGAGTCGTAATCTCATAAAGGAAACTAGATACCTTAAACTCAGTGATGGTAAAGTCACTTGCAACTGTGAAGGTCAGTTTACTGTCATTAACCGCAACATTATTTCCGTTGTGAGTAATAACTAAACCTGCACTACCTGTATCGAGGTTACCACCAATAATGGTTCCGATACCTGAGAACTCAAGAGGTGGAACAGCCGTTTTCAGATTGACCGTCAACTCTTGTTTGTGTGTTTCACCATACGCAGTCAGAATGATATCCGCCGTAAAGGTTTCATCAGCCGTTGCGTCTTTGATTACTTTAACCACAATCTCATCAGCAGAAACACTGACGATCTCAACCCACTCAGCCGGATTAGCAGTGATGGTCACTGCGGCATGGTTCAGTGGAAGGTTTGCACCTTGGTAGGTGGCAGAAGCACCCAGGTTTACAGTCTCTTGTTCAAAAGCATCAACCACGTCATCAACCAGAATGAATTCTACTTGAGACGGATCAGCGGCTTTCAATTTCAAAGTTACTGGATAAACAACACCGTCTTCATCAGTAATGGTACCTTTAACCAATACATCACCTGTAGTTCCTGTCCCTTTCAGACTAATGAACTGAGTATGAGTTACTGGGTCTTTGATTCCATTAGCCACATAAGTAGCTGGACCTTCGATGGATGTGTAAACGAAGGTACTAATAAAGCGATACAATCCAGACTTACGAGCCTGAGTTAAGCGGAAGTCCACAGAAGTTGTTTTCTCTGTGCTGGTATTCACTTCGTTATTATCAATAGTCGAAAGCACCGGAGCGCCTGGGAGGTTTTGAGTAACGAAGCTTACTGGTAAGCGAGAACGATGGATAGGAGCGCCATACGTCGCACCAGTGGTTAATTCCACGGTATCCAAAGTAATCGGTGTATTGATTTCAATGGTTCCAGGTTTATGACTCAACTCAACAGGAACGTGGTAACGACCTACTGAATCACGTTTTAAACCAGCTAATGGAATAGTAGAAGTTACCAACCCACTGCTCTTGTCTCTGATAACCAATTGACCATAAAGAACTGCAGCATTATCTAAAGTCCAGTTAGGACCTTTGAATGGGGTAGGGGTCGAACCCTGGGTAACCCAGTCGTACTCTGGTTGAGCTACGGTGAACAGGAATTCACCAGCAACGTTAGCCTGAGGGACTTTATACTCACTCGCTGCAGTTGTTGATGCAGTGGCGCTGTAAGTGGACAGAGAGTGGTAAGTAGAGTACTTGACACCTTTATAAGTGAAATCGAAATAGAAATTCACCCATGCAGTGCTTTTGAATCTGACAACCACACCGCTAGCAACACGTTCAACAATTTCCAACTTAGCAGCCGCACCAGGTGAAGTATCACCATCACGCAACGCAATAGCTGTGAAATCAGAACTGGTGATTGGAACAGCGACCTCATTATAGAAAGCATCGAAGTTCACGTAATAAACATCACCGACTGCCCCACCAAGGTTAACATCTGTGTTACTTCTTGCCATGATGGTCAGAGTGTTGGCCGTACCCACAAGCAGACGAACGTAAGAATACGCATACGTTTTGTTCAGTACTGGGGTATCACCACTCGTCGGACTGTACTTACATGAAACAACCAAGTTGGTATTAGCGGAAGCTACTGTGGTTTTAATCACAAAGACTTTGCTGAACCCATCAGGGTCGTTGGTTACACTGGTTACTGTGTTTGGAGCAGGGATAGAACTATGATCAGGGTCGTGTTCAAAGTCCGTGTTAGGGACCAACAATCCTAAACGTTCCATTCTTACTTTGACTGTCAGGGAATTTCCACCAATTACAGAGGTAGGAGCAACCGGAGTGACAGTAGCTACTTTTAACGTATTACCGCTAAACTTCAGAATAGTCATTGGAACTTCTACAACCATTTCGGTTTCGAAGCCAGCATCCTGAACAGTAATAGTAAAGCGCGCAGTACCAGTAACATCTACAGTTGTGTCTTTATAGATCACAGTGTAGGTGTCGTCACTATTGAGTTTGAAGTATGAAGTATTGCTGTTGAGCATCAAACCAGTCAGAACCGCAGTATCAGAGATATCGCGACCATCCAACCCACTCAGAACCTTGAACGGTAATTTATACGTCTTACCATCTTCGACTTCAGCATCCGTTACATCAGCAACCGTAGGGTTACCCTCAACAGTTTGTTGTGTTAGTGTTAATGGGACCGTAATCTTAGCAACGCCTTTGTATTCAAAGATAACACTTGGGCGATGAGTAGTCTCAGCAGTAATTGTCTCCAGGAAGCGATAAGAGATACTCTCAGGATAAACCGTAGAGATACCAACTTTAGTACCTGATGACATTGAGATTTTCAGATTAGGATCATCATTTTCTAACACAACCCCGTTATAGCTAACTTGTTGCTGGAGAAGCGCTGGTGCGTATTGTGTACCAGTGCCCACTGTTTCAAACGGAGAAACAGTTTCCAGAACAATCAGCATCACTTCGATCCCTAAGGTTACGTCTTTCCAGTCATATCCTTCAACCGGAGTTGCGTTACCATTTTTCACTTTGAACCGCAGTACAACATTACCGCTAGCCAAAGAGGAACCGCCTGTGTAGTTAACAGTGATGGATCCATCACTATTCGGGGTTGTGCCATCCACGGTGATTAACGTACCGAGCTGACTATTAGCCAGATCAAGTTCAACGTTATCAGCCAGGTTGTTCGATCCCCAAGAACCTGTGAACTTCATTGAACCTGGTTTACCAACACCAACTGTAGCAGAGGCCGCAGCAGGATGGATATCCAGAACCGCATCGTTAAATGGCGCGATAACAAAGTTGGCAGATTGCTCTAAGGAGAACTGAATACCTTTAGCAATAACTTTAAAGGCAAACTTAACTGGAGCTGTTACACCAGCCACTTCCGACTTAATGACTTCCCAGACATTCGCATCACCGGTATTGAACGCAGTTTGCTGAACGTACTTCCCACCCGTGACAACAATGTCAGTAATGGTACTGGTTAAGTCTACCCCATCATGCATAACCGTAAACGGTACTTTACCTTTCTGGGATACAACAACATTAGGAGATAAAACATTTTCAATTGTCGGTTTAACGACAGTCGTCAATTGTTTCACTTTCATGTTGAAGGCGTTGGCTGCAACAGGAGTGTCAATGCTTCTGGCGGTAACAATTACATTGGTCTCTACGTATTCTTGTGTTATGTCTTTCTTGAACGTGAAGTTAATACCGTCACCAGTAGGGAAATAACTGGCTACAGCAACCTCAGTATCAGGAGCAAGAGAATAAACACGAACAAGGTCATTGGAAGACACACCCCATGCTTTTTCAGCTAACCCAATACGCACACGACAGTTAAACGGAATGGTATCACCAAACTTACCAGTAATACCTTCATCCTGACTGATGACCAGAACCTTATTACCGTACCCCAACATAGGGACGTCAAGAAGAACGTAGTCAACACCAGCAACCCCACCTGTTGGGCCAGCAGCAGTTCTGTAAACACGGAACTGGTAGGTGATAGGGTTAGGTTGTGTTGCAGCAGCGGCTGTACCATCAATAACCATGTAAATCTGGGCTGGTTGGTTGGTAGTAACAGTTCTGACTGTCCAGTAAGGACTTCCACCGTTTGGTCCGGCTAAAGAGTAGGTGCTTGCAGGGATTGGTTCACCGCGATAGAACACATCGAAATAAATTCCCGAGTTCCCGCCACTCAACACCCCAACAACTCTTTCAGGCCACCATGTTAATGAAGTAAAGTTTCCATCACGCACATTGGCATACAGTTCTTGACCGCTATACTGAGCGATGTTAAAACGAACTGTAACATTTTTGGTTACCCGATATCCTACATCTCCAACCACAACAGCAAATGTTACATCGGAAGTGATTGGCTTGGTAGGATCACCAGCAATAACAACCCATGTGGTTAATGCCGCTGGGGCATTGGCCATTTTAACATTTGAGTTATCAACAATACTTACAGACTTAACTGACCAGCCAGACGGTAGTGTAGTGGACCCATTGACAGCAACATCAAACGGCAATGGTCCGCGTTCCCATACCTTGGCACTTACCGCATGTGGGTTATCCAGGGTCAACACAGGAACTGCTGCACCTGCACCACGAAGGTTAACCTTCTGCATATACGTTTTGGTATATGTTACAGACCCGATTATGACCGAGAAAGTAATTGATGCCTGGTAATGAAGATCTTGATACTTGTTGATATAAAGGTTACGAAGAGGGAACCGTGTTACTTCTTTGGCTGGGCTATTATTAAGCGGTGTACTGACTACAGTGTTATCGCTTAACGTTATTGTGGTATTCACATAACTGATTGGAGTACGACCAAATTTCAACTGTCTTTCGACATATCCAATCTGATTCCCAAGCGTTGAAGCATCAATGGTAATCTCATCTGGCTCAACTTCACCGACCCAAGTCAACTCAGGTTCAAAGACTTCATAGTAAACATCAAAAGTCTGACGGTTCTTACCTTCCGTACCTGGCGGGTATCCGTTAGGAAGACTCGTGTTGTTTCCTGCAAAATCAACAGCAAGTTTACCCTTGACATAACCATTGGTCAAGCCATTGATACTTGCGGTAAACTGTGTACCACCTGCTGAGTTATTAGTTGCACTGACGATGTTGTACGATGCGATTAAGCCCAAATCCAAACGAGAGTAAGTTGTGATTTGACCACCTGGGTTACCCCAAGTAGGGTTATCCGCATTACGGGTTTGAGAAGACATCGTTAAGTTGACTTTCAAACCACGTCCAATCGAGATAATTGGAAGTCCATCATCAGCAACTGGGAACGTATCAAGCGGAACGGTTGCTTTAAACTGCTGTTGGTCCCAAGCTTTGAAGTTGACCGGAGCCATTACTTCAAGAGTTTGTCCAGCAAATGCACCTTTCGTGAAAGTCACAATGAACTTCATCGTTTTCAGTGTATCTACTTTTGCAGCGTCGATCACCTGATAAACTGGACCAGTAGTAGAAGTAAGAGTCTTGTTACGCACCCATACATCTGGAAGGGTTGACGAAGCCGTCAGTCCATCCATAAGGTTTGTAGTGCCTGACATCAACGTAAATGGCGCAGGATAGTTTCCGTAGATGTCCCAGTTTGGAGGAGTATCAGGGAGAACAATACGAACGTTAGGAATAACCGACACGTTCATTTTCAAGCGGTTGATATTGTCAGTATACGTATCGAATCCTGGGAGATCCCAGCAGAAGACCAACGTGTTGGTTTCTTCTTTCAATGCCGTATAGTTAACAGTGATAGTGGATGTAGCGTTATCAATATCAAAACTATTAACAGAGATAACACCTTTCAAATCACTTACACTGTCATTCATAACCGGGACAACAGTCTTTTCCCCACGATAAGTTAGGTTGAACTGAATTGAACCAGTTTCTCCTGCTTTCAAGAACACAGGGTTTGGTTTATAAGTGCCTGTTAAATGAGCTGGGTTGGCCGGGACACCATACATGTACCACTCGATGGTGTGACTAAGATCAACCGTACCTCCACGGAATGGAGCTTTAAAGATCCAATACTGTCTGGAGTACAACCCACCTATTACATCAGCCCCACGGATACACTGAACCCAGTTCACGTTAGTGGTAGCGAAAGGATCAAGTATCTGACAGAATTCTATCCCTCTGTTAGGGTCATTTTTGAATTCCGTCATTTGAGAAGTAATGTCATTACTGCCAGACGTAATCTTAAACAGCTGACCAAACTTCTTCCACAAGACCAATGGGTTACCTGGACCACCTCCAACCAAACCAGTAACAACTGGGTAGTCGGCAGGGTTAACATAAGTAACCGGAACTGCTTGGGTACCTTCGTGAGTTAAACCAGTACCTGGATCGGTATAAGCGTATTTGAAGTTGGCAGTGAACTTAGAGTTAATTGCCGTGTTCAGAGGGAGCTTACAACGATAGGTTAATGAGGTAGCTGTTTTAGTCTCAATGGTTAAGACATCGGGATCCAGCGCAGTGATAACCAGGTTAGGGTCATTGACTGGAATGTTGAGTGTGTTTAACTTAACCGTAACCGTACCGGAAGGCTTCACGTCATCATTACCAGCACTGATTGCAGCAGGAGCACTGAGTGTCAGCGGCCTAACTTTAACATCAAAAATTATAGGACGGGTGTAGTAATCGTAATAAAGTTCTTTTGGATCTTTATACGGGAAGGTATCAAGGTTAATGAAACGATCAAACCACAGTGACGCGTTGTACGTTCCAGGCAACATCCCTTTTAAAGTAAAGTAACGCCAGTAGTAACCACCAAAACTAGTAGTCCTGCTAGTGTACTCTAATGTTGCCACACCACTAAGGTCACTCTGTTCCGTATTAAGGAAATCACCAGGAGCACCAAAACCACCTGCACGGAATTTCTCAGAAATTAACACATCTAAGGTTTCCCCAACAAACACAGAAAGTGTTGTAGGTTCTGAGTTAATCACTACCTTATATGTCTTCTGGTCCCAAGCTGGAAGCTGGTAGGTGATGTCGTGGTCAACTGTCCATGGATACCCACGGTAGGTTGAACTGAATGTGGTAGTGACCACGGTATTGGTCGCCACTTGTTCAGCGTACTCGGCACGGTACTTTTTACCGGTGTAAACAATGTACTTCGATTTGACACCGTTTTGAGTAACTGTACCTGTCGCTGTCCATGTTGATGCCAAATCAAGACCATCGCACATAAAGCTCAGTGCTGAGAGATCTTTATCAACAAACATGTCAGCCAGCAAGATTGGGTAAACATCTTTCCCGCTTGCTACCATTGCGCTTGAGGTATACCCCAGAGGAACTTCGACTTCACGTGTATAGGTTTGACCGCCGTACTTATAAGCCAACTGAAGAATCTCTTTGGTCTCAGCACGATTACCAACCCACAACGGCCCAGCTAATTTGTAGTTAAAGGTATCAGCACCTGTTCCGGTAATAGTCATTACCTGAGCATTTCGGTCAGTCGCGTTATACGACTTAACGTTAATGGTCAGAAGACCTTTACCTATTTCGGCATTAGTATCCAGAGGGAGACCGCCAAACAGGATTTCAAGCTTGTATGTACCGGTGTCGTTGTGTTTACCTTCAATCAGGTTATCACGATTACCGATTTCAATACCAGGTTCACCCATGATACGTACTTGGATGTCCCCTTCCCAAGACAGCAACTCTGGACTAACTTCCCCAGCGCCTTCTTGATACTGCCAAATGAACTTACACTGACCAACACCTTCAGCGTCACCAGAAAGAGTAACGATGGTCCACTCTGTGTTATTAGGATCCTTCTTAACCTCAGTGATCGATACCTGTGCAGGAATCGTTGAGAGGTCTTGCCTAAAGACAGCGGTAGAAGCCGGTAAGTCTTTGTACAGCGGACGGAACCGAACATCACGGGTCTCGCCTAACACGCCTTCAGAAACTGTCGGAGTAAACTGACAGTAGAAGCGAGGTTGTACGTGACCAACGATATTTAACGTGGTGTCAAAACGGAAGGTCTGTGGTTCTGCCACACCTTTCAATGTGTACGTCAGTTCCAGGGGAACTGTCACATCAGAAGTGGTTGGAGGAGCACCCACTACTTCAAAGGAGAAGGCGGTGTACATTTCCACGTACTGGTTAGGGACAGTCTGAGGAACAATACTTTCACGAGTGGTTGGTGCAATAACACCACCGGTACCGCTTTGGTTAAAGTTCAGAGACTGACGGAAAGTAGCACGGTCATAAATTGACAGAGTTAACTTGTCGTTATTTGTAAGCGTCGGGATTGGAGTTGTAATGCGGGTGTTGAATTGAACCTTCAACGTTTTAGGCGTGGCCGCCCCAACATCGTAACTAACTTCGATCTCATCCAGATAAGATTTCTTCGTACCAGGAATAGAAGCAAGATCAGCTCTCAGAACAACGCCATTTCCATCACGAGATGTAATCACAACACCTTGGTCACCAGCAGCGGTGACTTTGTACGACAGACCAGGAGCATTACCAGCCAACTCATAATCGCCATATTTAACCTTGATAGGCAAGGTCCCTGTTGTCATCCAGTCGAGTTCAATTTCATCATCGTTAGAAACGAGAGTGAAAGCTTCATCGGAGGAAGTAGAAATAACAGGCAGCGTTACAATAACGAAATCTTTACCCTCTACCGGAGTCTGACTACCCCCAACACGGTTGAACCGGAATTGAGCAGTATCCTGACCTTGACCTTTTAAGGTATACGGTAATTGAGAGTTAGTTAATTGACCAATTAACAGGTTAGCTGGGATAATTGATGCAGGATCCAAAGTAACGCCATGAATGACATCGCCTTTATATTTGAACACAAATTCTGCAACAGCTTGATCGCCTGCCTTACCTTCCAGTTTAGACTGAACCGGAGTACCAACAAAATCAATACCATCAAACTGAGTGATGTTGAACGTAATCTCAGTATCGATAGTGTACGCGTTTCCACCAATTTCATAACTTAGTGTCAGAGGAAGCTTGGTAACAACTGCTTGTGTCTCATCACCCTTAACAACGTAATAACTGTTAGGAGCAACAAAGGCAACAAAGTTGTTTGTGCCGTTTGGTGTATACAGGGTAATTGGAATTTCTTTACCACGTGAATCAACCAATTTAACACGGAACTGCCCGCGGTCATATACTTTCACTTGCGTGACAGGATTTGAACCAACAGCGACAGTAGGAACTTTGATTTCAGTTGGAACAATAAGTTCATTACTGCTTACGGCCTGAGTATCCGGATCGGTATATTCGGCATGAACAGTAAACTGACAGTTATAGGTCGTACCTTGTAACCCACCTTGGTCAAGACTGATACGCAATTTATCAGCTTGTTTCTCAACAAGAGATGTCGAACCAGTAGGAGCCGCGGTGTAAGTAATAGCAAGGTTGTTGTTACTGACCGGAACACCAGAATAGTTGTACTTCAGTACAAAGTCCAGCACATCGGTATGATAACCTGACAAAGTGCTTTGCTTACTTTCAAGGTTAAGCCCAGGTGCCCATTTAACATCAACGGTCATTGGAACTGTAACAGTATCAGACTGAGTTGGATGCATAAACACCAAAGTCATCGGATACTTATAACCGCGTTTTAAACGATACTTGATGATAGCTTTTTCTGATACCGGATCCCAAATAGGCTCGTCAATATCAATGTTGTCAGGAATAACCGAACGTGTACGGTCTAGTCGAATACCATTGGTAACGTTATCATACTTATAAGTAAACGTTCCGCTGATTTCACCTTCATCACCTGAGTTACCAACAATGTCAGTAGGAGTCAGGGTATGACGGAAAGTGATACCGTCCCAGCCGTCGATGTTAAACGTCTTAGGAACATAAGCGGTAAGCTGAGTATAGTCAACGTTAATGGTGTAGAACATGCGAACGTTAATGAATTCGCTATGTGGTTGTGTATCTGCACCGATAATGGTCCAGCTACGCCCACCGAAACTAACATACCGGTTAACAGGTAATCCACCACCATTATAGTTCATCAAGGTAGTGATGTCACGTTTACCGATCATTGCCTTAAAGTTCAGGCTGCCAGTTTCCCACATACGAGTGTTAATAACACCGTCATCAAACTGAGTAATCACCAGCTGTTGAATACGGATAGTCATATTCAAAACAACCCTGAGTTTCTGTAACTCACCCGTTACCGGATCAGTATAGGAGAACTCATACTCCATAGGAGCGTTGTGCGCTGAGTTAGGTCCCTGTAAAGTTGTGTAGGTAAAATCAATGTAATCTTCACCAACAGCAACTTCCGTGACTTGCTTAGTTCCTGGGTTATTTGGACTGATAATGGCGCGATTTAAATCCAGCAGTGAAATTGGCTCACCGGCAAAACTCAGTTTAAGCGTTGCACGACCAGTTTCATCTAACCAAACAGGTTCTGAGGTATCTTGTTCTGTAACACGCAGGACACGAGACTGTTTGATGTTAGCCGTGATGTACATACGACCACGACGATTAGCAGGCAGGTTAGCCTGTGCTCCGTCTTTAGGATCAGTATAGAACAGTTTAGCTACGCCGCCCTCGACTTCGTCCAGTTTGTAATACGTCCACACCAACATACCGGTGGCATTGTCATAACGAATACCTTCATTACGCAATTGAGGAGGCATGACTGTACGAGCGCTGTCAAGTACCGCTGTTTTGGTAATCTCTTTGCCGTCAGAATAAACACGGAAAGAAACTGTTCCACGCTCGTCTGAATCGCCATCGATACCCCAGTACATCGGGAACACAACAACTTCGGTGTTTACCGCACCATCATCATTGTTACCTGAACCACCTTGGTCTCCGCCACCGCCACCGCCGGTTTCGCCATCACCACCACCAGGGTTGGTGTTTGGATCCCAGACTTTAATACGAAGTGTGCCTTCGTAAGACATGTCATGGTTGGCACCGTCGTACGGTTGCTTCCAGGTAAACTTAACAGGAACGACTCTAACAGTATCGGTGGAATACTTGATAAGCCATTCGTTTCCTTCCCAGGTGACAAACTGATCATCGGCAGCGGCCCAGGTCATATTCAACCCGATTGCTTGTGAAGTTTTATCTTCACCGTTAACCATCACCTTGAATAATGGACCACCCTTCTGATAACGAATAACGTCACGAGGGTCATTAAACGGGATTACCTGAACAACAGAAACTTTAGAAATGATAATGTTGATCGTACGGAACAAAGTGTGTTTAACACCATCATCGGAGAGATAGGTAAACTTCTGCTCAAACGAATCTTCAATATCTTCGCCAGGCTTTTGAGAATCACGAATAACCGTATAGTTAACCGCATCAGCAGTTGCACTGTCCACACGGATCAACTGGTGAAGGTCACCACGAGGACCTGGAAGGATCCCAAGGTTATACGCAGGGACAGGGGTGTCACCGTAGAAGGCTTTCACCTCCATTTGCTTCTGGTCGTCGATATAACCGCGAAGCGTGGTGGTCAGTCCTTTAATGCCGAACACAGGTTTACTATCAGCACGCACTAACTCAAAGTTAATGTACGCTGGAGCTTGATAAGGTGTAGAACCATCAACGTAGTTAAACGTTGCGATGTACAGATCCTTATCGGTTTCCAAACCTAAAGGCGGAACCCCTGTAATCTTACCAGCGTAAATCATCCCACCATCAGACAGTGTTTCCACATACGTCAGATCACCGTATTTCTTAGGTGAGGCAAATGTACTTGGTGGAGAAGGGATAGTGATAGGCTGACCTTTAAAGAAACCATACACAGTAACCTGAACATCATCACCACGAGCTGCTTTAATAGTAGCAGGTCGAACTTCAAACGTCAGATCAAAAGCAGTGTCTTTATCGATGCGCACTTGAATACGGAAAGTACGACGAACAGGACGACCGTTGTACATGTGAGTAACACGCACGATGATCTGGTCTGTAACTGGGTTATCAGATGAACCAAAGATGGTTTCACCGGTGATGGACAGTTTGTCGTCAGAACGAGTAGGGATGGTGTAACCAGCCGCTGTTGTGATTTCAACTGTTGCTGTCTGAGTAATATCCAGCGTTCCACCAAACCAATAGGTATTAGGGATACTGAAGTTATCACCACGAGATGTCGTAATAAACTCAGGAAGGTTAGAGGTGATGACTGGAAGATTCGCTTCCACCAAGACCAGTTCTTGAATGAACAGTGGATAAATACCAACACCAATAGACGGGTCAGTAATGGTTACTGTACCTGACTCAATAGTGTCGTAATCAATCCAATCCAGACTTTCGCGTTCTGTCTTATACTGACCAAAGAACAAATCACCGAAGGCTGACATTGGACCGTCAACAGTGGTAGCTGCATCTTGGGTCAGGAGAACACCGTAGGTATTCTTGTATTCCAACCACAGGAGAACGGCAGGTTCTTCATTAGTCTTACTGAAAGCTTTTAACGCATCAGTATCCACAATGTTGACAAACGGAATACCGAAGTCATCAAGGATATCCTGCATAGAAACTTTCTGGAACTCGATGTCGACACGAGCAAAGCCAGTCTTACGAGATACAATACAGACACGCTGAATACCATCAGCAAACGTCTTAACGTCTTCAATAACGAGATCACCCGCAACCAAAGAGTCATAACGTTCTTTTGCTAAAGCAAGTTCAGCCGGATCACCGTCAATCTCTAACTGCGCAATGCGCTGAGTCAACCATTGACGAACAGGGGTATACATCGGGTCATTAATGACCTTCTTGTTTACCTTAATCATTTCAGCCATTTCAGGCTCCTTTATATAAATGAATTTTATCTATGTCGTCTAACAAACTGCATGGAACAAAGAATCAGATTTCCAGTGAAAACATAAGAGAATCCCCCAACCCGTGAGGGCTGGAGGATTATCTAATTAAAGTACTACGTTAAAGCTAACAGGGATATTTTCTTTACCCGTAGTCAGGACACCATTAGCTTTGAATACACGTTGTCCCGTAATGCGCTGGGATGGTGCAAACTCTGCATAATAGATACCGGTCTCAGGGTTGTACTGCTCTTTGGTAGGACGAGGAGTGTTGAGGTTAGAGACATTGGTCCACTCATCTTTGGTTCCCAGGTTTACTTTAGCAGGATGTTGACCATCCACACCATAGATAATCCAAGATGCCGTAACACGGTTCGTCTCTTTATTGAAGCCACAAGAAACGATGTGAGTGATACCTTCTGGATAAATCATGCCAGAATCAATTTCAGCCTGATACTGCTCTCCATCCAAAGCAACGACCAGTTTACCGCGAATCGCTAAAGCAGCGAACTTAGGTTTAGTTGTCGGAACAAATACGGAGATAATACCGCTTTGATAGTCGTAAGAAAGGTCTGCATTTTCGATATTGAAAGAGAGCCCTTTGAGGTTCTCAACCAAATCAACTTGTACAGGTTTCTTACCCTGTTTACGGGCCGTTAAACTAAAGAGGATACCATTAGCTACCCATTGATGAGCCAGCTGTGTGATGCCTTCTGGGCCGTTAGAATCGACAAGTGTTAAGCGAGTCATTACGTTATCACGGTTACCGGAAATTGACACACTAGACAATTCATCAGTGATATAAAGGATACCACTTACTGAGGAAGCGTATGTTGGGTAGATGTTTCCAGCGATAGTAACATGAGCCAAACCTTTTACTTTATCGTATTCGATAGAGACATTAGGCGCGGAACATGAAAGATCGGGAGCAGTCGGTGGATAGAGATAATCAGCATACCCAAGTCGAACTGTAAACTGAGAACGTCCAGGCTGACTATCAACACCGATCAACTCAGTGGTCAACTGACGTGCTTCATTGTTGTCACGAGTAACAACATGAATGTTTACAGGAATCTGACCCGACTTACCTTTACCATCCACAACGCCCAACATGGAAATACCAGAGTAAAGGACGTCACCAATCGGACGAGCATTTCCCTTAACACGGAATTCCAGAATACCTGTTGCTTTATCGTATTCTACACCATGCGGCGTTACACCACCTTCAATACCTTCAGCATACTGGAACCCAGACAAGAAGTTTACAAATGCCGGACGTGTAACGGTTGGATACCCATAACCCACACCAGCACGGAAAACAACTTCCCCTTTATTAGGGATATGACGGATACTAATGATTTCACACGTGTTGTCTTGGCCAGAGAACCCTGTGATAGTCCCGTTGTAGTTGTTAGCCACGTTTGGTGAAGTGATAAGCACTTTCAGTTCAGCGTTCGGATAGCGTACCGATGAACGGTCATGAATTTTCACCAGGTAGAAACCTTTACCGGTTGCTGGATCTAACTCATAAACTACTTCTTCATTTGTAAGGAACTGTCCGTCTTTAGCCACAACCTTAATGCTGGTTTCTTGTGGGATACCGAAACCAGCTGTACCAAATGCTTCGATGGTAAAGTTAATCTTCATCACACCTTGCTTGTAATCAACAGTTGAACCACCCTGGGTCAGGATGAAATTGTTGTACATTGGCTTAATGGCTTTAATCGACATGTGAGCTTTATACTGCTCTTGGACGTCACCCAAATCAATCGCACCTTCTACGGCATAAGTACGTCCAACAAACTCGTTAGACTTGACAGGATAATCAATAAAGATCAAACCAGTCGTGATGTCACAGGTGACAGTTGGTGGGTAGTTTGTTACGTCATTAGAAACAGATTTAACTACATGACCTAAACGACCAACATCGACCCCTGGTGCTTTACCATAGAAGCGTACAAACCCTTCTTTATGATAAGCTGCATCAATGATGGTAAACTTATTCACACTCTTTTCTGTGGTGATGACTGTTTCAGCATGACCACGAGCGTTAGGACCAGTGATATCCAAACGGAAATCAGCAACGAAATCGATGTTGATTTTAGCAGGACTAATTCCGACAGTAACCACTAAACGATCAGCTGTGAAGTTGTGAGAGATAATCCCACTTGGCACAGAGTCGTTATGGTGAATCATTCCAGAAATACGAAGGTCGTGATATGTAACATCTTCCGGGATGTTTAATTCATAGAAGACAGTCGCAGTCATGGAATCCGTATCGACAATCACACCGTCTTGGGTAACCCCAATGATGCGAACTGCACGATCAGATTTCTTATGGTTAAAGACGGAGTCCAACCAGTAAACGTTTGCGTCCGGAATTGGGAATTGGAATTTAGCCTTGACTGAGTAAACAGAGTCAACGTTACCTTCCAGGGATTTAAACCCTTGGGTAAGAATACCGTTCTGAGAGTTGTAACGCGGAGCGCCAACAGGACCACCCAGATTCTCGGAAATCGCCCAGGAGCTTTTATTCACCACGATGTTCGCAGGAACAAGTCCCATCCCGTCACGGAAGATCCAGCTCAGCTCAACAATACCATCGTTATAATGAGAGCTTACCGGTTCCGCTTTACCAGGTTTGCTGTAGATACCACCAGGGACGGTCAAATCAACTTGGTACTCTGACGTTTTGCTCTTGAGCACAACATGGCCAGAATACGGGAAGTGATCAATGTCGTCTGGAGCTGTACCAGTAATGACAATAACTTGCTCGGAATGGATATACCGGACTACTGTGTTTCGCAACCCTTCGATCGTGTCGTTACTGACAAAGAAATCCTGACCAAAATCTGGAGTGATATTGACCAAACTATAAGTCAGTGCAACCTGACGACCTTCATCCATGTTAGAGGTTCCGTTCAGAACCAGTTCCGGCTTACCAGAACGTTGAGTCGGAGAATACTCTACATATACCGGGATGGAGCTTAATCCATTTGGGGTATCGACATCAATCACGACAGATAAAGAATACACTTTACCAACCATGTTTGCCAAGCTAGTGCCAGCAATCTGGAAACTGATAGTTCCGTTATCATTATAAACATGGCGGTTAACCAAGTTAGTAACATCCAGATTTGAGAAATTCAGAACAGAAGAGATTTTGGCATTAAGAGGAGCTTCCCCATTAGCCATGCACACTGGGATAGTTATCCCAACATCAGTATCCCCACCTGCATACACGATCGGGTTAAATGTTGCACCTACTGAACGTGCTGGTCGATATACGTCTTCTTCAATAGCGATTGAAGAGTGGAATTCACCTTCAATAATTTCATCGCTATAGTCATAAGCCATGATCTTCCCGCGAGTGGTCAAAAGACCCGTCACAGTGCTCACAGAACGCAACACAGTCAACACACCGGTTGTAGGGTTATAATCTACCGTGTTACGGGTAGAGAGGTCTGACGGCGCATCCAGGCGCAATCCATCGACATTGATCAAAGGAGTACGTTCATCATTATTCAACGTAAACCGGAATACCGCTTTCTCCACACCGTTTGTATAACTGTGGGAGATATTCTCCACTTCAATTTTCGGCGAAGGAAGGAGATTGGCTTTGACAAAGTCGGTGGTTTCAAATTCAAACGGCAACATGCGTTTGTAGTTTCCACCCAGAACAATTCCACCTGTTACGGTGTACTCAATCTTGTTACGGGTAGGAACAGTTCGTACCAGGCGGATTGAGACCTGGCGACCTATAACGACCGGCGCAGAGGCAACGACTTGGACAGCTTTACCATTTTCTTTCAATGTCATGGTCGGAATAGAGAAAGGACCTTCACAGGCATCAGAAAGATTGAATACCAGCTCCAGTTCTTTGGCATTGAATTTAATCTCGCTTGACTCAATAGAGACAGCTTTAGATTGGAAAGCTACTGAGTAACCAGCGGTGTCCGTGCCGATGTTCAATAGACCAGAAGCAATAAAGATCTGCTCTGCAGAGTTGTTAATGTTCGCATTCCACTTCAGGAATACTTGGTTGCCCTTCTGAACAACTTCAGGTCCATTGGCTGTACGGTTCGTTAGACCAACCAGGATTTGCGGCTTAGCAGTTGCTACAAAGATTTCATTCCCATCACGAGAAGTAACCTCAAAGCCTGCAACTAATTTATCACCTTCAAACTCAACTCCGATAGATTTCATGGAATAAGCAGGGACGGGGATAACATCCCCGAGACGAACCTGTTGTTCCACACCATCCACAGTGAGATTAAAGTCAAAGGTGTATTCCATGCCTTTGGTCTTATCGACCAAGACAGGAATCTCAAAATGGTAAGTACCTGTTGATGGTTCGTAAATGCTTTTAGTTGGCATTACACGACCAGGTCTTACATTAGTACCTGATAAGAAAGGAGTAGCTACGTTAATAGCTTTTGGTGTTCCTGTACCATTCTTATAGACAACTAATGCGTCGACAATCAGGGTTTCGCCATCAAGTACAAAATTGCGGGGTAGAACTGTTACCAGTTCTCTACTTGCTGGAGATGATGCAACGTCAGTAGTAGTGTTCATTAAAAAGCTCCAATAAAGGATATGGTATTGTCCGCAATGGACATAATATCAGAGTCTGAGTAAATAAATATAGACCATAGAATCCCTCCTATTCCAATTAAGGAATAGGAGAGAAACAAGGATTACAGTTGGAAATCACCGAACTCTTCGGTGTTTACTTCGGAGTCAATTTGACCCACCAAGTAGGAAGATACTTCTACTTCTTGAGGAGCTACCTGAACGTTATCAGACACTAACCAGGTGTTAATCCATGGGATTGGGTTAGTTGCCGTTTTGAACGGAAGATCCAGACCGATTGCTTGCATACGGATATTAGCAATGTACTCAACATACTGACACAGGATCTCTTTGTTCAGGCCGATCATAGAACCGCCTTCAAACAAGTATTCCGCCCAGTCTTTCTCTTGCTCAACTACATCCATGAACAGTTGCATGCTTTCTGCTTTACACTCTTCAGCAATCTCTGCCATTTCTGGGTCATCACGGCCGGTAGCCATCAGGTTCAGCATGTGCTGAGTACCGGTCAGGTGCAGAGCCTCATCACGAGCGATCATCTTAATGATCTTAGCATTCCCTTCCATCAGCTTACGTTCTGCGAATGCAAACGAGCAAGCGAAAGATACATAGAAACGAATAGCTTCTAACGCGTTAACGGACTGCAGACATAACCACAATGCTTTCTTAATTTCACGCAGACTGACAACAACCTTAACACCATTGACAGTATGGACACCTTCACCCAGCTGATGCCATTTCTGCACCAGGTCAATCAGTTTGTCATAGTACTTAGATACCGACCCAGCACGACGGATGATGTGCTCGTTCTCAACCACGTCATCAAAGACGATAGAAGGATCGTTCACAATGTTCCTGATGATGTGAGTATAGGAACGGGAGTGAATGGTTTCAGAGAACGCCCAGGTTTCAATCCAGGTTTCCATTTCTGGAATGGATGCAATTGGTAAGAATGCGACGTTAGGACCACGACCCTGAATGGAATCCAGCAGTGTCTGGTATTTCAGGTTACTGATGAACAGATGTTTCTCATGGTCTGGAAGACTCATGTAGTCAATACGGTCACGTGATACATCTACTTCTTCAGGACGCCAGAAGAAGGACAGTTGTTTCTCAATCAGTTTCTCAAAGATTTCGAACTTCTGTTGGTCGTAACGAGATACGTTAACGTTCTGACCTAAGAACATGTGTTCTTGAAGTTGATCATTTTTATTCTGATTGAAAGTTGAGTATGCCATGTGTTCAAAATCCTGTTTCAAAGTAGTTAGAGTTTCTTAGCTAAAGATTGGAGGGTAAATAAAACAATACTTGAGATGTGTATTATTTAGAACTTAAACATGGTTACTCCGAAAGGAGGGACGGGGGAAGGGGGATTTGTTTATATACGGTTTACGTAGTAAACATCCTCTTTTTCTTTTCACCCGGTAAACTTGCATTTCTTTTCAAGCCTACATTATCAACGTGTATAAACAATCACATTTAACGTAGAGGAAATGAACATGTTTAAATCTATCTGGGAAACTATTTGTACTGCAATCCGTAATGTTGGCGACATCATGTTTGGTGCTTTAGAACGTCGCTACATTCGTAACTTTGCTAACTACTCTGTTGATGTTTACGACACTCTTGAAAATGTTAGCGATAAAGACTTCTCTTGGGTCAAATGGTTCAAAGGTGAGTACATTACCAAAGTAAAAGGCGAAGTTACTTTTATGGGAACCATGATCAGTGGTGCCATTGGGTATATCGGCGGTTACATGCTGTTCTCATTTGCTTTAGCACCAGTACTGGGCCCAATATCCATCATTACTTCTATTATGGGTGCCTACATGGGCGCTGGTGTGTGTAATGGTGTTTACTTGCGTTTCCACGCAGAGTAAGATTACCATTCGGCAAACTAATTAAGAAGGATTCAATTATGAAGTCTTTATAGTCAGCTATCACTAGACGATAGCACTTAACCCTAAATACATTACACAGGAAAATTGAAATCAGTATACTTACTGAAGACCCTATTAAATGTTTTACCTCACCCCCGTAGTACTTCAAGAATGCCGTTCAATGATGAGCGGTATCCCCCAAGTGTTAATCACTAACCAAAGGAAGTAAGATGAAAACTGTGTTTGGCTTGATAATTATTGCCGTATTATTAGTGTTCATGTGGACACCTGGTTCTGGTTATCAACCGGCTGTTGAGCAAGCGGGTTACACCAATGTAGATATGGGTACTTACTCATTCTTCTATTGTCCTAAAGAAGAAGTAGGGTATGACTTCACCGCTACCATGAATGGTAAACGTGTTGAAGGTGTTGTTTGTCGTTCCCATTTCTTCTGGGGTTCTTATCAAGTTCGCACACTGTAAGGTATTGAAATGAAAAAGCTTTTACTGGTAATTGCATTGCTCACTGTCAACCAAGCTCAGGCGTCTACTGATTTGAATCAACCGATGTGTCGTGTGGAGATCTGTAACAAGATTGAACGTTTCACATTGTCTCTCGGTAGTATCATCGGTGATGCAATGGGTGAGAAGTGTGATGTGGTTATCATGCCTAAATCAGAAGCAGTGGTTGGGCGCGTATTAAGTTCTGAATCTCGCTGGTATCAAGGTAGTTCTATTAACCCTACCAAGAAATCGGTTACCCGTGTCAGTCAAGTCCTGGAATGCCAGGAAGATTAATAAGGTATCATTATCATGAAAACTATTTTAGCTGCAATTCTGTTCTGCTTTACTTCTGTTTCTTTTGCTGCGTCTTACGATATGAAAACCGGCGATGAGCTGGTAGGTGATCGTTGCGCTCCTGGTGATGTCATTTATTATGGTGTCACTAAGAAAGGCACCAAAGATGTGGTCATCTGTCAGGATGGTCAAACTGTTACTTATGGTTTCGGTAACATTCTGAAGAACTGGTCTGGTAAAGACCTGGTACTTGACGTTAAATCGTCAGAAGTTATTGAACGAGTTACGGACAACGACCAAGAAAGTTCTGAGATCTTTATTGTCCGTAATGCTACTAATGCATACGCCATTGTTCACCGTGTAGATTTGAAGACCGGTGACGAAACCAACACGCTGGAAGTCCATACCCGTGATGGTAAGAAACAACTGGCAAACATCGAACTGGATAACGACTTTATCGTTAACCGTATCCGTGACAACTTTGTTAAGTAAGGAACGACCATGGAAGTAACTTTAGATTTGAGCTGCCCTGAACATCATCACAGCTCTAAGTTTCCAAAAGCAATCCGTGAGCTGATTTACCGTAAGGAACATGACGATCTTTTCAGCATGATTCCTAACCGTTATTGTTCTCCTCACTCTGGCGGACAGCATCGTTTAACTATGCGCGGTAAGCGCGCTGATGTTGTTGCTTGGCTGGATATGTTCAGTGAAACCTTTGGTAAAGATGTGGGGCCGGAGATAGCTATCCTCAAACACCGCATCCGCACTTATTTTATTCAGAATACTGATAAGCCAACCTACTCACTCAAGTTGGGTGAGATTGAGCGTCAGATCCCAGTCCATGGTGAACTGAAAAGCCGCCCTTGGTTCTGGCACATGGAAGATGAACTCCATGGATGATTTTAAAGAAATCCTGACTTTTAAAGGTGGGATCTTTCTTGGAGTCATAATGTGGATTTTATTCTTAATGGCGTTCATGCTTATTGGGATGCTGATCATGCTTCCTTTCCAGCTTGCCGCTGATAAGAAAGAAATGGAAGAACAGCATTGTGTCTTTACTGAAGAAACCAAAACGCATATGCAATCGGGCACTATGTTGGTAGGAAAAGTTATTATCCCCACCCAACACCTAGTTACCGAAAATAAATACATCTGTGATGATCACGAACGTTGGAGGTAATATGCAATACGTATCAAGCTTTATCCATGTCCCTGTTTCTGATGGCCGTATGGCAGCTATCGATGTTAAATCAATAACATTGATGGTAAAACCAAATGCACGTTATTGCGATGGAAAAACCAAAGTTTATCACGATAACGATGGTCATATTGAAGTTCTTATGGATCGTGAAAAACTGGTTGATCTGGTTGAAGATAAACGTCGTGAGTTGTGGATGAATGAACGCGCTGCTCAGATTGAGAGCAGCAAACTCATGATAACCTTGATCGAAACTGTTGGGGTATTAAGTTCTAACTCCATTCAAAAAGCCTCTAATGAGATTGACAAGATGGGTTTGCAATTACCCGATGGTTCTAATCTCTAAATCATCGATCAACCTTTATTAAGGAACCTTATATGGATTTCCAGATAGAGTTTACTTACGAAGAGACTGGCGATAAGTTTGCGCTAGATCCTCGTGATATTACCATGATTAGTTCTTTTGGTTCCAAAGCGATCGTTCACCACCATGGCAAAGAAACCATTGTGGACAATTCTTATGTGGATTGTCGAACTCGTCTTCGTGAAGCTCGTGTCGCAATAATTGAGTATAACCGGACTGAAGAAACCAATCGTGAGATAGAGCGCGAACATGCCAATGGTAAGTTTGGGCGTACTCCGGTTCCCCATAACAGTAAGTGGAGTTTCTAATGCATAGACATATTGAGTTTATCGAAATTTTGGAAATCCAGGGGGATGGAGTTATTAAGAAAAGGCCACACATGGTCAGTTTCGATTCCATCAAATCACTGGTCACTTCTAAGCACGATGGTTGCTGCGAAGTAAAGTTTAACAACGACGATCGGATGCTGGTTGTTGGTCAGTACGAAACACTTAAGACCTTGTTGGAGGAATGTCGTACAGGTCTGCTTCCAAAGCTCTGCTATGTGTTCCAGCAATCTGCCGTGGGTAGCACTTATTCCCATTACGTACCTACCGACACTGTTGGAAGTATCATGGTGAATAAAGGTAGTAACGTCGTTACTCTTGTTCTGAAAACTGGCGAAAAGATTAGCACGGGCCTGGTCATGACAGAACTGAAGAAAACATTAATTGAGGTTCGTTTCTGATGCCCCATTATTTAAAAGTGCTTGAAGTAGACAAAGTCCTGGTCGAAGGTGTTAAAGTATTCAACCACGATGCGCTGGAAGGTAAGTACACTACGGTATTCGAAACTTGGCGTACATTCATGAATAACGTCGTTAAGAATCATTACGATGTACATAACGGCGAGTGGGACCATGACATGTTCGTCATGGATCAAAATGATGTCTGCTGGTTAGAAGAATCATTGATACAGTCGTTAACCGGCGGACTTGATGATCAGGAAGAAATTGAAAAGCTTGGGGAGTTCTGTGCGGCTCTTAGTAACCTTGATTTCTCCAAAGATAAAGCTTACTTAATCTGCTGGGGTAAATAATGTCAAAAGGTGTGAGTAGACGCTCACTGCTGCTATTTGTGGTGGGTAAGTCATTCACGCCAAAAGCAGTGGTAGAGGACGTGGTTGTATCAACAATCTTAAAAGCCGCGGTTGGGCCAAAGTTAGAACTTTTAACATCACTTAGAAAGAGATTAAATTATGCAAAGTAAAAACAAAGACTGGTTCTTTTATAACGGGTTCTCCTGGTCACGTGTCATACTCCGTGGTGGTGGCGATTATCGCTTTCAGGTTGCCATTAAACTGACCGATAAAAACTTCGGTCCCATTGAACTCCGTGAAGTTTTGATTTCTCAAACTTATTGGTCTGAATTAATTCAGACCAGCAAAGACATCTGGACCCATGAGCTTCCAGAGCACGTCTATAAACATTTACAAGAGTCGTATAGTCGCGATCGACTCAATACCTTATTGCATGCCGATCTCTATCCTCTGATCGATTGGGAGCGTTATCGTAAGGCTAACAAGAAATATGTTCCTTTAGAGGAATGTATTAAACTGTGCGGTGTTCCTTACACCGACCTTGAAATCAGTCCAGAAGGGAATAAAGAATTATTCCTTACTGAAGAACAGTGGTTCAAGAAATTTGAGATTGAACTGTGTGAAGATATTCGTGGTGTTGGTGGGTTCCATCATGGTAATGGAGATTGCGATCTATTAGCTTATATCACTTATGAAATGACGACCGGGAAGGTTGTATTGGATATTCGCGGATCTAATCCTGATCAAGATTCCATCGTGAGATTCCAACAGCACCGTAGTAAAGATTGGGCGCATGAATTTAACTTGGGTATCAATAGGATGACTTGGGTTAGCGAAGAACATGAGTTCTCTATTCTGGACCTAAAAGATATGGTCCGTCGCGCCGCTGTTTATATTTCATCTTTTAATCAATAGGGACTTTTCATGCTAGAGTACATCGCGCATAACGGTGCTGTTGTTCGTGAACCTCATCACACCAACATCAATCCGATTCAGGCAGTTCTGTTTGTTGAATCAACCGATGTTGATTTTGATCCAGGATTTCGTATCAATGTTAACGGGGATCGTCCTATTCCCATTACTGGTGGATTCCAATCATTTCAGCAAATTGTGGGTGACTATCAGCCTCGTCAGGGTGGTGGGCAAGATGCTGAAGATATTAAAGATATTCTCAGTAAGCTGGAATGGACTGGTTATGCGTACATTCATGAAGGCCCGCTTCAGTTTGGCATCCCTCGTTTACTTCTCGTCTCTCATAATAACTTGGTAGACAGCGATCCATTGTGGCGTGAGATCTCCACTACCAAACTGAAAGACATCATCAATCAATTTTACACTGGACCTAAGGTAGAAAAAGAATGGAAGTAAAATACTTGTGGGGTACGTTCATTGCGCTCAAAGAGGGTGATGAAGACATTAAGGACAACTGGAAGTTCGAGGAAGGGTTAGTACTGACTCGTAAAGCAGATGTCTATCAACATCGTGACATGATGAAAGATGTCCGTTGTAATGTTTGCTATGGTGGGTTTGCTAAACGTTTCCGCAAACCGGATGAGATTACCTTCTATGGCGAATCGATCTCTTGTCGTGTTAATACCCCAGAAGACGAGAAGGGTAAAGCTCGACTGATGAGTTCCTATGTCGGCGCTCGTTACTGGAAAGCAGAGTTCGGCGAGTCAGGTCGTAAGCATGCCGTATTCCTGTTACTGGATAAAGCGCTGGTCCCTTCTAAAGGGTTTGAAGAAACCTCACCATGGAGTGAATCCTCTCATGCCGAAATGCGAGAAATCATCGAAGCGGAAGTCACAGCAAACGGATACTGGTAATTACCCTAACAAAGGTAAGTTAGGGGATATGGGTCCAGATCCCAGAATGGGCGGGTACAAAGCTCCCCTGGATAGTTATCCCCACACCATGCCACACATTTCCACCATTGTAAAAACCCGTACATCTATTGCAGTAAACATTGCATTAGGTCGTGGGCTACTTGCTGCCAAATTGCGATAAGCAAACATATTCCCCTACCCCTCCTTTCGGAGCGGGTAGGGTGTATGCTTTATTTCTTTTTTATACTATAGCGTTAACGTCTTCAATAAAGAAGAGATCGCCAGTAACTGAATCGATGTTGATTGCTTCAACACGGAATGTTCCTGAGGCTTTGGTAACAGGGTCCATTTGCGGCGCAGCTTCACTTGCTACAGTGTCCCAGTAGATATCTTCCATGACACTCATTACTTCATCTGGGTTGGCGTTAGCTGCGTTGATTACAACACCGTATCGTTCAGTGCTGTGAATATAAACCAATCCACGACCTTGACTATCGCCGTTAATAGCTGCAACTAAAGCATCTGCATCGATGTACTCAGTTGGGATAATGCCGAACTCTGTAAAGATATCAGCAATGTTGACTTTCTCTACAGAAATGTCAGCACGCAAGAAACCTGTTTTACGGGAAACGAAACAAGCACGGACAATACCGTTACTCATACCTACTGGAGGTTCAATGATGACGTCCGACCAAATCAATCCGTCGTATCGACGTTTGGCCAGAGCAAGTTCTGCCGCTGCCGGTTCGCCCAGCGCTTCCAGTTTGGCAATGCGCTCAGCCATGAACCTTTTGGCGGACAAGAACACAGGGTCTTTAACCCTTTTGCTGTTTGTACCGGTAACTGTGATCATATTAATACCTATGGTGAAACTCGCTAAGGAAACTCAATCTCAAACGATTCTTTCGTTCAAGAAGTTCTAATTATTTATAGGCTGATATTATCCTATTGACATACCATACACATGTTAAAGAAAAGGTTACGAATAATGACTGATCCAGTAAAAGATACCGCTAAATTGGCTGAAGAAGTTTTTGGGGAAATTCATGGGAAAGAATGGCGTGCTCAGGTCGCCACTCAATCACGTATCATACTGGCTAAAAGTAAAATAGCTTACCTTCAACGCTATAAGCGTATGGTGAGTAATGGGTTAGACGGTTTACGCGGTAAACTGAAATGGTATCATTTATATCAGCGAGTGAGATTAAACATACATTGCTATGTCTTTAAGCATGAATTATCTCCCCGTGTTGATAAACTTTGTGCTGAGTGGGAACGAGTAATCAAGTTCCCTAATAACATGATTTTTGACATGGCTAAGAAAGAGCAAGCTTTGTTTGAGCAAGATTATAAAAAATCATTAGCCATAATGGCTCGTCTCCCAAACACAGATTCAATGGAAGGTTAGAATGGAAACTAATTTAGAAGTTCGTGTGATGTTATCAGGTCAGGTTCATCAAGATTTGTTGAAAGCTTTATATAATGCCAAAAATGATTTCTTGGAAGTTCGAGGATCTGGTAAATATTTCTGGCCTAACTTGATTAAGTGGTGGAAATTCAACGGGGTTATTCGCAGCTGGAAGAAAGCGTGGGATTACGATAATGAAGCGCTGGACATTATCAGCGATACTCAATCCCCAGAGTGTATGGTTGAACCAGTTAATGAGATGAACGATTTACTTGTTAACTACAAATCCGATATAGTAGGTGTACTCTCTTTCGCTTATGGGAAGGATGTCGCCATTGATTTCTTCAATATCTATTCGTTCGGAGGCCGTATTTAATGAATAAAGTAATTTGGTCGGATTTGCATATCGACCATCTCTCTGCTGCTAAACACCGCGGTTTCGAAAGTCTTAAAGATTTTCAGGAGTGTGTTGCCGAGGCGTGGATTAAGAAAGTCACTCCAAGAACTGACATTATCATTGTTGGTGATTGTGCATTATGGAACGATGGGTTATCCATTATCAAGAAGCTTCCTGCTCGTAAGAAGATTCTGGTATTGGGTAATCACGATCTGGAACGTGGGAATTGCATTCGCGATATCTTGGAAGTCTTTGATGAAGTCCAAGGATTGATGAAAGAAGATAAACACAAAATCTGGTATCAACATTGCCCGATGCACCACACCCAACTACGCCATGGAATTAATATCCATGGGCATACACATAAAGACATCATTAAAGATGAACGTTATGTGAATGTATGTTGGGATCTTCTTAAAGACGGTCCTGTTGATTTCGAGAAAATCTTGACAGGGGAATACAGGAGCTATCATGCCCCAGCAACCAACGCTGCGTGAATTAACTGCAGCGTATTGGGAGTTGTTTAAAGGACAACTCATAAAGGCAGTGGTTGGAATTTTCTTTGTGTGTATCTTAGCGACTTGTGTTGGGTTATATTACGGTGAGGACGCTATGAATGACATGATGATATTCTGGAAAATTGAAATTTATCTATCACTGTTTGTAATAGCACTGTTTCTATTCAAACGCTTTATTTTTAATCGCTTAACTGGAAAACGTAAATCATGAAACTGACTTGGTATAAAGTTTATCGTGTTCTGATGCTTCTTGTTATTATAAGTTGGGTACTTCCTGATCTGTTTATCGGAAATCCGATTGCTGATAAGATCCATGAATTTTGGTACGCCAAAAATCTTTATTATGCGATCGTTGCCGTAGCTATCTTTGATTTGGGTTGGTGTGTTGGCTACGCCGTTAAAGAACGTGAGATGAAGAAGCGTTGTACTCTTCGTCATGCTAACGACCCAAAGCGTCATAACCTTGTTGGTGCTCAATGTAACAGCAGTGAGCCATCTCGTGATTATAAAGAAACTGTGATCGAGCAACTTAACCAGGAGATTAAGAAGTGAGAAAGGTCAACCGTTACGAGCAGTGGTATATCGAAACCGGAAACCGTATTCTGAAAGAAGGGCAGTTCCGCGGTGACCGTACCGGTACGGGTGTATACTCACTTCCTTTTATCAACTATACCCATGACTTACGTGAATCTCATCCACTGATGACAACCCGTGAGTTTGTCTATGATCAGCCGATTACGGAAATGATCTGGATGATGTCGGGCAGTTCCAACATCAAGTACCTGGTTGAGAACGGTTGTCCATTCTGGAATTCCTTTGCTACTAAAGGTGATGAGATTGTTCAACAGTTACTGCAACGTTCTGACCGCATTCGGATGTATGCAGATAAGCGTGGTGTTTCATATGCTGAAGCTATTACCATGTTCATGCATGAAAGCCCTGAAGTTGCAGATGCGTTGATGGACAAAGAACAGATTCCTAACGTTGTGGATCTGAAATCTCCTCCTGGTGAGCTGGGTCCGGTATATGGTGTTCAGTGGCGTAACTGGCCAAACCCTGATGGGTCAACTTTCGATCAGTTACAATATGCTCTCGACCAGCTTGAGACCAATCCAAACAACCGTCGTATTGTGGTTGATTGCTGGAACCCAAGTTTCTTACCTGATCCGAAGAAGCCACCTCGCATCAGTGCGTCTGAAGGTAAGATGGCATTAACTCCATGTCACTTTGCTTTCGGCTTCTATACTGCAGCTATTCCTTTCCATGAACGTGCAGAACTTCTTATCAAGGTTATTGATCAAGATCAGAAATGGTCGGTGTACCCAATCAAAACCGATGAGAAAAGTCGCTCTCATTACGAAGGGTTATTCCAGATGTATGGTATTCCTGAATACTATCTGGATGTCAACTTTGTGATGCGCAGTAATGACTGGGTACTTGGTCAACCTGCAAACATGAACATGTACTCAGCTCTTTGCATGATGTATGCGAATGAACTGAACATGGTTCCTCGCTATGTCAACTATACGGGTTGGGACTGTCATATTTACAGTAACCATCTTAAAGGTTGGGAAGAGATTAACCGTCGTTGGAATACAGGTGACCATAAATTCATCGACCACACGGTATCTTTAAACACTGAACCGAAAGGTTTGTTCAATTATCATAAATCGGATTTTAGCTGTGCTAATTACTTGCCGGATGCTAAGATCAAATTCCCTATTGCGATATAAGCGCTAAGGTTTTTAAATGGATAATGCAGCGTTCTTTGATTGTGGCGTAAGTGTTCTGGATATGGTTTACGACACACTGGTCGGTATTAAGACTGAAAAGACTGTTTACCGTACCTCAATTAACGGAGCACCTACTGACATCCTGTTGTCGAACTTCATGGATTCGACAGTCGCAGTAGGCAAGCGTCAAAATCTTTCTTTCTTAGCTGCTCATTATGGCGGGAAAACAAAGATCTGGTATAACCGCGAAAAAGATGTGATCACCAAAGATGAAGATCCTAAGCGCTTGGCTGCGTTTATCCAGGATCCAACCACGGTATCCATTTCATTCCCAGCTTGCAAGGAAAGCTTTATTGCCAAGTTGACCCAAACAGTTCTGATATGATAAACCACTCAGGGATCCTAATGGGTCCCTGGGTAGGAGACTAATAATGAATGTCTTATCTCTGGTATTATCTCTGTGCGCTTTTCTTGCTATTATTTTTACCTTAAATGACTGGACTCCTAAACACGGTATCGCTACTTTAATTAGCCGTACCTTAATTAGCGGTTTTAAGTTACTCGTAATAAGTGCAGTTGTACTGTACATACTCCTCATCTTAAATAAAGGTATTTAATCATGTATTCACACATCTCTGCAGACGACCACAAAAACATTGCCGGTATCGCTTACCTTCAATCTAAGCTGAAAGAGCTGGATCCTGAAATCAAGATCGACGGGATGTTCGGCGCTGAATCAATTGCCGCATTCCGTGACGCCATTGAGAAAGGTATGGGAATCGAAGACTTCCGTGTTGATCTTCAAGGTACTGGGATGGGTCTGATTCAGAACATGATCCGTCAAGCCGCTCAATTGACCAAACGTAAAGACTTCCCTATTGGACGTCTTCATGATAACCAGTGGGGTGACGGTACCAAAGCAGCCATTGATCTGATTCTGGGTGAAATGTGTTTCTTGAAACAGCTGGAGAAAGCAAAAGAGTTATTGGCCGATAAACGTTCAGCCGGTCATCTATCCGAACATGTATTGAATCATGTTCGCAATCGCATTGGTCGTACATCCACGGTCCCTCCGGTTTATGATGCCCATAATAAACTGAAGGAAGGCACGCATTGGTGCTCTGGAATGGAATTCGAAGTAAGCGAACAAACCGATAAACTGCTGGCCAAAGCGATGGGTTACGAAAATCCAGTAGTGACCATTCACCAGATGTTGGCTGCCAAGTATCAGATCGCTCTGGAATACTACCGTGGTCGCGCGGTAGGGGTTATTGTTGTTCGTCCTTTTGAAGTAATTCCTCCTATTTCTAAAACAACTAAAACTGAAACCATCGGTGCTGGTGAAGGTAAAACTTCTACCCACGGAATGATCGAAGGCATTTATGTCAATAAAAACATTCGTGGTGCTGGCGTCGGTACTCGTCTGTTAGTAGCGGCTAAATTCAGATGTGAGGAACTTGGTTATAACCGAATCGTGTTTGTTCGTGGTCCGGCTACTCACTCTCTGGAAGATACCCTCGACGGGGTTCGCAACCCTAAAGAACGCATCTTTGATCAACTGATCAATGGACACGGATATCGCCCAGTCATGACAGCACTGGACACTAGTCGCGCAGAACGTTGTGTTCGTGATTTGAATAAACAATAATTGATTCCCTCTTACTCCTTAACGGGAGTAAGAGGGTTTCACATTTAGTTGAATTTTGTTTCAAACCTATATTACTATAGTGTATAGAAGAACAAGTATTTACTACAGTTTAAGTAAGGAGTTACTATGTTTAGCAATGAAGAATTAAAACGCCCTATTCACCGTGAAATGTCTGGTCGCTTTGCTGGGTTGAAAGTGAAAGACGATGGTGTCTATGGTATTGATGATATCGGTAATGCCGAGGAATTCATCTTTGCAGTAATTAATGAAAATCGTCCGATGGCGGTTGCAACTCGTTTAGTCCGCAAGTTCTTTACTTCGGCTGGATCAGTTGTAATTGAATACGATCCAATAATGGTTCGTTCCAAACAGATCGATGAAGCACTGAAAAAGCTATAACCAAATTTTATTAACTTCCTAAGTTAGAGAAAAGGAAACTATCATGAACAACTTCAACACCGTAGAACATTTCGAAATCCGTAACGAAGAAGCAGTTGCATACATGATCAGCAACCTGTCTCAAAAAGAAGAATCTGTAGCAAATGAAACTGCTGTTAACGGTATCGTAATTGGTGCGCTGAAATCTATCGCCCGTCGCACCTTTGGTCGTATCCCACTGTTCCGTCCAACTATCACTGACAACAGCGTGGAAACTTTCCAGATCTGGTTCAACGAATTCGCTGAAGCCAACAACATCACTAAACGTGTTCGCGTTACTGGTGTATGGTCTGAAGAAACCAAAGCAGCCTACGACTTAGTTGTAGCTTAATCATTTAGTTATCCAATTCACTCAATCTAAGTAAGGAAGTTAATCATGACTCGTTTAAACGCTATCATCATCGCTATCTGTGTATTCGCATTCCTGGGTCTGTGCGTAGCATTTGGTTCTACCTTTATGGCTAAGGCGCTCATCTGTGTTGTTCTGGGTGGGGCTATAGTAGCAGGTATCGCAGTAACCACTCGCAATGCGATTAAGTACAGATAACAAATCACCTTCCTAGTTTAATACTGGGAGGGTGATTCATTGTTTACCTTTATTTTTGTTTGGAGCATTAATGAAAAAGCACATTATGCTGGCGTTCGACATGGACGGCACATTAACCAAGACAGCAAAGTTATTACGTGAAGAAGGTATCCGCGAATTCCATAAACGCGGGATGGACGATGCTATTCAGTATACTATCGACAACCCAGAAGGTTCCACTTTGTTGTGGCCTCAGTACATGCGCGATGTGACTGATGAGATCGTGCGCGAAGGTACATTCATGTTGCGTGTAGAACCTACTGAGATCGTCCAGCAAGGGCTTCTGCACGAGATCGCTACCATACGTCGAATGAGTTGGAATAAACGCTTAGATACGTGTGTATGCACTCATCGTGGGTTCCATGATAAAGGTACCGAATACACAGGTATGTGGTTATCCGAAAACAAAGCAATTCACGTTATGGATAACATCCATGCCATAGATCCAGCTAAGCATCCTAACAAGCTGGAATATCTGGAAGCTTTATATCCCAACCATGAGATCCGTTTGTTGGATGACAATCCATTATTCCGTACTGACATTCCTCATGAGTATGATGAGCGTTTGTGCATCGTTAGTGAAGAAGGTGTTATGCCTGGTTACGCTAACCAACAACAATTCCCAGGTGTCTACACCTTTTCCCGTTCGATTCGTGATTTGTTATTAGCTTAAGGATAAAGTAATGCAAGTTAGTAAACTAGATAAAACAATGATGTACGTTAAGCCGTTCACTTACTCCATGATCATGGCTCGTGATGCTCGTGGTGGTATTGGTATGGGTAATGGAATGCCTTGGCCGAAATGCAAGGAAGACTTCAAGTGGTTCAAAGACAACACTTGGGGTAAGGTTGTAGTAATGGGATTCAAGACCTGGGAAACTCTGGGTAGCCTTCCATTGAAAGGTCGCTTAAACGTTGTTATGACAACTAAGCGTGAATTCACTCTTGACAAGAACTATCGTGTTGACCAGAAATTGGACGGACAGAAAGTTGTTTACTGTCGTTCAATAGCCGGGCTGAAAGAGTTCCTGGGTACTTTTGCTGGTTCAGAATTTGACTGTGGTGAGACAGTCGGAGAATCCGAAACCATTAAACACCTTGTCCGTGTTCATGGTGAAATAATGATCATGGGTGGTGCTTCACTGTACCAGCAATTCCAACATCATTACGATCGTTTGTATCTGACCACCTTTGCCGGTGAATGGGATGCGGATACGTTCCTTAAAATCAATATGACTCCGGATAGTTGGGATCTGCGGTTCCGTAACTCGCTGTCTCACATGTTGCCGGTATTCGAAATTTACACCCGTGCTCCTTTAATGGTGGCGGATCATGGTTTTGTTGAAGGGGATCATCAAAGTGTTTAAAATTCCTGATGAGTTGGTAACAAAGGTTAAGGTTGGTGAGAAGTTCTATATCTCTTCAGTTGGGAATGGTAAAGCAAAACTCTGCGGTAATCAATTCTGTATGGAAGTTCCAGGCGACCAAGTTAAACTTGGCGAATGCTTCTATGCCACCGCGACTAATCGACTGGTTAAACGTCTTGGTCTTACTGATGTAATTACACCGGTTCCCGATAAGCCGACACAACTTCTTTATAAAGGTAAACGTGTGGCATAACCCCCGTATGGAGGTATGAAGCAATGTTTGACATCTTACTCGATCTTCTCAAGGTGTTTCTTTCTTGTATTATTATTGGTGGCGTTATTGCAACGGTTTGGCACCTAAATAAAAAGTACTTTGGCAAGAAGACAACTCTACGTCATTGACCTATAGCTGAACTGGGAACTTCGGTTCCTGGTTCAGCTGTATTTCATTTCAGACCTATATTACCTAAGTGTAAGAACATAAACTATTTATTAATTCAACCATAGAGAGAATTAACCATGACTACTTTCGCATCCAACGTTAAAGCTAAACTGGCTAGCATGAAAATTGAAATCAAAGAAGAAGTTCAGTTTTACGCTTTGGCTAACTTCACTGAAAAAGCAGGCTTTAACCTGAACAGTGAAGATGCAGTTTGGTTTGCTACTGGAGTCCTGGTAGTAACTGAATGTGGCGTTGTAAAACCTACTGACGAATTCCACACCGGAATGCATATGCGTGCGTTCGGTCGCGCAGCTGTAAAAGGTCGCCGCGCTGGACATCTGACTGGCTTCTACAAAGAAGTTCGTGAATCAATCGCTGATGGCTTACTTCCGGCAGATGCTGAAGAAGTAGCAATGAGTAAAGCATTGATCGGTCAGATGGCATTCGGTTTTTATAACGCAGCCTAATTAATAAACATAATTAACTTAGAGGATTAAAATTATGACTATGTTCGCTAACTCATCTATGATTATCACTGTTGAAGATGCAATTATCGGTATGGAAAAACTATTAGCTGACGCTACAGAAGCCAACCGTGAATTGGCTGTCAGTGCCTACACTAAACGTCTAGCTAGAATGCGCACTCAAACTACTGAAGAATTCCGTAAAGAGATGGGATGGTCAGTAAACTGATTACTTGAGGCTACCTTAACGGGTAGCCTCAATCCATTTATTCTTTTTCTTTTCTTTATTATTTTACAGACCGATATTATCTTTATGTAAAACTAATCATAATTTATCTGGAGCTCAGATGGAACTCTTAAACAACCTTAATGAATTCATTCACAGCGGAAACGGATTACTATTGGTAATCGGTATAGTGGTATGGCTGGGAATAGGGATGGTCTTATTCTACAAAATCTTTGTAATGGGGTTGATCGGATGTACTGGAAAAGGGGACACTCCTTTTATTCTGATGTACACGATCGGCTGCATTGTATTTTGGCCAGGTTATCTGTTCTGGATGTTTGCTGGGGTTATTGACATCAAGGCGATATTCAAGAAACCCCAAATCAAAATCCGGCACAAGCATAAAGTAACTGGCGGGGTATACGAAAAGATAGCGATGGCAAAACACGCTATTGACATATCTCCATCATACCCTAACAACATGTTGTTTGCGGCTTCCAAAGGAAAGAGCGGTGAACCCGTCATGTTCTATAAAAGAAATGACGATACCGATTTCCGTTATACTGGCGCAATCAATTATGGCGACATTGTCGTCTACAAAAATCTGGAGAACAATAAGTACCATCTCTCCACTCCAGAAGAATTCGAACAGAATTTTATTAAACGTTAATTAACCAATCCACATAGAAGGAATAAGTAATGTCCATGTTAACCGATATCTCTTTCACCAATGCTAAAGACACTCGCGTCATCATTGATGAAGTTATGGAACATGCTTTTGAATCTGTCTGTTCTACCATGGGTCCGAATGGCCGGTACGTTGTTATCAACCAGTTGAATAAACCACGCGTAACCAAAGATGGTGTATCCGTGGCAAAGGCGCTGGATTTCAACGAGACTCGCAAAAACCTGATTGCAAATATCATCATGGAACCGTCAATTAAAACTGACGTAGAAGTTGGTGATGGTACAACCACAACTGTCTTTATGACGTATAAGCTGTACAATGCGTTTAAAGACAAAATGACTTTCCGTAACCTGCGTTATCTGGACGACCGTATCGGCAAGATCATCGAGAGTATCGGTGCGTTGATTAAAGTGGTCAAAGTAGAAGATCCTGAGTTCCGCAAAATGCTTCTCACCTCTTCTAACTATGAAGAAGAGATTGTGGATAAAATTCTGGAGATCTATAAAGAACACAAATCTCCGAACATCCGTCTGATGAAAGCACCGCAGCTTCCTGCTGATGAGATAAAGTTCACCCGTGAGATTACCTTTGACGGTAACTATGCTCATGAGAACTATGTCCCGCAAAACCAAAATGGTTCTTGCCTTCTGAAAGCTGGAACAGCGGCAGTGATTATTGTTGATGGAAACATTCAACAATTTGGTCCTGCTGAATTCAGTCGTATCTGTGAAGCAGAAACAGGTATGGTTGTTCTGATGGCTCGTAACTTTGATCCAATGGCTTTGGCTGGCATCAATGCCGAAAACCAAAAGCTTCGTCAATCTAATCCACAAAGTAACATCAAAGTTCTTCCTTATAAGTTGAACGCAGGTGGCACACTGGGTAGCGCATCAATTAACGATCTGGGTAAACTGTTGGATTGCGATCCAATCTTTGATTTCGATGCATTCCAACCAGAGCTCCTGAAAGTACTGGATGTGGATTTGGTACTGCTGGCAAAACTGTTAGCGGTAACCAAAGACGATGAGCTGATTAAGCAGCGTGCTGAACCAATCCTGGAAACTCTGGATGAACGCTATGATGCATTCAGTATCATGGATCGTCAGCAACCAGTTGGGATGGAAGTAGCTCGCCGTATTGGTCGACTGCGCGCCAACAACGTTATCATCAACGTGACCGGTGTAACTGTATCCGATACAGAAGAACGCTACTATCGTTATGAAGACGTAATGAAAGCAGCTAAGACCGGTCTGCAGTTTGGTGTCATTCCGGGGATCGGTTATGGCTATCTGATGGCTCGTCAGATGCTGGAGAATGATAAACCTGCACAATCTGATGAGGAACTCAATCGACTGCATGAATTGCTGATGGATGTTTTAACCTCACAGTACGAACATCTTACTGGTAATAAATATACTGGTGATAGTTCTGTGTGTTATGTGGATATGGTCACTGGCGAAGAAACAGTCGTTCCTAATAACGTATATGATAATGCTGCAGCAACTTTGACTGCACTGAAGGGCGCGTGGGCGACTGCGAAGACTTTGGGTAAGATCAGTAATGTGATGGGCAAATCAAACTCAGCATACTAATGTATAAAGTTGACCTCGGCGAAAGCTGGGGTCAACTTATTAGTTCCTCTTTTCTTTTTCGTTGTTTTACTATTATACTGAAGGAGTAATATGCGGAAATTTACATTTCTGGTTTATCTCCAAATTCAGTTAGGGAGACTGGAGTCACCACCATGATCCTCAAGAAGATAGCTGCTGTTAAAGGTGCTGGTAGAAAACAGTTCTTTGGGCTGGATAATCTACTTGCACTTATCTTCATCATTGCCGCGATAACTTACTCTCTAGCAAATTCGCAATACATGTTTGCGTATTTCTGCATGGGGTTGGTTGTAGTTCGCGTAGGGGAAATTATCTTCGAACTGAAAACAAACATGTTCGATAAGCCATTCTTTCATTATTTGATTGGAATTGGAATTCCACTGCAAATAGCATGGAATGAGCTTAGGTAATTTTCCAGGAGTAAGTGATGGCTTCACTTCATTTTTATTACAGCACTATGAATGCTGGCAAGTCTTTAGATTTGCTTCGTTCGAACTTCAACTATCTTGAACGCAAAATGAGAACATATGTTCTTAAACCGCAAATAGATAATCGTGAAAGCAAAGAGGTCATTCGATCACGCTGTGGACTAGAGGTCGAATGCGAACTATTCAAGCAAGATCATGATCTCTTTGCCATGATCTCTGAATACACCGTGCTCAATGGTGATGTGCATTGTGTATTTATCGACGAAGGTCAGTTCATGACAGAAGCCCAGGTTATCCAACTGAGCATGGTGGCGGTTAAACTCCATATCCCTGTTGTGGTGTACGGACTTCGTTCTGACTTCCAAGGTAAACTCTTCCCTGGGTCAGCGGCTCTATTGGTTTGGGCTAACAAACTCAAAGAGCTGAAAACTATTTGCTGGTGTGGATCTAAGGCCACGATGGTCTTACGTTTAGACTCAGCAGGTAAAGTTGTTCGAATTGGCGAGCAAGTCCAAATCGGTGGTAATGACAGTTACGTGTCAGTTTGCACGGAACACTTCATGGATGGTAAAATAGAGTCAGCAAGTTAGTTACATTCAGTTTCAGACATATATTATTTAAGTGTAAACATAAACAAGTTATGCTTAAACCTATATAAGGAATATCCCATGTCTGACTTCGATAACATCGCTGCTGCTTCTCTGTTAGGTGCAATCGCTACCGATAAAGAAACTCGTCCTGAAGGCTTCCACGTATCTTGCGCTATCGCAGGTGTAGTGGCGGCGGCCGGTCTGGAGCTTCTGTCTCCTACTGGTTCTAAAACTTCTGCTATCGTAGCAGGGGTTGTTGGTGGTGCTGTAGTTTATGCGTCCAAGGATTATCTGGATGCCGTACCTCAGAACGATCTCATGGGGGCAATCAGTTTTGGCGCTACCGCTCTCATTTCTATGAAAGCCGGTCGTATCACTGCTGACTACTTCCCAGGCAACATAGAGTAATGATGAACCCACTCCCTAGCGGAGTGGGTTTGTTATGTTCTTTATTTTTTTATCCTATGAAGGTAACTCATGGGCTTAGACATTTGTCTTGGCTGACTTCTGTTAATAATGGAAATATAAAATGCGTAAATATCCAACTCCTTGGCAATACCTGGTTGATCTCGTTGGTCAAGGCCGACTGAAAGCAGCATATGCCAGCGGTGACGCGAAACAACGCGCTGAGGCCGAAAAGAACTTCCGCGGCTTAACTGAAGATGAAGTCGTCTTTGAAAAGCTGGTCGATCGTAAAGATGGCAAGCTGGGTTATTCCCTGACTTGTAAAGTTCGTGGTTTCAAAATCAAAGAACTGACCTTTGCTACAGGTTCTCTGGCCAAGATGATTCAGCAGAATGCTAATCTGATGGTTCAGCACGAAGACCTGGCAACTTCCCAGATCACTGGCTTCTATTTCTGTGAAGACGCCGATCAACTTCATCTTCTGGTTCACCCGAATAGCAATATTCATGAAGCACTGAAAATGACCGGTTATGAATTCCAACCGGAACACTACAGCGCTACCATGTATGCTGGTCGTGATGAAATCCTGCAGGCTGATGGTGTTGTAAGTATCGAACACCCAGTTATCGCTGGTCAAATCTACATCAGCTACGTTCAGCCTACTGGCTCTGCTGAGCAGGAACTGGAAAATGCTGGTTTCGGTGACTTCGGTAAACGTGATGGTCTGGAATCTCTTCAGATTAATAACGCTCCTTATTCAGAAACCGCTCCGGTTACTGATCTTACTAAAGGTGGTCAGATTGGTGCTGTTGCTGAACCAACAGCACCGGCTGCTGAAGATAAAGTGATTATCCCTTCTGTTGTGAACCCAGTTATCGTTAAAGAAGACGAAACTGCAGTTGAAAGCGAAACTGCTAATGAGCAGCCAGCTGAAGAACCAGTGGTTCAGATCCAAAAGAAAAAGAAATAATCTAATCGCTAAGGTGGGAAATCCCACCTTAGCTTTTATGTCGTTCATTCCATTTTAAGTAGATATTATCTACTTGAGTTAGACCACAAATTTTAATAAGGAGTTATTATGAGTAACGAAGCTATTGCAAAAGAATTAAAAAGAATAGCGGGTAACCTTTGGGATGTTCAAAGTGACATCATCCGAAAAGCACGTGAAGAGAATAAAGATAAAGAAGCGACACTTAAACTCATTCACGAGTACAACTCTTTAACGGGAGAGGAAAACATTTTCTTCCGTTGCAATACTACCATAGCTCGCAATCATGATCGCCCTCAATGTGAAAGCACAACGTATCCTGTTGAGGGGATTATGGAATACGATCCAGAAATCATTAACGATATCGTGCGTGAACTGCTTCAAGCGGTTAATCAGCAAATCGATTTCGTGGTGATGGGTGGGTTAACCATGTACGATGAAGATATCTCCAGTCTGTTCAAACAGTACTGGCGTGGCGCTATGGAATCCATGGGTGTCGAAGGCTTCAATGTTGGTCTAGTCATTGTATTGGGCTCCATTCACAAAGTAACTGTAACGGTGAGCTAATGAACGCCCCAGCTATTGTATATTTATCACGACAAGGTGCATTGCACTTTGATCCAGAATCGGTGGGTAATAAAGAACACGTCGTTCTGAATAATCCTGATGGTGCTTCGGTAACAGTTCGTTCTATCGGACCGTTGGTTTATGTGGTGCGCTTTGGTGATGAACGTAAAGTTACCTTAGTGGTATTCCGTTTGAACCCGTGTTATAAAGCTCGCGCTGTTGTTATTCATGACGTTAAAGATGCGCAGTCTAATCAAGACCTTGCGGTTAATATCTTTAGCCGTATGTTGAGCTTTGATAACAACCGTATGGGTAACCGGGATCGTAATACCTTATTACCGATCGTTCGTCAGAGTTGTCCTATTAACTTCTCTGGTAAATTCTGTTCTCCAACAAAAACGTTGCGTTACCGTTTACGCAATGAACTTCTTACTATTACCGACCCAACCGATCACGAAACAGTTTTACTTCGTACCGGGTATGTCAAGATGTCACGCTCGATCAAGGATAAACTGTAATGATTAACCAAATACTTTCCGCACTTCGTATCTCTTTAAAAGAATGTAAGAAATACGAAGATCCAGCAGAATACATCTATCAGATCAATCAAGTCTTGAATCGTTATAAGACCAATCTGTTTAAGATGATTCCTGATAAGGAACAACTGGCTTATGATCCGAAAGAATTGTTTAACATTCAGATCAAAGCTAACTGGCGATGCAGTCCTGACTACAAACGTCGGACCTCTATCCTTGATCACTCTCCAGTAATGTTACACTTTATCGGATTCCTGCCGATTGTTGGTGTTCGTCTGAATCTGGAAAAGAATGTCAGTAAAGCTATCGACATTAGTGACATCATTGACCTTGATCGTATAAACGGATTAAAAACCGATTATTATTCTCGTCGTGTAGGGGATGAAGGTTTCTATAATGAGGAAACGATTATGGAAAATACTATCGGGTTTGGTAAAGCTGATAGTTGTTCCCTGTATTGGACAGCCGATCGCGCCCCTGACGATATCATTGTGTTTAACTTCCAGGTTAATGCAAAAGTCCATGACTCGGTTATTGATAAATATAATCTTGCTTCTGCGGCAGCCATGGCAATTAAAGATGGAACCCCACGTCAAATGGCGATTCAGAAAGCGTTGGAAGATAAGCTACTGAATAAAGGTACTGGTGCTCACTATACCGAGATCCATGAAGATCAGCCGATGCCTGTCGGTGGCGCGGTTCGTGACTTCTTTGGGTTAAGCCCTGAAAGTTCCAAAGATCGAAAAACTGATTTTACTATGAAACCAAAGAAAACCAATGCCGGAGTTCCTCGCAAGAAGCATAACTTCTGGTAAGTAATAACAACGGTATCGTTAACACGATAAGGAATGATCATGGAAAACCTAAACTCTAGAGAGTTTAAAAAGTTAGAACCCGGTTTAGGCTTTTATAACATCGGGGTCCATCCTCACATGGATAACGTTTTAACTGTGACGTTAACACCATCCCAAGGAAGAGTGGGTATTCCTGCTGAACGTTGGGCTGGTCATATTTATACTGATAAACTATCTTGCATCCTGACAAGTGCTGATAAATACGGTGTGTACTTCTCCTACTATTCGATACGTCGAATCAATGAAGGGGAAGATGGAAGTTACTCACTGTACGCAACCTTGGAAGACCTTGGCATACATCCGTGTGCTGTTACAAAAGCTGTACTCGATGACTATCTTGTATTGCTTCAGAAATACATCTACACGAAGTTCTTTAAACATGTCTTGTCATTGGGTAGTCGTGCCCGTAGAGTCGCTCTACGTTGGTTACATGACGTCCAGAGCGGTGATGAGATGTGGCGCATTGATAACCGTTACAAACTTATCCGTGAAGGTAATTTGTACAACATCTATCTTTGTGATACCCATCGCATGGTGACCCGTTTAGAACCTGAACGCCTAACGGTGAACATGTTCCAATAAGCATAATGATTCCTACTCTACCCCTGCGGGTAGAGTAGGAGTATCATTTATTTATTTTAGCTTTTTGCTTTAACCTGATTTTCCAGTACAGTAATGTACGCTTTCAACTCAGCATTTTCAGCCAGAGCTTTCTCTAAGCGTAACAAGTCTGAGGGATCTTCAGTAACTGCTGCAGCACGAGTCTTCTCCCAAGCCAATGACTGTTCAAGAGAAACAAACCCACGAGTAGGAATAGTCCCTATTACCGTGGTAGGGTTTTGAATACCCAATGATTTCTTAATGTAGTTATTGAAATGATCAATCGCGGAGTTAACACGATCTTTCAAACTTGGTGGAACAGCCCCTAAATCAGAAATGATACAGAAGCGTTCATACGTGACACCATCAACCAGCGGGAACGACGTAATATAGTTCGTTGGAATATAGACTGGTTTATTATTGCGCGATGTCAGGGTGATGATTAATGCATTAAGCTGAATAGCTTCCGCTAGTTTAGCTTGATAGTCATTTGGGTCAACACCAACTGGCTCGAATACCATCTTAAAGAGATCAAGCTTAAGCGCTTGCATCTCACCGATAGTACGAACCGCTTCTACCGTAAAGAAAATGTCTTGCTTTACAACGGTATCAAACGGCGGCTTTGCAGTGAACGATCCCTGAGCATAGACTGCTGGGTTTACGTTTTCACTCATTCAGGGATAACTCCATCTTGCACAAATTGATAACGAGTGATCATGGTAATTTTAATCTTACTTGATCGACGCGTAATATAGAGTTTACCGTCACGAACTACACGTTGGATACCTTTAGGAGGCATGCCGTTTGGTGTAACCACTTCACCTGCTGCGAGCATCTCTTCCAGATCGAAGATAAACTTCGTGGTGTCTTTAGACATCATCCCTGCTTGGGAATCGGTAGAAGGAATCAGCTGATAGTCGGGGAATACCTGACTAATATGCCAGAGGTTATTATGGTTCTTAGGCTTTCCTACAAAACCCATTTTAGCGGATTTGTACAGATGAGGTACAATCTGCAAGGATTCTATGACCTGAGCCTCTCCCCACAACGAACCGTACGCTGTTGGTAAGTCAGTACCACCCTTATAAGTAAAGATTGGGGTGTACGTTGAACCCACCACAGTTTCATTAACCAGACCCAGTTCATTCCAATAAGGAATGACACAGAACTCCAATGGGTTAAAGAGATCAGGAATAATGTCAGACCATTTCTCTTCGTTATATTTGGAGTGATCAAGAATACACTTCTTGATAGCCTCGTAAGTTTCTTCTTCAGCGTCGTTAGGGTTGCCGTAATAGATGACAGTCCAGAACCCCATGTTCTTTTGAGGAACGTTAATGAGATCGTAGATATCGAAGCCCATTACAATGCGCTCGGTATACGGCTCGTAAAGTCCCTTCCCGCCTAATACTGCATCAACACGGTCTTGAACTTTATCCGTAGTTTCAGCTGCTAACCGATCACGCACTTGTTTATAGTTGTTGTCGGCCAGGTAGTCAATGTCAGCAATCGGAATTGGATGCACAACATAAATTTCACGATACGGGAATTCAACCGCAAAGAAATCATTGGCAAACCAAATCTTGAATTCGTGAGCAACCCCACCGACTGTATAAACGAAGTTAATAGAAGACGGTAACCAAATGTCATTATTCGTGACCATTTCGTTAACGCCTTTCCATTCCCACCCATTCGTATATTGAGCCTTTAGTAGCTGAAGGCATCCTTGCGGAGAGTCGGTGGTTTTCTTGCCTTTAGCCTGCTCGAACAACCATGCCATCATATCAATGATTGGATCATAGTGTGTTTTGGGAACTTGCTCGTACATGGATGTATCAGATACACCGCGGAAACCAACTAGTCCAACGGGTTTTCCATCCTTGAAGTAAAAGTCAGGCTCCTTGGAATAGGAGACGGATTTGGTGCTTAATTCCCCCAATGGTGAAGTTGACCCATTGATGACCAAGTCCTTGATAACACAAAAACAACTGTAGAGGTTTGTTGACATATTGCAACCTTTAGGCTATAATGAACTATTACAGAATGCGGTGGACACAGAGATGAACGTATTTTTACAGGAGCTAATTGATAGGTTAATAAATTACCTAGTTAGGATCTCCAAAGGTGATACCTACGAAGAGAAGATCGAACAGCTTCTGAGAAAGACGCTCGTAATCACTTTCTTCACTATATTACTGACAGCTACGATGACTTCCAAGTACTTGGTATCAAGCTGGTACTTGCAAGACCTTGAAAGGGCTATCACCAAAATTGATCAATTCATGGGCACTCAGTCCAATCAGATCAACCAGCTGTTCAAGATAAACAATGATTACATGGGAAGGCTTCAGAACTTCAGAGAAGCCACTGACGAAATGTTAGGCGACATGCGTTCCCTTGATCAAGAAAATCAGGAATTAAAGAAAGAGAACAAGGAACTTCAAGATAAGCTCGACAAGAAAAGGAATATCAAAAAGTAATTTAAGACAAGGATGTCTATCAGTTGTTACATAACAATAAGTCAGGAACAAATAATGAACATTGTTTATTACATAGTGAGTTCGTTTCTCAAAGATAAGGAGATAGGAGTATCTGGAGGACACGGATATTCATATGACCCGACAAATGAGAGCAAACGTAAGCTGAGTAAAGATGTGCCTTCTGTGTACGGTTACTTTGTAAACGGTAACTATCAAAGTATCGCAGTGGATATGGTTGACATCTATAACGGCCGTGTTCTGCGACGACCTAATGAAACAGAAGCATTCCTTCTTCATTTAGAAGCCATTATCAATGAGTGGCTGAAAGATAAGAAGGATAATGAAAAGTTGTTGGTTATTACAAACAGTGTCAAAGGACACAAGATGTTAACTAACAACAAGCACCCTGACAGTCTGAATGCGGAAGTATTCAAACGTGTGCACAGCCTCTGGAAAGAACATGAGAAAAACATCATCATTGATGTTGAGTATTATGCCAAAGGCGGCGAAGGTCCTAAAGTTGCACATAAGCAGATGGAAATGGCAATAGCACTTTGCAGTTTGCCAGGCTCTGAAGACATCGTTCTCGACAAGATGGACCTAAAGGCATATAAGGATCCCGAGATCGATTTCAATCGATTAGTCACTGCTTCTCGCTGGTACTTCAATACCGGTGATAAGTCTGACTTCTTCGATGTGGATGAGTTTGGTTACCGCAAATATACGTTCGGTCGGGTCGACCCTGACAAGAACTATTACGGCAAAGCAACTCCTGACGTTTATTATTCGGCACTGTATACCAAAACTCCTATTGATATACTGGATAAGCTATTCCTGTTCTGTCAAAAGAACAAGCCCAATCCATACAACATTATGAGCGCTGGTAATCTCAACCATATCAAGTCTAAAGAAGTGGCGCGCATCATCGACACACTTCCTGGTACCTTTACCAAGACCGAACTGGTTGCACCGATGACAATCGGCAGTACTGAAAATGCGGCATTGGTTGAGTTTATCGATCCACCTGGGTTATCGTACCGTATCCGTGACTTCCACGCGAAGCTGAACTTTATTCATACTTTCTTCCGTAAGCGGGATGAGAAAGGTGAGTATAAGAAAAACAAGTTTGTGGACATTACTGATCTGTTCTTTACCAGAGACCCGAAAGGTAAACTTAAAATCCATCCTGACTTTACCAACAACACCTTAAAGATGCAGGTCCCTATTGAAGCTCCCAATTGCGTGAAGCCTGTTGTCATTAACTTGTCTATCAAGTATGACACTCCTGAACGTAATGCTTTGAACTCTCTGATAGCCAACAAGGTAGAAGATGTCAAAGTGTATTTGGCGCTGGACTTCAATAATGACTCTGGTGTGAGTTATTGTACTATTGTCAGCACTCCTGACTTTGACTACATTCATTCTAACAGCATTGCAAATTTACGTGTGTACTCTTTAAAAGAGTTAGGTAAATAACATATTCCCTTACCCTCCCGAAAGGAAGGGTAAGGGTTATGTATGGTTATTACAAGTTCTTCATCATTTCGTTAATGTAAGCAGTGGTTGCTTCATCGGTACTTGATTTGGCTTTACGCAATGCTTCTTTAACAATACCGTCAGTCATATCTTTCATCGCTTTCTGCGTTTGCGAGTTAATACTAATAACAGTATCTCGCCAAATACCCGCGATGTCAGTTAACAGACGGACTACGGCAACCGCACGACTCAGTTGCTGCGCTTTGTCATCATGGCCTTTACCAGCTTCGTTCATCTTGTCCAATGCAACGGTAGCTTTAGCCAATTCACTTTGCGCTTCATCTGAAGCATATACTAGGTTTTCAATTTTCTTGGTAAACAAACCGTTACCGTTGACCAGCCATTTGTGATCAGAAAGACGAGCAGCGTCGGTAATGAAGTTCCAACGACCATCAAGACCCAATGACTCCAGAGTTGTACCGTCTGGATCGATACGACGGATTTCATCAACTTTGGAATTAAGGGTTTTTAATCGATTACCAACTTTAGTAGAGATATCGGTAATGATTTCGCTTTCGATTTTAGCGAATATATCTTTAGGTGAGTTAACACCTTCGATTTCAACTTTGTTAATTTCTTCGTTGATTTTTGCTTTATCTTCAGCAGAAATCTTTTTGATGATGCGGTACTCAGCACTATCTTTATTGTACTCAATGTGAGCATCGATCCCGCGATCTTTTAATTTCTTGACCTGGTTAACCAATGCGATATCGGCACCAGTAATTTCTTTCTTGGCTTCTTCATATTTAGCTTTAGAAGAGCCGGTAAACCAACCACGGATAGTCTTGATCAGATCTTTGATCCATTCATAGACTTTGCGAGCGCCACGCTTAACAGAATCCAGGAATCCTTCCTGACCTGCAAAGTCGATATCGTTCAAGGTGAATACAGTCATCGCATAACTGGCTTCATATCCTTCAACGGTAGCACCATGTCCAGCGGTTGCGATCGCTCCCAAACCTGCCGACAAGTTGTAAGCCATGTCGAAGTCAGTATGTAAGGATTCCATACCACCAATATGTTCGAATTCCATTATAGTTCCTTAGAAGAGGTCAGCCATCGTGACACGTTTAATTGACGGGGAGTGATCAATATGATCGGTGATAAGATCGTCAGCAACCAACTCAGTAAGATCGTAGTTGGTGTGCATGGATTCAAAGCCGAGGAATTGACGCCAATCCCACGCATTCGTTCCGATAGCTTTGACAGTAGAACCCGCCACCTGAGTAGGAAGCTTGCCACCACCAAGAAGAATTTCAACCTGCTCTTTAGACCATTCCATAATGTCAATAGAGCGAGAGGTAATGTTCTCTTCGTTACCGGTATCCAGGTCGATCATATTTACAAAGCATTCGGTATCTTGGCCTTTACGGTAGATACGGGCGATAGTCTGCTTAAGCTCGTAAGAACGGAACGGAGCGTTCATTAAGATAAGCTGGTTAGCCATGATTAACGGGTAACCCTCACGTAAGGTATTGTAGGTTGTAATCAGTACAGGGATGGTAGGATCGTCCCCAAACTTGGTAACAACTTTATCAATGTCCTTACTGTTCTCGCCACTTACAGAAAGTGTTTTAATTCCTTCACGTTCAAAGTAACGTTCGAGTTCTTTAATGACCTCGATATAAGAAGTAAAGATCACTGTCTTCTTCTTAACAGAAGCAATCATTGCAGGTAACCCAGCATGCTCAATAATGTCACGCACAGCCTGCATACGCGCTTGAGACAGAACTCGACCTAATGCTTCACCACGAATCTTCAGACCCACATATTTCACCGCAGACTTAATGTGCCGGAAATACTTCAAGTCATCACCACGAAGTTCGTTTTCAATCTTAGCCTCTACCTTGTGGCAGAACTTAGATTTATCCACATCAGTGAAGTTGTTATACCCGTGTTTCTGGAAGTAGTTGACTATCTCGATATATTGATCAAGTTCAGCTTCTTCAACCATGTCGCCTGAAATCCATTGGCGGTATCCGGTAACGTACTTGTTCCAGTCAGTGATGTACTGTGGCATCATTTTGTGATAGAACGATACACGTTCGGTAATGAAGTCCATCATCTCTGCACGGATGTTAGTCAGCGTATAGCGATCAGCACCATCAAACCCGACATTAACCATGATTGGTTCAGGAGGAGAATCCATCCCTTCAATTTTGGTAATGGTGTATTTGATACGACCCAAACGGTGAGCCAGCATTTCATTAAGGAATGCGTTGTCACGACCGTACATTTTCAGGAAGTCTTGCTGGACCAGTTTATCGAAGAATTTATCGATAATGGTGAACAAGGCAAATGTTTCACGACCTTGAGCTTTAATAGGAGTACCAGACATAAACAGAACATCGGACACAAACTTGTGGGAACATAACTCGATCAGCCCCTGAGTCTGTTGAGACTTATGCTCGTTGTAGTTATGGGATTCATCCACAATAACTTTAACCGGTTCTTTACCACCTTTAGTAACTTTAGTCAGGAAGTCGTCATATTCACCACTACGAAGGTTTTCCTTGTAGATGATGAAATACTCCTTGTCCAAGTTATCGATCATCCTGGTGCCGTCTAGAGACGTCCAGATAGATGGTTTCTCCTTAAAGTACTCATTCGTCATTTCATTAACCCAAGGTTTATTAACCAAGTGTTTTGGAACAACGATAACGGTCTTATAAGGTGAGATCATTGCAGACCAAACCAAGCTGGTGAATGTTTTACCTGAGCCAGGTTCGGCATCCAGTAAACAACCTCTCAGCTGATAACCGTATTTAATGCGCGAGTAATCTTCAAGAAACTCACGTTGGTTTATAAAAGGAGTGAAACGGAATTTCTTCAACGCCTTATCAACATCATAAGGTGTGTACTTTTCGAAGGTAGTGGTGATCCACGTCTTCGCTTTAATTTCGTCGTAGAGTTGTTTGTACTTATACATACCAACACGATAGCGATCAACCATACGCTTATTCTTGTTGTTAGTAAAGTGATCCAAAATCCATGCCAACTCAACCGTAAAGAATTTATGAATGCGGAAGCGTCGGTTGTTAACCTTGACAATCATTCGGTTGAATATAACCGAGGTGCCAAAGTTAGCTCGTAGATCTATTTCGAAGTGGTTTAAATTTATACCACTGACGTCATAGTAAGAGCCGACACTTTCCACACTTGGTGTAAAGCTAAAAAATTCCAACATCGTTAAGGGCCCTAAAATGAGTGAACAAAAAGTAGAAAAGTTTCTGACCGAAGAAAACATCAATAACCTGGCCGCATACATTTTGAATTGCTGTCAAGATGCTGGTGATATGGGTCATATCGATGCGGAGTATCAGGAATGGCGTAATCGTTACAAAGTATCCCTGGGTCTGATGACTTGGCATATTTCTAACGACTTCTTGCCAAAGTTCTGGTTGTTCCTGTCTCAAGGTGAAGAAGGTTGGGACAAAATCCAGGATGCGATTGAAGCAGAAGATGGTACCATCGCTGAGTTCGTAGCGCCTCTTCTTTCCAGTCTGGAAGAAGCAATGGTCGGTTATGAACCGGATGAATCTGATCCATTCTATAAACTTATGGGTATCGATTTCGAAAACGTTGATAAACGTCTGCAAGGGTTGACTACCGCTGGTGCTGGTGTTATCCGTGATCTGGCAAGAACAGTGAATGCTGAGTTGGATCTGGTTAACAAAGACCGTGACGTGGTTAAAGACTTCGATGGTATCCTGACTTTTGATACCAACCTGGGTAAAGACTTTAAACTTCATCTGTGCTTCGACAAGATTGCTCCGATCAATGAAGAAGGTGTGGGTATGGTTATGCGTACCCCGATGACAGAAGAAGACGGTAAGCTGTATCTGCGTGACAGCTACCCTAAAGTTCTGAGCAAGTTAGAACACATGAACAATCTGGTTAGCGCTTTGTTTGAAACCAAAGCAATCAAAGAGTCTCAGTACCTGACTGACTATACCGCAAGGGCTATTGATGTTCTGCTTACCAAAGCGTTCACGAACCAAGTGATCACGTACATCCAGTTCGGTGGTATTGATGACTGGCGTGTTCAGTCTAAAGACACACCAAACAACACAGCATGTTTCAAATATCTGGATGACGAAGTTGAACACATCATCAAACTGCTTGATGAACTTCCTAAACAGGAAGGTGTGGACATCTATTCCATCGATATCGATACGCTGGCTGTATTCGGTCGTAACAACGATAACAAAGTGGTTACCCCAGCAGTACAGGGCTTTACCGAACAGAAGCTCCTGCGTCGTTACAGCAAGGGATTTGAACGTCTGCTCGCTATCCGTCTGGGCATGAGTGATAACGCTCACTTCTTCCGCGCATAACAGTCATAACCCCTTACCCCTCCTTCTGGAGTGGGTAAGGGGAATATGTTCTTAAAGTTTTTTGCTTTCTTCAACTTGAAGCTGCAACACACGAGTCAAGTCGGACAACAGGTTAACCATCTTACCCACAAAGGTAACATTACCAACCAGGTCACTGATCGCATCATTCAATAGGTTACCGCCAACTTTATCGAAGATGATTTCGTTATTGTCAACTTTATCTTTCAGCAGTTTAACAATATAGAGAACCTGATCGACTTGTTTTGCTACCAGCTCAACATCACGGGCTTGCAGTGTTTTCACCACACTGTTAAAGTTAGACCCAATGTTATAAGCCTCGCCAAAGTTAGGATACATATCCTGAACAGCGCGGGTGTAAATACCTGTATCAGATATCACCGCATTAAACTGTTCTTTGGTCTCATCAAACATAATGTTGTTGTCGATATTACGGATAGAGTGAGAAACTTTACCGCTCACTGCAGCCTGTTTAATATTACGATAAACAACATCAGCCTGAGTAGAAACCAACTTCAACATTGGGACTGCTCTCAGCACCAATGCTACGTAGTCTTTAAACGAAATCTTACTCGCATTAAAGAAAACTGGAGAAGGGATATGTTTGGATGCTACAGAAAAATAATCATTCTTGGCAGCAAAATCTTTCCATACCTCAATCCCTTGAACGGTATGAACGGACTTGTTAAAGTTCTTAGCGTTGAAGGCGTCGACACCCAGGCTAACTTCTTTAAAGAAGGATACTAAAGTCTCACCAAAAGTAAGAGCTTCATTGCCCTCTACCTGGGGAACAGTTTGTTCTTGAATAGACATGCTATGGCAAACTCCATTAGTGTGATTCTGAAACGTTTCATAACATTTAAACATAGGTGATACATGCTTTCCGCATTAAATTTTTTAAAGGACTATGGTTCTGAATCTAACCTTCAAATCGGTCTGAACGTTAACTCCATCTTTGACCTGCTAACAACCAGCATGATTAAGGGTAAAGATGGTGTTTGGTATCAGAACGGCGGACTAATGCCTATCAACGCACTGGCAGGTGGTAACAACACCCAAAAGACCGGTCGTACTGTAACTGATGTAGCAGCACTGTTACACCGCTTCCATAAAGCAATTATCCTGTACGGTGATACTGAATCCACTCTTGATGTTTCTCGTCTGGCAGAAAAAGTGGACGAGCTGTACGGTGAAGAAGGATACTTCGAGAAATATATCGAAGATCAGCGCTTCATCTATATGCCTAACTCAGCAGGCATGGACGGCACTTATTACCACAACAAGATCAAAGAGATTTATGTTAACCTGATGGCGTTGTCTGAATCCAAAGATAAAGCTGAGCAGGAAGCATATAAAGAACTCTTCTTTGAAACTCCGTTCTGGTCTAAGAAGCTGGAGAAGTACATTGAGGAACGTCACCCAATTCTCTTCATCTGTGACTCAGTCTCTGAAGTTAACTTCGATGACCTGATGTTCAAACAGTTCGAAGATGGTGACATCGATGCCGGTGGTAAGAAACGTACTCGTGATATGGAGATCGGTAACTTACGCCGTATCTTGATGTCTGACGTTTGTACTCTGGGTCCTCGTGTTGGTGTTCGTTCTTATTGGATCGCTCAGTCTGCTGATGTGATCAACATGGACGGTAAGCCAAAAGAGAAAGACTCTACCTTCTTGCGTCATAACAAAAAGCTTCAAGCTCCGAAGGCGATTCTTAAACTTCCTCATATCGGTGTGGAGATTATCAAAGGACAGGTCATGAAACAAACTGACCACTCTGCGATGTATCCGCGCGGTAAAGAGTCAACCATTTCCTCTAATGCTAAACAAAACCCGGAACTGGTTAAATATCTGACTACGGTCTTCCGTAACAAGTCAGGTAGCTCTGGTGGTGACTTGAGTTTCGTTGCATCCCAGGAATTGGGGATCATGCCTTACCTGTCAATGTACGATACTCTTAAAGAGTACGGTTACTTTGGCCTGGATGGTTCTGCTGTTCGTCATGCTTGTTCATTGATGCCTGACACGACCATCATGCGTACCACTGTGCGCGATCTCTTAGAAGGCGAGAACGCAAACAAGAAATTACAACGCGCCATTGAAATCGTCTTCCACTATTGGTACCAAACCACTTTCTGGGATAACTTCCCTGACAACTGGAAAATGAAACCTTCTGAGTTGTTTGAGAAAGGTAAAGAAGTTGGGCTGGATTGGGACGACGTATTTGAGAATACCGTTTACTACTGGTGTACTAACCCAGAGATCAAAAAGACTAAACACACGCTGACCATTTTCGAGTTGATGGAAATCCTCGTGAATGGTAAAAAACCATATTGGAAGGATAAAAAGTAAAATGTCAGAGTTTAGCTATGATTACTCGGTCCTGGTTGTCGTCGAACCCGAGTTTTTGGGAAAAAGTAAAGATGCAGACGCGTACGTAGAGAAACTCAACAAGTTCCTCACCACTCGAGCTGGTGAATCACGTTTGCGTAGTGTATCAGTTACAGGCTCTTATGGCCTTCCTGGTTGTGACCACTTGGAAGTGGATGATCGCAACAAAACTGCTTTTATCAAGTCTCTCGATGATCATTTGACTCAATTCGATGAAATTGTGATCATCACTAACTTTGAGAAGGAACCGTATCTTGATGCGTTAAATTCTCGAGCGGATGAATTCTCGAAAACTATCACCTATTATGGTTATGAGACTCGAGTATGAAAAACAGAAAAGAGATCGAAGCTGATGTCCTGTTCTTAGCCGAAAGGTTTACTCAGGGCAAAGGTAACGTCGAACTCTATACTGAACTGTTTGGGCGTTTAGAAGACGCCCAATTTAAGGAGTTCTGGAACAAGATTTGCGACTCTGGATTTATTCCAATGTTTGTGGATAACTTCAATATGAAGGAAGCCATTAACTATGACCATATGGTCAAGGTCGCAATCGAGCTGGATATTCCTTTAGAGCAACAGCTTATTATTACTGACCCCGATACCGGACTTGAACACACCACTCCAGAAACTTATCTGGTGGGTATTGCTGAAGTTCGTAAACAGCGTCAGTTACAGACCAAGAAGTTTGGTGCCGCCAAACACGACCATGAAACTGAAGACCTTACAGGTCAGCCTACTGGTGCTTCTAAAGCCGGTGGTATCTCTAACCCAGAGATTCAGGTTCTGCTGTCCCTTGGTCTTCCTACATTGGCTAAAGAGCTTGCTGATGTGCGTGGTGGTGATGCCGGTGCGTATCGTGCATATAAAAGTGACATCCTGACTTCTGGGGTTGCTTCAACTGAATCTGCACTTCAACGTGGTACTGGGGTTAAGTCACTTCAAACTGCGCATTACTTGTTACGTGGTCAGCATCTCGATAACGATCTGGATTCACGAAACTAATGGAACAGCTTGATATTCATTTACGCCTCGTTAGCATCTTAACTAAAGAGATGGAAACTGAGATTCTTATTAACTTAGATTCTTCTGGCTTTTGGAAGAAAGCTAATGCAATCGTGTTTGAGGAATCTCTTCCATCTTTCCGTGAAGGACTCACTACTCTGGTGGAATCTCTGGGTGAAGATAAAGATGCGTATAACTATTTTAGTTCAATGGTTACACGCGTTATGTCTGACCCTAATACCAGACCAGCTTTAGAAATGTTTGTCAAAGGGTTTGACATGACTGTGGAAGACCCTGTGTTAGGCGATGGGTTTAATTTTAAAGCTAGTGACCTTAGCCCTGTCGCACAGCTGGTCTTGTATATCAGTGTTCACCGTAACCTGGTCACTTTGGCAATGTTTGCTAAAGATCAAGAACCTTCTGGTAAATCTCGACAAAAGAAAAACCCTAAATGATTTCCATTTATACGGAACTTGGATCTCTTTTCGATGAACGGCGTGGTATCTTAACTAAGGTTGCTCGAGAGTCGGGCAACACTAAGTTTGATTGGGATCGTAACTTTGCTCAGATCTATAAACGCCGCCGCATGGATATCTTTAACCAACCTGAGTTAGGGATTACTCAGGAGAAATACGAAGCCCGTTATAAACAACGAAGCTTGGCTGACTTTGAGGATGAAAACGAAGTCTATATCGTTCCCAGTAATCTGATCTTCAACATGTTCCGTTTAGTTCGTGAGTTGGAGTTTGGCGTAGGTCAGATGATCTCTGCTCAGAACTTTTCGGTGACTGTTAACCTCTGGCCTTATGAGTTAACAGAAGCACATGCTCAAGAGTTACAATCGGTAATGAAGGGTGCGGTTAAATTTAACTACACTCTATCTTTTGTATTTATCGAACCTTCTGAATTAACACCGAAGGTATTGAACTCATTTGAGTATGTGTTTAAATATGACATGTTACTCTCCCCGGATATGAAGAACTACTGGGAAAACTATATTCGCATGCCTGACTCAGGCACCAAGTTTATAGTCCCTGGTATTCTGACGTCTCGGGAACTACCTGAAGAAATGAGAGGCGAAGAGCCGATCGATCTTATTACCAAGATGAACTTTACTCAGGGCGGTAAAATAACCCTAGTACCCGTAAACAAAACCATATTCGATTATAAAGAATAAGGTCACCCCTAGGAGCCCCGAAAGGGCTCCTAGGGATGTTTCGCTTAGGTGTTACATATCTGGATCAAATTCTTCATCACGACCTTCATCGTCTACACGGATAACAGGTTCGTCATCAATGTCAAAGGTCTGTTCGATTTCTTTAGCATCTAAGTGCTGATGACCCTGATGAAGTTCTTCATTCTTGATCTCCATTGAGTAATCACCATTCGGTTGAATGATAGGAGCCAGAGGATCAAGTACGATAGCCATATTACCGTAGTTAGGGATCTCAAGACGACCAGAAGCCACTTCATTAAGGGCGTTAACAAACGTCGCAAAGTTGGCACGGTTGTCCTCCAATTCTCTGTCCTTAGCACGCTCTTTACGATCATCACGAGCAGACTTTTCAGTTTGAGCCAGGATGGTGTTGATCGAGTCAAGGAGCTTCGAGTTCCCAGGTTTGGCAATGTACGCTTGGGTAGCGATGTCCAGTACTAGAGTACGGTGTAACTGAACAAGAGAGAACAGTCGATCTTCGTTCTCTTTATTGCGTTCGCCATGAAGGATGGAACGGATATTAGCAATCAGCTCATCTTTATCCTTTTCAGTTTTCAGCTTCTCTTCAGGCATGAACTGAGGGCGTGTTGGTTCTTCGTCATTGTAATCCGCATATGACATATACTGCTCCAATATTTAGTTAACTAAACTATTTCAGACAAATATTATCAAAGTAGATATCCATGGAAATCTGTTTTAATAATCTTTATTATGAAACAGTTAGAGGTGATGTGATGTTCTTCAACAAGCTTTTGAATATGATTCCATTCTTCCGTAAACGGAATGTAAAGAAGATTCGCAAGGAACTTGTCGATATCAAAAATGATTTCGCAGACGGGTTCTTTAATGACAAATTTATCATTAGTCTTCACAATATCCTAAATAGTGGCTTAATCGACTTCTCAGGCCATTTAGTGAATGACTCATTGAGCAAGGTAACCACGTATTCAAAAACGTCTCAGGGTGCTGTTACGTTCATTAATAAGGGTGATTTCAAAAAGACTTCTGTCGAACGTAGCAAACTTATCAGCATGACTGAAAGTACCGATTTCTTTTCCAATTGGTACTCTCATGAAGAATCCGTATTTGATTTAATTTCAATAATGAGCAGGGCTTTACAGATACACGTATGTCAAATAAAAAACCTGGATGTAAGCGGGCATGAGCTTATCAGCCAGCATGTCAGCGAATCGGACCTGGAATTTATCGAGTCGCTATTATATAGACTTTTACTCATCGATGTAACGAGTCTATCCATATTCTATCTAGAGAGCAAATATGACTGATAAAAATAAGCAACAGTTATCCTTCGGTAAGAACAAAAACTTTGTTCCTTACGAACAGCTCACAGACATCCCCAGTCGTTTGTTCAGAAAGATAACTGAAAAGCTAAACATCAATCAAGCAAAGTGGAAAACGTTTCTGGATGACTATCTACGGTGGCAACATCCTGACGATAGCGCTCCGGCAGCAGAAGTAAAGAGAGCAAGAAGCACAGCGCTAGGCAATATCCAATCCACGCTCTTCTGTAGTAAGAGTCTGAGTTGGAACAAGCTGTTGATGGGAATGAAGATCGCCCGAATCGTCTCTGTTAAACTCACCCTGGAGTTTGAAACAGAATCTGGTGAGAAGCATGTCATCGAAGAACGCACTGTGCTGCGGAAGGTTCATAAAGAATCTGAATCTACCGAAGACTAAATATGTTACTCTACCTTCGGGTAGGGTAACTTCATTCATTCTTTTATTTTTGGTATTGAAAATGACGTTACTTCAGAAAACAAGTATATTTGAAGGTGTGGATTTAGGGAACACCCTGAAGAAAGCCAGTCAGGCCATGGGAGAAACAGTCTCCGGATTAACCACACAGCTAGTCAATCCATTTAAAGCTGTTACCGAATCAGTACGAGGTGGTATAGCCACCATCAGTGAAGCTCAGTCAGTTCTCTCTTCTAACTTGAACGCCTACAAGTCTGCAGCGATTGAAGGCATCGACGTTGGGCTAAAGAACATCAGTGGCGGGTTGTTTAACATTGGAAATATTGGTTCTGTTTTAACTTACCAGGATGGGTTCAAGGTTAACACTGATGAGCTTCTTCGCATCGGGAGTAAAGGGTTAGGGTTTAACGTCTATTCGATGTCTAACCTGAAAGACCAGATTGCTAATGGTTTCCTGGACGAACTATCCAGTATGTCTGGTGGGTTGTCAACTGGTTTGTTCTACATGGATGGCACTAAGCTTCGAATCAGTGATGATTGGAAGTTCCAGATGGGTACTTCTATCATTGACTTTATTGCAAAGGACAATGATGAGTTTGGGTCCATTGTCAACGTAGCTGGGATGAACTCAATCCTTAATACCATGCTAAACCAAACCGTTCGTTATGGTATCTTGGATGGATATAACACATTTGGTGATCAGTACATCTTCCAGTCTGATTACCACGATGCATTAATCAGTGCGGTTAGTATTGCAGTTTCGAATGGTGACGCCGAGTCGGTTAGAAAGATTCTGGAAATCATTCAAACTGAAGGTGCTAACAAAGTACACGCTAAGTACCCCGATCTGATTGAACAACTATTGGGTAACTTCCGTTTACAAGATACAGAAGACACGTCTGACTATCCACGTATCCGTTCTTCTATCTTGGAAGTCTGTACTAAGCTGAAAGGTCCCGATTGGTATAAGTCTTATACCCAGTTAGGTATGTGTATCAACATGGGTTTGGTTAATGCCATCTCTGATGATGCTAAAAACATTCTCATGGATGAACCAAGCTTAGTCCCTCTGTTATGTGGTGCCGGGATCTTTAATGATCTCTCTGCGGTTGAGATCTTCCAACAAGATTTCCCTAAAGCTATCCGTTTTGACAACTAAGTGAACATAACCCCTACCCCTCCTTTCGGAGCGGGTAGGGGAATATGCTTGTTTATTTCTTTTTATCGGTTTAACGGTCGACCTGTAAAGACACGACCGATATCACCGACGATACTGTCGTTCACCACACTAGCAACGTTAGATGGGGAGAACATTTGCTTAACGTCTGTTTTAAAGCGAGTCATACGACGGTTTAAATCGTTGAAACGTAACATGGTATCAAGATAGTCAATACCTGCCACACGGTTTACCCAGTCGTTATATTTACCAATGTCACCAAGGTAGCGAGATGATTGCTTAGCGATGTTCACCAAGTCAAGCGGGTTCGATACACGGTTAATAGGAATTGACAACACTTTATCCAAATCTGCAACAGTAAGATTAACACGACAGTTACGAGGTTTCATGTCTGTCGTCCAACCCAATGGACCGATACCAAATTCAATAGAGGCGTTCTGCACAATACCTGTTCTGATAATAGACTTACCACGAGCAAAGCACTTGATAAGGAATGGAGCAGTGTACGTTGAACCACCAGTACTGATTGGGGTAACAAATGGCATGATCAATGATAAAGGCAAGAACACGTTGGTTGCAATGGAATACGGATGTGCATAAGGCGCTTCAAAGTAGAAAGAGAAACTCTCACTGTGAAGGTTGGTAGATGAATCGCTCCAGTGTTCAGCAATCTCAACACGTGAGTTACCCATCAATGCCAATGGAACGTTACCAATAACTGTCCCAGCTGCCATCCCCATTACTGCTTCTTTCATGGTATCAACAAAGCCATCGATCACACCGATACCTGTTGTACCACCACCCATGTTAAACTTAAAGTCACTTACTGCAGTAACCGTACTGTTAAAGGTATCTTCTAAAGCAGAACCTGTTGTCTGGTTACCGAAGCTATCACTAACAGAGCTTGTTCCTTCATAACGGAACGTAACACCATCCAGACCACCGTAGAAGCCATCCATCAGTAACTGATAGACTTGGGCAGACCAACCGGATTCATCCACGTCAGGTGCTTGTGTAAGCCCATCAGGAACGGTACCTGATAATGAAGGGGACGGAGTTGCAGATGCGTTAGCTGTGGAGAGCGCAGCTTCACCATTGTTGTTTACCGCATACTTAGTGGCCAGGTCTTTTGAGTACTTACTTGCGGATGCCGATGTTTGAGAAAGCGAATCGCTCGGTTGAACGTTAGCTCCCACATCGGCACTTAAGTAAGAAGACGCAACCTCAGGGTAGGACATTTCTTCTTGATCCCCACCACGGATAGCACCAACGGTTTTCATTTCTTGCATCAGGTAATCACGAGAACCCGTACCGGCAGCAAAGCCAGTGTTAGCATTCACAAATCCTGAATCTCGGATGAGTTTATTCAACACACCCTGAATAGCTTTATCTTTATCTTCCGGGGTACGGATACCAGAAGTATCGTCCAGCTCCTTTATCTTCTTCATGAAGTAACGGAACTTACGAACACCACGAGTACATACTTTCAGAATGTCAACTGTACCATCTTCGTTAATGGCATCAGGATACAGACTGTGCATGTAAGAGAAGTTGTTCTTAGCAATTGCGCTGTCTTTAAGATAACCTTTCTGACCACCTTCGCCGTGATCACGGTCACCTTTCTTAGTGTTACCCTGATCCTGTCTGTCATTTGGCAGAACTGTTAAAGAGTAACCTGCTGCAACCATTAAGTCGTTAAAGATACCTTGAGCAGCCTGGAAGTAATGCCCCATAGCTGGCTTACCATAGTACCATTTATTCTTAGGTGTCCCCGTCATGAACTCCAGGAAGTTGTATGACGTAGCGACCAACTGGGCGGGCCAGAATGCAATAGCACCGGCTGCCTGTCCAATGTAGTACGCTGTGCTTGGGGCACGACCTTTTACTGCAATAATGGATGCGGAGTAGTCGAACATATTCATAACGAATCCGAGTATCCCTGTGAACTCAGGAACACATGCGGTGAGTACGACAGACTGCGCGTTATCGTTATGGATACGTTTATAGTAACGTCCCATGTTACCAAGTTGGTTTTCCATCAGCGGTTTAGGCCATGGATCGGTATTTTTACCAAAGCCTGGTAATGGGTTAACAAACTTGTTATCACCGATAGCGGTAGAGAAGAAGCTTGTGTATAAATCATAGTCGGACCGAATCAACACTTTCTCGGGATCTTTCAATCCTTCTGACATCAATCGAAATGATCGACTGACTATGTTAACGTCCTTATATGGAAGTTGTACACTCATTAGTAACCTCGGTGGAAAGAAGGGGCCGAAGCCCCTTCGATTATCTCATATCGACTACATTGCCACCGTCGCCTTTCTTCTGACCTTGAACCAACTGAGTAAGCAACTGGTTAGTCTGGCTAAGAATACCAGCAACTGTCGTATCGGTCGTTTGCAAGTTATCAGGAAGAGCAACTTCTGCTTTGATTGGTCCTTGAGGTGCTGCAGGTGCAACCTCTGGTGCTTTGACAGCAGGTGCCGATGCGGCAGAAGCTGTGCTTGGTGCACTAGAAGAATCAGTAGCACTTGAGCTACCACTTTCAGATGCAGCGCTACTTTCGATGGCATCAGCAGCGGCAGTACCTTTGGTGGATGGATCAAGCGGAGAAGCAGAGCCAGCAGATGCAGTGGATCCTACATTAGATGGCGGCTTTTGCTCTTTGGCTAGGATATCACTAACAGTTTCAGCTTTGGCACCAGCTTCCTTAACTGCGGTCTGTCCAGCGACTTGTTCCGGAGGAGCATTCTGGTCAGCTGCAGTAGGAGCTTTACCTCCGCCAGCCATTGGGTCGGCAGCATCAGGATCAGCAGCGTCAGCCGCACCAGATGTGTCACCAAGATCAATATCACCACTACGGAGTTTATTGAGATAGTCGTTGTAGTACTTACGACGTTCATCAGTAGCAGGTACAGCGTTACCGCCGTTAATCCCACGTACTGCCGTGTCAAAGTCACCCGATTTAGCAATAGACTTCATTGCTGGGTTGTTCTTCAGATACCAAACAGCAGATTCTGCCATGACGTTTGGATCTTCAGAAACCAACTTCGGATTTGATACAACGTCAATACCCGTGTCCTTCTTGAACTTCTCGTAGTTAGACTTACCCGTTAACTGGAAGAAGCCACGACCACGATAGTTCCAACCGTCTTCTGGTTTAGAGTTACCTAGTTGAGGTCCTTTAGGAGCACGACCGTAAACCCACATTGCACGTTCAGCCGGAGACATGGCAGCGACTTTCTGTGCGGTAGCGGCATCAGGTACGTTTTTGAAGTACTTCAGAAGAGTTGGTGCAGACCAGTTGGTATTCTCAACTGTGTTCTGATAGTTGCCGGTTTCTTTACGAGCCATTGCAAGAGCAAGTGCCAGTACTTTGTTATCCTTGAAGCCAGCTTTAACAAGATGGTTAAGCATGAGTTTTTCACCCTGCTCAAGTGACATCTTGACACCTTTATCTTCCCCAGCCTGTTTAATAAACTCTGGGTTGAAGTTCTCGTTCGCTTTACCCATGAACTCGCCAGCAGAACCGGCAGGACCACCAGGGGCTGACATGGTTGCGTTAGGATAGTAACCGCCTTGAGACATCGCGGTCTGTCCACCTGCACCACCAAAGCCAGGCATCGCTCCACCAAACGTATTTGGACTGGAACCGGAAGCCCTCTGTTGAATTTCAAGGGTTGTCTGTTTGGCCTTCTCTTTGGTCTCTGCTTCATCCTTAGCAAATTTCTGTGGATCCTTTTCTTCCATGGTACGAGAAGACATGTCTTCCAATTCAGGATCACGCAGTCGAGCTTGTGCTGCTTTGGCATCCAGGATTTCCAGATACTTCTTAGCACGATCAGCCCACTTCCCAGATTTAGAACTTGGGAATGGAGAAGCTTCAATTTCCCAAACAGATACCTGCTGATCATTAACCACAACGAGCTGTTCAGTTAACTGGTGAGCAATCTGAGCACGGTTAGTTGCACTCAATGATTTCCACCCGACTGAAGGCATTGTTCCTTTATACTTCTTGACACCTTTGACGTAAGTCATCAGGACAGGAAGGAAGCGATCACGGAACCATGTCATCCAGTTGTTAATTGCAATATCCGTATCTAAACGGAATGATGCTTTAAACAACTCGAGCACTTGACCAGACTTACCAGTAAAGCGAGCATCGTCCCCCATCACCATGATGAAGTTTTCCATGTAACGCTCTAAGCGCAGAACAGCAGCAACACGCCAAGGCATGTTATCAATGTTACCATACGCTGCCAGACGCGTCATTACAAACGCATCCATCGGCTGGTCACCACCAGGCATCATGTCTGAAATATCAATCTCTGACACTTTGGCTGGTTGTTGGAACTTAGCATCAATAGCTTGTTGTGAAGCCAGGGCAGCTTTCTTACCCATGATGTCTTGAGAGGCTTGTTCGTGTGTAGGAACAGCACTTGTTGGAGTTCCCTGAGTTTCAAGCTTCTTAGCTGTATCAGCATCAGTCGCAATCTTCTCAACCGCATTTTCATCCGGTGGTGGGAAATCTTTACTCAGACGTTCAAACATCGCAGTAACCGTATGACGAGTAAGTTCCTCATTCATGATCCCTTCGGTATTATCGATACGTATATCGATGTTGTAAGGGAACGGATCCATAGTAGCAATGGCTTCACTGACACGGGAAACAACTTGAACTACTTCAAACGACTGCTTGGCATCAAACTCATCCAAGTCACCCATGCGCGCTACAGAGATAGCTGCGTTGTACATCAGGAAGATTGGTTTAAAGCGAGCAGTATACCAACTTGATATGGCGTTGTTATCTTTGTACGGTGCTGAGGTTGCTTCAACAAACTGAGTCAGAATCTTCTCGATCGGTGTGTCTGGTTTCAGACTAGCACGGTCACCACGAATAGCGACCCAAGGATAGAGAAGTTTCTCAAGTAACAGCACTCGGCGACCTAATGGTGAACTACTGTCCTTAATACCGTACATCGCTAAACGGATAGAACGTTGACGAGATGGTTTACCCGGATCTTTAATCAGGCCGTAACCTGTTTCGTCCTTGGCAATCCCACGAACCTCATCTTCGTGTTTTTCCATAGTGTTACGGTTGAAGAAGAACTTACCATCTGAGGACCAGAATAGACCGTAGTTATCCAGAGTTTGTCGAGTGTCAGAACTAATAGCTGAATCAACCGCTGCTTTAGCTAACTGACCTTGAGGAAGCCAGGAAGTCAAGGCTTCTATTCCCGCGTCACCGGCAGTACGATAGTGACCAGTAACTGGGTCACGATCACCAATACCGATATCTGCATTTTCGGTTGGAGAAGCAGGAATTTCATCATCGCCCATGGCCTCGCCTAATGCCCAGCTCAAGCCAGTTCCCACAACCATACTCATTGGGTTACCGATCTTAAACTTACCACGGGTCTTAGGTGTACGGGTACGACCTCCGGCTTTAGCTCCTTTACCTTTCTTCCCAGCTTTACCTTTCTTCTTCTTACCTGACTGACCGTGTTGTTCAACATCCACATCTGGACCATCAAGAGCATCCATCGCTCCCCTGACCATTTTCCCGCCCATAAACGCTTTAGCCAGAGAACTGAATCCCCACTTCATCAGTTTATAGATAGGTGACGCTGCGCCGAGCACACCGTTGAACAGCAGTTTACCGATCTTACCTAAACGCTCAGTGGACTTCACAAGAGAACCAAAGATCAACCCACCAATAGTTCCAATTGGGTTTTTAATCAGGTTCATCCCAAAGGTAGCGATACCCCCAATGAAACCTTTCAGCTTACTGAAGATCCCGCCTTCTTTTTCATCCTTACCGTCACCCGCACCCAGACCTTTGGTATTTTCAGCAATCGAAATAATCGCTTCATTTACTTTGTGCTTCTCTTCTTCTTCCTTTTGACGCGCTTTAAAGGAAAGTGAGTTGAGACGGAATGGGGAAGTCGAACTGTTAGAGTTTCCACCGGTTGAACCACCGCCAGATCCAGCACCGCCCATGCCTGCGGCAGCCATAGCTGAATCGAGGGCGTCATCATCGATAGAGATACCGAACTGTTTCTCCAGGAGTTTGTAGATACGGTCTAAGCGACGTTCTACCCCTGAAGCTGAACCCATTGCTCCACTTGCGCCGCCAGCGGCTCCAGGAGCGGTTGGAGCTTTGTTATAACCAAGCTTACCCAGTAGGGTGTCCATTCCTGATTTAGCAAGTCCTGTCGCCATACCAACCATATTAGCAGCACCAGCGCCCACATTGCGTACAGCAGCACCTGTGGCAGTGATAAGTCCTGCTTCATACTCTTCCTGAGTAACCAGTTGATTACCTTGTTCATCATAGACTGGACCATTGATTTCATTCCAACCAGAGATGGATTTAAATTCATTATTATCCGTACGAATGAAGTACTCGCCAGATTTGAATTTAATTGAGAGTAATCTCGGTTCCTTATCCCCACGGACATAAACGTCTTGTTGGTAGATAAGGTCTTTACCCATTTGCATCGCTGACTTGATACGGTTAATAGGATCTAACAATCCATAAGCAGATACTGCAGCATCTTTAACACGTTTCAATCCGTTCAGTACAACGGCACGACCATCTGGCCCAAAGATTTTACCACTCAAGGTAGTGACCCCAATAACAACCTTATTCAAGGTGTCATAGACAGGCCCTTTGATATCGTTCCAGGTTTTAATTACTCGACGGGTCACGGCATCCAGGTATTGTTCTGCTTTTAGCGCTTGCGCTGCTAAAATAGGTTCCCCTCTTTCGTTAAGGATATCCTCATCGTCAGATGGAGCGTTACCTGTTGCTGCTTTGGCGTCTTGACGACCCCAGTATTGAACAATACCACCGGCAAGTAAACCAGCACTTGCAACACCTGCGGCCAATAGTGGATTGGAAATGAATGCAGAAGAAAGACCGCCCAACATACCGCCTAAAACTAATGGTGAGTTGTTAGCGAGGAACTCCATTCCCTTAGTGGCGAACCCTTTAGGGAATTTAGACTTCACGGCTTTCCAAATAGAAAGCTTAGCATCTTCTTCTTCACGTTCTTCTTTAACAGTCAACTTACCAATAAGAAGTTTACCAGCAGCAGCCATCTCGTAGAACTTAGACATGGTTTCAGCCATCTCTGTTGTCTTACCGAGAATCCCCTGGTTGATATCCTTAATAGAAGTAATCTCGCCAGTCATGGAATCAAAGTTAACGAGTTCACCTCTTTTGGATTGCTCGTCATTCTTACTGATCATTCCAGCTAAACGTTCATTCAGCTGTTTAAGAGTGTCGTTTAATTCTTCCTGACCGCTAACTTGAACAATAGGCGCTGGAGCACCAGAAGTTCCTCCCAGACCCAGACCACGAGTAGGCGCATCAATACCACGAGAATCCCCATTAACAACTCCTCTTAATTCAGGGTTGTTTGGGTCGTCCATATACTGACCAATACGATCATGGAACATCTGGGCATTAATCTTATCAACACCACCTTCGGTATAGATAACACCCAGGTCACGGAGCATCTGTTCGTTGCCTGTTTGACGAAGCAAGTTAATGCGCTGAGTAACGTTAGGATAGTTGGACTTTAAGTTCTCTGCAGCGACCGAAGCTGTAGCCAAACGCTCACGCCCTTTACGGGTAGGCATTTTCGACGCCATCTTCAATTGGGTAAAGGCATCGCCGTTTTCAAAGTCAACAATATCTTGATCTTCGATACCAAAGTGCAGTTTCATTACTGCGTGAATTTCTTTCAGCTGTGACGGAGGTACACCCGGAAGATCACCTAAGTAATAGAACGGGTTAAATGCTTTCTCAGCATCCACGTCTTTAGCAATCTGCAAGGCTAATGCTTTCTTAGCCGCAGGAGAAAGTAATTTGCGTGTATCAAGACTGTCAGCCATCTCCAATGCCGCTGACGCAATATTCTTAAAATCAGAATGCTGCATTAAGTCAGCTTTGGTTGTGACTTTACGATCAGATTCTTTCATGAACTGACCGCGCATATAGTTATAACTAACTTTCTCAACATCATCACGGCCAGTACGAATCTGTTCCAGAATCTGGTTGGTTTGTGAAATCAACCCAGGAATAACTTCGTTAAGTGTGATGTTGTTCATTTCCTTCCAGTGACCAGGCTGAGCCATCTCACGAGGATCACGTTTGGAAATGGTGTACTGGGTACCACGGGATTTACCCACATCCTGCATGAAGCTGTTGATCTTAGACTTCATGACGTTTGATGCTGCGTTAGTTACTTTCCAGATATTTTTGGGAATCGGTTTTTCACCTGGGGACAACGACTGGAGATATTCATCATAATCGTAGAATTTCATTTCATCCATGGCTTGATAGTTCTCAGCCAATCGGTTTACCATCCCCGGACCTGAGGTGGAAAGGTATGAAACGACGTTACCCATATCTTTAAGTTGTTTAACCTGGCCGCGAATCCATTTCGCTTGTGCTGGGTTATTTTTCATCAACTTATCGATCATCTTCTTCCCAGGACCATGGGTAAAGAAATAAGGGAGTTGTTCAATAGCCTGCCCGGCAACCATCTGACCAAGTAAGTCACCAATGGTTCCCTTTGACATTTCGCCAACACCCATGTCGAGACCCATAGCTGCGGCATCGACTATCCCACCCATAGTCCCATACATATCTTTACGAGCACCCTTACCAAAACGGGTACTCATAAATTCACCCAGACCGCCCATGCGACGTCCAACAGCACCTAATGCCGCATCACGCGCAGCTTGCTTAGTAGCAGCAAAGGTAGAAGTCTTTTCGAAATCAGATTTCTCTGAGGACTCTAAGATCTTCTTCAACTGACGGATCTCTTCATGGACACCTGCTTCCATGAATTTGTAGAACTTGGATGACTGGACGTATTGACGAGCAGTTAAGTTCAGCATCGCTTGATCCATGCGAGCTTGAACATTGCGTTGATAGTTGAGTAAATCCCGGACACCGCCCTCGATATTAACAAGCTGACGGTTACCACCCATAATGGTGGACTGTAAGCTCGCTGTAGCCGCTGCGGTCATTGAGTTAAGGGAATCACTCAGTGAGGAGAACATACTGCTCTGCGAAGCTAGAGCGCGATCTTGAGCATATTCGGCTTCGTCATCCGAAGCATCATCCATACGCGCTAGGTCGCTAGAGTACTCACTTGGCTTTTCCCAATCAGAGAAGTCCTTCTCACTAAATTTATTAATGCCCTCACTAACAAAATTAGGCATCTTATCAGACATTTTCTCTGATAGGTGGCCAGCAATGTTTTGTAATGATTTAAAGGTCTGGGCATTTTCTTGCTGGAACTCTGTTTTGAGTTCCTGATAACGGCCATGGATAAACTCGGCTTTGTCAAGCGCAGTAGACCACGTACTCGGTAACACAGTACGTAATGTTCTGATCTTGGCATCCGTTGTTCCTACCATGCCATCAGTTACGCCGGTTAAGAACCCCGATGCAAACCCACCAAGAAAACCTTTCTTGGCATTTGGGTCCATATCGAAGTCCATGTCGAAATCATAGTCTCCGGCGAACATATCCTCCGAATCCCAATTGATCTCGTAATCATCTTTCATATATAAACCTCGTTAGGAAATCACTAATGGCCAGAAAACCTACTAACTTTACTTTGCTAGATCCTAGCAAGGTACCGTGGCAATTAATGCGGCCAGTCACAGTGGCTGACACATTTGAAGGTCAAACAAGTAACCTAAATGATGACGGTCTTTATTCAACTTTAATCTTCGGTCGTGTTGGGACTGATGAACGCGATAAGACCGAATCGTACATTGATGTTACATTGCCAATCTTCAACCCGACATACTTCAAAGCTCTGATCCAACTTAAGAGCTTATACGGAGAAATCATCCGTGGTCGGGCATATGCCATCTGGGACGAGACCGAGAAGGATTTCATAAAATCCAACATCCTCGAAGGGGATACTGGATTCGCCTTCTTTATGGAACACTTTAATCAGCTGGATCCTAAACAGAACGAATCATTTAAACGTAAACAGAAGATCGACTTGGTTAATCTTTTTAAAGACCGAGCACTGTCTTCTAAAATTCTGGTGATGCCAGCAGGGATTCGTGACATTGAATTTACTCCCGGAACCGATATGGTTACTGAGAATGAAATCAATGATCTTTATCGCAAACTGATCTTCCGTAGTAAGTCATTAAACGTAAGGAATATTGACTTTACCGACCCAGTGTACGATAATATCCGTTGGGGACTGCAAGAGTCATTTAACAACATCGGCGAGTTCCTGTTTAAGATGCAGGAAGGCAAACGCGGCTTTATGCAACGTCGTATGTCTCGTCGTTCTATCTTTGGTGCAACACGTAACGTAATCACTTCTCGTAAAGTATCCGTTGAAGATTGCGACAAGAACGTTACTGGGGATCCTAACTCCACTATCATTGGTTTGTATCAGGCTTTGCTTGGTTTCAACCTTGTAGCCATCTACGAACTCTCTAATGGCTTCCTGAGCGACGTGTTCACTCCAGGGATGTCAATGGCTAAGTTAGTTGATCCGAAGACGCTGAAGAGCACCTACGTTGATGTAGACCCATTAGCGGTTGACAAATGGACTTCTTCGGATGGTCTAACCTCTCTGTTTAACGGTTATGGTTCACCGAACCTTCGTAATCGCGATATTAAAATTGCTGGGCATTATCTTGGTCTGGTATATGACGATGGTAAGAAGGTTATGCTGTTGCATGACATTGACGACTTACCAGAAGGTTGGGATAGAAAACATATTCGTCCAGTAACTTACACGCAGTTCTTCTACATGCAGACCGTTAAGGCCATTGAGAAGAAAATGTTGCAAGTTACTCGATACCCAATTACTGGGATAGGTTCTATCTACCCGAGTCGTGTGTTCGTCATGCCGACGAACTCAACCTCAGCATCACGTACGTTGTTTGACATTGATGGTGAAACTGCTATCACCGATTACAACTATTTCCCAGCATGGACAAAGAACCCAAGCTACTTCGATGGAATGTCAATTGCGAACATTCGCCTTGGTCTGGCTGGCGGTGACTTCGATGGTGATGCCTTATCAGCAAACTCCATCATGGCTGAGGATTCAATTCGTGAAGTTGAAATGATGTTCGGTAAGCGTGACTTCTACATCTCTGGTTCGGGGGACTTCTTATATGACCCTGTGCAAGAACCTCATGAATTCCTTTTACGTTCACTTACTAACGGATTATCGTAATGTTTCAAAACCCAGATCTCTTTATGATTGATGGGGTCGAAGCCATGCAGTATAACATGTTCGTTAAACTGTATGGTACTCGTGAGAAGATTAACGATGTATTAAGCCCACGGTATAACCCCGTGGGTGACATCATGCTTCCGCGTGAATCGATCATCCATTACATGCAGCATATCCCTGGTGAGATCGGACCGTCTAACACGGCTCCTTTCATTAGTAACTATGATAAGCGCATTAACATCTTCTTTAATACCAACTATGATGTTGTTCTGGGATCGACTAAGATCTTAGCCACACAACTCAGTGCGGTCATTAAAGGGTATGAAGGGTCACACTTCATTTATAACCGCGCACGTCAATATCAGACGGCGTTGGCAAAGGAAGGTGAACTGTTAGTCAATAACCTGGCCGTGGGTCAGATTCCTATTGTCTATAAACGTCGTACCGTATTTACTCCATATCAAATCAACTACAACAACTGGAGTACGTTGATTGGATCGATAAACGAATTCAGTAAGTTTGGTCGTCATCAGTTTGTGGAAGTTCCTCTTCCTCGAACGTTCCCAACCTTTATTCGTTTGAAGCAAGATTTCCAACGTTATAAGAGCTTCTTCAATGAGAACATGGAGATCGCTCACTATGACAAGAAAACCTTACAGCAGTATCAGGCTGAGCAAAGCTTCTGGTTGCTTGATTTGTACGGAATCCTCATGGGCTTTAAAGAGAAGGAGTATTCTCTCTTTAATAAACTTAATGATGACGCCCGTCGCCAGTTAGAATTGGTGTTTACCTATAACGGTAAATGTTGGATTGTCAACCTCCAAAACGTTATTAACCTTTTAGCTTATTCCGATAAGCCGAAAGATGAAGAACCTGGCGCAACAAAAATTAACCACTTCAAGCGCTTCTATATTGCTCTGATCAGTCTGGTCACTCCTATTGAAACCACGCAGCAGAGTCAAGAAGAAAATGGAAGAGAAGACGAAACTAATAACAAGGGAACCTCTACCAAGGAAGAAGAAGTTTCCGGGGATGACGATACTATCGAAGATCCCGTTGTGGATGATAATCCTCGGGCTGATTCTCTGGCTGACCTTTACGCCAGCCTTGAGAGAAATGATTCTGTACAGGATGACAAACCAGGAACACCGGCAGAACAAAGTTCTGTTGAAGCACCTGGGGTCGATCCCGATGATACTGAATCCGACCCCTCGACTGAATGGTCAGCAGAAGTAAGTGATGAAGTGTTTGAACGTGCCACGGTTGAATCTGTGGTTGTAGTTACAAACACTCGTGGTTATGGTCCAACGACTTCCATTGCTCGTGAGCTGGAAGAGTTAGCAAAAACCGGTCAGCTTACTACTAAAGAAATGGAGTTCTTTGAAAAGGCTAGTAACAAATATAAAGAGTTAGAAGTAGGCGGTGTCCCTCTTGAAGAGATCATTGACATTAAACCTTCTGACATGAAACTGCAGAACGAGAACGTCAGTCCTGACAGTATTGTGGTACGTGATAAAGCAGCACTAAAATCTCGTACTACTGAGTTGACCAAAGAGTATAACGCCAAACTCTTAGAGCGTAACGTTATTGAGATGATTCTCTATGGCGCTCAGAACGGTAAAACCGCTTTGACTGATATTGAGATGGAACGTACCATTACTGCTGACTCAAAGTACAACGTACTGACGATGCAGTTCCAACCTCTTAAAGGTAGCCGTTCCACTCGTCGTATGCGTATGCCAATCGTTGAAGAAGATGGTTCCTTTACCATCAACGGTGTTAAGTCCTATGCGCAGTTAATGCGTATGGAATTACCAATTCGTAAAATATCTCCAACTAAGGTTGCGTTGACTTCTTATTACGATAAGAAGATCATGGTCGAGCGTTCCATTAAACGCGCTGATGATTACCGTAACTGGCTGAAGACATCTATCATAGCTCGTTCTTATGCTGACAAATCTATTAAGGTAAGTCTGGGTGGATTCAAACCACCTAAAGACAAAGTGTGCTATTACTATAGTGTTCTCGCCTCTCGTTTCAAATCCATCTCTACACCAGACTTCCATTTTGACTTTGACACTGCAGCATTAGTGACAACAAAAGAAGAAGCTAAACTGTGTAATGAGAACCAGTGGATTATTGGTCGTAAAGGGGATCATCCTATCTTTATCGACTCTACCGGCTTGGTTACCATTAATGGACAAGACGAAGGGTACATTGAAGAACTGCTTGGTCTGAACGTTGCTAAAGCACCTTTACCTACCGCAACAGTAAATATCAACGGTTATCACTTCCCAGCGGTTGTTGTGTTATCTTACTGGATTGGGTTCACTAACCTGTTGAAAATGCTGAAGGTCGAATACCGCACAGTAGAACCAGATCAACGCGCTCAGTTAGGTGCTGATGAATATATGGTTGTCTTTGCTGACGAGCGCATGATTCTTAACCGTCGTGATGAACTGTCTACATTAATCATGACTGGGTTGCGTAAACTCGATAACCTTCAGAACTTCTCCCGTTCGCATTTAGATGATCCTAACATCTGGTTCGGTCTCATTGGTGACCCTCGCGTTAAACCGAGTCACTTCAAAGAGATGACGATGCTGTACGACATGTTCATTGATCCAATTACTAAACGTCAGTTGGAACAGATGAAGTATCCGTACGTCCTGGATAAGCTGATCATTGAAGCTGTTAAACTCATGCTGAGCAATGAGTCCAAACACGAGATCGAAATTACCGAGCAACGTTTCGTCGGTTACGAACGTTTTGCTGGTCACGTTTATCGTGAGCTTGTTAAAGCAACTCGTCAATACCGTAACAAACCAAACAACGGTAAGAAAACCTTCGACCTTAACCCTGAAGCTGTAATGATGGCTATCGTAAGTGACTCTTCTGCTCAGGCAACTGAGGAAGTTAACCCGATTCACCAAATCAAGCAACAGGAAGAAGTTACCTTTGGTGGGACCTTGGGTCGTAGTGACCGTGCGATGGTTCGTCGTACTCGTGGACAGTTACCAAACTACGCAGGGATTATCTCTGAAGCTGGTAAGGACTCCGGTAAAGTAGGGTTCATCAGTTATCTGACTTCTGACGCTAAGATTGCTGACCTTTACGGTAACGTTGATGCGAACATGAAAGGCACGACTGTGGGTCGTGGTTCTGTTGTTATGAACACACTCTACGGCACAACCAAGGACGATACCAAACGTACACTGTTCTCCGGCGTACAGCAAAGCCAGGTTATGGCTGCGGATAACTATGTCGTTAACCCACTACGTACTTCTTACGACTCTATCATTGCTTATCGTACTTCTGAGTTGTACTCGTCTATCTCTAAGAAAGATGGGAAAGTAACTGAGGTAAGTGAGTATGGTATTACCGTAGAGTATGATGATGGGACAACGGATAAGTTCCCGCTGGGGTATGAGATTGGTAAAGGTGCGGGTGAATATCACAAACACCTGAAGATCACAGACCGCGATGTAGGATATGCGTTCAAGAAAGGTGAAATCCTGGCTTGGGACTCAATGTTCTTTGACCGTGATATGATCGACCCAACTCGCGTTGTTTGGAAGTCTGGTGGTTTAGCACGTATTGCCTTTGGTGAAGACCAGTTTACCTTTGAAGACTCCATCGGTATTGTTAAAGCGTTCTCTGATGCTTCGACAACTCCGTTCGTTAAACCTAACGATTTTAAAGTGGAAGCTCTCCAGGAAATCAAACTTCACGTTAAAGTGGGCGACGTGGTTGAATACGACCAGATCCTATGCGACATCCAGAACCCTGAGTCTGCTGCTTTCGAGGTAGATGATTCTGGTATGTTTGATGGGTTGGACCGTTTAGGTATCAAGCAGATTAAAGCGAAGCAGTCAGGCAAGATCTCCAAAATCGAAGTTGTCTATAATGGCGATATCGAAGACTGGAGTGATTCACTGAAAGCTTTCATTAAGAAGCAAGACGGTGTTCGAGCTAAATCAGCTAACTATAAGAAACTCACTGCGAAGACCGGTGACGTTGGTGGTAACACCTCCGTTGGTAAGAGCAAGGTTTACCCTGGCACTGCGGTTGTGTACATCTATATCGAGAACACAATCAAAACCACCACTGCGGATAAATTCGTAGTAGGTAACCAGATGAAGGGTACAGTTGGTTTCATTTATGAACACCAGATCTATACCGTGGACGGTCGTCCTGTTGACATTACGTTCTCGCTTAAGTCACTGTTGAACCGAATGGTTCTGAGCTTACGCGATAAGGCAGTCGCTAACGAAGTCAACAACGTTTACACTCAGCGCATGATCGCTAAATACGGGAAATACTAATGTCAAACTCCAACACTGATGTATTCGCCATTAAGACGATGCAATCACTGTTGCGAGAAGTTAATCTCTATCGAGGCCGCATTGACGGCCTCTTTGGAGATGGCTGTCGCAATAGCGTTATCGCAATGCTGAAAAAGATCGATCCAGCATTTAATAAACAACTACCGGTTAACAGTTATGATGCAGCTTCTGTCTTCACCTTTATTCAGACTGGTCTGGCTGCTCTTGGTCTTTATACCCGTCGGATTGATGGTATTTGGGGCGATGGTACTTTTGGGGCTTTTAGCCAGTTGGTGGAAAACTATCGAGTATCCACCGGTAATCCACGATTCGGATTTGCGTGGTCTGGACATCCGGCAGTACCGAAAGAAGGTGTAGAGAAATATCTCACCTGGATGCGTAAATGGGGTAAACCTGATGAACACGTATCTTATATCTTGAGCTGCAATGCTCTGGAAACTGGCCGGACATTTGATCCAGCTATTCGCAATAAACTAAGTGGTGCAGTTGGCTTGATTCAGTTTATGCCTAAAGGGTCTGCTTTAGACCTGGGCACAACTGCTGACGCACTGGCTAAGATGAGTTTTGTTGAACAGCAGGATTATGTCTTCAAATACTTTGAAAAGTACGGCTACATCAAGAAGTGTCAGAGGCTGGAAGATTATTACCTTTCTATCTTCATGCCAGTAATGGTAGGTCGTGATCCAAATGAAGTTATTGGGCGTGCAGGTACTAAACTGTATGATCAAAACAAAGGCTTCGATGCGGACAAGAAAGGGTATTACACCGTCGGTGATATCGGCGCTGCAATTAACCAGTTCTACTGGGATGGGCTTGATCCGAAGAATCGTGTCATCATTACTCCATAAGGAATCGTTATGTCTGCTGTAGACAACATTGTCACAGTTAGCAACTTGTTTGAAGTTGTTGCTGCTGTACAAGAAAAAGTTGGTTATGAGTTTCAAGCTCCGCTCGACGAAGCAACTCAAAACGAAGTAACCTCCCGTGCAATCAAAGCAATCGTCCTGGGAGATGAAGAATGATTAAGCAAACTACGGTACTGATGGCGACACCAATCGCTGCGGTAGCTACTGCCAAAGGCATGGATCTTCATGAACGTGTTGGCGATATCATTAAAGGTCTGAACGAAACCACAGCTGCGGCTGCGGCATATACCGAAGATAATATCGCGGTCGCACTTCCTGCCTTTACTTCAACCAGTCCTGATCATACTGAAGCGCTGGATGCTACTTCAGATATTATCGCTGCGCGTATTCGTGCCGGGCTGGAAACGATCTCTAAGCGCGTTAAACCGGTACTGAAAGCTGTTGAGCAGGAAATCTCCAACCTGCTGGATGCGAACAATGTGGTCGATACCATCTTTGGTGCTTGTCGCGTTGAAGCGGTTAACATCGAACCTGCATTCCTGAAGTCTCCATTCTTCCCTAAAGCTGTTCCACCAACCTTTGCTGATATCGGTACAGTTAAAACATCTGACCTGATCAAAGGCGCTTACCCGCAGATGTCTGGTGAAGACCTGGTTGAGCTGATTGCGGTTAACGTTCCAGAACTCACAACCTTCTTCAGTAACCCTACTGAAGTGAAACGTGTTTATGATTCCCTGTTTGTAGAGAAGTATTACTACGACCTGGTTTCAGCTGGAGCTATCAACAATGGCGTTATTAACGTCAATGCTGGTGACAACTTCCGCTTTAGCAATTTCCGCCCAATGGTTATCGCATCTCTGATGCTGAATCGCCTGGTGGCAATGGAAGATCCTCTCGATGGTGTTACCGGTGTTTCACTGGACGACTATCGCGCTAGCCTGGCTGTCACCCGTGACCTGCTTTCTACTTTGCTGTATAACTTTGGTCAGATCTGGGAAACACGTGCTGCTGCAGGTGTTGTAATTCTTGACGAAGGCGTACAGCTCGGTAAGATGCTGGGTAACGCACAGCTGCTGGAAGGTACTCTGGTAGTTGGTTACAACCGTGCTGTGCTGGACATGTTTGCCGATGCTGAATCGCTTTCTCTGTCTGAGTTTGCTATCGGTTATGTTTACGCTAAGCTGCGCGGTTACCGTCCTAAGGACATCATCACCGACCGTGATGCTATCTGCGATGCGTTCCGTGAATACTGCGGTGATGTTAAAGCAGGGTTGATCACTTCTAAAGCAACAGTTGCTGCTAGCGCATATTCTCGCGTTGTTGAATCTCTTTATACCAAAGATGAATTCAAAGAAGCGATTGATGCGATGAATGATGATATCATTCCATCTCAGCGGCTGGCGATGCGTGTTGCTAAGCATATCGACATCGGTATGTTCTTCCAGAACACTGCTCTGGTGGATTCCATCGTTAAGGGTGAAAACTCTCTGATGAATACCCCACTGGCTGCGGTAATGGCAGGTGCTTTTGACAGCCCAATCGCTGAAGAGATTCTGCGAATCAACGCGCAGAACAAACCTGGCTCCCTGGAACAGCAGCGTAAGGCGCTTTCTCGTGCAATCATCACTGTCATTCTGAAACGTCTGATTAAGTAATGGATGTAGAGAAGTTAAAACATGATATAGGGCTGGTTGGTACAGCCCTTAAACTCATGCCGGATAAAAGTGTCGTTGCTCTTAAGAAACTGACTGTTTGTTTCCCAAAGCGTTTCGAACAAAGTAACTTAGCTGAGATTGCTGACACTGTACACACCGTGCTTATGTGCGGTGTGGTTGTTGGTGACAGTTATGGTTTCCTTGGTGGACTCACTAAGGTAACAATGAAACCTGGGGATATTTACGAAGAGACGATCGGTAATGATCGTTACTATATGCTTGACTTCGAACCTGGTGATGTAGTGATCGAATCGTTGACTGTTCCTATGGACAGTAACATCGGTTATTACTATTACTTAGAGTTCACCAAGTATGCTCGTATTCCTTGGTATCTCGACGAAGAGAAATTACTCAGCGTATATGACGAAGCTAAGTTCTATACCGGTAAATCCATGGGTACCTCTAACCACGCTATTCGAGTTCTATATTCGCTGGTATTACGCGATCCAAAGAACCTTGATGTACCGTTCCGTTATAGTTCGGAACTTGCTGACCCTAAAGTCAAACCTCGTATCATCGGTATTAACAACCCTGGCCAGTTACTTAACTCTACCTTCAGCCGTTTGGCTTCTGGTTACATGAGTGATAACATCGTCTCCGGTATTCTTAATCCTGATACCAAAGTCACCACTATGGAAGAAGTCTTCCGTGGCTTACCTTCTCAAGGAGACAACTAATGTCAGAAATTAGTTTGGGGAACATCGTTCTTGCTCACAGTGGTAAGAAAGGTATTCTGAAACCTAATGAACAAGGACTATATCTGCTTAATGCAGGTGGGTTCAACATTCCTAACCATGCTGGTATTACTTATCCAGCCAACGATTACATTGTCGCTCAGATTGAAGAAAACTCTGATTTGCAACGCCGCGCTAAGATGGGCTATTGCAAAATGGAAGTTGAACATCCAGAACCTTTCTTTTATGTAATCGAAAATGGTGTTAAATATCGTCAACCTATGACTGACGTTCTTCAGTGGATTAACCGTCTGCGTTCTTATGACCCGGATAATATCTGTGGTCTGATTAGCAAGGTTATTTTCCGTCTGGAAAACCCGAACGATCTGTCAGCACCTATCTGGAACGAAATCCTCTGCAAGCCATTTGGTCCTAAGGGTGATCAGTTCCGTGAATCTCTGGATACCCCAGAGCACAACACTGCTGTCAGTATCCGCACTCAGATCTCTCCATTCCGTCCTGGCGAAACACGTAAAAACGTTGAATACTGGACTGGTTATGACTGGGTTGCTGAACCTGGTATGATTCATGCTAACAAGCACATGTCTGCCGGTTGCGAATCCTTCATGTCAGAAATGAACATGAGTTCCAACGTTCAGAAGTTTGCTGTTGCTAAAGTCATTGCCCGTATGGAAGAAGCTATGGCGCAGGCTGCTACTAACACCGAAGCTCTTGAACACGTTGGTGGTATGGAAGCACTGAATCATTTCTCTACCATGCTGAATATGATGAAATCTAAGTATCGCACTGGTGATACTGTTCAGGTTGGTCATAGCTTTACTGATATCTTTTAATCATCTCCCTTACCCTTCCGAAAGGAGGGTAAGGGTTATGTTTTATTTTCTCAGATTAGTTTCCATTATACGTTAACTAATACAAATCTTTTATTTGAAAAGGAAAGAACAATGTCTCAAGAATCCGCTCTGTCTCCAGCAGTAACTGCAATGCACGTCGCTCAGGTTGAGAAAGCTATGGATGAGCCAAACTCCATGCACGCAGTTGTTGAAGGCCGTATGAAAGAAACCAGTGATGAACTGGGCTCTATCGGACAACCTTTCCACAGAACTATGCCTGACCATGTTGCTATTGAGCAAGGTGCCGGTGAAGGCAAGCAGACATGGGTTAAGTACGGACCTAACCTGAACACTCTGCGTATTGCAACCCAGGTTCGTGAGCTGGCGCTCCAAGGTGTTACTCTGAAGAACACCTTTAAAGAAATGCAGCACGTTTGGGAAAGTCTGATGACTGAAGACAAACGTTGCCTGATTGTAGAACAGGAAGCCACCAAAGTAAAATACCAACTGGTTAACCTGTATGCGGTCAAACTGATCAGATATCTGCGTTCCATTGTTGGTCTTGACCTGGTCCCTCTGGCTCAGCAAGACCCAGAAACCCGCACCTGGAAACTGGATGCGATTATCCTGAACGTTGCTTCCAACAAAGTAAAAGATCACGACCATCTGTTCCGTATGTTCCTGGTAAACTTGTTTGGGATGTCTGAACAACTGGTTGATTTGTCTCTGGAACCAACCTGGGCTAAATACCGTGAATACATTCGTACGGTATATGATTTCGATCTGGGCGATACCGAAGAAGTGACTGAAACACCTGACCTAGAACTGATTGATGGAGCAATCTACAATCTGCTGTCCGGTAAAGCTCTGGCGTTCTTCTAATACATATGAGGGAACTTCGGTTCCCTTCCCTATAGTTGTCTGGAGAGTTTATGGAACATCAAGTTATAGATTTACGCAATAACCCTCCTAACCAAATGACGGCCATGGAGCGTGCTGCAGTTGGTTCTGGTTACATGAACATTCGTAAGCAATTCGAACAGATTGAGAACAGTCTGTACGAAGTCACACTGACCGTTGTTAACCGTCCTTGTGAGAATGGCAAGATCTACGAGATTACTCGTGATGAACTTGACAAGAAGTTACAGGCGATGGTTAACAAGCACATCGGTGAAATCGACCACAATGCTGTTAAACGTGCTATGAGTAATCATGATACCTATTCCATGGCTCGATTACGTTTGGCGACAGTTGTTGTGGAAGACTCTGTTGGGACTCTGAAGTCTTACTCAATTGACGGCATTCGTGATGGTAGTGGGTCTTTGGTTGTGCGTGGTCGCGTTTGGTTATCTCCTCGGGCTGAAGAAATGATCAAGTCAGGTAACTATATATTCGCAATGCGTTCATCCATTGTGAAGTGGAAACATAACGAGCCAGCTACAAGGCTTGATATGATTCATGGATTCGACCTGTTGCTGGAAGCTGAGTTTGACAAAGCCATCTGATTTGAAATAGATATTATTAGAGTGTATCTCATAAAGGTATTTATAAGTAGTCGATCTTGGTCGGCTATTTGTAATAAGACGGGCTAATCGCCCAAAGCCAATAAACGTTCAAATATAAAGGAACGACATCATGTTAAAAGATAAATCTTGCTACGCCACTGAAACTGCTTATGCTCGTGCTTACTTCCTCCATAAATCCAAAGTTCAGGATTACCTGATGGATCCGGTATATGGTTCTCATATCCGTGTCATCACACCGACAGAAGACCAGCCAACACCTGTCGAAGGTAAGGGATATTATACTCGTCCACAGTTCTGTTTGATTAGTAGTGTGGGTGCATCTCGTTTATATGAGATGGATGAAATCCCTAAACTGCTGGATGGTGTTAGACTTGTTATTAAGAGTCTGGATGTGAGAGGTAAAACCGACATTCACTTTGGTGGTAGTAATTCAAAATACCCTGCGTTGTTTACCAGCGATTGGGGTGCTCTCAGATTCACTACCATGCAAGGTAGTAGTGAAATGTTTGTCACTGGCGTTCTTCCATCAAAAAGCGAACGTTTCACAGCAGAACGTCATAAAACCATTCTAACTAACTTGCATGATTCATTGCAGTTGATCATTGACGGTAAAGGTCCTAAAGAAAAGATTCTGAAACTGGACAATGAAATTTTCACCGTACTACCTCGTAAAGATCAGGGTATTCGTATTCCTGTCCGCATTAGTGCGCTCAGAGGAACAGCTCCAGGCATTACCACCATCCGTATTGGATCTCATGGGCAGTTGATCTGCTTGCCAATTAATGAAGCTGCAGATGTCTTTAACCGTTACATGGAAAATGCGGTTGACATTAGTGAACGTCTTCTCGCCGCTGGTTCTCCTGCTGGTTATGGGGAAGTTAAGTTTAACGGCAATGGTCCTGACATTAATATGGAATATGTGAATGCTCGCATCATTCCTCTTAAAACAGGTGACAGCGCATTTGTCATTTTAAATTCTGACCGCTATCCTGGTAATACCAAACTTGGGTTCCACTATGACCCAGAGTTCTGTAAAGAACTTAATGAGGCCTTCCAGGAAGTCGTCAAACAAATGAAAGGCATGCTTTAATGAAAAAGGTCTTGTTGATTCTGTTAGGGATTTGTAGTTTTTCTGCTCTAGCGACCAAGTACGATGATACCGTCGAACCTAAGATGCCAAGCGATTATGTAACTCAAGATCGCTTCGTGTCTACTGCCATGCGTGGTACTATGGATTTGATCATCACCGATACCAAAACGGGCTGCCAGTACTTCGTAGTGGACGCCGGTGGGTATTCAAAACCAGCAACATCACTTGGGTGCTTTGAAGAGTACAAAAAGAAATAACCCGTAAATGAGGGAACTACGGGAAATCCCGTAGTTCCCCATAGGAGTATTTATGTCTGAAGAAAAAGAGTTTAAAACGCTAGAAGAAGTTTTAGCGGTTGTGGAACCAAAGAACGTGTTTGTCATTATTGAGATCTCTCAGGACGATGTGAAAGTAGAGAACGATAACTTGTTCTTTAAGCCTGTAGACCTACTCGATCACGCTACTCGTTGCATGGAAATCACAGAGCGTATTAAAGCAGCTGTCGATAAGGTAACTGTTCGTAATGCTTCAGCGTATCTTCAGCCGACTCCTGAAGGTCACGCTAAATTGATGAATCGTTACATCTTCATTAGTGAAGGCGCATTGCACGATATCAAGCTGTCTGATCTTACTCTGGTCTATCGCTTAGATGGTCGTTGTGAAATTACCCACTTCCCTTCTAGCGAGAAAGCTGAAGCTCTCTTACCTCACCACGTGGTGGACTAAATGCAAACTAACTTTAGTACAGGATACCAACCTACTGGGACCTCTAAGGAAGACCTTTTTTTTTACTTCTGATTTAACTTTAGTGGTTAATGAAAATGGGAAGATCATCCCTATTCGTTTAACCGTCCGTTCTGAAACTATTCGGGAGTTTAGTTTATAATGAAAGAACAAACTTTGGTAGAATATCTGAAACAACACAAGTTCGAATCTGTCTTTGTTGTATCAACCCCTGAGCATGATTCTAAACGCGCTCGAGTCATCGATCTCATTCAAGATACCTTGGGTGTGAAAGCGGTTCCTGGGATCATGGAATTTGACGCGGCGCGTTCATCTATCGGTAGACCAAATTACAAGGTCACGGATATTAACGGGAAGGCTGACAGGAAGTTACTATTTACTTCCAACCTGACCCTTTCTATCACTGACGGGTATCCTCAGGTCATCCGTGTTGATTTAAAATACGGCGATTCAGTTGGCAAGAGATTTACGGAGTAATAATGGCTAAGCAACTTGAAAATTTACCTGATGAGATTGAAACACTTGAGCAGTTCCTTGAGTGGATCAATCCTAAATCCATCTTCTTCGGGTATGAAGGGTTCGGCAAAGATGAAATGCCCGACGATGATAACCCGAGCATGAAGGAAGAGTTTGCTACACTTTGTGCACGTATTCAGAAAGCTTGCCCTAAAGCTCTGTTTACAGCTGAACCTTTGTATATGAAGATTGTCCAAAGTGACTTCTTCTGTACCAAGATGAAGTATATCTTCACCAACCCTAAAGCTAAGTGGCAGGAATGCATCAAAGCGGACCTTGCATTTGTTTATGGGTGTGAAGGTGAATGGCACCTGGCACGAGCTGGAGATATGAAGCCTTACACAACTGTTGATTTAGTTTTGTAATGGCCAAATAGCTTCAAACATATATTATCGAATTGAGCAGAAATGCTGGGAAGACAAACATGTACTTCCTGTTCTTCATTAATAGAGAGAAAACATAATGCAACCTTCAGGCTATATGTATTTATTGAATCCAGAAAACGGCAACTTAGTTAATGCTAAAACTGGTAAAGATGTTGAAATCATTAACTGGGAAGATCTGGTTAAAGATGTTAAAACTATCGTCATCGGTATTGATGGTCGTTTGGTATATTCACCAGGCATTGAAAATGCGATCATTCCTTTCCAGGAATGGTTGGGTAAAAACCATCCCGATGTTGAGCTATCTTTACATTCAGGTCCAATGGATTTCGAACGTCACCTCAGTAAAGATGTGATCCTGGAAGCATGCGCTTATGGACTCCATGTATCCATGACCGGACCGAATTCTGGCAAGGTGGGTAAAATGGCTAAGTTCATTCAACTGGACGATCCTGAATTTACCCGCGAACTCCATCTGGAAGTTACTAAGGATGACCAGGGAAATGTGAAGTCTATTGTGGAAGTTGATAAACTTCGCGAGGGTAAAAACATGAATGACGAACTGTTGAAGTCCGACCACCCTCTGATCAACCAGCACTTCACAGCTGGGATCTCTCCAGGTCGTTTTTACATGATGGGGTCGCATACTGGCGCAGCTAAATCTAAGCTGACAAAGGCTAGCGAGGTACTGGAACATTTAACCACATGTATCGAACTCAATGGTCGTGCATTACAAGTGTTCATTGGTTTCACCGATCCACTTGCTTCGAAAGCTAACGCAAACGCTAGTAAAGCGTTAGCGCAGGCAATGCCGGAAATAGTGGGTTCGGAATGGGTCGGTGTTGCAAAAGAACAAGATGCAGATCTTGGGCTGGTGTTTGATGGCAAATGGTGGATCATTACTAAGTGCCGTGGTTCGATGAATGGTATTGTGGGTAACCGTTTGGTAACTCAGGCGTTGCTGGATGAAGCATGTCGTAACGTCAACATCAAAGACGCTTATCCTAAAACCCCAGCTCCGGTTAAGCCAGAACAAATCAATGCATATGACGTTGATTGGTCTGAAGCAACCAGCGGTGTGTTAATCATCGTTGATTATCAAACACACATGGGTGAGGGTGAAAGCACTCTGAATACCGATCTGCTTGGACGCATTACTGATGCGATCTTCAGTAAGAACCTGGACCAGTATATCATGGTTAAAGGTGATACTGATGGCGATTACGAAACACGACTGGAGCATGCCATTGCTAATGTCAGTTGCGTGGTACGTATTTATGATGGTGAGGCGGTGTTCATCAAGTTTAGTGGGATGCCTCAACTGAAAGACACCATTATTCACTAATAACTCCAGCTTCAATTATAAGTTAACCCTGTAAATTAATTTCAATTAGAGAGATATAGACAATGTCTAAAGTAAACAAAGCGTTCGGCAAACTGATGGATTCCCGTGTAGATGCTCTGGTGAAAGGTGCAACAGTTCATAAAGAAACTCACCACATCAGCTTCGGTATTCCAGAAGAGCTGACTGAAAAGAAAGACTTCGCGTTTAAGAACAATCTCGAGGTTGTTCAACATGCGGTCGATCTGGTTAATGGCTATGGCCTGGCGGTTGAAGCGGCGACTACTCAAATCGCTCAAGATCAATTCCCAGAAACCAAGATTGAACGTTGGGACGGTAATCTGAAAGCATTTGACGGCCTGACCTTCAACTCTGATGTTCGCCTGCGTGAAGTGGTTGGTGAAGATACCATTTATGGTGTTACTGAAACTTTCATTGACCACCCACACTCAGTTGACATGGTCACCTGGTATTCTGACTTCGCTGCCGTGAATGAAGAACGCGCTAAGAAACTGTTCGACTAATCGACCAGCCCTCTCCTGGTTCTGCCAGGAGAGGTTCTTAGATCTTCTTTATTTTTGGCAGAAGCATGGAACATAAAACAATAAATCGGGTACTCATTGGTGATGACCTATCTCCAGATATGATTATTACTAATAACACAGTTATCAACGATGCTGTTGATGATAAGCCCATATGGAAGGGTGATTGTGAGATTAGATTCTATCTTGGTGGTCGTCCTGTCATTTTACATAATGATACAAGCAGTGACGATAACAAGGGATCGCTAAAAGAGTACAGGAGAAAGCTAGAGCTTATTAGGGACATGACCGCTGAAGTATTAGCATGGAGTAAAGAAAAGCCGTCAGAGGGCTTCCTATTGCGTGAATTCTTGAATCCTCTTGATACTGCTCAGCAAAGGTTGTTTGGTGGAACCTTAATGATTCACTATAGCCCTTACTTTAAAATGGTTACGTTCGATATAGCTGATTGCAGTAATAAGCTTCGTCGTAGTTATAACGATAAGAACTTTCCACAGTTTGCTAATCATGTCATTAATATTATTAATGAGTCGTTAGCTGACATGACTATATTAGAAGGTAAGTTAAATGGCATTACATCTAACACCTGAAGCTTTTAATAAAGCCTGTTCCTTGATGATGATCAAAGCGGTAGAACATCGACACTCAACTGTTAAAGCAAATATTGCTAAGAAAGCTGCCTATAAAGAGTTGAAACATTTCTTCTCTCTGGACGGTAATCTGTTAAAGATCGTTAAGCATGAAAGTAAATATTTCTTTATCGAAAGAGAGGTAGGGGGTGTATCAATCATTCCTAAACCTGGCGGGACTGGTATTTACGTTACCGCTGAGAATCTTCACCTGTTAGGTGGGTTCCTTAAACATTCTCCTAAGCCAACCACTATGGCTCAATGGCGTCAAACATTTTTGGGGTTGTTATGAATCTGTCTAAAGTAAAACGCCTGCATCGTAAAGCTCGTCGTACTATGTACGCTCAAGCTCCTGATATGCGTGGTGCGACTTCTTTGGTTCATGTGACTAAGAACACGGTGAACCATAAACCAATCCGATCCATTACTCATGAGCTGTATGGTCAGGTAACTTTCCATTTAGGAGCGGGCCATCCAATTACGATTCATGCTGAACCTGCGAGCATGGGTCATTTTGGTGCAGCTACCGACTATCTGGATAAGCTCCATGATCTTATTCATTTCATGAGTAGCGCATTTCACCACCTTCATACTAAGAACGAAGATCTATTCGTTTGTCAGAAATTTCTAAACAATGGGGTTAACAATGAATATGGCTCCACGCTTTTTATTCGCATCCCTAAGAAATACGATCAACTTCCTTTCTGTGTCTTTGAGATTTCCTCTTGTCACTTTAAGGTCCGTTTAACCCCAGAGCGTGCAGAGTTGAAGAAGTTATTGAAGTTCTTCATCAAAGTCCTTGATCAGCACAACCTGGATTATGGTAACGCCATTGAAGTATTAAGGAGTGTCCGGTGAGTTTAAACATTTATGGTGAATTAGCAAAGTTCCGTGTTAATACTTTCTTTACGATGACTACTGCGCGAAAACGTGAATTGGTCTATCGAGATATAGACAAGGTTCTGTTGCGCATTTGTAACAGTATCCGCAAGGGATACGCTTTGAAAGACCGTGCAAGGGCTGGGCAGGAGATCCTGCGGCGTTATCCTTACTTTGAGGTAACAGTGGCTGACATCTACTCTCAGCGCGAGCTAGAGGTGGTTATTACTCGCAGGCACAAAGATGTTATTTCATCTATCACTATTAATGAAGATAACATCGGTCAGTTTGAAGCTTGGTGTAAAGAGTGGCGTACTGAGCTTAAACCAACTGACTTTAGCGCGCTTGCGCAATTCAACCCTAACCAGAGATATTGGTAATGGCAAGAACTCATTCTGAAATTCAGATAGAGAACTGGAACAATCTTCGAGTTCGTATTCTTGACGCCCATCCCCGTCGTCGTTCTAAAGCTGATGTGCTTGTCTCTCTCGATAAAGAGTTCCAGCAATTAGCCAGCAGGCTACTAAAACTTCAAGTAAGTTCTGGTAGTTACAAAATCCTCGGGGTTGATCACAGTTCATTAACTCGTGGTCATATCGCAATTAAATCTCGTGATGGATTTACGGTAAACATCTATGAGAAGGATTACGAGTTATTCCAGAGATGGTCCGATATGTCAGATGAGGATAAACTCATATCCAAACCTAAGAACTTATATGGGTATCGTCTCAGTACCACTCAGCCTGACGTTAAGAAACCCAGGACCACCAATCCTGACAAAGAACGTCTGAATATAAGGCATGGTGAAAATGACTAAATGGCCAACAATCAGTAAACAGCTGGAAGAACAGCTCGACTTGGTGCGGTATCTCGGAAGAGATGAGAAACACCGCAGTGTTTGGGAACACAAACCTTTCATTGATGTTAACAAAGACTTCTGTCGTATTGTTAAGATGAAACGGTTAGGTCGAGAACTTAAACCCAGCAGTTACAAAAGGCTGAAACTTAATCATCTCAACCACGGAACTGATGCTTGGGAAATTCGTTTATATACCAATCACAGTTACGTTTCCATTAACAAAGATAACTGGGGTGGGTTCGATTATTATGTCCGTTCACTTATCCATTATGCCCCCACTTCGGCGGCGTCCATGATGGCTAAGTATCCGCATGTGAGGTTAGGAAGTGGCATGGATAAAGCGTAGTTATAAAAGGGATTGGTTGCAAAGAGCACCGTCCCTTAATACGGTTGCTTATAAACATGAAATGAGTAACGTGACTTCTTGGGATCTTAAACCGGAAGCTATGGATAAACCTGATAATAAAAGGAAATGGCCTGAAGACTATTTCCCTTATGAAGAAGTCCAAGTTAAGTTTGAGACTATCTTCTCCATTGGGTCTAATATCATCATTCTTCATGCTAATGACTTTATTGATCCGTTTGAAGCATTAAAAGACTATCACAGAAAGATTGAATTAATCCGTGAGGTCACACAACGCTTTATACGCGACTATAAGCGCTTCTATGAGAAAGACGCACCGTTTATCATCAAGGAGTTCTTAAACGGCTCTGAGGGTCCCTCAGCCATCTATACGAGCACTGTGGCCATCTCTTGTTCAACAACCCATGATTTCTTTTTCGAAATAGCATCTTGCGATGTTAAAGCACGGATGTACATGACCAAAGAAAAAGACTTCCTGGAAATGCTTCACAAGTTACAGCGCTTTATATTAACGGCAGCCACTGATGCAAAGTCTACCCTTGACACTTATAAGGGCAAGTATTGATTTAGTTGGATAAGTAATCAGGTATATATTATCTACATGTTAAACTTAACATAATCTAAATAGAGGGTATTATCGTGGTTAAGACTTTTCTGAAAAACATTGGTGTCGTTGTAGCGCAATGGGCCATTGTAACTGTGGTGGTTATCTTTGCGGTCACTTTGTACAACAAAGCAAATGCTGCTGATAAAGCTGTTGGTTGGGTTGGGATTAGTAAAGATGCCGATACTGAAGAAGTCATTGGCATCACTGCAACGGGTGATCGTGGTGGGGTGATTACTCTGATGTGCCAACCCGATAAAACCATTAAGGCGACTTATAAATCTCCTGAAGGTAAAAACTATGACATGTGGACCATGCGTAATTACGGGCATGATTTCACAAGTAAGAAAGACTATCTGTTAGCTGGTTCGGGAGCGCATACTACTCTTGACGTATACACGTTCTTATTAAGGGCTGAATATGCGTTCGAGGTTAATACGTTCGCTATCGGTAGTAAAGCCAAATTTGACAAAGCTGTGCTGAATGCCAAAGAAGCACCTAAGTTGAAAGATGGTGATGAAGCTCCTGAAACATTTGTGACCACAGAAATCATTTCTGGTTATGTCCAGCAAATGGCTAAAGCCTGCCCAGCTCAAGGTACAGAGATGGGTAGTCTGTGATTTCAGTTGAAAACTGAAATAAAAATATATAATCAAATTGAATTTAAACCTTGCGGTCCTAGTGACTGCGAGGTTTAGTAAACCACATATAGAGGACATTATGAAAAAGTTTTTGAAATGGGTTGGTATCGTATTCCTGGTTCTTATTGGCATGGCAATCGTCTACGGTGATAATGCGCCAGCTACTGAGAAATCAAAACCGCAAACTAAAACCGAAGTTACTCAATCTGACCGTGACGCTTTCTTTGCAGCTAAGCAAGGAATTCTGGACGATCTGAAAGAGCGTGTTAAACTTCGTGATCAAGCATTCCCACCAATTCAAATCTTTGGTGGAACATATCAAGGTCCTTCATCAGCAACATTGGGATGTCGTAATCCTAATAAACCGCTGGGAACTGAATTCGTGATGCAAGGTCCTGGTAAGGTATGGTACGCATTCGGTATTGGGGGTGATCCTTACCGTTGGATTGAAATGCCTACAAGCGCAGGCGGTAATGGACCATCACAGGTTGAACAGATTGTTAGCAATATCGCTCGAAAAAATGATCCTCGAATGGTAGTGGCGTTTATTGTTTCTGATAGTCGTCCTGGTTCCAATGATGATGCGGTAGCGTTGTCATATGAAGAAATCGTACGACTGAACGATCAACTTCGTAACAGCGCTTGTTCTGGCTGGTACGCTCCTACTTGGGTGAACCACACTGCTGAAGAAGTTCACCATCTTAAATACGCACAGTAAGGTAAAGACATGAAAAAGTTTATTAGCGTAATCCTGACAACATTGGCGTTTGTTGTTCTGGTTGGGTGTAATGACGGAGAAGTAGGAAGTGGTAAAAACCAACAACCTACTGAAAAGCAACAAGCTGTTCTTCGTGATCCAGCTACGGCTGAACAGATCTACGGTACGGTGTTGCATGAAGGTGTGGTTGCACCTAGTCAGATTGTTATGGTGACAGGTCAGGATCTATCCAAAGATCTTACTCTGATCTCCATCCTGACTAAGGGTAATCATGCTAAACCAGGTACAGCATTCTTGTTGGCATGTGACCTTCGTGGCGGAACCTGGTCGGCGGCTACTAACATCTATACACCTGACGGTAAACCTACTGATAAGGCGTTGGATATCTCTATCATGAACTTCCCTGCCGGATTAACTCAAATCCGTGAAGTGGATGATTCTAAACGGGCGTACTTTGCAACTGCTGAAGGTGATTCAGATATCGTGGGTGCTTTGAAAGGATTGAGTAAACTAGATCCCGAATCCACCATTGCCTTTGTAGCAGAAGAAACCAAAGATGACGGTTATCGTTATTCTGTTGGTTGGTCTCCAATGTTCAAAGTTAAAGATGTTGTTGCCGGTCTGAAGAAGATAGACTTGTCCTCCTGTGCTAAAACCACGATGGATAACGAGTACTATAACTTCGTTCCCAACGAAACCCTGATGGGTAAGTAACAATATTTTGCTAAGGCTAGAGGACTTCGGTTCTCTAGCCTAGTGAGATAGCCATTTATTTTGTATTTAAAAACCCTCAGGCCGATATTATTGTATCGATACCAATAACCATTATTCCTAGAAGGCAAACATAGATGGAAAAGGAAAATATCACTGAATTCACCTTGGACCCAAAGCGTGTCCAGGAAGATAAAGATTGGGCCATGTTATTCGACTGGAAGATGCAGAAAGAGTTACTGCGTTATTGCGTGTACTCTATCTCTCTGAATGACCCGGCTCATAATCTCGGACATTGCTGGGATGTCTGTGCATTAGGCAAAAGGATTTGTGACGAGTTAGGCGTGGATGATCGCACTCGGATGCTTGTCTACCTGGGCACGTTGCTTCATGACATCGGATGTCGGTATGAGCGGGATTATCATCATTTGATAGGATATGGACTCACCTATGAACTCATTAACCGTTACTGGCCAAACGAGTTTAGCGATGATGAATTATTAACTATCGCGACCGCAGTGCTTGAGCATCGCAGCTCGAATAAGAACAAGCCGACTAATTTCGTTAGCTCTATTGTAAGTGTGGCTGATTCTGGGGCGCCAGACTTTAACAAGTATGTTAAACGAGCTATTCAGTTCCGACTGAAAATGAACTTAACGGACGATGTTCTTATTGAGGAAGTCTATAAACACCTGCTTGAAAAGTTTGGTGTGGAGGGCTACCACTGGAAAAGTTATCCTGACGTCGGTATGGAGCTTTTCAAAACGGAATGGGATATCTTCTCCAACTTGCTGTATGATGAACAATTCACTATGGATTGTATCAAAACTACGTACGAGCAGTTAGGAGGAAAATGTGTGGGTAAATCCGGATAGTTTATTCCTGACGTCCATAATCATAGCTTTGATTCTCGTCGTCATTACCGGGTTTGTTTGGTTCTTTCTGAGAGACCATCCCGCCAGTGAGACGAGATTCAAGTGGACACAGTACAGCCGTGACTTTATTGCGGCTGAGTATGTTGATCGTTACAAAACCACCTGGACGTTCCATATACGTTATTGGTCTAAAGTTATATTACCGTCATGTAGACACGAAGGCAGTAATCGACTGGTCTTGAATATCCCTGATGGGTTGACTGTTGAGGAGTTTGAAGCATTCATTTCCAATTGCGGAAAAGTGGATAGCACTGGACACAAAGTTCTCTTCGGGTTAGTAAATCAAAAAGGATTAAACCGGTTACGTTTCGACGCTATCGACAATAAGGTCTTTAGCGACTTTAAGAAATTCATTTATGAAAAAGCTTTAACCCCTTAATGGATATATTACTCGGTCTGAGCCTATTTCTAGGTGCCACTTACTTGGGACATCTCATATACAATGATTCGAAGATATGCGTGAAATATCGCATAACTGGAAACATCTTCGTTATTACATATGGGAAACGTGTTATCAATATTGAACTAAGAGAGGGGATAAGAATACCATCTTACTCTCGCAGTAAAGATGTTGAGTGTATCGTTGTTCCAAAGCGCACCGGTAATCTGACACAGATCGAGAACTTCATGACTCGATATAAAACCTCGATATTGGCTGAAGCCATGTTCAGGTTTAGTGAAAGTGCTCATGCGCTTCCGATACTTCGATATGATCCCATTCAAGCTAAAAAGCTTATTGACGTACAAATTAAGTTGAAGTGTTTCATAACCAACATTTAAACAAACAAACCTCCTACTCACCCCGTTAAGGGTGAGTAGGAGTAATAACGTTTGTTATTTTTTTGCTTTATCAGCCGCCCATGAAGTTCGGGTTCTGAATGGTACGAGCGTCTTTGTTCATGCTGTCCACAATACCGTTATCTTTGATAGCGGCCAGGTTAGCAGTAACAGTTTTGAAGCCACTCGGTGCAGCACGACCACCTGGGTTGTACAGAGGCATACGCTTCATTACAGCGCGAGCAATCTCTTTAGCAGCCAGGGTATCGAATTCCATCAGACCAGTGAACTCAGTAGAGATTTCACGGACTTGACCGGAAGCCTGTTCAACGTTGAAGCTGAACTCGTAGTTCGGACCTTCTTTAGGCATCTGACCCAGAACGATTACCGCATGGCGGACGTCCTGCCAGTTACGGGTAGGCTCGAAGTAAACGGAGCTCATAGAGATCTCGTCCAGCAGCAGCTCACCGGAGTAACCCAGGGTGATGATCTTCGGATGACGAATGGTAGGATCGCTCAGCAGATAGCTGATCCAGGTATCGAACATCTTGGAGAAGGTTTCGCCTTCTGGATCCAGTGCCATGTGGCTGATGGAACCAAACTGACGAGTAGAACCTACAGGGAAGCTCAGGGTAGAACCACCTGCCCAGGTAATGTCGTGGTAATCAACGGACGTACGGACCGTCAGACCACTCCATTCGCGAGAACGGGTTTCCATGTATGCACGGAGCAGACCATGGAGATCTTTACCGCCTGGCAGGTTGGAGAACGCTGCTGGGGTAGAGAGGTTCACACAGTACGGACGCTGTGACACGTACGGCTGTTCCTGAACGTAACGGAAGTTGTTAGGTGCGAAACCATACTGACCGCCATTCGCTGCGTTGATGATTGGAGTGTTACCAATATCAAATGCGCGTTTGAAGTCAGAGTTACCTGGCATTAATGTCAGGTTGTCGCGATGCGGAAAGTTACTAGCCATCTTTCATCATTCCTTATTGTTCGGTCAGGCTGTCTTCGTTGTAAGCTTCCAGAACAGAGTTCATCATGTAAACACCTTTACCGAACCACAGGCGGGTAACAGCATACATGACAGACTTACTGGTCGGAGAATCTTCACGGAACGAAGTGACAACTTCCCAGTTAGAGATAACGGACCCGAACAGTTCACGGATACGAGCTTCGGCACCATCTTTAACGAATGCCAGATAACCTTCACGGCCAATCTGAGTATCGCCAGAAACTTGGATCCACAGATCTTGCAGGATCTTCTCAACGCAGACACACTTCCACACGTTGGTCAGATCTTTCAGCACGCTGTTGATGTTGTCATAAACAGTAGGCAGTGCCGGACGGCAGAACTGAGTCGTCGTGATAGGAGTGACGGTGATGGAACCGTTGGTCAGGTTGTTAGCAGCCGGGTCATCAGCTTCGAACTCAACGAGTGGGTCGTGCATGATGCGCAGGATACGGTTGCCTTCATGATCAGGCATCAGAGATGCGTACATCTTACCGTCTTCACCACCACCTGCAACTGCGAAGGCATACATGGTATCCAGGTTCAGAGAGAACCGGTTCCAGGTCACTTCATCAATTACACGGGCGTTCCAAAGGTTGATGGATGCACGGCAAGCGTGAGACTTGTAAGTCTCAGATTCAGGAATCATGCTGATACGAGTATTCAGCATAGTTGCTGTAGAGTACAGCTCTTCCTGGGTTTTGGTACGCAGGTATTCAGTTGCGCACGGAACCACAATGATATCTTTACGCTTGTTCAGCATCTGAATCATTGCCAGTTTGATCTGCTGGTTGAAGCCCAGGTCCCACATGAAGGAAGTACGGTTACGAATAACGTCTTTCACATCCAGGGAGTTCTGGTATTCCAGCAGCCACGCCAGGTACATCATCTGGTTCATTTCCCAACACTGCTTGTGGGATACAATTGCATCCGGATCAGTAGTGTCTGCGATCCACTCACCATCGATAGCGTCTACCCAGGTGCTTGGTTTCTTAGGATATTTACCTTCGGCGTCAGCAAACGGGTTGATCCCGCCATTAGCCTGCTGATAGTGGTTCAGGCTGATACGAGAACCAGTCAGCTTGTTGGCCACAACCAGAGAACCACCGAACACGATGTTGTGATAAGGTTTACCGTAATGGTCAACCAGATCCAGCGGGTTCATGATGGCATGCTTAGGCATTTTGTTTGACAGAATAGTTGGTGCAGTACCAGCCCCGTCAATATACTCTGCTTTATACAGTTCATTACAAACTGCGTTGATGTTGTTCTGATATACGATAGTCGCATTGAACGGAGCATCACGGTCAGTAGTAGGACGGTTTACATTCTTGCCAGTATAGGCATCGACTGCAGACTTCAAGCTGTAACGAACGTTCTGGTCAGAGACCATGTCGAACAGCGTAAAGGTGGTATCCGGGGAACCGTTAACGGTACTGAATGGAACACGCAGACCGTTATCCAGCAAAGTACCCATGTTCAGGATGAACGGATACGCGCCGTTGTTGATAACGAAACGAGCGATTTCATTCCAGTCGGTATTCATGGAATGACCCATAGCAGCATAGCTAGCATTATACGCGTCGCCAATACCTGCTTCCAGTTCGTAGAACGGATAGAACTTACCTTCCGTACCTTCTGGAACATCTGGGGTAGATGAATCAGCAGTCACAGGAACAATGACAGCTTTACCTGCTTCCAGACCTTTAACAGACTGAGTGGCCGGGCAGATCCATTTACCGGTAACGGTCGGAGTGGTTTCATCAGCAACTGGGTTGCCTGCTTCATCCAGATCGTAGTCGCCGTTTGCATCACGCTTATAGTTAGGGATCTCACCTGAGAAGACAGCAACGCCGCCCAGAACACGTGCTTGCACGGTGTTGTTAACCAGACGTTTGAAACTGAAGCTTGCTTGGCCAGCTGCGCCCAATTTCATGATTGCTAGTGCAACCGGGTTGTAATACATTCCGAACGCATCAGTAGTGTCACCGAATTTCTCGGAGAACCCACCTACTGATACCGTCGCGCGACGAGTACCACCTTTCGGGGTGCACATCGCGAAGTCCGGAAAGTGAGCAGGGGAAGAGATAATAGGAGATGTGCTTGCGAATTGCTCGCGAGACACGATCCCCTCATTAACTACTCTCCCTGGAATCACTTTGCTAAAAGTTTCCATATAAAAAACCTCGTTAATTTTTTTGATCAAAAAAATCAATCGTATGACCCAAATTCGGGCAGATGGTTAACGTTAACACGCATAACATTAATTCAGGACTAGAGTTATGATTCTAAATGGTTATGAGACTACAGTAGGTAGTCGCTTTAAGGTTAAAGATAAGGTAGAAGAAACTGTAAAGCTTCTTCAAAGCACCAATCGTCTTGAAATGATTGACAATCGTGGTGTCTATGCTGTCGATAAGAAAAACGATAACGGACTCCCTGCTTTTATCTTCCCTATCTCCACCCTTAACTACATGCGCGAACCGGTAACGATTCTCGACCAACGTACCTACTTCAATGGTCAAGGTCGAAACATCAACGTGCCGGAATACAACGTCATGTTACTGGCTTCCATCCTTCAACAAGATATGCAACGTAATAACTTGTCGTTGGTTAAGTCGGTTCGTCCTTACACTATCAAAGCGTTTGCTAACTCTGTTGGTAATGCTATTGGACGTACGGCAACACTGGACATTCTTCAGAAGATGACATTGCGCATCATTCTGGCTCACTATTTCGTGTGCTTGTCTGAAGATCCAAATGTGGATTACAAATTTGTTTCAGCAAATGCGGTATCTCGTTCCCTTCGTGTCCCTCAGACTCAGGTCTTAGAAATCATCGAAGAAATCGGATTTATCGCTAAGCTGGAAGATCTTCGTCAAGCCATTGTCAAACACCCAGTACTGTTCCCACTCACCCGTTTAGATTTGGGTGGTTTGGTCGCAGCAGGTTCTTCCGTGTTCTTTGCAACTTCCGGTTTCCGTCAACTGATGGGTGCTGCACTTGAGATGCCTACTTTATTTACGGCGATCTGCCACGGTGCTGCAACTCAGAAGATCTATCAGAATACTAAAGTGGGTGAAGAACTGAACGTGAAGGTTGACAAGTCTGTTGAAAACTTCATTCGTACAGTTGAGTATTACTTCAACTCTAAATAACGTTTCTTTTCTTGGGGTAATAAATGACCGCATATTCGCTTGAATATACCCAAGACAGAAATCCAATGGTCGATTACGCCACGAAGAACATGTGGGGTAATCCTGAACTCGATTCCCAGTATCAGATTAAACTGAGCAGGGTTTCGGGTAACCAGGGTTTCATTAACGATTTCCCTTTCTGGGGTAAGCGACACCTGTTGCCTACCAATTTAGAATTCTATCATGTATTCAGTTTAGCTGGTCTTGATATTGGGTTCTGGAATATGGGAAGTCGTGGAGAGAGCTGGTATCCACACAATCAGTGGATTAAGGCAAGTACCTTTGCTCGTAATCGTGGCATCAATATTGATGTCTACGCGGGTAGCGGTTCCATGTGGGTACGTGATGAAACGTACATCATGGATACGTTCCAAGGCGGTACATTACTGTGCATCCCTAAGAACATTAACTTCCCTCTCCCTGTGGGTAAAGAACTATATGTACATTGTTACACTGTTGATATCAACACACGCAATGTAACTGATCTTGTTAAATACTCCGTAGGGTACGTTGGTGATGTTTATCAAAAACCTGAAGACTTTGATCGCGTTAAGCTTAACTATGATACATGGAAAGCTTACGGCATGGGTCAAGTTCTATTCTGGCATAACGGTAAAACAAAAGACATCACTAAAGTATCTCCGGTTCCTGGTGACATGATTGAAGCAAGTTATGATCCCTCTATTGAAATCATTGCGAGCTACAAGTATTCTGAAATGCCTGATTACTATTCCGAACTGGATAGTAAAAGAAAGGTAATTCTATTCCCTGGGTTCCGAGACACCCCTCGTGTCTACCGTTACTATGATGACTGCATTTATTATGTCACCAACCGTCGTAACGGACAGATGTATTACTTTAACCGTAACTCTGTTGACGCTGTTCGTCAATTGACTCATCAAGATTACGGGATGTGTGCAAGCTATGTTGATTACTTGACCGATCGTCATATTAATGATGACAAGTCTGGGATGACAACTATTGCGGACATCGATATTACGGTTGCCTATCACAAAACACTATGGCAGGTTCCGGTTGGACCTACGTCAAGTCGCATTAACGATTTGTATTTGCTGGAAGACCCAGCAGACATTTTGAATGCACTAACAGGCATTCATTCCTCGATTCCAGAGTGGACAGCTAACAAGCTTGAAAACTCACCTACCAATTTGGTATTGAATCGTGATGTTCGTTATTTGAAGACTAAGGCGATTCGCGAAGGTCTTGGGTATAACGGTTGTGCTGTAGCGATGAGTAATACTCCGCTCTATATGCCGTATGATCCCCCTGGTACACCTAACCACAAACCAATCTACACCACTCCTGACTATACCTCTGGTTTAGGATACCGTGTTCCACCTACTTATGTTGAGTACTCTACAGCGTATGAGTATGGGGAGGATGGATTACTGTTACGTTTACGTCAGGTAATCAATCAAGAATGGTACACCCCAAGTGAAGATTGCTTCTATGTCGAATGGGCATTGGGTAAAGCAACTCAGAAAGTTGATTATGTCGTTTCTCAACAGGACGTCAAGATCAGACTGGGGTACGGGTTCCGAGTGTATAAGGCACCATACTCTCAACCGCCTGAACCACCTGAAGGTGATGGTAAAGAGATTAAAGTAAGTACTGATGGGACTAACCCTTACGGTGAGAACGGTAAAGAGATCCGTGTTTGGGAACTTGATCAAGCTGAAGGGGAAGATCCAGATATTCCTGATGGCGGTCAAATTACCGGACCTTGGGTTGATATCACTGGTGATGAAACACAGTACGAAATTATTGATGGTTATATTGTGTTCCGCTTTGACACCATTAACTATATGGGTCTGGTGGTTACCGACTATAACCATATCTACAATAGTTTCAACTTGTCTCACATTGACAATTCCTTGTCCTTTGCAATTACTCGCTCTTGGACTATCGGGGATAAAATCCTTGAGATGGAACCAGGTCAAATTGATATTTGGATGAACCGTCATCCTCTTATTGAAAACGTTGACTACTATCTTGACTTCCCTAACGTCTACATCACTAACAAGATGTGGTTAGTAGAGGGTGCTCAATTCTTCCAGTATCGCGCTACCGGACTGTCTAAGAACGGGCTGGTTAATTCTAGCGAGCTGGGATTTGTAGCTGACAGTGTTATCGGTATGAACGGTCGTTATAACCTTCGTATCGACAGACCGACTAAGACCATTATCGGTGGTCGCTTGTTCTTAACTCAGACGCTTGATTCTGGTGAAGACATTAACCATGGACGTAACGTAAAGGACTATAATGGTTGGCCTTACGAAGTGAAACACATTTACTGTGCTAATAAATACGTCGATTGGTATGACACTTACTGGGGTTATGATGAAGCCCGTGAACTCGATAAGAGAATCTCGGATTATCTGACTGAACATGTGAAGTACAAACCGAAGACCGCTACTGATACGGTATATATGGAAGATGATAAGTATCGTCTCTATTCTCCGTTCCTTAGTCTCATCGTCAATGAACTGGTATTAGGTTTCATGGATGCGCCTCCGGTGTCTGGTAAAGAAGTTCCTTACCCGGCCAGTGTGGTTGACAACTTGACACGCGAACATCAGTGGTTGTTGAAATACGACCCAATCGTTAATGACATTGATCTCCGTTTCTTTACGGTTCAGCCGTATAACAACTTAGAGACCATTGAGGTGACAGCTGATCAGCTGACGTTCATTAAAACTGTTAACGATTTGTATCTTGGCGGTAAGGTCTTTATCGAGGGTTATTTTGAGGTGAAGAATGTTTGATAAAAATCCCAAAATCGTCTCGGACCCGGTAACTCCTGCAACGAGTACTAATGCGGAGAATAACGGTGACCGTAAGGTGGTTCGTTATTTGGATCAGATCTTTGATCCAGATATCCACCCCATCGAAGACCGAGCGAAGTACGTCGTCCCTTATGAAGGGGAAGTTGTACACGACACAGCCAACCACCGCATGCTCATCGTTAAACACGTTGACAAATATGCCACCTGGAAAACCACGTTTGAGAACTACTGGCTTCTGCCGGAAGAATCTAACGATGATTACGATCTGTTCCCTCAACATGAGTACGGATTCCTTCAGGGCGAGTTAGCATTCATGATCGATTATTCAGAGCGTCCTCCGGTCGCTCGTGTCGACAGCAATGCTACTGGTAATGATGCTGCTTACGCTATCATTTATAAAGGCAGTCTAATCAATGAGTTAGGTCTGGTGGTATCGGCAACGTATGAAGGCCAGAATCTGGTCTCTAACAAAATTGCTGTTTCTCCGGTGATCTATGACAACATTGAGAACAGGACCGTGATGGGTTGTAATACTTTCAGTACTACCCAGAATGAAGCGGCCATGCCAAATGGGACTAAGTGTACTTTGGTTTATTACGATGCAGCCGGTCGTCCTATTCCACCTACCTATCCCCTGGTAGTGCAGCAGTGTGCTTACATGCGTGATCACCAGTTGAGTGTTCGCTATGTTAAGTCCATTGAGTTACTGGCCCCGTGGTTTACTAACAGCATGCGTCCTCGCACCATGTTTGTTCCGATCAACTTACCGTTAACGGCGATTGAGTTCCGTGCTGTAGTTCACTTCAGCGATGGCTCAAAAGAAGAACATCCAGTTAACTCCATCTCTGGAGATTACGGGTTCACCATTCACGGTATTGATCAGTATAAGCCAACGACACCGAATCAGGTATCCGATGCAATCGTTCTTACTTACGCTTTTAAAGAAAGCGAGCAAGCTCTTATTGTACAGCCTGGATCTCCTCGTCACATATCTGAAAGCTATGAGATTGTGGCGACTCCTGCTCAGGGTGCTTATAGTCCTCGCATCTATACCTATCCTTATTGGGATCCTACTGTTGGTTGGAGAAATAAACACTTCACTACAGATCTGGATCGTAAGTATTGCCGCGATGTTACAGACATCACAACTCTGAACGAATCTTCTCCTGTGTTTGAAGGTAAGAAGTATGGTGAAGAGCAACCGATGATCTTTAACCTGAACATGCGAGATGTTTCTGCGGTCTATGAGCCATGGGCATTTGTTCAGCACACTACGATCACTCTGTATAACCCACCAAGCAATGTAGGTCGTAAATGGGATGTTCGTCATTCCTATTCTCGTCCTCCATTCTCTCCATTAACTGTTGAATACGTACCTCAGGTCAACTCAACGGTTCTGGCTAAGTTTGCTGGTTTGGCAGATGTAACGGCATTTGTTGCTGAAGGGTATCTGAAGTTCGAGCCAATGTTCGATCCTCGTACCGAGGTCAAAGCTCCAGATCCAACTCACTTTGATTTGGTTCGTGTGGATGGTACTGCTCGCACTGGTATTCCAATTGCAAGCTTCAACAATCTTCCTATCTCTGACTTGACGTTAGCTGATGGTGAGACTCTGTATATCCGTTGGGTCCGTCGTGACTCTACTGGCGCAGAACTGCAACTGGGTGTATCCGCAGCACTGACCAAGCAAGTAACTGCTTTTAGTTAATAAAGCATAACCCCCCTACCCCTCCTCACGGAGTGGGTAGGGGAATATGTTTGTTAGAAACGATTGAATCGACCAAAGCGAGATTTCTTGGCTCTTGCATCAACAAGACGTTTTTGTCTTTCTTGTTTAGCGTTCTCAATAATTTCATCAATAGTAATTGTCTTACGCATTTCTTTAGGGATCAGCGTAGACAGTTTACGAACCTCTGCTTCAATACGATTAGCGATGGTTGCATTATCGGTATTGAGAAGTTCTTTGGTCAGACTGTTGATGCGCTCTTTAATACGAATGAACATATCTAACTGGGCTTTGGTATACTGGGGTTCATCGCCATTGTCTTTCAGAGTTTTAACCTCTGTCATGGTAGCACCCTGTGGCACTCCATAATAAGACTTGTTATAACCAAGCTTAATAAACCAGTAAGTCAGTAACCAAGCAATGACCAAGTCATCGTGTCCTTTTGACGCGTGGTCAATACGTCCATCTTTATCAACTTCCAATCCGATCAGTTCATCGATAAGTAACGGATACCCAATCCCTGCACCAGTAAGGCTAACAGCTTCAAAGATAAAGCCATACATCTCACGACGAGTTTGTGGGGTGGTTGCAAATCCAAACTTACCTTTATATTTGAGGTAGAACTCTTTTGTTCTGTATTTGAAGTTAACTTCTTTTACATCACGGAGTTCTTTCTCATAACGAATTGGATATTGATAGATGTCATTGAACAGTCGTTTAAATGGATCAATACCATAAGCAGGCAGAGTAATAAGCAGTCGCTCAATCATCATTGCTGCACGGTTACGTTCAATAACGAGCATGGAGTTAGGGATGCGTATCAGGAGCTCTTTAACCACGTCTGTAACGTCATCAAGGAATGCAAGAGGATAACGTCCTGTCCCAATTACCTCACCGCTCTTAAGACGTCTGAGGACCAATGTACAGGCATCTCGGTCGTTTGCATCTGAGGTATCCATCCCCATCAGTATAAACTCATCTTCAGCGTTAATGTAGAAGTTAAGTTCTTCTTCTGAAATGAACCAGTCAACAAACAAGCCAGTATCAAGAATCTCTTCGTTTCTTAAGAAAGATTTCTTACTCCCTGCTAAAGACTCACGGGTGAAGTCGTCGAAGAGTTTGTTCATCCCTTCTTCGGTCCACATCATCAACAAGTCGATCTTAGCCTTAGACCAAGACAGACCCAGTTTATCCATGGTCTCTTTAACCCAGTTAGGACCAAAGCCTAATTGGAGGTGAGTAAACATCATACCAATGCGAGGAGAGGTAGTCTTAACTGGGGATGCTTTAATGCAACGCTGAACCAAATGAGACTCAGAGAAGCTATCGTAGAACGATTCACGCCACTCAGTAGAGTTCTTAAAGTCATCGTGCATGTAACGACCTTCCGCCTTCAGGATCGAGTTAGGCGTTGTCGCTTTGGCTGTAAAGTAAGGAATACCTTTTTCACGTGCTTCTTTCTGCGCCGTCAGTGTTGCTGGCGCTGCACCGTTTACGATGTTTTCAATGTACTTCGTCCAAGCAGGTTCGTCGTACAAGAGAACTTCAAAGGTAGAACCACGAGCCACGTTCTCTGCGCCGTCCTCACCACCAGACGGTACACGAACTTCAAAGGTGTTCTTTTTGTCAGCTCCGAATGCTTCATATGAAAGAATATTACCAGCATCCTTATCCTTATATGTCATGTTACACATGTAATAAGGGAGTGCCGATCGTATCTTCTTAATTGCTTCCACGAACTGCATACGGTTACTTGCGGCCAGGGTAATCAGACCAGTACGGAAACCACGACCTGTCAAATACTGCATAATAAATGTCAGTACCTGCATCCCTACTGTTTTACCTGACTGACGAGGCATCAAGATAGTAGTAGGGAGGTGGTTCAAGCAACACCAGATAAAACTGATTACAGCACGGTTAGCACGGAAGCGTGAGGAGCCGTTGACTTTCACTACTTCACGAATTGCATACCAGATGTTCTCATTACACTCGTTGAGAATCATCATCTGTTGTTCATCCGTCAGATTAGGATCCCATGGGTCAAGATCTTTAATCAACGGGTTGTTAATTTGTAAGAGGAAGTAATAGTTCTTGATCCCCATCTGTCTGAACAGTTCAGCAGTACGGAGGAACGACTTATTACTTGTCTCTAAATGAACCCCCGCCCCATAACGGGAGAAGTCCTTTAAGAAGCGCACGGTCTTCAGAGTCCATAAGCTGTCTTCTTCATAGTGAGCCACGATTCGTTGATCGAGATCATCTAAAAGAGTTCGCTTATCCTTATCGTCCATAAGGTATTCTGGAAGAGCCGCCGCTTTACCTCCTAAATGCGTTAGGAGCTTCTTAGCGAGGCTTAACTTGTCCATTCACACATTCACCTTGTCTGTAAATTGAGAAGCGCACAGAGCGCCGTAGGCACTATGCCTTATCAAAGTATAGTCAAACCATAATTCATGGTAATCTAACAAAGACCCCTACCCACTCCGAAAGGAGGGGTAGGGTTATCTTTAATTTATTTTACTCTGGATCTTTCTCACCAAGTAATACAAGGATTTCATCGACTGTGGTGTGTTCATTGATGTAATGAACTTTGGTTTTACCATTCAGACCGATAATCTCCAGCGAGCGGATATACTTCTCACGAAGTTCATTCCAGTTAGCTTCTGTCTTGAGGAAGAGATCTTTTTCATCAACTGCACGGTTACAGTTGGCGAGACGCTCTAAGAAGGTAGCATGACTGATGTCAATGAAGAAGATGTGATCAGGATAGATATCGTGACCAGCAGTTCTCAACATCTCTTCGTTAGCACGCAACACAGCACTACATGGCATGGTTGGGGTTGATTGATAAACCATTGAGGACACCACACAACGATCTGAAATCAGACCGCTATAACGGTGTTCTGCAACGACTTCATCAAAGCAGTCAATACGGCCAGCGATGATCATCATCATCTCGTAGTGCTTAGGAAGGTAATTCGCATTGTTCATACGCTTTACTTCTGCTGCATGTTCATTACCAGTGTACGGTTCATTTACCGTGTGCCAGCCCAGAGCTGCGGCTAAACGTTTAGCCAGTTCTGATTTACCTGCAAAGTCAAGTCCTTCAAGGACGGCATACTTACCAAACATTAGACCATACTCTCCATTGTCAAAGTTCGAAGGACAATATAAAGCATCAACGAAGTACGCAAAGACGTGATCTTAATATCCGTCTTGATACCCGTCATTGCTTTAACAATCTCGTCCCCATTATTTCGGAGCTTCAGCAATAGAGCGTTAGAGGATTTACTTGAAGTATACGCACCACGAATTTTAAAGAAGATCTCTTTAATGTTGTTGTGTCGAATACTGTTGCTGTTGAGGTACTCAAACAAATGAGCAATTACGTCATCAACAAACTCACGATACTTCTCACCTTTAGCGTGAGCATACTGGATTGGGAAATCCCGGAGTATCATTTCAAGCTTATCCGCATCGGTTCTTGGAATCGCTGCAGCTGCATAAGTTGCTAACTCCTGTTTGAAAAAACTATTCTTATCATTCAGGACGCCACTGATGTAGTTGCGATAACGCGTTTCCTTTTTCTGAACATCTTTGATATTCAATTCACCGTCAAGTACGGCCAGACCGGAATCAGTTTCCACCAGGTCAACGGAATCCTTAATCTCATAGAGAACTTTGGTGTAGTCGTTGATTACACCTTTGAGACGGGATTCCATATCGTTCACCATGTAAACGATCTTCTTATCGTTATCCATCTTAGCAATAGTATCAAAGTGAATACCAGTACGAGGATCGATAATGAACTCAGCACGAGCACGGAAGAGATCATTCCATGAACCATAGCGCTTGATATCAAACTTCAGAGAGAGCTTGTTATACGCCGTTACAGCCACACTGTGTTTGACCAGGTAACCGTAATAGTGGTTCATGATAGAAGTCATGATACGATAGTGGAAAAGCATGATGAGGTTAATCATCGCATCTTCTTTAAGGTTACGAGGGAGATCAGACACCCATACCTTATGAAGAAGATAAACGCAAGACAAGTTAAAGACTTCAGATGAAACTTTAAAGTCTTTGTTGATCCATTTGGTTTTGATCAACTCATCACGAAGACGTACTTCATCAACATCGATAATGTCACGGAAGAAAGTAACACGGTCAGACGTTTTAAAGAGAACACGGTGAGTACCGAGATATGGAGATCCAAAGAACTCTGTGTGGTCATTGTCTTTAGTAGCAAATCCATAAACGTAACGTTTGAGGGTTTTTACCCAACGTTCGTTAATAATGAGATCATCGACTAAACCGTCAAAGATATCTTTAACCGCATCGTCACGGTTATAGTTAAAGTTTGGTTGTAGTGCTTCCATCCCAGCAACAAACTCTGGGGTGAGCATGTGTTCCATACCACCGAACTGATTCAGGGGAGTATATGGACCAAACATGGTTACGGGGCTAAGAGGGTTGGCGGATTCTATCCCTGCCAACATCTCTTGCAATTCTGGATCGGCCATTGAGCGTTCATACAACTCTTCCGGCGTCAAGTCCACATAACGGTATTTAATAATACCGCTATAAAGATCGCGTTTATCCACTACCGTTTCCTTGGAACCATCATTTTGAGAGAATCGGCTTTACCTTTCGGATCTGAATAAGCAAAGATCTTTTTCATCTCATTATAATACATATCTTTGAAAGACTGCCCTGCATCTGAGTAACCCTGTATTTCATCCTGGATGTCTTCAACAGTTACGCCAAAACGAGACACAGCTTCTTGCATCCCACGGCGACAGTGTTTGTAGATATACGCTTTGGTACCCCATTCCACCCACTCAGCAAACTTGTCATGAGATTTTGGATGAAGGGTAGTAAAGTGATCATCAAAAGCCAATACGACTTTAGCGATCATATTAAACAATGCAGAACCTGCATCGCGGATAATAAAGGAGTTATTACCCGTCATGGTAATGTTGGTAAAGGTACGCTGAACGTTACCATCATCAAGACCGTTGATCAGACGACTTAATGCGTTGTTCATTTGACCTGTACCGCAGGTAGCATAACCGGCAAAATTATTGCCGTTCATAATAGCCCGGTTGATATTTCCAGGATAGACTTCGATAACCTGCATGATACGACGACCACCGGTTAAGAAGTCTGGTACGTTAACGGCAATTACACCGCCTGCAAGATTTTCAATTCGAGCATAACTCAAATCGACAACCTCGGTAGTACCGCCAGCGACGTCCATTAAAGGCGCACACATCTTCATGATGACCTTTTCACGAATCCCCTGATCGATACTAAATTCAGTATTCACGGGTTGCCAAACTGATCCATAGCCGTTGTTGGGATTCTCAAAAGCGAGCTTCAACATGTACGGCGATATATCAGATGGACCATCCTGAATATAGTTGATGGCAAAATCTATAGCGCTCATTTATAATACCCTTGCAAGGAAGTTACAAAACATTCAGCATAAACCCCCTACCCCGCCCGAAGGTGAGGTAGGGGGAGTACGATCTTGCATCCGACGGTTCCTAAAGGTCTGGAATCCTTTATATCTGGAACCCGTTTCGTCCACTTGTTTTACATCGCCGGACTCGTCAGGGTTTGCGATGCTACTCCACATGTAGTAGGGTGAGCTACCCGATATCGTGCTGGTACCCTGGAAGGGACCTATTAGTCAAGATGAACGTCAAAGTTCAAGACTGTATCGCAACTGTCGTTCGGGTAACTCAAGAGGTGCAGTAAGGCGTAAAGTAATCCGACGTGACATGCCTGTCTCGGTTTCTCTAGCTTACTGCAGAATGGGTGCAACGTTCCCAACTCTGATAGATGTTTCTTTTTATAACCGCCCTGGAAGGTGTTCGGGTTCTACCTTCATAGATAAGACGAGCATCACCTCGCCATTGCATTCAGCTTATGCTACAGGACATTCTATCAGCGCGTCGCTGCGTCGCCGAGGCTAACCAGGGCAACACCCACCAGAGGCTACTTACAGTAGCGGACTTATAAGCCGCCGTTCACCGTCTGGATTTTCCTGAGTAGTAGCGTACTCAGGTTTTGCCTTCTCCAGCACTCGGGGAGGTGAGACCCCAAACCAGAGAAGGTCTTACAACCAATCTCAGTCGACTGGCAGACCCCTGTTATTAGCCCGCATGGCATATAACCCAGATCTACACTTCCCGACACATCGGTTGTTATGCTGTTGCCATTTCCGGAGCATTGTCCGGATTAGCCAGCGTTTTCACCAAACCTTCGTAACCGCCTTTAATAAAGACGTCATCAACGAAGATCTGAGGAACAGTACGAACCACTTCACCGCAGATCTCAGACAGCTTTTCGCCATTGATACCTGCTTCAACGATGTTGATGTACTCAATTTCCAGACCTTTTTCTTCGGCCAGGGCTTTAGCACGATCACACCATGGGCAATTTGGTTTGCCATAGATCTTAACAACTTTGGTTTCCATTATAGTTCCTAACCAATAGTAATGTGAATAAAACTGAACAGCCAGATCAGACCTTCAATGGTGGCCCAGCCAGCTATTGCGCAGATCAGACCGAAAATTACGATCATTCCTGTCCAGGATCCGGAGAACCACATAGGTCACCTTTTGAAGTTGTAGAGGATCTCGAGAGTTGAACTCAACTTATCATTCAGTACAGTTGAAGTAGAGTTGTCTATCTTCACCGCTAATGGGTTCACGACTAAGTCGCTAGAGCATAACTGAACTTGTGTCCCACGACACGACCCTCATTGATTAGGCTCGAGGTCAGGACTTTAACCTAACTACTGCGACGTCTTCAATGACATCCTCGAAGTTGGAATTACACACCGAGCAACCGATAGGTGGGAAGTGGATCCCAGGTATGCACTTTAGGCCCTGGCCTGTTGTACCCCGGTTGTACTCGATATGTAATATTTGGTGGTAGAGGAAGGATTTGAACCTACGAAGCCCGAAGGCAACAGATTTACAGTCTGCTCTCGTTGACCGCTTGAGTACTCTACCTTAATACTTTACTTTCCCTTCAGTGCTTTCTCTAAAGGGCTTGAAACTTTCTTAGCGAACACATTGTTAGGTTGTTTCTTGTAAATCGCCTGGTTAACTAGAGTTTTAGTTAATTGGGGATTGAGATGAGGAAACCCACTTGGTGTTCTCATTTGGCAGGTCCGGTATGTTGATTACCAGTACCGCTGTGGATGTTCACATGAGGGGAATTAATCTTAAAGTTACCGCCTACCATATGAACCGTCCCGGCATTCACATCAACGGTAACATCTTTCTTACCATTGATTACTGAAACTGTTACACCAGTCTCGCTGATGATATACGCTTCCACATCAGAAGTAATATATTCAATGCGAGTCTCTGGATCATCGACGTAGCGTTTGTGAATTAACACAGCTACACAGTTATGCGGAAGATTCAAATCTCCGGCAAACTCGCCAATCTGTTTTGTTTCCGGACAGACTCGATACAGATCCCAGATATCCCATATATACTTAACTGATTCATGGCTTAATACTGGGAGAACCCCTTTACCGTTCAACCATTCTTCTCTGATTTTATTAACCGCATCAACGGTTTCATCTGCAGATAAGAAAGTAGCATTCAGATCTAAAGTCGACGGGATTTGATTTGGGGTACGAATGGTTTTCAATAACATGCTTTATCTCACTTAGTTTTGTTAGTAGGAGGTTTAGCTGTTTGTGAATAACCCGCTTTTCATTTAAGGAAGCGCTGATCCCGAAGGAGGGCTGCGGGTTACTATTGTGAGCCGCTATTGCTAAGCTCAGTTCTATCACAGTCGTAACAGAACAAGGTGCCGAACTTAATCGGTTGCTTTGCGACTATCTTCATCAATTTAACCTTAAGAGACACCGTGGTCAGTTTAAGGCAGAAGAGGGAGTCTATCCAAATTGTTAATGGCTTATATTATCCATGATCGCCACTTCATGGAAAATCCCTTATATACCTAGGCAACCATTAGGTTGATTTGGATTCCAAGGGGAGGTACCTCGGGTAGCTCTGTAGTCGAGCAGTCGATCCATGGCAAAATTTACTTTGACTACAGAGCTTTGTTCTTAACAGAATATAGTAATCAGCTTAAATTATTAAGCTGGGATGTATTCCACCCAATCATGACCCATCTGATCGCTAACCGAAGGAACCCAGGTATTTACCGTACCGGTGACCGTGTTAACAATAACGAAGAAAGGTTCGATGTATGGCTGTACGCCATTTGGGAGTTCTACATCAGTGGCACGGACAGAACCATGTAACTGGACATAAAGTCCTTTACCATTCCAACCAGTACGCTGGTATTTCTTATGAGCCGGTCCAACAATCGCTGGAAGAGCTGACGCCCAGGTTACTGGAGCTGGAGCTGCCGATTCTTGATTCATTTGGTATTCCCTGGTGAGCTTAAAAAGAACCCCCATAGCCTGCACGACCCATAGGGGTTAAAAGCGATACCAGCAAGGCATACGCTTTTTCTGCTTACTCAAATTACGAATAAACACAAAAAGAGTAGGGTGTTTGACACACCCTCGCTCTGAATACGGATATGAAGGAAGCTTAAAACCTTCTTAAAGGGAACTCATGATAAGACCCTTTAAGAAAGCGAGAGCACCGTGGGATTGACTCGGCACTCTCTACTTTAAGCATCGGAGGAGAATAATGGACGAAAGTACTGGCTTAGCGGAGCGGATTACTTTCTTAATAACAACTCATTCTCATTGAGTAACTATTAAGAAAGGGGATGTGGCAAGCATCCCGCTTTATTAACGAGGAGTATAGCAATGGCAATAGCACTACGAAGCAACCGGGCGAATCGGACACACTTCTGTAAGAGAACTCATTAAAGACGCTTAAAGAAGTGGAGATACTATTTTTACATAATATCTCCTAACCCTGTAAAAATAAAATCATTCAAAGGGAATGATAGAAAGCAATGAGCAATGTGTAAACATGAAAGTCGTCGAGAGCAAGTTCGATTTATTTCACATAATATATAACAATTCCATTTTTATTTAAGTAGATATTATCTACATGTTAAACAATTACAATATTTTAAGTATAACATAGAGGATTACGATTATGAACGTAGAAACTATTCGCAAAAGTCTGTCTGCTCAGTTGCGCAACCATTTTCCAGTTGTTAATGAAGTTCGTGTAAGTGTAGTATCGCCATTGGATCTTACCGGTCCTCAATTAAAAAGCGAAATCATCTACGCTTTCGAATTCATTATCAATAACAGCGAACGGTATCACACCTTTGCTGTTGAACGTGATCACGATGTTTATTTCACCCGTCCTAAAGAAGGGATCCGTTCTGAACTGACCACAATGATCCGTACTCGCGACTTCCGTCTGTTACTGACCGAAGACATTCTCAATCACCAAGATGTGGTAGGGAAGTTCCTGGAAAACAAACTGTGCCAGGGTGCTCGTGAAGATATCGAACGCATTGTGAAGGACATTACTCAGATTGGGGAAGATCTGGGTAAACCGAATGTTCATATTTGTCAAGGCTTTACTGTAAAACGTTTCCATAAAGTCACTATGGGTTATGACTCTGCCATTGAATTATTAGTAAGGCACAGCGATCAAACTGAATATGCACGCTATACCGGTAAAGTGGAGAGCGGGCGTTTAATGGCGTTAAAAGACTCAATGGGTAACAATGCATCTACCCACGCACTCTTCGATTAATTTAAAAAACCCAATATCTTTAAAAAGGAACAGAATAATGGCTAGCAAAAAACCCGCTAAACAAAAGAAAGTTAAAACTAACTTGAACAAACCAGCTCCACGCCCTGTGGTTCATCTGGACTATCTGCGGGTATACCATGAAGTCTTGAAGCACGAAGAAGTGCTTGATTATGATCTGGATGTGATCTTTGATGCTACCATTAAAGTTCTCGAAGCAAATTTGGCTGATAAGAAACTCTCACAACAGCCGGATGGTTATGATGTAGAAGTTCTGGTAAGTCTGGTAATGGAAGAGCTGGTTGATAAAACCGTATCTTTGGAAGATGTTGCCATGGAGCTGGAACGGGAGCTTGGCTTACCAGGTACCGCTCAAGAAGCTTTGAAAGCAATCACAGGTGACTTTGATTCAGCTTTCCCTGGCAAAGGTAGCCTCACCGAGACATTGAAAAAATCTCGGAGTAATGTTCGTAACTTCCCTGAACATCAAGCGTTTAACCACGCCGTATAAACCCATCACCTCCAGCCCTCACGGGTTGGGGGTGTTTTAATAATACATTTAACTTAGAGAAAATAAAATGATTACTTCTACTTCCATGACTGTATCGTTGTTAGCTGGACTGATGAAATGGATCGCTACTGGTGAAGATGGCGGTGCTCGTTCTACATTGGGTGCTGAGCTGGAGTTCACTCATGTTACCAGTTACGAGATTGACGGCCAGCCTCGCAAGATCATTCTTGTATTTAAGCGCGGCGCGATGCTCGGTCGAGTTATTCCTGTTTACGAAGAAAATAGCGAAAAGCTTACCCGTTGGTTGATTCAACGCGATACCCAGTTGGGTTTCTTCATGGACGAAACAAATGGTACTTACGAGTACATGGCTGACTATGCGGTTAACATGTTCTTGGTAGATCCAGATGTTCTGAAACGGGTATTTGAGGAACGTAATCAAAACCGTATCAACGGGCTGACTGTAACCAAGCCAAAAGAAAATACCCCATCTAAACACCTAATTTATGAAGTTGAAATGAAAGACTTCGATGAGGTTATGTGCGCGGACATGGGTAAAGATAAAGCTGAACTGGGTAAGGTTCTCGGAATTTACAAGGTGACAGACATCGAGTACCTAAAGGACATTCACTTCGAATGTTTCGTCGCCGGTAATGAATACGAGAACTGGGTTCAGTGCATGGTTATGCAAAGCTCAGGTAAATTCCCTCGTATCTACGGTAGCTTCCGTATGAACGACACCTATGCGGTTATTGAAAGTCGCTTCTTCAAAGGGGCGGTCGAAACTGTATTCGATTTTGGGCTGGCTGATGTTATTAATCGTTTCATGGTAATCCCTCATGCAAATCACAGTGCAAAGTAAAGCGAAGCTAATCAAGCTTTGTGAAGATCTCCGCCGGATCAAAAAGAAAATTCCGATTGATCCAAGAAGAATGTCACCGACTCCAAAGCAGCTCAAACGAGCTATGGAAGACATTCGTGAAAAGCTAAGGGAATCTCAAGGCATTAAGTTTGATCTTGATGACGGGGGTTCTAAGTTCTTTGATGTGGGGTATGTGGCGGGTGGTCGTGAACACCATGTCGTCCCCATCATGGAAATCTTTTCTGTTGAACCTACACGAGCTGATAGTCGTTTATTAATGACTGTTTGGTTTGATGTAGAATGTCATGCTCATGTCACTACGTTAGATGGACGATATAAGACAGTATTCCGTTACGCGACTCCTGAAGAGTTGTCTAATTGGATTGCTGAATATCTTGTTGAGTTTTATTCCTAGTTATATTAATTTCTGACTCCTATTCTTATCTATTGTTTAGGGGTAGGGGTCTATCCGATTAGGATGAATTAATATAATTACTGAACGAAGTGAAGTATCCTTATTCCATCTGTTAATACCGAAGGTAAACATGAATCCTTACATAGCAAGTATTCCAATGATACTTCTTATTGTTTTAATCGTTTCCCATACTACTTGGAAAATGATTAAACGCAGAAGAGAAATTGATAAACTCTCTAAAGAAACCATTCAGGGTATTCGACTGAGTCTAGTAAGCTATCTCAATAAAGAATTTGCCAGCACAGGTGAAATCAATGAGGTAAAACTTTATACCAAATGCAGAGATATTCAAGACATGTATACAGGGATTGTAATCACCACTCTGATGCCTAAAGAGTTTCTCACTATCGATATTGTATATGGCAAACACAAAAGCACCATAACGTGTCACCGCAGAGTTCCCAAATGGCACAGGGAAAACAATACCAAATATGAGGTGGTCTAATGGACAACTATGTCGTGGTGTCTTTAGGTACAGTATGTCTTGTTCTACTGTGCATCGTTTCTTTCTTGTTGAAGAGAGAACACAAATCTTCGGAAGCAGTTAAGCGTGTAGTCAGCGATGTGAAATATAACCTAGATCGGGAAATGAAGAAATATCTTGACAATGGTGAAAAGATAACATCGCTGTATTTAATCAGCGCTGCTTTCAGTTGCTCTCGCCATCTTCCTTCATCAGTCCATATTGATTATGGTATCGATAACGATGAATGGTTCTTTGTTATCCTGCTGGGTAACGAATGTGAAATGGTCTCTGGCCCAATTATGATTGATAAGGCAAAAGAAAATGATTGATAACAACACGCTGTACGGGATTGTCGGAACTCTGCTGTTCACCAATTTCGTGATTCCATTCCTGAAGGCACTGTTTGGACCATCTCCAGCTCCAAAGATCCAGCTGAGTAGTTTGACAACATTACCTCGAATGAATGCGGCAGATTTGGCTTATGTCATTGGTCAGATCATCCATGAAAATGATGGTAAATATTGGCTGGTTGATTATTCGACCGATGAAGCCAATGTTGTTACTATTACTTTTGGATATAAACAACAGGGCGAGGACTATAAATTTGAAGTCATGTGTCGTATTGATAACACGATGGCTCCAAAGTACCCGCTCAACAAACGTCGTAAAAAGTAACAATACTCTGTTTAATTCAATAGTTCCGTAAGGGACTATCTTAAACCACCATAAATCTATAATTGGGAAAAATGTAAATGTTCACTGCTACTCACGCAACCGCTCTGGTAATCCGTTTAATCCTGACCTACATTGCCGCTAACGTTAAAATCGTTAACGAGCTGCTGTCGCAGGTTGAAGTTGGTCAAAGCCTGACTCTGTTCCAACGTGGTAAACTGATTATCACTATGAGCCGTGCCGGTGGGAAAGGAGTCCTTCAGTTTGAATTCGGGGATCGTGAGTTCCATGAGATCAAACTGAACTCGGCAAAAACGCCTATCAGTAAACGTGTTCTGAATGATCTTGAAGTTTGGTATCATCGTGAATTCCGTCCTTTAGAAATTGAAGCGCGGGAATGTGCTGAAATTGCTTTGGGTCAGATTCATTTAGAACGTGAACTGAGAAAGTTCACCTTTATGGATAAACTGCTGGGTCGTGGTCGTACCGTAGATCTGAATACCGGATTTGCTATGTTTGACAGATTGATCGAAAACAAAGCAACCATCCAGCCAAATCTGTTTGGTAAGACTAAAGTTCTGATCCAATCCGAAGTGAGCTTAGGCAATCATGCAGCACCTCTGCGCCGTATTCTTCCGGTACAGTTCGGTGCTAGTCAGGAGTTCACTGTTTCTAATGGTGATCCTGTTGATGCGTACGCTCGCAGTGTGATTAAGTCCGTTCTTGATTTGCTGAAATAAAACTGAATGGGTGGCCTTAGGGTCATCCACTCTTTGTTTGTTTTATAATTTTAAGTTATTTTTAAGGTAGTTATTATTATATGCAGTTCTCTTAACTTTTATCTTTCTCTTACTTCCTTTTTATAGGGTAGTAAGGGGGGATAAAAGGGGGGATTGTCCTTTCCGGGCGGGAGGCCAATCCAGCTATATCTAATAGGGGTTTTGTTATATTAGATATAATAGAGTAAAGAACAAAGGTTACCTGGAAATTAAAAATTCCCAAAAATTCAATTAAACTCTGATTATCCTACGGGGTAATCGGGGGTAAAGGAGATATGTATGAAACTTGAGTATTTCGGTATTACCACTAAAGAGAACACCACTTGCTATGATACCGTAGCAGCTCATATCGCTAAAACATTTTATCACGTTAAGTTGAATGGAGACAAAGCTATTGCTAATGACTTCATTGCTGAGATGCGTGTACAATGGCATGCTGATGGTATTGAAGGTGACATTCGTGTAATGTCTCACGATGTTGCTTCACTGATGGAATGGTTGAAAGATAACCATCCAGAAGTTCATGTACTGGTTCCTCCATTCCGTATCGATGTATTCCAAGAACTGGCTAATCAGATGAAGTCTTCTTCTCATCTGACTTATCAAGCTGTAGCGCCGGATCAGGAAATGGAATATGAATTTGGCGTTGAGCCAGATACTGATGATTTTGTACCAGAGCGTGCATCGGTAGAAGAATCTCTGGAAGCTATTAAAGCCAATGGCTTCTATACTGGCTTGCAGTGCTATCCAAATACCCCGGTTGGATTCTGGTCCTTTTATGGATTAGATTTCGAATCTCTGTTTAACCAAATTCTTGAAGAGGAAGAGTAATGGTATATCGCCGTTTGTTCTTGGTGTTCATGGCGTTGTGTCTTTGGTATTCTGTTTATGCTTTAGTTAGTGTTAACAAGTACATGACTTCTGTGGACACACCTGTTGAAGTAAAACAGCTTTATTCCGGTACTAGTACAGGTAAGTACAGTAAAATGGAGTTCATTGCCATCTACCAGACCCGAGATGGAACTATCTTCGATCGCAGAATCTCAGCATCCACTTTCTACCAGTTAAAACCTGGAGATAAGATCATGTTGAGTATCCGGCCATTTGACATACGACAAAATTGGGTTGACAATGCAATCTGGTTTTTTGGTGTTATTACTTATTCCGTAATTGCATCTGGGGTTGGTGGTATATTTGTGGTATTAGCATTCTGGCGTAGCAAGAGGAGGAAGAAATGAAGAAACGCAAAGTAGTTTCCCCGAAAGAAAAGAAACGTCGGGAAGAACAGTCTCTTGGGAATAGTCCCCTTTACTTAGATGGTGAAGGTGGAACATTCCGTATGCACAAGAATTCCAAAAACTCATATCGTATCTATTAAGGGTTAGCTATGAAAATGGTTGAACTGTTAGTTGGGTACGACATGGAGAAACTTTATTCTGGAGAAGTTAGCCCAGTTAGTACCGACATGATTACTGATATTCATATCAAAAGCGATGATGAATTAACACCCAGTGAACGTCGTCAATTTGAAACAGAGTTATCAGATCTGATTCATAAGCATTTTGTTACAAACAAACGTCGCCTTGAACAGGAACTTTTGAAACGTCAGTATAATGTAAAAGAGCTGCGTATTTTCTACACTGATTACATGGAGTATCGCGAAGATGATTTTTATCATTGCCTTGCTCGCGGATCAGAAAACTTCCTTGCTAAACTGAAGAGTGGCGAAGTAGAAAAACTTTCTCGTAGTTTTATATTAGCCACCGGTATTTTATCAGAACACACATTGGATCAATTTGACCGTTTTGCAAAATCAGTCCAATCCAAAATTTCTGTTCAAGAAGAATCCGTTAGCACGGAAGCGATCAGAACGTGTCTGAACAATATGGTTGGATTGACCGAACCAGAATGTTTGGTTCTCTTTGGACGTTTTGGCACCATTGGAATGAGCGGGGCGTTTGTTCACCATTATAACAGACTTGTTCCATTAGCAGAAATTGAATATGCATTCAGGGATTTAAATTTCCCTCAGGATGTATTAATAGCTGCCATGATTAAATATACCAAAGATCATCCTATCAAGGAGTAACAATGAAAGTTGGTAAATATCTATTAGAGAAACATGGGTTTGATAAAGATAGCACTAAAGCCCGTTTTCTTGAAGACTTCGGTTACTCAGAGAAGATCCTTGAATCAATCCTGGATGACCGTTATCCGTGTGCAGAAGAAGCTTTCCAAATCCTGACCAAAAACAAATAACATAAATCTACTCCGACTACCATAAGGTAGTTCGGAGTTCCATCTAGAGAGAGAATTAAAATGAATAAACTTTTTGAAAAACAAATTGAAGATATTCGCAAAGGCGTTAAAAACGGGATTGAAAAAGGTTTGGATGTTGTATCTAACACTCCTTTAGGTCTTCGCGTTATTTATAGTGCAGACCACTTGAATGTCTATACCACTATGTCGGAACTTCTCATCAAGTTTACCGCCAATGATTTTAAGTTCTGTTGTCGTATTCCGTTATGGGTCAACGGCCAATATGATCTAACCAGCGATGGTGATCTGTTAACATCATTCAACCACATTCGTTCAATCAAAATTGACGAATGGGTATTTGCAACCATAACCGATTGCATTGAATATCAACAATGGTTGGGACCGCAACAAGCTTATGAACCCGTCGCCGAGAGTAAAGGCGAACCGGTTATTAAATTCGGCATTATAATCCATCATACTAAAAACCGATACACCCGTGTTTCCGGTGAAGAAGTTTGGAAGTATGTTGATATGCCAACACCTTCTACCATGAAGTTGGTAGATCCTGATTCTAATGAAGATATTCAAGGCGGTCGTCTTGAAGTTATTTGCGACGGTGAACTCGATCTGCCTGCCATCTGTGAAGCTTTCCGTCACCAATATCTGGAGAACAAGTAATGCGTACGCCAAAACAAATCCGTAAAGACTTGGCCAAAGTCCTGGTCCCAGTTTGTAACCATCTGAAGAAACACGGTACTGATAAGTACACTGACCAACTGGAATACGAAGTGGTTAGTAAGTACGATAACAAGCGTACCACATACCGTGCTAAGTTCGAACCACATGGTGACAGGATGATTGAAGTAACTGTTGAGTTCTTCTTCTCTTTAACGCTGAAGTTCCTGGTTCCAATCGATCAAATCCAACACATGGTTGCTGAGTTACAAGCTCAACGTTTCGCAGAAGAAAACAACCACATCGTTGAAGGCGTCCACAAATTCCAAAAGGATATCCACTAATGAGTAAGATTACTCCAACCGAGATTGCAGAAATTATTGCTAAAGCAACTCTGGAAGCTGTAACAAAATCCCGAGATGACATATTGGCCGGTAAGAAAACAACACTGTTTGCTACCGCTGAAATTGGTTACGGTATTCGTTATAATCTCCACAGCAACATAGTTAAAGGTACTGAGTACCTTATCGCTAGTATCAGTCAAGATGGGAGTATTTTATTCAAAGTAGAATACAACACCAGATTTAGCACTCAAGCTAGTTCTTCTGTTGATGCGATGATCGATGTCATCTGTCATGTAATCGACCTGGAAGAAAGGAAAGTCTCACAATGACAACTCAAGCCCAGTACTATATCGATGCTCTGTTCTGTAAATGTATTCTCCATCGACTGACTAGATCTAAAATCCCTTTCTCTCGTTTTTGTTTTCTGATCAATAAAGAAGTGGAAGAAGTTAATGCTGTATTCCAGGGTCGTGCACCTATTGGGTCTATTGTGACCTTTTATGAGTTGGATCGTATCTTTGGTACCACCGATGGTTATCATAAAGCGGTCTACGATAATTGCGCCGCGACCCTGATGTTAGAAACATCATGCTATCCTGAATCTGAAAAGGTCCCACCTGCTACAGTGACCATTACGGTCGATCTATTAAAACGTTTATCCAATGCTGCTTTGGATTACCATTACCAGAACCCAGCCGGTAAAGAAGGTTGGAGTATTCTTACCGAGCTTGGTGTAAAAGAGGATGATGAATAATGCGCTTCTCTCAATTCATTTATGAAAACGAAGATAGTGAACTACAATCAGTAGTTCACGACTGTTTCGTGGATTCCGGTTTAGAAGAACCTGGGATCATCGGTATCCTTTACCCTAAGTGGTTGGATGCTGCTGAAGAGCAAGAGTTCTATGAATGGCTGATCAATGAGTTCTCTCCATCTGGACCTCATGCCATCATCGTTCCTGCTCCTGAAGTTGATTGGTTCAACATGAACAATCCAAAGGACGTGGTATCCTTGGCTGGTCGTGTAGAGCGTGATCGTAATGACGGTGTTCGTTATAACCGTTTGTATATCGCGCTGTACCGCGCTGACAACACACCTCCTGAAGCTGTTCGTGTTCAACACGACTGGTTCTTCACTATCAGTGAGAATACCAACAACCATGGTCGCCGTGGTGCCGTCCACCAAATGCTGGAGAAGAAATAATGAAATGGATTAGCTGGTACCAACCAACCGAAGATGTTCGTCCGCTTCAATACCCACCTACCGAAGGTATTTTAGCTTGGTGGGAAACAGGCACAAGCGACAAAGGAGCAGTCCTGACTGTTTTAGTCGATGCTGAAACAGAAGAGTCCGCAAAGGAACATGTTCAGCTCAATTGGCCAGAAGCTAATGAATGGCGTTTCTGTGATGATAAGGTCGATAAGACTTTCTCAAATCGATTCCCTGTTAGTGACTGGATGATCGAACGTGGTTGTTCAAATACTTGAGAGGATAAAATGACTTTCGTTGAACAGTATTCACTGGTAATGCGTCGGTTCTTTAAAGAGAATAAAGATAATGTGGAACGTCTCAAAGAGATGTTGTGTTATATCCGTCATCCGGATCCAAACTCTATACTAGGTGATATGGAAAGCGCAGCTATCAAAGTTGGCGATGCTACCTTCCGTGTTACCAAAATTCAGGGTGAGTGGTGTATTCAAATCAAAGATGCGTCGTATAAGAATATCGGGAGTCTGGAATACAAAGATGAGTTCCTGATTTACTGCGATGATATTTCCAAACGCACGGTTGCAATTGAGGTTATCAATGAAACCGTTCAAGAACTCAACCTTTTCCAAATTTTATTGGACAACTACTAATGAATCGTGAATTACTGAAAAGCACTGCCATGTTCGTTCTGGACCTGGCAATGGAGTTGGAATACCAACGCCGTCACCCCCGTGAAAAATGTATCGAATACGGCCCGCTTGATTTCACTTTCGATGATGAAGGTGAATGTGTAGTCCGTCATCATGATGGTCGACTGGGTGAAATCTCTATTGATCCTGATGAAATCACCGTTAACGTTTCTTATCGTAATAAGGGCGTGACCATCCGTACCCAATCCGATAAACGTTTGGCACCCCGTGACATTATGGATATTGTCGGTGACTTTTTGGACTACGATCATCACGAAGATGAACCTGTCACAGAAGTTAAATCCATCATTGCTCCGCGATCTTCATCGGACAATCCCCCGATTCTTAAATGGTTGCTGATTCCTTATATTGAATATTTGTACAAAACTCGTGATGAATCATTATCGGGATTAGATTACGAAATGTGGTATACCCAAGAACTTGGATTGGGTAAACAACTGTTCGATGCTATTCAATCCACCTCTCTCGAAGATATCTCAGAAATGACCTTTGTTAACACAATGGGGGAATTGGGATATCTACCACAAGAAAACTTTGACGATAACGTTCGCACATTGGTAAAACTGTTAATTGAAACGGATACGTTTCCTCTCAACTTAACCCCACTTTGTATAAAGTGGATGCCAAAACAATAACCTTAATTTAATAAGAGTGATAAAATGACTGCATCCAAAATTATTGTAACCAACTCCCAACTTCGTGATATGGCTGAAAAGATTTCTGAGGTTGTTGCTCAAGAAGTAACAGGCATTGAACGCTCACTTCGGTTGATGGCTGTTCCATTCTGTCCAATCGTTACCTTTTACGAAAACCCTGTCGATGGTTCCACCCGTGCAGAAGTTTGGGTTAACAAGGTCAAGATTGCTGAGCAGGTTTATCATTCTCAATCTGCTGAAGCCTGGGACCTTTTGGATAAGCGATTGGAAAGTAACACCCACCGGGGATTGGTGAAGTATTTCTACACCAAACTGCTGGACTGTGTGAATCTGAAGCTTACCATAACAGAACTCCTGAACAAAGGTAATGGTTCGGTCGTACTTCCAAACGGCCAAACCCTGACATCAGAAGTTCGTCACGGAGCTTATTCTCGATCTGTTGGACTACGTCAGAAGGATACTTATCCTATCTTCTCTATACAAGTTGACCAAACAGAACAAGATATTCAACATGTTTTAACCAACGTTTGTTACCAATGGACAGATCCAGGTATGTTGGCTCCAGGCGACCATTACATCGAAATTCCTTCGGAGGCTTTTGATGCGTAAGGAAGAGATAATCTGGGAAGACCTGGTTAACTCTGCTCCATCTAGTTGGTGGGGTACAATAATGAAATGGACTTTTGCTCTGTTGAAACTTCTCCACATCCGAGTCTTTCAACTGGATGGGTCCAAACGTAAACGTCGATTCCTTCATTTAGATTTGTACCAATTACGTTATGTTTCCACATGGAAACGCGGCTGGGTAGATCTTCGCTACATGGATGAATCAGGTCGATTAATGGTGACCCGTTTTAAGGTTTCTGAGTGGTGGGGTAACATCTATCTTCAAGAAACATCTAAGCCGGTTAAACCAGCTAAATCAACCAAAGGTCCTGCTACTTTTAAAATAGCCGACCATGGCGGTTCCGTGTTATTTTGGTTAGGTACTGTTAGACGTAAAGTTTGGGCAGTGGGTTATAACCAGACCATGTAATACAACCTACCTACCCCGTGAGGAGTAGGTAGGTTTATTTGATTCGTATTATTTTTGAAACAGATATTATCGTGGTGTAGAAGATAAACTAATTTAATTCAACCGAAGAGAGAATCATTATGAAAATCAAACTTGATCATTACATCGCTAAGATAATTGCAGAACAGGCGAAGAAAACAGTTTTGGAATGTATTGACAAAAACCTGATGTCAGCCGAGTTCGAAGTTAACGACATCAAAGGTACGGTGAATGTCGCTAAGATGGATCATCTATCTCTAACCCCTGGCAGTAGCAATACATACCAATATTCCGTGCGGTTGTTCAACAACATCCAGTTGGTGACTGGCGCTCCTGTTGTTAAGCATACCGGTTGTGGGATAAATATTCAGCGTGCAGTTATGTCAGCTATTGGTGTACTGGTCATGCAAGAGACCAGTCCGGCAGTTGTATCGCAACGGTTGGCCGAAGTGATTCGCCAAACCATAGCAACTCCTAATTTGGAGCATGAGTTTGTCTTGTTTGAAGAATTGAGAATCAAACTCCAATACCGTGAATGCGAAAATGAGTTCTCGTATTTCATTGATGTTGAAACGGATGAACGAACCATTGCCAAGTATTATAACTACGGTAAAACTCAGAACTCCGTTAACCCTTATTTTACAGGGGTTATGAATCCCCTGGTTAGTATCGCGTCTGGATTCCAACCTTCTAAGGAAAGAAAATTTTACATTACCGAATTCACTACTTTCCAAAATTTATCGATGTTGGGCGGTGGGTGCCCTACAGCTATGATTAACCCAGGCCAGCCTCTCCCTCATCAATATAACCCTAGTATATATGGTTACGCTGGGATTAATAACCCAATGACGCCTAACAATTTTGATCTTTTTAACAATCGTAATGGCAACGATCCATTCTCTCATTTTTAAGGAAAGTAACAGTGTTAATTAATAACGAAACGGTATCTGTTCTGTCTGACACTCTGAAAGAACGTCTTAAAGAGATGTTAGAAAAAGAAGAGATGCAAGTGTATCATGCTACTACCAAACATGATATCCCATTCCGCATCACAATCCATTCCAACCCTGCTGCCAAGATCAATAAGGTTGAAGTGGATATTTGCGCTCAAACCAGACTGACTGGAAATATCCCGTTTAATAGCTCTAAGGCTAAGACAACGCGTTCTATCCAGCTGGCCTTACTGTTCAGTCAAATTCCAAAAGTGGCAGAAAACCTTGTGTTTGATATTGTCGCTCAATCTATCCGTGAAGGCGATGTCTTGGCCGATGTATTAAACGGTTTGACTAATGAAGTTAAAGTGGTCACTCCGCTGGGTATCGATGTCTATTGTCATACTGACACTGATCATCGGGTATTTCAAATCACCAAAGCAGGTAAGCAGGTTTATGCGTTTGAAGAAGCGCTTAACCTGGTAGATGGTGGGGACATTGAAATGATGCGCCCTACCAAAGACCTGATTGAAATGACTTCAACTATCCTCCGTAAGGCTTTTACGGAAGGTGACTTTACTCCATTTGAAACTGAGGTACTGCTGTAATGATCGTGACTAAAGAGAGCTTAAGAACTATCGCTGAGTTAGCCACGCAACATATCGCTGATAATGCAATTGTCACCGGTAAGTTTGTCGAAGATCTAAATGGTGACATTGTACTGACCTTTGACAATAAGGTCGACATTCCTCGAGATTTTGCTTCTTGTAAGATCACCCATCATGGATTGGATTTAGGGACTATTCAAATCCCTGATTTAAATCTCTTCTATAAACAAGCCAATGGTGGTATTGCTCCTCAGCTTTGGCAGAACAAAACTGCGTCCTATATTTATCGTCAATTGTTGAAATACCTGGTCAAGTTGTTCATGCACAACGACCCGGCTATGATTGATGTTAAAACCCGTATTGAACAAAGCGACGATGTTGTTCAATGGTCCGTTTCCAATCTCCAGTTCTTTGGCCATTATTCCAAACAAGGCGCTGGATTGAAAGTGAAAGACGGCCAGACCATCCTGTATGAAAACATCAAATCTAACAAGATTGGTGTTACCACAGAACTGGGTTACCAAGCGTTAAACATTAACAACGTTATTGGTGATGCTTCCCGCGTGTTGATGACTGCCGTTGGTCTTGGTATGACTCAGTTCCCAGTAGAGGTCTAATATGGCCGTCCCTAAGAAGCATGCTCCACGAGTTGCAAAGTTTGTGGAGATTGTGATAGGGATGGTTGTTGAAGAGAAGCTGTCAAGAGCATTCCATAGAGCGGGTGATCTTGATGGCAACTACCGACTTTCCCTATTTAGTACTGGACTTCTACCTTGGTACAATGATGACCGAATAGAATTTCAGGCAGCAGTGAATGATAAGAAGACTGAGTGCTTCTTTATATCTGGAAAGGATCTTGCCGATAAAAAGGTTGATCCTGCTTTAGTAAAAACCGTCGCAGATGCGATAATGAAACTCCGCATAAAGGAAATAAAATGAAACAGATCGCTGTTAGTGAAATCAAAGATCTTCGTCCCGTCATCCGTGGGTTGGTTTCTGCAACCCTGAATGATATCACCTCTCAGGCTGATTATAAGTCGATCACCCCGTTCAAACAGACCCTGTCTATTGAAGGTCACTTGGTAACGGCATCCTATACACCAATCTTCTCTGGTGATCTGGATGGTGATGTTCCTGAACATACCTGCGGTCGCTCTAAGCGTGTCGGGCTGCTGGATCTGAGCTGTGCTACTGAGGTCCCTTACCAGATCAATTTCCAGGAAGATGATTTTGGTAAGCCAGTACCTGAAGAGATCATCGACTCTCTCACTGATGGATACATCAATTACCTGACTCTCGCAGCATGCGATAGCTATCTGATTAGTTCAGGTATTTCTCAGGACATTAACGACGCGGTCTCTAACGGCGACTTCGGTGTGCTGGAAGCGCAAGCAGGTGGATTGATCGAAGTGAGCTATAGCGAAAACTCGCATCACATCGAATACAAATCACCAACTGGTGAAATGCGTTTCAAAATGGAATATGACGACGGTGTCATGTTACATAACCTGGATCCACAATTCCATGTTCAAGCGGTTGCTGGTAATTATGCCCGCTGCTTGCTGGATGCAATGGCCAATGGTTTCATCATGGCAGACCTGACAGTCAACCTGGGCGATAAAAGCCTGTTCCAGCCAAAATAAGTAAAACACTTTAACTTTAACTTTTATATAGAGATTGGACGATGATTAATAACGATACAGTAATGAAATGTGTTAATGATGCAGCAGCAGTATTTCACAAGCGTCAGGCTGGGTTAAGTGCTGTTGAGAAGCAGTATGCCGACAACGGTACTTTAGTGACCTGTACTCTTACAGGCTACCATTCTTCTCGTAAGAATCAGGTCATTGAAGTTAAACTCAATGACGCCGTTATTGACCGTGTGATCATCGCCAATCTCCGTATGAAGCACAAGTGTAACTTCCGTCACATCTATGATGTCCGTACTCGTACTTCAGGGATGTAATATGTCTAACTCGCCTAACAGAGCTCGTGCTCACCGTCACTCCGAAAAACTATTAAAGGGGTAGCAATTCTGTTACCCCCATATCTTCGGAGAATCCTTATGAACCGTACTCGTGCATATCGTCGTCATAAACTGCAAGTGAAGAAAGCAAAAGTATCTCGCTATTGGAATGCCAATACGTGGGAATATGGCGGGTACCAAAGGCAGCACGATAAGGCGATTATTGGCCGTGTGGCGAATACTCCAAAAGCCTGTGCATGCTGGATGTGCGCTAATGCCCGCCAAGTTTTCGGTGTACCATTTGCAGATGTAAGACGTAAGCAACTTTACGCTGACCAGGAGTAGTAAAATGCAGCGATTCGAATTTGAAGTCATTGGGTCTGTACTAACTGTGTTCGATCTGACTAATAACGGATCGCTGCGCATTCATTGCAAGCCATTGAAGAAACCCGAGATCTCTCCGGTCTTCGCCTTGTGGAATGATTTAGAAGTTGATTTAAACAACAACGATCTTTATCTGTCACTTCACGGAATAAATACCGTTGTTCATTCTAAGCAGTTCAATCTCAAGGGAGAAGTAGAGCTTCGCTCCTCTCACCTTGTGGATCCTATTATCTTTAATAGTAGTGTCAACATGTCCTCGATAAGAGCGCGCACTACTATCATGAACTCGAAGCTCAAACATTTAGGTATTACCCACTTCGGTAACGTTACCTTTAATGAATGCGACTTTGGACATATCCGCACGGGTATCCCTAAGAACCAACGTGCTAACCTTGTATACTTCCAAAATAGATTAGTGGGGAATTAACATGTCACGTTTCAAGACCCAGTTAGATACAGTTTTGCGTAACCTTATCGTAATCGATACAGAAACCGAAAACAAACTCATCATTACTCAGAAACAATCAACCTCCCATTGGGGTTCGTTGGAACTGCTTGATGAAGAAGACCGCCTGGTTACTTTTGCTAACGATATTCAGAATGACCTGGATACTGGCGTACTGGCATTAGAACTGTTCGGTGATTCTACTATCACCTTCGATGACAATAACTACCCTAACCTGTCCGGCGGGGTTTATCTGCGTAATTGTCATCTACACAACCCAGGTCTGACTAACGTCCGTTTACAAGATGTGATTGTCACTAATACAATCAGCCTGACCCTTAGCTACTCAACCATCGATGAATTCAAATGGGAACATACGGAGAAACTCCATATCTCCCACTGCTTCATTAATGACAAGTATCGCGATATCAAAGATCGTGCTTCTAAAACCGCTAACGAGTGGTTCATGAATAATCGTGTTGATGGGGAAATGTGGTAATGTCAAAAGGCTGGTCCGATGGTGAGTGGACGTACATACCGGTTACTTTCACTCGTCCCATTATTGATACCGGTAAGACAGAACCACTTTGTTATATTTTAGAAAAGCTACCCAATCATAGGGTAGCTAACCCAAACACATTACGAATGCATTTCCTTAACTGGATCGCTAACAACAATTTACAAGTTGGATTCGGTTACGAGTTTCTTCCTGATTTCCCGCGCTTATGTTTACCAATGGTAACTTATTTGCATAGCTTAAATTTAATTGCCGGATTCGATATTAACGATTACGGCTTTGTTACTTACGATAAGGATCTGTTAGAATGAAAGTTACTCTTTTGCTTGAGACTATTATCACTTCTGGTTTGTCCATGATTGCCCAACATCATGGTGGGACTATCGATACTCAAGCCAAATTGCGCAATATCCTGACCAATGCAGCGATGACAGAAACCGGCCATATTCAAGGGCGTACTCATGAAGAAATCCAAGATCTGATTGCTCATGCTGTCGAATCGCGTGACCTGTCTTTGCTGATTGATATCACTAAAGAAATCGGAGTACATCGCCCTGGTGATTTACTGGGTTATTCTCGCGATGTTAAACGAATCCTTGAAGAGAGTGGATATACCACAGAACCTCTGTACTTGGCTCGCGATAATGAAATGATCAACCCAGGTCATGTTTCACAACACCTGGCAACAGGTCAAGTTCTTTATCGTCTCCGTCAGGTTTATGTTTCTATCTCAAATACCGCCCTTTGTGCAGAGGACCGTTTAAAGGCAGTTAACATCTTTATTTCAATGTTAATTTGTAATCCGCATTTACAACGCCGCGTAATTGACATGTGTTTAACCCCTGCGGTTATGGCAAATCACTTTGATCCATTGATGCCAGAAGCACGATTGGTTCGTTTGAAACACGTGCTGACTCAAATGGCGTCTGACACCATGTATAACCTGGAGCAAGAAGATAAGCCTCCGGTAGTCCCTCCTCTGAATCTGGTAGATGATGAGCCAGAAGAAAACTATGTCCCTAAACCAGTTCCTTGGTTACACTTCAGCGGTACTGATCACTTGGTAGCAATGAAACAAGAACATGGATCTCTGCAAGAGCAACTGTCAGTATTCCATGGTTTACTTACTACCAAGGAAGGTACCCCAGAAGCACGTTTCCGTAATGCGGTCGCTTACGTCCATCGTTCTGAGTATCAACCTGCTTTATGTAAACTGTTGTTTGATAAAAACGGCATAGACTATCTGGAAACACTACACGATAATCGTTACCGCGCAGAGTTGGTTGGCGATGCTATTCGTAAAGAAGTTTCCAAGAAGCCAGAGACCAAATCTATCTACTCTCACCCTGGTCGTGCCAAGGCTGTTCAGATTGATCCAGGTACTGGTAAAACTAAGTCACCAATGGCTCAGGCTTTAGCTATAGCCGAAGAACAACAACGGTCGGTAGTTAAAAATGACATAGGGTCGCAGCTTAATGAGTTAATCCGGATCTTTGGTCCTCAAGCCCGCATCATTCCTTTTGGTGGTGCTAATCTACCTAAAGACCCATTGGCTGCAGTTAAAGCGATTATGGCTCAGTTGGATTTCGGTAACACTAGCGATACTGTTCATACTTCTGAAACAACTGAACGCATTAAAACAGCCCTACCAGGACTGTTCAATGAAGACGGAACTCTGAACATGGTGGCTATTTGTACTCGTGCCAAAGATGAACCAAAAGCTCCTGAACCTAAGCCTATTGAAATCTCTGGTGGCGATCAGCAACTGCGTGATGATATCATTGCGATGTTCCAGGCACGTGGTGTCAAATACAAAGTTGTTGACGATGTTCCAAATATCGGGATCCACGAAGTTCATACTTACCAGATCCAGGTTGGTGGTGCAATCGTAGCTTTACAGCACACTCCGTTTGATAAGAGCTGTAAATTGACCGCTCATCCTGTTGAAGGTAAAGCTTCGATGAAACCTTTAAACTGGCAAGCGCCAACGGAACATGTCCCAGAAATTTGGGATGAAATCCGTAATGCGTTAAACTACCAGGATGCTTATTGGCGTATTAACCATTTCTTGGATGAAGCTGGTTACGATACTTACTAACTAGTACCCTACCTACTCCTTGCGGGGTAGGTAGGTTCTATTATTAATTTTATTTTTAGTTGGGGTATATATTTTTAGACAAATATTATCTAGATGTATAACGTAGAGGAATTCATCAATGAACGATAAACCTAGAGATATTGCTAAGTCTCTATTATTCAACGCACTCAGTGATGTGCTAAAAGACATCCATTACCATGGGGATGATTTAACAATGCCCCAGGATAAAAGTTATGAACACTATCGTGACATGGGGTTCCTTGTAAAGAAAGCAGATAAGGATGGAGAAGATCAGTCAGATTACGATCTTTACTTTATTGGGTTAAGAGTTGGAAAACCTCAATCCATGCCCTACGATGCTTTTGAACTTGTACGTCGCGGGGGTGAACTCCATATGCGAGCCAATGGTAAAATTGGACATCTCATTACCTTTACAGGAAAAGGTGCGGAGATGGTAACTAACGACTTCTTAATGAATATCATTGAACGTTCAATGATTGAAAACACTGAGATGCTCGCTGCCATCGACTCGCTAGATAAGGGGAAGAAAAGTGAGATTAGAAAAACTAGTAAGTGATATCCTTAATGATGCTGCTTATTTAAAAGAACAAAAACCTTATAAGAATGTTTACTTCATTAAGGTTTTGAATCCAGGCGATAAAACCAACCTATTTGTTAGCTTCCGTTGGAAGTCATCAGGTGGTGAAGTCTTTATTTGCCGTATGGATATAAACTTAGAAAAGACAGAGCGAAACGTTAAACTTGGTGTGCATCATTTAAAACCATACCAAAGGGAATCTTTCACTATCTTTTCTAAATCGTTAACCATTGGGCACCGTTCCATCGTTGATATCATCAATGGAACCGTGATTCCTACTTTCGTAGAAAAACTTAATAAATTAGAGGTAATGTTACATGGCAGCAACTAGCGCAGTGATCACATACGCAACAATGAAACTGGTTCAGATTATGAACGAGCGTAAAGGTAAACCAATCCCTAACTGGTGGAAGATTGAAGACGTTCAGGGTTTCGGTCTGCGGGTTACTGAGGGCGAACTGAATTTCATGATTACGGCTCAGGCATTCCCAGTAGAAGAACAGGGCCCAGGTAATTTCTTGGTTCGTCTGGTCTCTACCTTTATGTCTGCTCCTGTTGGTAGCGATGGTTTTGAATTCATGTCCATGCCGGTCGGTCAGTTACTGCAGCAAGATTTCCCCGTTTATGCCACTGGTGAACAAGAACTCCAGGATGGCATCATGCAACTCATTTCTGACGAAGCAGAGAACATCCTGTGTCAGATACTCCAATAAGCTCCTAGAAACGATTCTGGGGCGTTAAATTAAGTAATACTGAGGTCTGTATCATTTAGACAGACAAAAGGTCATAAGGCGATTCTGGAGCTTATGACTTCTGACATTCAACTTTTAATCCAAAAGGAAATAGAGTAAATGAAAGATTTTAACATTTATGCTTTCGGTGGTACTGGTACCAACATCCTGAACAAATACCTGGCTGAAGGTAAAGGCCGTAAGTTCATTGATCAGGTTATCGGTGTGGATACCTCTGAAGCCAACCCGGTAGAAGAAGGTCTGTTCCCGGTTGTGCGTCTGGAAGGTGCCGAAGGTTCTGGCGGTAACCGTAAAGCTCACCAGCCGAAGTTTGATGACTTCGCAAAACAGATCTTTGCTAAACATCCAGCCAATAAACTGAACATCCTGGTTTACTCCCTGGCAGGCGGTACCGGTTCTTCTATTGGACCGTATGCGTTACGTCAGCTACTCCAGAAAAAGATCCCTACCCTGGTAATCTGTGTCGGTGACATTTCTACTCTTAACGAGCAGAACAACACCGTTGATACCCTGGGTTCCATGTACAACCAGACCAAACTGGGCGTGCCGGTAATCTTCTCTTACCTGGAAAACGGTGACGAAGTCAGCCAGGGTGAAATCAACCGTCGCGCTTGTTCTATTATTGACAATGCGATCATGATGTTCAACCTGAAAAACGAACGCGTTGATTATGCCGACGTGAAGAACTTCTTCTTCTTTACTGACATCGTTAAAGCCGATCCAATCATGTCTCAGCTGACGTTCCTGGGTGATGCAGATTGCCCTAACTACAAACGTAAGCCAGTGGCTGCTATCAGTCTGTACAACGATATCGATGATATTCGCGTGCCGTTTGAAAACATGCTGTACCGTAAATCTGGTATCTACGGTGAAGAATACCTGGGCGGTTCTGATACCGTTCACGCCGTTCTTGACCATGGTTCCACACTGCAAAGCTTGAAAGAGTTTATTGCAGAACGTGATTCCAAAACCAACGAGCTGTCCGGTCAGTTTAAGAACACCGAAGCTAGCTTGTTTGCTGGCGGTGACGACGACGGCATGATGTAAGTGTAACGAGGAGCTGCGGGAATTCCCGCAGCTTTATGGCGGCTATGAAGATTTTATTTAACCTGGCAGGATATCGTGGTCAATTAGCTGAACTGAATAAGAATGACGTCGGGGCAGCAAATGACATTATACATCGAGTGTGCTCTGATATTGGATTCCCCGTCCAAAACAAGACATTCGATCCTAACCAATCTCTTGTGCATGGCATGGTGTTTGAAAACATCAGAGACTATGTAGAAGAAAAGCTTTTCTGTGTACCAACCACAGATGTAGCACATCTTGCAGATTTGGGCAATCTTCAATTTCAACTAACTTTACACAATCGGAAATAGCAATGTACAACATTGATAGACGTGGACTAGAGTCAGCCATTACTATCGGTCTAATTCCCTCATTTAAGAAGGAAGATGATTCAGGCGATCAAGTAACCTATTATTTCAATCTGTGTTTAGATATGATCATAGGAGCTTTGAATAGTACAACCCGTAATTTGGATGATGCTATCGAAGAACAACTTGACCGTTTCCCGGAAGATATCAAACTCCCGTTCTTGACAGAAATTATCTACAATGAGCTGGTCGATATCAAACGTCAATTTATTTCAGCCGGTTTCGATAACCGATTGAAGTATAAACTCGTTTCCCGTGAAGTGGGTCGTTATAAGTTCTACGGTATTGCAATGGACTTGGATGAAACATTCCTAACCATGTGTGCCAATGAACTTGAAAATCCGGTAGAAGACAGCGGGGCTAACATTGTGGCAGCGGAGCCGACAATTGAACAACTTAACGAAATCCTCAACTGGTAGTTTTGTTTCTTTCAGAGGGTTCGACAGCGAAATCGAGAAATACCTCGAAGGCAAAATCGCGTTATCCCATAAGTTGATTAATCAGCCTGATATTCCGTTGATTGTGGATTCACTGAGAGAATACCTGATTCGTAATGCTGGTTGTTTCAGTATCTCAGGTTTCTATCGACCGAATGATTTAACCATCTGGTATGACCGTCAGGCCATTCTGGAAGAGTTTGATGACTTGCTGTTATTATTCAAGGATTGGATTGAAACTCTCGGTGTTGATCGTACCCAACAGTACACGCTAATTCGATATCGTGACAACTTGAACTTCATCATGGTTGATGTAGTAGTTGAACACGAACCTGGTTTAGTTAGTGTTTTGGATGATGACCATCCTGTTATCAAGCACGCAATGGAAGAAGCGGAACATTTCGTCTATGAATTTATTAGCCGACTTGAAGACCGTTTTGATGCGATTGATGACGCAGAAGCATTTGTTAAAGACTTGATAGGCGACCGGTTGAAAGAAACCGTAAAACGTCATATCAAAATAGACTAAGGTATCCCATGGCGAAGATGTATTCGGTGAATGTCTTCCCATTATCCAAAATCATTAAGCGTTACAGTTTAGATCAAGATACCTTCTTCGACATCATCTTTGACTTCCTCTCGCACCAGCGGGAGGAGGTCTTGAACCTTCGCTTGTTTCAGCGTTATGGTTTTGCCGGTGAAAGTATAAAAGAGGAGATAAGACCTATCTTATACACTTTACTTGATGAACTAAAACGATCGGATAATGTGGAAGGGTATTTTATTACTAAAAACCAGTTTTATGTGAAAGACGGAGATTCTTATTATGACCACCACACCGACGACAGGCGATCAACCGAAACAAGTTTACGCACATACTTTCATGTATCCAGGCGTCCCACTGACATCATTAATGAGTACGGTTGGGATGTTACTGAGTGCTAACTATGTGGAACACTCTATCCCTATCGATCCAAACTTTGATCCACAGTCCCTTACCTCTGGTAACGTTCAAGCAGATCAAAGATTCATGCACGAGTACATGGCATTTCACCAAACCCTTGGTACATTATCTCGTGAATACAAGCGGGTAACGTGTCAGTGTCAATCTAATGGCACAGCACTTTATCTTCATCTATACTGCTATTAGGTACACAAATGAGAATCCAAACCAAAGAGCTTGGTGAATTACCAGATACAACAGTATACGTGCATGTTAACACTTTCGATTATCCGAAACTGATTGCACGTATCATCAAACACGCTGACCTGCATGATACAGAAGTATCCTCTACAGTCATCACCAGAATCTTCAAAGATCTGGAACGTGTCTATAACCATAACAAACGTGATGAGTTAAGTGCCGAAGAAATCAAGGTCGCCGAAACTTTCATGAAAGAATTCGCTGGCCTGCGTTTTGCCGACTATGAAGACGAAGGAGCTTCTGAATTCTATACAGCATTAAGCGAAGCGATTGATTGGTCTCTTCAGAACTTCCAGGAATTTCTCACTGGTGAGATTCCTGAAGACGATGTGTCTGAAACCACTTTAGCGTTTTATCATGCTCTTTTGGAATTGATGGATATCGAATCCTTCAATAACAGTGGTGAGGATGACGAAGCTGCTGTGGAAGCCGCCATGATGACAATGGAACGTCTTCAAGAAATCCTGGATGATTATAAGAGTGGTGAGTTTGATGAAGTTCAACTGGCTATTCTGTCTGAGATGGAGAAGCTGCTGGCTGACCATGAAATCATTACTGGGATCATGGTTGAGGATAAACCAGGGAAAACCGTTAAGTACGGGGATTCTTTGGTGACATTCCCAATCATCTATATCAAGGCAACCGGCTATGGACATTAGTTTAATCAAAAACGGTGATATCGTTAACTTCGATATGATCCGTTCTGGCATCTTCGGTGATCAATATAAAGCGGCAATTGTTTCAGCAGTTTGTGATTACAATACCGCTCGCATTGTTGATCCCGATATCAATGCCAAGCATTCCAACTTCTATCCTTTCTTTAAGGATAAAGTGGATAACGTAGATAACCCAGCTATCTACAAGTACATGATTCTCCAACTGGATAAGACAGTATCCAAGTTGGTGGTAATCGGATTCCCTTGGATTAACCAAGACAGTCTGAAAACCATTGAAACTCGTTACGCCACTGTCATCATCCAAAACTTCCAAGAATATCATCGTGCTCCATTGATAGACTTCCTGGAAAACCTTGGAACCACTTATCAGTACACTGTAAGCGACGAGTAAAATAATTAACTGATTACTGAATCTACCATAAGGTAGGTTCGGTAATCTTTTTACTGCAAATTTATTTTTTTTTTATTCCGGTGAGGGAATTGAAATGTCAGGAGTAGGTCCATTTCTCTCAGAGAACTATGAGAGCGATCGCAACTTAATAAAGTTAGCCATTGAGCAACACTCTATGGTGATTGGTCGTACTAACGGGTTAAATGAAGATGAGGTTAAGAGCAACCTCCTCGAATACTTTAAAGATCATCGCGAGCAATATAAATCTCGCCGTGCAAAGGTAATTGTAAAGAACAAGGTAGAAGACCGTGAGGTTAAGATCCTCCCACTATCTGCAGTCTTCAAACATGTTCAACAACAGAATTATCATTTCTCTCCGTCCATGGTTGCTTATAAGAACTCAGACGAAGAAGAATGCATTAACTCAATCGGTACTCGCCTGTTCATCGATAACCGTTCCTACTATAAAGGACTGATGCAGAAAGCGCGTGATGTTGGCGACAACGAGAACCGTGATAAGTATAAAGAAATTCAGAACGCCTTTAAGATCTTTAACAACGCCCAATCCGGCGCAATGTCATCTGAAGGTACTCCAATCAACAACAAGACTGGTCATACATCACTGACTTCTACTTGTCGTTGTCTGACTTCTACAGCAAACCTGATAAACGAACAGTTCATCGCGGGGAATAGGTTCTATAATACCCCGGAGAACACGTTGCAAGCCATTGTGGCAAGACTTAAGGTAACGGACTATAAATCCCTTGAGAACGTAATGGAGAAGTACCAGCTTCATTACGCGACTGTTGATGACCTAATGGAACGTGTTGAGTATTGCTCAAAACGCTATTGGGAATCAGCCAGACACATGGGAATCATCCGTAAGTTCCTGGAAGGTCTGTCAGCCCTTGAACGTTCTGCTGTTTTGTACAACCTGGACTTGGTATCCCTTTATCAGCATAACACCAAGTTTATTAATCAGTTCTTTGATGAATGGATTCACATCCCTGAGCCAGAAGAAGGTAAAGAAGCAGAAGACTATTTAAAACCGGATAACGGTGATAAATATGTACTATGTGTTTCTAAACTTCCTCGTAAGCCAGCACAAGTTGTTATCAATGCGCTAAACACTCATCACGATTATGTTGAGAAGAAATACACCGACTTTATGCGTGAGTTCTTCCATTCAACTATTCCGCCATCAGGGTTGTTTGATGTAACCTCTGCGGTTCGTGACTGTGTACTGACTTCCGATACTGACTCCTCAATCTACACCGTGGATGAAATGATCGAAGCATACACCCATGACCGTGACAAAGGTATCCGTCTTAATGGTGTTCTGACTTACTTCATTCGCATGATCTCTGTTGACCAACACCAGCAGTTGTCAGCTAACCTTAACGTAACGAAGAAAAACCTTCGTATGTTGGGTATGAAGAACGAATACTATTTCGGTGCTTATGTTACCACCCTGATGTCTAAACACTATTATGCGAGTCAGCAAATGGTTGAAGGTGTTATGAACGTTGAACCTGAAATGGAAATCAAAGGGGTTCACTTGAAGTCGTCTAAGATTGCATCTAACATTAAAGACTTCGCTCAAAAGTTAATGGTAGATACACTTAACGCAATTGAACACAAAAAGAAACTCAATGCAGCGGAGACTCTGAAAGAGATTGGTGATCTGGAACGCACTATCGTTGACGATATACATTCAGGTGACTGGAAGTGGTTATCTCGACAGGGTGTTAAGGGCGCGTCGTCTTACAGCAAACCAATGGCTTCTGTGTACTTCTATCATGAACTGTGGGAACAAGTGTTCTCCGAGAAATATGGTCCTGCTCCAGAACTTCCTTATGTTGGTATCAAAATGTCCGTAGACCTTGGCAGCAAGACAAAGGTTAAAGACTTTATTGAGAAACTGGAAGATAAAGGCCTGGCAGCCCGTTTTGAGAAATTCATGGAAGTAAATGGCCGTAGTGATTTAGGTAACCTAGTTATCCCTATGGAACGTCTCCAATATCTGGCTGACATTCCAGCCGAAGTGAAACAGGCTATCGATTATCGCACAATCATTAAACAGAACCTGAAGTGTGTTTATGAAGTACTGAACTCAACCGGTTTGTACTTTATGAATGACAGTATTACACGTCTGGTATCTGACGAACATTAATCAATCATATGTAAACATATCACGGGTTCTAGAGG